TTGAACCTAGCTCAACAGGTAAAAATTTATCTTTTATTTTAATATCACCATTATAATAATAATTAAAAAGATAATCTGATTGAACAGCTTTATTTATTTTATCAGCTAATTCTTTTTGTAAATCAGTTTCAGGTATGCCATCATCAGGTTTATGGTATTTACCATTCCATACATCTCTTTCTCCATCTAAAACATGTCTTATATTAGCTGGGTTTGAATGTGGTTTCCATTCTTCTTCTAAAAATTTTTCATATATTTCTCGTTCTAGATATTTATCAAAATCTATATCAAGATCCATATCTGGTAAAAGATCTTTTTTTATTTTTCCTTCTTCAATATCTATTAGTTGATTCCATATTACCATATTATTTATTTTATCTTGTAATTTTAATGATAAATGGTATTGATCAATTCCTGTTGGTGGCAAATCAAATTTATTGTCCCATGAGCGTCTATCTTGAACACTTACATGTAATGAAGAAGTTAAAGCATGTTTATATGCAACATCGATTTCATTACTAAGATTTTTTTCTAAATCTTCTTTAGGAATGCCGTTTGCTGGTTTATAATATTTACTATTCCAAATTTTTTTTTCTTCTTCTGTTACATGAATAAATTTATCATCTTCAGTTATAATATTTTTAATATGATTATCTAAACGAGTTCCAGGTTTATACATAATATATTTTATATGTTTATTTAAAATATTATCATTAATATCAAATATTTCTTTTTTTCTTACCATATTATTCAAAATATCATCTATTAGTGGCGATTTTCGCAATCTTCCATCAAAGTTAATAATATATTCACCATCAATATATAGGCCTTTAGCAACACTTCGCATAATGCCGCCAACATATTCTCTGTTAAATGTAATAAAATTATCGCCTTTTGGAGTACAAAATCTTACTAAAACTCCTTCAGCTGTAGACATATTATCACATGCTGTAACTATCATAGGTGGTTCAATACCTAATTTACCGCATATTAATAAATCTGTATTTTGATCGTGAGCTTTTTCTATTACTTCTTCTATTTTATTGTTATTAGCTAAACTTAACATCATTTCTTTAGATAACATAGATTGAACTAGACCGCTAAACATATTTTGAAATTCAAAACTATCTCTTTGTGATCTATAAGCGAAAGTTTTATTAACTGCATTTTTAGTATACATGGATTTAGATAAATCATAATATACATCAAAATCAGCAGCCGTAGTTTGATTATTTCTAGTTTTATTTGAAGGAATTCCTAAATTTTCAAGTTTACCGTCTCGGTTTTCAGGTAAATCAAAAATACTATCCGCCATTAAAAACCCCCCTTTATTTAATATCTTATTATATTATAATAGTATGTTTGGGATGAAAACCCAAACATACTATATTTATAATTCAAAGTCAAGATAATCGCTAATGTCAGTTGTTATTTTATCTGTTATTTTCAATCGTATTCTATGTTTACCATTTGATAAGTTATCTAAGATAAAGCTATAAACGCCTACATTATTTTTCAATCTAGGATAAGCCCTTATCCAAGGTTTATCATCTAAACTATAATATAAGTATAATAAATCATTATCATAATTTATTGGAGAATATTCTATTTCAATTCTATTGGCACTTAATGAAGTTATATAAGGTTTACCGTTAAATTTAATGTGTTCATTAAGCGGTAGCAATATAGTATCATGGTATTCAAGAATAATATAACTTCCAACATCGTTGGTTACTTTAACTTTTAAATTTTTAATTTCTTTTAGTTTAGTACCAATATTTCCCATAAATATATAATTATCATCATATCGTATAGGGTCTATTTCAATAAATTTAAAATTATTGTACGATATTTCATGTTTTAAACTCATATTATTTTGGTCTTTAACGCTGTATTCAAATATTATATTTCCAAATTTATCCAATTCAAGATTATGAATACCTTTATTATATCCAATATCTTCTATTGGTTCGAAAAGATCAAATAATTCGAAACTACAAGTTTCTGTTTTTACAATATTTTCATAATCGTCAATTATTTCTAAATAAATTTTGTGTTTGCCAGGAGCTATGTTATCTACAAAAACATATGCTATATCTTTAACTATAAGATACTCATAATTATTGTATACTTTATTATTATCTAAAAATACGTTAACTTTCATATTTCTAATATCGCTATCAACGTCAGCTATAGGTACATGTGTAATTATATATTTTTCATTATGATTAATATTATCAATAACAAAATTTCCTAATATAGGATTTTCATTTTTAACTAATTTTATATGAAGTTCTCTAGAATTTTTAAAAATTTTAGTATTAAACATGTTTACCAATTTAAAATTTACAGTATAATCGCCATAACTTTTAAATTTATCACATTTAATTTTATTACCATTCACGGCCGTACTAAAAGTTCCTAAATTATATTCTCTACCATTTATATAAATGTATAAATACATTGGATATCCATTCGGTTCAAATGCATCTATAAAAAATTCAGCATCCAATTTATTAGGTGAGCTTATTAGTTTAGGTTGTTGGTTAAATATTGGATATTTTATAGCGGAATTCATATTAAAGTTTATTTCTATCATATCAGATTCAGTTTTTAGTTCACCATCAGATACTAAAAATTGAACCGTATGATCTCTCGTAGTACTCAATCCGCTTATATATACAAATACTTTATTACCTGCAACATTATACTTATCAATAGGCTTAAATTCTTCTTCATTTATAGACATTTTATAATCAAAGAAAATAGATTCTGCATCTTTGATACTAAATACTACCATAATCTCATCGTCATTAATATCTTTTACTGAAGGTTGTTCTGTAAATTCAGGAGGCGTATTTCTGCGTTCAGGCTCTATCATAATATCATTAGTAAATATTGAGGTCATAGTAAAATCATTTCGATTATAACATTCATTACTATCTATTATTATATCATTATTTATATATGAAAGATCGTAATTTATTCCACAATCTATATGTACATCAAACATTTTATCGTCAACAATATTACAATCAAATATAGCATCATTTTGATCTTTGAAACATCTATCTGAATGAGCTTCAATTAAATACAATTTTCCTTCTTTTTTAACATCTTCAATTCCTATATTTGATAAATAATCGTTATATGTTATTTGATAATATAATTCACTTGAATTTTTCGTTTTATCTTTTGCTGCATAAAGTATTTCAACAAGAGATGATAAATTTTCATAACCTTTATATTGAAATTTAATATATACGCGTTTATAACTACTTACTAATAAATAAATATTTTGTCGATCCAGTATTATATATTGATCTCTTCTTAATTTTTTACCTTCAACAAAAATACTAAAGCAACCATCAATAAACATATTGTAACCATCTTCTACTGTAATTTTTGGTGTATCATTATCTGGTATTGAAATTATATTAGAAACTTCTTCATTATTAAAAATAATTTCTACATTTGTATCCGGTTTAAGTATTTCATTAAATAAAATAAATGAAGGCATGTGTGAATGTAAATAATAATTAACTAGCATATAATCGATATTAGGCATTAATGTATAACCATTCACTACAACATCAAAAGCTTTTATATCGTCACAATAATAATACATCAAATTACCATTTTCATCATATTTCATTAATGGTAGATAATAATATGGTTTACTATTTTCACCGTTATTTTCAAGATAATACGACAATTGTTTGTCGACATCTACTGTAGTTATAACTAAATTGCATCCAATATTATTAAGTATATAATTTTTTAATTTAATATATAATTTAGAAGGATTTAAAGAATCTCTTTTAATTACGTAATTACAGTTATCTATTCTATATGTTGAATTTACTAGTGGGTATTCTACGAATAATTTAAATTCTTTTAAATCTATAGATTTTTGAATTTTAGGTATATAAACTTGGTATTCGCCTGTATATAAATTTTCTATATCTTTTTCAGTTTGAATTTTAATTCGGTGTATAAAATTTTCACTATCTATATTGTCTGAGTGCATTAATTCAATTTCTACAGTTCCTTCTTTATATTTGTCATTACCTTTATGAACTAAATTATTATAACTGGTATCGTCATAATTTATTAATTTATTTTTATCAGAATCTATTATAAATGATGTTTCTTTAGTGTTATCATATTCGAATTTTACAGAATATTCACCACGTTTATCAGTATCAGACTCTATATATTTATATGGCAGTTTTAGACCATCTATATATACATTAAAATAATGACTATGGTCTTTAAATGTTTCTTCAGCTAAACCATTAGGATGCATTGTATAACCTATTTTATTTTTATTATTAGTAGGTTCTCCATATTTATCATATTTATCTGTAAGTTTATATTTTTCTAACTCGTTATCACGTATTATGCTAGATTTTATAGGATTTGACAATGCTTTAACAATATTTTCAATGTTATCATAGTCATAATCTTTTTTATATAAAAATAAATTTTCTCGTTCTAAACCATTAGTAAATGTATATGAACTAGATGAGTATAAATAAATAGTTTTACCTACCAAATATTTTGCCACGTTTTCTGTTATTATTTTTTCTTCTGAAGAACTATCATTTCTAAGTTTATATTTCATACCATATAAATTTCTTAAAGTATTCTCATTATCTACATAATAAGGCACTAAATATTTATGTTTGTGTCTACCATTACTATTAGATATAATATCAAAATCCCATATTTTTCCATCAGGTGACTTTATTCCAAAATCATATTTAGAGTTATCATTAACTCTAAAACATAATTTGATATTATCAACTATATTTTCTGATGAAGTAATTACTTTGTTAAGAGCTATATTACCTTCATTAGTTATTGTCATTTCGTACTTATTTCCAGATTCACCTTTGAATAATAATGATTGTACTGTTTCTATACCTGGACCGTATGACAAATCTAAAATATTAAATTTGTCAATATTCGATATTCCTCCATCAGCTTTAGCAATAGCTTTAGGTTTATAAAATTCGCTTAAGTCATAAATATAATATTCATCATTTTCAGGATATCGTTTAGACCAATTTTCATCTTTAGCTTCAAATGTATATGTTAAATATAGTATTTTTTTCTTAATATTATCAGTTATTTCTGGTTTATATATTTCTATATAGTCAAAATTATGAATATTTACCGGAGTTGTATTAATGTGAGGAATTATAATATCTATAAGATTCCCATCAGCATCTAACTTTTTGCATTTGTCTTCTGCTATAGTTACATTCCATTCAGTATTATGAGTAGACAATATATTAAACTCATCATGTTCAATTAGTTCAAGAGTGTCATTATTCAAGATATAAAAACTATATTTAAGAGTTAAATCTTTGTCGGGTATCGTTTTATATGGTATAATAATTTTATTACTAAATAATCTACATTCTTTATCTAATAACATATCTAATTCATATTCTGAATCTACTTTAACTCCGTTAATATCTTCTACTTCTATTAAAAGTTTACAATTATAATAATCTAAATTCTTAAGATTAACTTCTAATTTTTCTTTTATTTTATAACGAGAATAGTAGTATGTAGACCAATCTTTAATAATTGTAGTTTTTCCATTAATAATTAAACTAAATCTATAACGTGATTGAATCAGTTTATCATCATGATCAATAGTTGCACTATAGTTTATCATATATGACGAATCTTTTACGTAAGTATATATTTTATCAGAATCTTTAACTATACTAGGCTTTACATCTCGTATATATACTGTTATATCGTGATTATTTTTACTAGCTGCATATAAATAATAACCGTCAACATATATAAAATTTAGTCTTCCATTACATGCGTTATTTATATAAAAACTAGAATTACCTAAATATGTTAATTCTGTAGTGTTTCCTGGAATGTAAGATAAATAATCTTCATATTGAGTTATAACAAAATCTTCATTCCTCTTAGTTATTATTCTATATTGGCTACTTGTATCATAAAAATCGTTTATATTAAATATTGTAATATCACCATTCTCACTTCCAGCATATATATACGTATTATCTCTTGTTACACTTACAAAATTTGAATTTTTAAATTTAGTACTATATTGTTTATGTCTTGTTATATCTAATTTTAAATTTTCTTTTTCTGTATTAGCTGAATTATTTAATAAATTTGGAATATCTACAATTAATAATAAATGTTTATTTTGATCCGCTTCAATACTAATATTTTCATTTCTTAATCCAAATGCAGCATGTTTATCAAAACCTTCTACACATGTAGGAACATATCCTTCAGGAATTTCATATGGATACGGTTCTAATGTTTCCTGATTATCATTGTATTTGTAAACGATTGCATAATATTTATAATTTAATTTTCTTATAAAAGTTTTTTCGTCAATATATGAATTTGTGTGTTTACAACAAATAATGAGTTCATTATCTGTTGTAGCGATGAATAACGGTTCCATTATGCCATCTAAATTTAAATGTAAAGGTTTTATTAAAATTTTTTCACTTTTTTTAGTTATTACATATTCGTCTTTATCAGGTCCAACCATAAGATATGTGTAATCATTTATATTGAAAATATTTTCATATAAAAAATATTTATTTGTAATTTTATTAATTATAAAAGCATTATTATTAATTATTAAAATTAAATATGTATCATTAGATGTGAAAAAATTATTATAAATGTCATTCATTTTTAAAAGATTTAAACCATAGTCAATCTCTTCACGCATACCTAGACCATAAGTTTTATCTTTTTCATATTTATAAACTTTAAGGTTTTCAGTTATGCAAAATAAAAAATCTTCAGTTTCATCAATAAAAATAATATTTTCATTTAGTTGTCTACTTTGCATATTTTTAATTTTATGCATATCTTTATCTCTTATTTCTATAGTGCAATTTCCATTATCTAAATATGATATATAAATTACATTATCATATTTAGATTTATAAAGATACAATGGTGGGATATCTTTAATAATGCTCTTTTTATGAAAATTATTAAATGGCGTCACTGCCGCCTCAATCGCATTATTTGTTTTTGACATTACTTAATTCATCCCCTTTCTTTATTTTTCATCATTGTACAGGTCACTCATATTATATTTACTAAGTGTTTTATTATTAAATTTATTAACTCGGTCTCTTAGATCTCTTATAATTATATCACATATAAATTTTTCTAAAGAATCTACACCACAATAAAAAGCTATAATCTTTGATTGTTCTTCGGATAACTTATTCAATACAGATTTACTGGCTAGTATTACAGCTTCTTTATGAATATTGTCTTCAATTAATGAAAACTCACCTTTATTTCGGTGTTTTGGGTCAAGTACTAATTTTTCTACATTATCACATTCTTCTTTAATTAAAAATTTCATATATTTAAAGTCTATGTCCATATCTCTTTGTTGCGGAACCATTTTTGAAATTTTAATTTCTTTAAGTTGTTTGGTTTTTACATATTTGTATGCTCCCACCCCTGATAAAATTGCTAAAATTAGTATATAACCATATTCCATATTTTTACCTCCTTATTTTATTTCTATTTTTAAATTTTTTAGAAATAAAAAACCTAATTATTATAATATTGTATTGTTAACCTCAAATTAATAAAAATATTAGATAAATAAAATATATATTATATATTAGCATTAAATTAAAATTAAAGGAGTGAGTTGTAATGAAAAAGATAAAATTAGCAGATTTTAATAATGACTTTAAAGAAGAGAATAAGATAACTAATTTTAGTCCACTTAATAAAGATAAAACGTTTACAGAAGATGGAGTATTCAGTGAAAAGATATTTGGAGATATGGCTGATGATGAAAATGAAGAATTAGGATGGATTGATTTAGAAGAACACTATATAATTAATCCAGTTATGTTTAAACATTTAGAGCGAATATTAGGAACTAAAAAACTTAATAAGATAATATCATATGATAAACTTATAAGTAGAGAAGGAGAAATTGAAGAAGAAAATGAAGAAGACGAAAAAGATGATAATATAGGATTAAGAGAATTTAAAGATAATTTTGTAAGAATAGTCAATGAGTGGGGAAATCAGAAAAAGTATCCAGATGAATATAAATTTATAATGGCTAATATGAAGTACGTATGGATAAACAAGTTTCCTGTATTAAATGCCAAACAAAGACCTTGTACTCTAATTTCGAATACAATAACGTTTGATGAAATTAATAATGAATACAATATGATACTTAGATATCTTAAAGAGATAAATGGCATCACAGCTGAATATATAATAATGCCGTTATTATACAATATACAAATGTTTGCTAATAAGATATTTATGACAATAATAAAAGATTATCTTATGGGTAAACGTGGATGGTTAAGAAAGAATAATTTGGGTTAATTGGTAGCTCAATTAAAACTCCATTAATTGCTGGAACCTCTCATTGAGACAATCAGCAGCTACTATAAATTCTTCAAAAATTATAACAAAACTATATCAATTTTTGTGGAGGTTTTGTTATGACTAAAAGAAAAACTCATAATGAGTTTATAGAAGATTTAAAACGCGTATCAAAAGGAACAATAATAACTCATGATATTTATACATTGGCTAAAAATCGTATGGAATTTGAATGTTTAAAATGTGGTTGTAAGTGGAAAACTACTGCATGCCATGTAACTGCTAAAAAAGCTACAGGATGCCCTGAATGTTCAAAAAATGAACATGTTAGTAATCAAAAATTAAGTAAAAATGATATAATTAAACGTATTGATGTTGAAGGTAAATCAGAATATTTAATACATGACTGGTTACACTATAAAACAACTGCTGACAAAGTTAAATTTAAACATATAACGTGTGGACATATTTTTGAAATGACAGTTAATAATTTTCTATCAGGACAAAGATGCCCTAAACACCGAGGTGAACGAATAGGTTCTAAAAAACGAAAACCTCATAGTTATTATATGAATCTAATTAAAAAAGAATGTATTGATTATGATGAATATAATTTTGAAGAAAAGTTTAATAAGGGGCGTGATGGTAAGATTTCTGTAACTCATAAAAAATGTGGCAATAGATATAAAGTTAGTCCTGGTAAATTTTTAGATGGCAGAAGATGTCCATACTGTGCCTCAAACATTCAATCAAATTCCACAAAATTTATACAAATGTATTTAGAATCTGAAAACATAAATTTCGAAATTGAAAAAACTTTTGATGGCTTAATAAATCCTAAAACAGGTTACCCTCTTCGTTTCGATTTTTATATTACAGATTTAAATTGTATAATTGAATATGATGGTGAATATCATGATAAAATTCTTAATAGAAATCCGGAAGAAAAATTAAAAGAATGTCAACAAAGAGATTCAATTAAGAATAATTATTGTAAAGACCATAATATACCATTATTACGTATTTCTTATAAACAGAAAAAAGAGTTATTAAATTTAATTGAAGAATTTATAGAAGTTCAACGACTATCGAAACCGTTAATAAGGGAGTAGAGTACACTTAATTGAGTGGAAACATGGAGCACCAGAGATGGTGAAGATATAGTCTGATCTGTATAGAAATATACAGTTAACATATATGTCCAAGATAAACTTCTCAGCTAGATTCGTTATAACACCAAAGATAAACGCACCAATAGATGAAGTTGATATACCATATGTGGGCGCTTGTGAGCTTTATAAGTATCAATTAGTAAGTATGATAAGTGCTAGTAAGAATATAAACTATATAGAAGCTGAAAAGATATGGAGACAAAAATCATTAAAATTCGATGAAGAGATGTATAAGTATTTAATGTTATTAAAGAATAAGACTAAAACTGGTTTAAGAATACTTTTAAACCGCAATCCAACCTTAGCGATCGGGTCAATATTCTTCTTAAGAATAGGAGAGATTAAGAAAGACTATAGTGATTTAACATTAAGTATAAGTAATAATTTACTTGTGTCATTAGCAGGTGACTTTGATGGCGACGTTCTGAATGTAGTACCTATATTTGATGAAGATATGAAGAAAACATTTGAGATATTATCTCCTGTAAACTTAATCATAAGTAACAATGATGGTAAATTTAACAAGAAACTTTCATTAGATAAAGACCAAATTATAGGAATTCATATACTAAATCATTAAGGTAAGACCGTATAGTCTTACCTTTATTTCTAGGAGGTATTTATGTTAATATTAAAAGTTGAATTTGTGAAGATACATTTAATTGATCCTGATGATAGATATTACTTAATACAATATTATATGTGTGATAATTTCACAATTGATAGTGATTGGACTGTTTTATATGATAGTTTAAGTAAGGAACTTATTCCACATGAATACCATTCTGATGATGAGTCTAAAAAATTATTTATAGATTTAGAAGGACATTCGGTATATAAAGCTTCACCTAGTGAATATAAAAATGATAGAATTTTCTTTAATTATATGAATTCCGTAGGGGAAGAAACACTTATTAAAGAACTTGAAAGACATTTAGTAGAAATCCAATTATAAGGGGGTTTATCATTGAGTGATATTAAAATTATTGGGGTAAAAAATGTTGATTATCTTAATACTATTTGTGGTAGATTTGTAAGTTTAGAATTCGATATTATGGTTGGTGATGAGTATATTACTGATTGGTTTTTATATGATACTTTAAACGAATGTTTAGTTAATTATACAATGGATCCTGATGATATAGACGTAGATACAGATTTTTTCATAAGAGGTTTTTATAGTAAGGAACCAACCCCTATATTGATAATGGATGATATAACTTTTTCTGAACATGGAAAATTTCTAGACAACGAAATGAAAAACAATACAGAGTTTTTTAAAAAAGTAAAATCTATTGTAGTTGATAGTATGATATAAAATTAAATTTGGAGGAGTATATTATGAAATCAATATTTGATATTATGGAAAAAATTGAAGTTAAAACTGAAAGATGCAGCAAAGACGATAGATATATATTTATACGAATTGCTATACGTGATACATTATACGGGCCTGTATATTTATATGATACTATATTAAAAAAATTTGAGCATGTAGTATTAATGAAAAGAAAGATATCTGGAAGTGAAGTGGTAGCTATATATGAAGCTAACGATAACAAAACATATTATGCAACTAAAGTTGATAAGGAAGTTGTTAGAGGCTGTATTGGTGTAATTATAGATACTGATGCTGTTATGAAAGAACTTACGGATAATATAGAGTATACTGAAAAGCTTATTGAAAAATCTTATATAGATAATTTATTATAAAGGAGAAGATTAATATGGAATTTGAATTAAAAAATGTTAATAGAGAACTAAGTGATAAAAACGAAAGATATTATTTAGTTAGTATTATAGCTAAGGAAAGAATTGGTAAAGAAACGTTCAATACAGAATTTAATATAGTTTATGATAAAGAGCAAAAAGCAATATTCGATTTTTTAAGAAAACCTAATATGTCATTTTTCGGATTACGTTCTAATAATGATATTGAATATTTATCTAACAATGATGAATATTTTATAACTCTAATTAATGTAAACAATGGAAGTAGGTACACTACAGATTTTAAAAAATTCTATGAAATGCATAAACGAACTGTAGATGAAAAATTTAATGAGTTAATTAATAGGGAGTGATATTATGAATAAGAAGTATATAACTCCATTTACAACATTTAAAATTCAAACGGATATATGGAATGAACTTTCAGTTAAATTGGTCAGCCCAATTAATGATAACGAAAGATATTATTTAGTTGAATTAGAAGTGTCTTCAGATTTAAACGATATTATTTTTAATATATATGTAATAAGATTAATATGGGACAATGATGATAAAAAATTTTATAATTACAGTTTAATTAATAAAGAAAATTATAATTCAAGTAAAATTATTGCTGGTATAAATGGTGTATTATATTCGTTAGATGAAATGAATGGATATATGTCTCCAGTTATAATGGAATATGTATTTAATTATGAAAAATTAGATGAAGTTACAAAAGATATAGAAAGAATGATAGTTGATAATTTATTATAGTTAAATTAGGAGGTTTCTATGTATTATAAATTTATAGAAGTCATTGATCTTGATTTGTCAGAATCAACGGAAAGATATTACAATATTCTACTTAGAGGAATAAGAGAAGATGAATTTGATACTGAAGATGCGTGGTGGGTGATATTCGATAGTATTGACGAAAAAATTTACGGCTATGAATATATTACTGATAATGTTAAAGGATTGTCTTACAACGATCGTTATTCATTATATTTAGATGATTGTACTACTGTAATGGCTAATGTATATATTTACAAAACACCAGAATATGGAAAATTAGTTGATGATAAGTTTATGTATTTAGAAGAATATATCGTCAATGATAATACATTAATAGAATCTTGTAAAAAAGAAGTAATAGAATCTATGATATAGGAGGATAAAATTATGGATCAATATTCTATTAGATTTGTTGATACAGTAGCCAGTGATATAGAAGGTAGATATTATTTTATAATGATAGATATTAATTACGAAGAAGACCAATTATGGATTGTATACGATACTGTTGATAAACAGTTTTATCTTTATTCACTAGCTCCGCTTAGTGGATACAATGATACATTCACATACAGAGATACGACAGGTAAAGAACTAAAAGTTTATGTTTATAAAAACATTAGTAGACAATTCCATCCTGTACTTTGCAGATTTTTAAATTTTATTAAATTTAATAAAGATAAACATGAAGAATTTGATAAAGAAATTACTAAACGAATAGTAGAAGGCGTATTATAATAAATTTCAATTATATATTATTTCTATGGTAATAAAAATTATTAGATCAAATTAGGAGGTATTTATATGATATATTTAGTAAACGATGTAATGTTTATAGAAGGTTTAGAATCTAGATATGTAAAAGTAACATTTAAAGATAATAATGATAAAAACAGAGTTGTATTATTTGATAGAGAAACAAACGATATCTATGATTATATGATAGAACGAACAGGAATAGAATACTATAATAATTTAATAAGTATGGAATTACCACCTGAAATTTACTATGGTAAAATGTCTTTATATCTATTAACAGAACAGGATGTCAAAGAATTTATAGCATCATATAATAATGATGAACTTGAAAAATTCGATGATCTTCATAAATTCTATAACACTAATAAAGAAAAAGTAATAAATGTTATTAATGAACTATTAGTTCAATGTGAAGTAGCAATAGATTAAAGAAAGATAGGACTTCATAGTCCTATCTTAATTTTTTGAATAAAATTAAATTTTGGGAGGGGTTATTTTATGATGTCATTATTCTTATTAGTATTAGGTTTTGTATGTTTAATAAAAGGTGCTGATTTCTTTGTAGACGGAGCATCTGCTATCGCAAGAAAATTTAATATACCAACAGTAATAATAGGGTTGACATTAGTCGCAATGGGAACAAGTTTACCAGAAGCGAGTGTTAATATAGCAGCTGGATTACACGGAGTTAATGAAATGTGTATGGCTAATGTAGTTGGAAGTAATTTCTTCAATATATTAGTAATACTTGGATTTTCCAGTATAATGACTAATAGTTTACCAGTCGATAAAGAAAACTATATCAGTATAAAATTACTAATATCAATATGTATACTATTATTTGCTTGTGCTATAGATTTAAGTATAACTAGAATTGAAGCAGGAATATTGGTAATAGCATTTATATTCTATATAGTAAGTAATATATTAAAAGCTAAAAACATGGATAATGACAGTGTTGAAGAAAAAGAAACAACTAAAAAGTTTATAATAAAATTAATATTAGGCGTTATAGGTATTGGTTTAATAGTTAAAGGTGGAGATTTAGTAGTACTTTCAGCGTCTGATATAGCTAGATCATTAGGATTAAGCGAGAACTTTATAGGATTAACAATAGTAGCTCTAGGAACAAGTTTACCTGAATTAGTAACTAGCTTAATAGCAATAAGAAAAGGTGAAAAAGAGTTAGCAGTAGGTAACGTTGTTGGAAGTAATATATTTAATATATTATTTATATTAGGTCTATCAAGTTTTATCAATCCATTAACATTTAGTATGGTAGCTCTTTATGACGTAATATTTATGACTCTAATAACTATATTACTTTTTATATTTGTAAAAGACAAAGAAAAAATTATTAATAGAAAAGAAGGAATAATTTTTGTAGTATTATATATTGGATATATAATATTTACATTTTTAAGATAAATCCCTTAATGGGATTTATTTTTTTTGAGGAGGTATAAATTTTGGAATTAAAGATAGCACGTATGTTACAAGATTCAGAAGATGGACGCTTTTGGTTAACATATGTAATTGATAATAAAAATGTTGATGTTTCAGATGTAGTAGTATATGATAAAGAAAATAATAAGCTATATTCTTTTAGAGGAATTTATTTTAGAGAAACTTGCACTGTAAATTACACAAATAAATTAGGTACTAACATATTTTTAATAGAATTGAAGAATCCAGAAATTAGTAATTGGTGGGATAAATTTACAGAAGAAGAAAAAAGAGTCATGATGGACAAACTAATAATCGATAGCATATTATAATTATAATATAAAAATTTATATTTTGGGAGGTACTGCTTATGATGTTTTTTGATGAATACAAGTATATGATAGAAAACCATGGATTCCATGAAAGACTATTAGTAGACTATATAGAGGGGCAAGCTAAAGAAAAAGGTTTTAAAAAGTTACAACTTGAAGATTCAGAGATAAAACAAGGTGATAGACTAATATTTAAATTCAGAGATAAATTTATAGCATTGGTTAAAGTTGGTAAAAACCTAGTTGAAGGTGCAAATGTAATAGTTAGCCATTTAGATAGCCCTAGATTAGACGTTATAACAGGAGACCCATTTATAGAAGAAGATGACGGAGTATTTTTAAAGACAATACCTTATGGAGGAATAATAGCACAAAGTTGGTTAGATAGACCACTTATATTAGTAGGTAGAGTTACTACAGAAAAAGGTGTTATAGATATAAACACTAAAGGTGAATTTGAATTTGTAGTTACAAGTTTATTACCACATTTAAATGGACGAGATGAAATGCAAGATTTAAAATGTAAAGACTTAATAGTAAGAATAGGCAATAATAAAAAAGAAAATGTTTTAGAATTTATTAAAGAAAAGTATGGAATAGAAGATAAAGATCTAGAATTTGCAGATTTAAGTTTTGTACCTGCTGACGGAGTTAGAGAACTTGGATTTGACAAAGATTTAATTACAGGTTATGGACACGATGATAGTTGTTGCGCTTTTGCTGAATTAAAAGCTTTCTTTGATAGTAAAGATACAGAAAGAACACAAATGGCTTTATTTGCATCTTATGAAGAAACAGGTAGTGGGCAAACTACAGGTTGCGAAAGTGAATATATAGATGATATATTTAGACTTATACTATTTGCAACATCAGAATTTAATAATGAAGTATTTGCTAGAGCTGCTATAAGAAATTCTTGTGTAATATCAGCTGATGTATGTGCTGGATATGATAGCAATTTTGGAAGCCATTTTGAAAAGAGTGCAATGGCTGTATGTGGTAAAGGTGCTGGAATAGTGCCTTATTTAGGATGTAAAAGAGGTAATGATACTGAATTTGCATTTAAACATTGGATTAAAAAGTTAGCAGTTGATAATGAAATTAAGTATTCAATAGAAACTAATAAACTTGGAGAAGGTGGAGGAGGTACTGTATCTTCATTCTTTGCAATTAAAGGATGTCATGTTATAGATATAGGAGTGCCAGTATTAGCGATGCACTCTCCACAAGAAGTTATATCTAAAACAGATTTACATGAAACTTATAAATTATACAAAGTATTCTATGAAAGTAAATTTGAATAAAATGAAAAGAGAAGCCATTAAGCTTCTCTTTTTTTGTATGTTCCGACGATGTGAACATACCCATATAAAACGGGGGTGTTAATGTGAAAAATAATATGATAATGTCTTGTAGAACTATGACAAACACAAGTTCGGTAATCAGTAGTATAACATCTGTTATGGGTAATTGGCTTATAAATCAATTTCCAAAAGGTTATATTCGTAATTTACACGTTGCTGATTTTTTTATTCCTATGACAACAATGTCAGATGATAACCACCCAACTTATCATAAATATGGAAATCAAACATTGTACATTCAACCTACTTGGGACCCAAGCAATTTTTCGTATGATCTTCCTAGATGGCATAAAACGAATGAATTTGTATTAAGTAATAGAAGAAGAAATTACTCACCAGTATTAGAAGATTGGGATAATAAGACTTTTATTTATTCAGTTCCTAATAGACTTAAAGTTAACTTTCAATGTCGTATAAAATTGAAAACGTATATGCAAGGTGTCGATGTTGCACATATGTTAACTAATATATTTGATATAGGCGGATATAGATATCTTAATAATGTAAGGCTACAGACAGAGTTGCCTCCAATGTTAGTTAAACCTATATGTTTAAAACAAGGATATGATTGGAGTACTGATGAAGGTAAAGACCAAGTTGCAACTTATCTTAGCGAATACTCATATAATGGTATTCATGCTAAAAGAAATATGAGTACAGGAAATAGAATGTATGCATATAATTATAGATGTAATGTATTAATAAATGTTCAGGACTATCCAGATGTTACAAGAAATCCAGAAGACCTTAGTGTTGGAGACACATATGTTGATTTTAGTTTTTCTGCAGAATTTTGGACTCCTGCTAACTTTTTATTTGAAGCTGACAAGCTTACTGAAAAAGAAACGAGACCATTTAACGAAATTGAAGCTATAGATAACAATACACTTATGTTTACATTATATTTACCTATGGATTATGTACGTGCTATGAAAGATGGAAAACACTTAATAAGAACAGAAGAATTTTTCCCAGATGTTAATGTCGAGTATGATGTCCTTAATTTCAAATCTATACTAGACTATAATTTAGTAGAAGTAATACAAACTTTAAGAAAACAAGGATATAGAATTGATAATATAATGGAAGTATTAGTATCTGCAAACGCAAGATTACTTATGCCTGAAGAGTATAAAGTTGATTGGGATAAATTTGAATTAAAAACTAATGACCCAATGGTAAATACTACATATAGAATAATAATTTATGGAGACTTATCTAAGATTAATGAAATTGAACAACAATTACATCCTGACGATGCAGGATTACTATCTAAGTACACAAATTATGCTAAGACTATAATAAGAGACACTGATATATAAGGGGTGATAATGTGGCAACTATTTATAGATATTTAAATGATATGAGTAATAGAGTTGAAATGATTGAAATACAAAATGAATATATCATGAACGAAATTGAAAATAATTTAGTCATAATACCTACTAATACTGATATTATAGAGACTAATGAAATAATAGTAACTATAGGTAATGAACTTATATTAAGATATGCATCTCTTAGATCTATATTAATATTTGATGAAAATGATGTGCAACTAGTTAAAGATGATATAGAAGAAATAACTAGTGATTTTAAATTAGAACCATCACTGTCTACAAAAAAATTAGAAGATGTAATTGATGATAGTGAAGGGCATGTTCATTCATTTGTAAACCCTATGATTATACATGTTAAATTTAAAGAAATTAAAAAAATTAAAGCAATAAAAATTATAATGGATGATCATGTAAATTATATCGACAATGAACCTGATTTAACTAATGCAGCTGTAAGGGTTGCATATAATAATTATATAGGCTTATTAAGAGAACGTATGGATACCGCAATCTATCAATGTATGAAAGTTCAATATATAAATCAATCAGCTGAAATGGGTGAAGACTTACTAGGACTTAAACTGTTAGTTGAATCATGTGCGAATGGATGGCATCCTGATAGTAAAGTTTATGATGTTGATTTTAGTTATATTAAAGGGCGTAAATATTTAATAAAAGAAAATGATAACTTAGTATTAACGTATAGAGATGTAGATTCAATTTTACAAGATTATATAAAAAAAGAAGAATTAGATTATTTGTTTAATAAAAGTTATGAAAGATTTGTAAAAGATGTTGCCGATACGGTAGTACAAATATTAATTGGTAGCGGAAGAAAATATTAAAAAGTAATGGATCTAAATGATCCATTACTTTTTAACAATATGCATGTAATTAAGACTATCAGATTGTATTATTTTACCCCATACTAATACTGGAACGTCATTAAAAACTTTTTCTACAGCATTACATCCAAAATGTAATTCTGTTCCAGGTATTTTACTATCATCAAATGGAACTTTACCACCGTTTCCATCATCATTATACACTACTAAATCGGAAGCTTTTGGTACTATAGCGAAGTATGTACAAGGTTCAGGACATGCGTCAGTATGTTCTCCACACATTAGAATAGGTTTCTCAGATGGTTCTAATGGAGCTTTTAAAATTTTAGTAGTTTCTAATTTTAATTCATTTAAAGTAATATTAGTAGGGTCTGCGTTTTCACCTGCTGTTACATAATAACCATATATAATGTTATTTGCGAAATCAAACGTATCATCAACTGGTGGATCTTCAGGATCTTCAGGATCTTCAGTTGGTGGTTTATTTCCTTCTAATTCTTTAATTTTATCTTCTAACTGCTTGATCTTATCTTGTAGGGATTCAAATAAAGATTCTAATTCGTTGATTCTATTTAATAAATCATTTATTTTATCCATTAGTTCTTGTAATCGACGTTCAAATTCATCTCTAGTAACATAATCTTTGAATAAATTTGATATAGATATTTGATATGTTTTTAGTTGGTCTTCAATAAGCATTACGTCTTCAGATCTGGCATTAGTTTTTACATCTAACTCTGATACAGTTTTATTTGCCATTTATATACCACCTCTTTACTAATTTAAACCTAACTCTTCCATCATTGCATTTACTTCATCTGTCGTTGCAAATTCTATAGCCAAAGATTCGTAACCATCGACTTGTGAATCTGGTGTCGAAATACCCATAACATTTTTAGCTTTTAAAGATGTTACTAAATAAAGTTTATTTTCGTTTTTAACATATACTACCATCCCTACAAATGGATAACTTATATTAGCCATTTCCTCTATATTTTCTATTACAGTTCTTGCATCTAATGCTGTGTTAACTACAGATGGTATAAATCCACCTGAACATGATATATTTGCCATAATTAAAGTCTCCTTTCAAATTTTATATTTTATAATCTAATATTTTGTTTTTAGAAAGATACGTCTGTAAAAAAATTGTCTCCAAAGTCATTCATTTTCTTTACAGCTAAAGTTTCACTATTAGAACTATACATTGCATCTGCATTTTCGGTATACTCGACTATTTTATTGAATTTAATTTTCATTGAATCTGACATGTAGTCCTTATATTTTTCAATAAATAACTCAATATTTCCAAAAATCTGTTTTAGTGATATTGATACTTCACCATCGTGAGCTAGTTCATGGGCAGTTTTGCTTAATGGAACTAAAGGTATGATATTGTTAAAATGATCCTTTAAAACGTCATAAGCTACTGAAAATGTAGTCATTTTAATATCTTTATCGTTACATCTCAATATATTTAGCATAACTATATCATATAACGAGAAAGGATAATGATGCATTTCAACATCTGCGATATCACAACTTATATTACCCATTACAGCACAATTTGTAACATTGTATGTTTCTTTAAGAGTTCCTATATATTGAGAATAATAGGTTGATCTACGTATATTCTTTTCACATGCTTTTATAAATGATTTTACAGCTTTATCATCATAAACGTCAGTGAAATAAAATTCTTCACATTCAAACATATCTTCTTCATTTTCAATAGTTATATTTGTAGTATTTTTAATAGATTTAATATTTAGTAATGAATTTTCTTCAGTACGTATAATTTTTTTCATCGCCATTTATCACACCTCCAATATATCTGTAATAGCTTATTGTTTTAGCGATAAACAAAAAAAGAATACTCATATGAGTATTCTATAAAAATAGTTCTACTAAATTTCTTTTAAACTCTTTCTTTATATATTCTTGTAGTTCTTCATCGGCTTCATTTACGTTACAATAGTCATATAATCTACTATCGTCGTAATCGCAAATTATTACTACAAATGTTAAATGTTTATCAAGTCTTTCTAACATTGTTTCTAATGTAAATTGGTTTCTATCTTCTATATATAATGAAACCCATCTAAAAGGATCTCCATTTACAAATACCCAACCTCCCAAGTCCATAAGAATTTCAGCACCGTCATATTCACCTAAATAACATTCTGGATCGTTTTTAACGTCATCTATGTCGTTAGCATAGTAGTCACAATAAGAATATACTAAATCTAACTTGCATTTTAATTCAAATTCTACAGTATGTGTATATATCATAAATATACCTCCAATTTAATTTTATTCTTTATATTCAGTAACCCATATACCATTTTCAACTAAATAATCTATAACTTCGTCAGCATCGTCATATCTATTAGTAAATACTATACGCTTTACACCAAATGTGGTAAGTATCTTAGCACAGTTGTAACACGGAGAAAGTGTAATATAAGCCGTTGCCCCTTCAACCGATACTCCATTATGATTTGCTTTTGATAAAGCATTAACTTCGGCATGTGTTTCATTAAGGTTGCTCCAGCGATGATGAGCTTTATTATCACAAATTTCCCATTTACCATTTACTTTTTCATGCCATTGAGCTACCCAATTACCATCACTATTAAGTGTCCAGTCTTTATAAAATTTATCGCAACAATTAGTCTTACCTGGAAGGGTTCCATTAACTCCTACGCCTATTATATTATTATCTTTTACCAATATACAAGCTACTTTTTTTGCAGCACATTTACTATGTTTAGCATATTCGTTAGCAATATTGATGTAAGTAATATCCCATTTATCTTCTGAATTATTAAACATGTACTACCTCCTATAATAAAAATTCAACTAACATACGTTCTACATCTAATTCTCCACTGGAAAATGCTTCATAAATTTCAGTTGCCGATACAGTATATGCTTCTTTGTCATCTGGAATAATATCATACACCATACTAAATGTAATACCTCTAGTATCAGTTAAATTAATTGCATCTTTACTTGGGTGTATTGAACTGTTAAAATATAATAATCTTTTTTCTATTGTATCCCACCCGTTCCATACAGCATTATATATCTCTCCATTTTCATTTGTAAGTAAGAATAGTATAAACATATATCTTTCTGTATCTCCGTTATAATCTACATTTTCTGCATTACCTATTGTTATCATTAGTTTCCTCCTGCTATATATCTAAATCGATAATCATTCTTTCCACATTAATATTATTATCTTTTATATACTTCATTAATTTAACCGCACCCGGTCTTTTCTCATTGTTTAAATACCCATCAAAATACATGATTGGATTACTAATAAGGTCTGATAATTTTTCATATACAATAATTGGCATTGAGTCATCACTTCGTATTATATGAACTTTATCTGGAATTTTTCCACCTGTACTACTTAAAGTTGTGAAAAATAATAATTTTCTATCAACATAGTCCCATACTAAATTTTCATAACTACTAAATACAGTTGGTCTTCCATCTAAAGGGCTATTAACCTGAATAACATCAAATAGAAATTCTACTTTTGCAAATCTTTTATCAGACAATAATTCTAGTTTTGAAATTTTAGTTAATGATTTTATCTTTCCTCTCATTAGTTAATCACCTCTATAGGATTACATCCACTAATTTTTTTTGTAAATTCTTTATGATCAATAGTTTCCCACCATTCATTATATGCATCATATTGATAGTAATAACTTGATAAAAACTCATTGTAGGTTCCAGGTTTAATAGCAAATTCATCGCCTACGTCTGATATAAAAACATTAAGGCTATCCTCACCAATACCTTCACATAATAAATCTTTTTTTGTAAGACACGTAGTAAAACCTAATAAATTAAGTTCATTATCAACTGCGACACAAAAATCAAATGAATCAGATATTACTGAAATGGGGTATCCATATTCGCTCGTACAATTTTCAATAATTTTTAACTTATACATATTATATCCTCCTAATTTAATTTTACGGAACACAGAAAAAAATAAAGGATAACTTTCGTTATCCTTTATTCATTTTATTAAAATCTTGGTTTCTTTTTAATAACTTCATCTACAAATCCTTTTCCTCCGAATGCAGCGGCTTCTTCAGCTGACATCCAGTTATCTCTTTCACAAGCTATATTCATAAATTCTTGTGTTACTCCTGTATATTCAGCCATTAATTTTTCAAGTTTGTTTCTTGTTTTTAATAAGTTATCTGCAGTAATTTGTATATCAGTTTGTTGACCTCCTACACCACCACTTATTAATGGTTGATGACACATTATCTCAGCATTTGGTAACGCATATCTCATTCCTGGTTCACCTGCTGATAATAGGAAGCATCCCATTGAAGCTGCCATACCAGTTACTATAGTTGATACTGGAGCAGATATATATTGCATTGTATCATGTATTGCCATTCCTGATGTTACAGATCCACCAGGACTGTTTATATACATTTGTATTGGAGCTTCTGAATCTAATGCGTCAAGATATAATAATTGAGCTGTTACTAAACTTGCCATTGTTGTATTAACTTCTCCGTCTACAAATATTATTCTATCATTAAGCATTCTTGAATATAAGTCAAATGCACGTTCTCCATTATGATCTTTTTGTAATACTGTTGGAACTAAGTTACTTGCCATTATGTCTCCACCGTTAGTCATGCTCATTTTTTCTCCATTTACTAAACTCATTATTCTATTCATAAAATTACCTCCAATTTAATTATAATTTTTTTATATACTTGGTATTGATTTGTTAATGGCATTTTAAAATTGTAAAATTATCTTAGCAAACAGTTTTTGTTTATTAATACAAATAAGTTAAAGAATTGGTCATCATCTTCGTTAAATGTATAAGAAGCTGTATGGTTGAATGTTGTTGAACTTCCATCGTTAATTCTAACAACTACACCTATTGTCTTTTCAACTTGATCTTGTACTATTGTTATGAATGATTGTTTTTTATCTTTTCTTACCATCCATAATTTTCCATGAGGTATATTCATTGCTGTTTCATTAGGAAGTTTTTTTATTAATATTAAAGCTAATTCTTCTCTGTCATTTAAATTTTGTAATAATTGTAATATCACTATGTCATCTCCATTTAATTTAATTTTTTACTCTAACTTGAGTTTTATCTTTAGAATAGCAATTTAATTTATCTTTCACGTTTAGATTTTATAATGTCATTTTTTAAGTCTTCGTCAATTTCTTCTTTGTCTTTATTATATTCTTCTTTTAAAGCTTTGTACAGCTCATCATTTATGACATTATCATGTTTATGTTTGCATCCAGCACATATGCTTCCAAAACCAAAACATACGTTTCTATAAATGCATTCATTGCTATTCTTTTTCATTTTAGTACCTCCTGAATTTAACTAAAATGTGAGAATGAGATAATAATTATTATCTCATTCTCAAAATTATAGTATACATTTATAAATTTTTTTGTTTTAAAAGTCGAAATATTCTAAAGTAACAAACCCTTTAGTATTATCTATTTTTACTTTATATACATTAGTTATACATAAATTAACTAAGTCTCTGTCTACTTCACATAATTCATGATAGGTTTCTTTATCACATAAACATTTCATCATTTTTTCTTCTATATTTCCAACAACTTGCTCAGTTAATGCTGCTGTAACTTTGTTTATTATAGCATCTTGTTGTTTTGGATCTAATTTTTTCATATCTATACCTGCAAGTAGCGGTGTTTTTAATATAAATATCGGTCTCTTGGGATCTATAAATTTACGGTTATAAGGGTTGTTAAAATCAAAATCTTCTGCAGCATCTATTCCCTCTTTCATTATCTCTACAAATTTTTCCATATTAAAACATGCTTTAATATGTTTTTTAATAGTCATATACTCATCTAATCTTTTTTCTTGATCTCCTGTTAAATCCATAATAATGGACACCTCCTAGAATCCTATGTTAATATTTTTTATTTTGTTTTCATATTCTTCTTGTAATTTTTTGTTTAATCTTTTGCCTTTAGATAAATTTCTATTAGAATTATTAACTTTATTTTGTATTATTCTTATATAAGTTCGTGGATCATTGTAATAATACTTTTCTAGGCTAACGCTATTAATCTGAATATCATCAATAAAGACTTTTTCGTTAAATGCATCTTGTATAGTTTTTAATATATTATCACTATCGGGTTTAACGGTAGGTCTTATTTCATTTGCCAATGCCATCAAACGAAAAACTTGACTATGGTCTTTATTAAAAGTCTTATAATATTTAACTTGTAATGATAATTCTCCGTTTAATGGTGTAAGTATTCCTAAATCGTTTAATTGTTTTTTAACAGTATTTCCTAAATATATTTTATATTCTGATAATGGATCATATTTACCTTTATGCCCTCTTCTGTCTCTATGTCTAACATAAGGTTCTATGTTTTCAGATACGTATATATCAATTATTAATCGTGTATCCGAATTTTCAGTAACTGTTACAACTAATTCAGCATTTACTAATTTATTATATTTTCTTTTATCTAAATCATTCATACAATTACCTCCTCCATTATCAAATTGTTACAAATAATTTTAATTTAGAAAATTACCAATCATACTATAAAACCCATCGGCTAAAAGTAACGGAAATCTAGTAAGATTATAATGCAATCTCGATACTTTACTTGACCACCAACCAGTAACTCTTCTCATGTCAATTAATCTATCTGTACGTATACCAGCCATATTATCCAAATAACTAGTAAGTCCTGCATTAAATGCTACTAATCTTGAGCTTTTAGTTAAGGCAGTTGTAGAATACATGTCTTGTATGGTTACTGTACAATTTATTTCTAACGGCATATTATCAACACTCCATAAACGATCGTCTCCTCCACGTTCTATTGTAAGAGATTGAATAACACCTATAGAAGATTCAAACCACAATAATGTTAATCTATATATCGCTATATAGTTCAGACTATATCTTCACTATTTCTAGTGCTTCCCATTTCCCTTTCGGTACTCTACTCCCTTATTATCGGTTTCGATAGTCGTTGAACCTTATCATCTCTGATATTGGCTGCTGATTGTCTCATAGAGATTTCCCAGCAATTAAAGAAGTTTATACCGAGCTAATCTGAGTAACCCGGTGCATTAGTTCTTACATAAAATGGCTGTGCATAACCTGAAATACCATCCATTCTAGGTAATGTTAAAGTAATTAAAGCTAATACTGGAAGATAGACTTTTTGAAATATTGCTTCTTTATTTCCATAAGGAGAAAAGAACTTAAACGATAAACTATACGATCTATCATGTCTTGAATCATTCCATACTTGAGGGAATAATAATTGAGATCCGTTGAATATGGTCGCGCCTTTACTAACTATATCATTTAGAATAGACACAAGATTAGATCTATTTTTACCAGTATCACCTTTAGATTGGAAGTTACCAACTATACCGTCTCCAAGGTCATCTTTTGCAACATCAACTGCATTTTGGATTGTCATCATTTTAAGATTTCTAACCAATACTCCAAAGTTGTTAATAGATGAAGTAAGAGGTGCATCTGAAAATTCGTTACTAAAAGCGTCAGATACGGAAGTTGCAGTGTCTGCAAAGAATAATAAACTTCTATCTAAAAATAATCTTTTAACTGTATCTAAGGCACCACCGCTACTAGATACTCCATCTTTCCAGTCAAATATACCAAGTCCCATATTACCATATACAATACTACAAATATTTTGAAAATATTCCATAAATTCAGAAAATGCATTTTCAAAAGATAACGCTCTAAGGTCTTCTGATGTACGAGCTGTCTGAATTCCTCCTCCGCTAGGATCTTTATATGCATCTTGTAAGGCTTCCATTGTTTCTTGGTCGTCGACCGTATTATTTAATTTACCTCTACCTGGTTCTATATAAATAATAGGCAGATCCATCATTGTTGTTTCGGCATATATTCTTCCATTAGGGTCGCAAACTGGATTATACATTAACGGAACTCCAAATATTGGAGGTTTGTGGCCAGCCTCACTAAAACCTGGTAGAATTTCAATTTTAGGTAATGATCCTATATCATCACCATAAATTGTTTTACCATTTTTACCAGCCGCATTATCTACATCTGCAAGAGTAAGTGTTTTTGTAGTATGGCTACTTGCTGATGAGGTACCGCCACCACCTCCTCCTCCATTATTTTGACTTACAGCTGCGGCATTAGGAATTGTACTATTTTGATTTTGGTTGTTAACATTATTTCCTTGACTTACAGCTGCGGAACCGGGTGCATTACTATTATTAGTATTATTTCCTTGACTTACAGCTGCGGAACCGGGTGCATTACTATTATTATCGTAATTCCCGACTAAACCGATAGTAGGCTCGACAGTAGCAGAAACCGTTCCGTTCTCTCCGGTAGGTATACCACCATCAACAATATCAGCATTTGTTGAATCGTCTATTTGATTTGAGCCGTTATTAATATTAGTGTCAATAGCACTACTACCACCAGCATTAACGAATACAGCTAAATCTTTCCCCCCATCAGATGACGGCATTCCGTACATACCAGGACCAGCCCCACTGGCTGACGAATTTGATATTTGAGTAGTAACATCGCCTGTTTGAGTTTCGGGTGTCGATCCATTTGGAACATCGCCTGTTTGAGTTTCGGGTGTCGATCCATTTGGAACACCACCGGATGGTTGTTTACCTGTATTTTGTCCATTAAGCTTAGTTCCAGAACTATCGCTGGCTAAAAAATGACGCTGATTATCTGCTTCTTCTTCAGCAGTGTATCTGTATTTTATCCATTCGCCATCAACACTATATCTAGGTTTACTACCAGCGGCTGCACTATTCCAAAGTTTATGTGCTTCTGTATTTATATGGTATTTACCACATTTACATTTATTGTCAAATGTAGTATTCATTAAATAGTTCGTGTTAGCTTTAGGTTCTGTTGCAGTAATTTTAGTATCTTTAGTAGTACATGTCGATGTAAGAGAACCATCTCTAATTCGTTTAGCAACAGTTTCAAATTGTGCCGCATTAAACGTAAAAGCTCCAGGCTCATATGATGATTTAGCTCTCATAACTATATATTTAGATTTAGTAGTTGTTCCCGCTCCGTCATCATCTATTACATTATCTCTGTTAGATACTTTTCGAACAGCTGATAAATTATTTTTAACTTCATCAGCATACATTTTTGATAAATATGATTTAATTGGTTCACTGTTATCTTCTTCTATAAAATTTTCTTTATTTTCATAATTATAATAGAATGTGTTATCATCTATTTTTATATTGTCATAATTTGCAATTTTATTTTTTTGTAAGTTTAAAGTATTATAATAATCATATGCGTCTTTATATAAACTTCCATTATTACAGGATGTTCTTATAATGACATAGTCTTTAAAATGTTTTTTCCATTCGTTTGTTAATTGATTGTAATTTGAAATTCTTGCAATTTTATTGTGTTCCAATTTAAATAATCTGAATAGCTCTGGAATTAATTCCCACGAAAATAATTCGCGATCTGTTAGATTTACTAAAATTCGTCTTAGACGACTAGCATCATCTATATTATTTGGATTAAACTTAGTACAATTATTTCCAAATTTACAGCCAAATCCATTCGAATTTCTATCAGCTCTTGACATATTTCCCCTTTCTGAAGTTAAGGGGAAATATTAAGCTAATTTCCCCTCATAACCTCCTATAAATACATTTTTTAATATTTTTTTGTTAGAATTATTTGAAATTTCGTTAGAGTATTTCAATATAATATTATCATCATTTGCTAATTTAGATGAATTATTAGACATTTTATCTAATAAAACTATAATTTCTATTAATTGCTTAACTTCCGGATCATCTTTCAATATTTGCATAGATTTAATATTTTTAATTATATTTCTTATATTATCTTTATTAACTACTGCGTTTTCAAGTGTGCTATTCAACATATTAATTGAATTTTCCATTGTTGAATTTGTTTTATCCATGTCAGCAGAACTTATTGATGAGGTCATTCCGTTTACTAATGCATGTAAATCTATTGCTGGGGAATTTACTAGTTCTAAACAATGTCTTCTTTCATCTACAAAACGATCCTTAACACTATTCTGTACGGCCCCACTACTACTTTTAAAATAAATATGGACTTTACTTCTTTCGGCATATAATTTATTAATAATAGTTGCAGGGTCATCAGCACTAGTAATTCCTGCATTTTTCATTAATCTTGGACCTCCGCCTGAACCATGTTGAATTACTACTGAATGAGCTAATTCTTGTAAACCTCTATTTAAATTAAGATTTACACCCATTGTTTTATATATTTTTGATATAAATGGTAATGTTTCGTTTTTTACTATATATGCAATTTGTGCATTTGCAAAACCTTGAGGGTCTGTATTATATGCATTACGCCATCCTCTATTAAATGCTTCTGTTCCAGGGGATAATCCAGCAAGATGTTGCCCAAATTTAGGATATGTCGTTTGTAACCAATTTGCAAATGATTTTGCTGAACCCATCGTAGTAGAAAATTGAGGAATACCATAGGATACTCCACCGTAATCTCCTTTACCACTTGATATTTTTGCAGCCCCTGTATAATCTGATGTACCGGTTTCATATTTTTGAGATACTCTACCAAATAAGTCGTTTTCTCCTAGTTCTATTCCACCGCCGGGTGCATCGTCATAATTACCATCATCATTAGGATCTGAATAATCATAGTTTGCATAACCTCCATCACCTGCATGATTATTATATTTTATTTTAGTAAATCCACTTTGCATAACATACTCATCGACTAAACGTTGAGCTTGTTTTAGTGATAATCCACCTCTAGCTAATGCTCCTAATGACTCTTTACCCATTAAGGTATCTATTACGCTTTTATCTCCCATACGAAGTTTTGCAGCAAGTAAACTTGCATTTTTATTTGCATTATATTCTTCGAGTTCAGATGCAGTTAATTTATTAGTAAATTCTTTTTCGATTTTTTCATTATAACTCTTATCATCATAATAATTTCGCATCTCTCTAGCATCAATATTAACTAATTTATTAACACTTACCATTGATGATGTAAAAAATGATGAATTCAATTGTAATTGTGTTGCGCTAATACTATTTTCATTTGCAACAGATTTTTCTTTTAACTGTGCTCCTTGTTCATTATTAGGAATTTTTATTTTTCCATTAGCAATATATTGATTTAATTGATCTGTAGTAATTTCTTCGTCAACAATTATTGAAGATTTCAGATTTACATTATTTTCTAAAGAGATAGTTGATGTTGTATTATTATACGGTATTTCAATAGACTTATTCGGATCTGTGGGTTGTTCATTTAATTGATCGTTTGAGTTTGTTTGTTGTTTAGTAGGCGCAGGTTCAGCTATACTCTCTTGTTTTTCATCTTTAATATCTTCATTTTCATCTTCATTTTTATTTAAGGTTTTCATGGCGTATGCACTTCCTGCAATGTAAGCCCCTATAAGGGCAATATATTTAATTTTTCCTTTTTTTCCATTGGCAAGATTTTTTGTATTATTTTCAACTGCGTCTCCAATTTTACCTGTTCCGATATTCGATATCCCAGTTATTCCTCCTCCAGTTAAATTACCGCCAATTACATATACATGTTCTATTCTAGCATTAATATCCGTTTTTGTACCTTTAAATATATTTTTAACTTTATTTACAATTGCTTCTGTTTTAGAATTTTTAAATAATTTCATAAATAATGTTCCAGTTATACCTTTTGCAAAACTTCCAACTCCTGAAAATACGTTTTTCACTGATCCTAATGCTTTATCTTTAAGAAAATCTGTAACTGTATCAAGTCTTTTCTTAATTCTCTCTTTTATTGTTTTTTTGTGTTTTTCTATAACTGTTTCAGCTTTTTTAGTATCTTTTTCATCATCATCTTTTTCATTTAATGCATGTAATTTACCTTTTTCATATCCTGATAGGTATTTATCGATTTCTATTTTTTCATATATATTGTCTAAATATCCACCAATTATATTAAAATTTTTAGTAACAAAACCAACTTGGTCGTATTCAGGATTTATCATATATACTTTTTTAAAGTTCTTATTAATTCGAGCAGCTTCCTTAATAGTAGTTATCGCTTCTTTTATGATATTTTTTCTTACACTTATTGCAAATCTTTTAGTTTCTAAGAATAACTGCACGCCTAATACATGATTTTTATAAAAATTAAACATCTTTATAGGAATCATAAATTTGGTATAAAAATTAATAACAATTGATATTGTATTTTTTATAATATTCCATATTGATTCTTTATTTTCTTTCATTACTTTTATAAAAGTTTTAAATGGAGTAATCAATCTTAAGTCTACAATATTATATGCAATTGTAGCTGCGTTTTTAAGTATATGCGTTTTAGTTGTAGTACGTTTTCTTTTTTCTTCTCGACCATGATCGATAATATCTTTCATTTTTTCAAAAAAAGTTCTTTTTTCTATATCAGGTCTCATATTTTTTGCAGCTTTTATACCTCGATATACACTTTTTACAATTCCCATAATTTTTACTATACCTGATGTTAATGTTAATAAAGTTTTATTATCATGCTTATGTTTTTCATCATATTCTCTTTGTTTTTCTTTTAATTTTATATAAAGACTGGTATCAAATACATCTAGTAATTTTTTTTCATATTCTTCATTACTTAATGCAGGATTAAGACTTTTTATGTCATTATTAAGATTTAAAATATTATCTACTAAATTTTCTTTAATAGACTTTCCTACCGTTTTGATACTTTTTTTAATTTTAATCTGATATACTTTTTCTAGTGTTATTTTTTTCTTTATTACATGTTTATTTTGTTGGGATGAATCGTCAAGTTTAGATGCTTTAGATTTTAAATTTGCAACTAAAGTTTTATACCCATCAGCCATCTTGTCAAAAACATGGGTTTTAGCAAAATTAGCAATAGGTGTTATTAATGTTTCATATGTCCATTTACCAATGCCATTTTCTTTTAATTCTGTCCATACTAATTTTAAATAATCAGCAGTTGCTTTAACAATACCTGTGTTTTTAATATCTTTTAATAATTTAGCCCCTCGCTTATCGCTGCTTATATAGGTTCTATATGAATCTACGGCCTTGTCAGCAATCTTTCCTACAAACATTAAACTTTTTTCACCAATAATACTCAATTCAGATTTTTTACCGTCAGGAACTCCAAAAAGTAATTCAGTTATTAATACGTTAATAGATCTTATTCCTGACACAACACTATACAACGCTGTTCCTGGCTCATAAGGATTTTCGCTATCGGGTTTTTGATTTATATATGCAGCCAGACCATTATAATTTTTACCAATTAAATAATTAGATAATTCATTTTTAAAATCAATTTTTCTTTCAGGAATAATATCTTGTAACCCTATTGTATCTAACACGTTATGATATGATTCATTTTCACCTATGATTTCTTCAGGTGTTTTTACAATATTAAATACATAATGCATAAATCTAGTTTTTTCATATGGAGATAAATCCATATATGATTCTCTCATTATTTCATTTAATTTATCGTTGTTAGACAATTTAACCAATTTTGATGGAAGCAATTTATCATTAACAATTTTGTCTATAGCAGTTTCCACTTCAGAACTAATTGATGTATTAAAAAGCTTTTCTTTTTTTAATTTAGATATTACTAAATTTTTATATCCATTTATAGGTGAATCTAATCTGTTTCTATTAAATTCATATTCATCTTTGGCATGCTGATATATAGTTTCTCCAGTCATAAAAATATTTTTCTCATAATCGAAAACTTTTTCTTTTAAAGGGTCTTTAAAACCGTTTACAATATTTAAAATTTTAGCTAAGCCAGAAGGTATTGCATTTAAAATTGACCTTCTAGTTATACCGTCATAATTCATGTTTCCTTTATCATATAACTGAGAATTAATTTTTTTATGAAACATAGTACCTATTGCTGATTGCAAATGATTATCACTATCCAACATTGATTCATATTTTTTATTTAATATAACTGGTGTTATTTTTAATAATGATTCAGTTTCATTCAATGCTTCTTTAATAGGAGCTGGTAATATTTGACTTATAACATTTGCTATATTAGATATTAATGGAGGTACATTATCTGTAATAAAGTTTTTTGCAACTTCAGTAGCTTCAGTATCTAACATTTTTGATTTATAATAATCACTACCAAACATATCAATTGTGTTTACAATAGTTTTTAATTGATTATATTTATTATTTACTTGAAACACACCTTGTTCAAATTTTGATATTATCGACAATCTGCCTTTTAATTTCGTAAGAGTCTCTATTGCAGTTTTAAAACCTTCATTTATCATATTATAATAATAAATTGATTTATCTTGATTAAATTTGTTAATATAAGATATGTAGTTTTCAGATTTAGATAGTCTTTCAATTTGTATTGTTGATATATTATTATTAATGATATGTATAATTGATAAAGTGGTTTTTATATCACTTTTCATAAATACATTAGATTCATTTTGAATATTACGTATATCGGTTGCTGTTTCAGTATCAGTAATATAATCCATAATAGAATTATTATTTGTGGAAAAATTTTTAATTTTAGTCATTGTTTTGTTAAATTGGTCTTTTGTATATGGATCATTTTTGAGTGCATTAATACTATCCTCAATTAATTCTTTAGAGCTTTTATAATATTCATTATTTTTATTAAGACCAGCAATATTAGATAATTTATTATTTACATATTTTGTATTTTTAGATATAATATCTGCAGTTATTGGGGCTGCAGATTTTATAACTTCATCGCTTAATTGTGTTGTAGCTCGTAATGTGGTTATGATATAATTTTTATTTTTAATGAAGCTTAATGATGACACAAATTTTTATCCCCCTTTCATTTAGTAATAAAGGGGATAAATATTATATCCCCTCTAATATTGCCTTTATATCTATACTGAAGCTTCTTAAACTTAAATCTATATTATTATCAGTAAAATCTACAAAAGGATTTTTACTGTTATCTAATTTTGTATCATTTTGAGTTTTTTCTACTACTACTTCTTTATTAATACTTTTCTCCATATTGTTATTAATATTGTTAAGAAGATATATTGCTTCGTCTAGCGAACTTTTTAATGTTACTGGATTATTTAATGGAGTATTATTTATAACGTTAATGTTCTCAGATATTGTATTTACATTTGCAAGTGACGTATCCATTGATGTAGCAAATCTTCCAGTTAAAGTTGCATCGCTAGTTGATAAAGCACCTTCAGGAATTGGCATATTTCCTAATAAATTGAGAATTGAATTAGATGTATTATCCATAGACACTGCAGATGATGAAAATTTATCATAAAACGATTGTGCGTAATTATAACGTTTTTCCCACATCGGTTTACCTGCTCTTTCAAATGATTTCTCAAAAGCTTGAACTGCCCATTTGTAGTCAGTAGCCTTTTTAAAATTTTCTAACCCGCCAAATTGTTTTTTAAGTATGGACGACGTTGTAGGGTCTTTACCATTTAATTCCATTTCTAACCATTCTAATTGAGATTGTAAATCAGTCCAATCTTTTCCTTTACTTGCCGCGTGTGCTTTTAATCCTTTAAATCTTTCTTCGCTTACAGTCCATTGAGCTATACCACGACCAGGTCCGCCACCAGATTGGTATCTAGAAGGGTTCATTCCAGATTCTTGTTGCAAGTTCCCCATTATACCAGCTGTAGCTGCTGGCGAATAACCTCTACTTGTAAAGAATTTCCATACAGCTGAAGTTACATTTGTTTCTTTGGAAACATCTTCGCCAGGTGTAGGTGAAGTTCCACCTCCACCGCCTCCTCCGCCGTCAGAGCCGCCTCCTCCGCCACCAGAGCCGCCTCCTCCGTCATTGCCATTATTACCATAAGTACCCCATAAAGTTCCGTAAATACCGTCACCATGAACACCATCATCGACAACATTAGTTTTAATAGCTTTAACTAATGAATTATTTAATAACGCCATTATATCCCCTTCAGTCATTCCAGCGTTCATAGAACTAGCCAATATAGCGGTGTTCATTAATGTACGAACCATTTTTCCACCATCTTGTGATCTTAATATTGACGAATATACTGATGCATTTTTATTGCTTAAGTATTCATCACGTTCAGATTGACTTAATCTAGCAAGGAATTTTGCTTCTTTATCGGCTTCATCTTGTTTGAAATCTCTATATTCTTTTGCACTACTAGTTTTTACAGCTATTTGAGTGTCCGGTGCTGCATTTTGAGATAATGCATTTACTGGGTTACTAGTTGTATCAATAAATGCTGAATTTTCATCTGGATTCATAGAAACATTATTTTGTGAAATTTTAGATTCTTCTTCCTTATCTTTATCTTTTTTCTTTTTGCCAAATCCAAATTTTGATAATAATTTATCAATACCGTTAGCGATTTTATCAGTTAACCATTCAGCTAATAATCCACCAACTATTGAAACTAATCCTGTGTCTCCAGTAACTATATCCAGAGCTTCTACTCCTACTTTTAATATTGCAGATATTGCTGAACCTACTTTTTTACCAAAAGTTTCAGATGTAAAAGCTTTCCATATATCTGAACCTATATCTATAATTGATGCTATATCACCAACTATTGGTAATAATTTTCCCCCGGCTTTAACAAGCTTACCAGATTTTAATAAAGAAAATCCATCCAGTAATCCCGCTAATTTACCCGCACCGATTGATTTCATAATATCCATTATACTTCCACCGGATTTAGTAGTCATTCCAAGTAATTTTTGTAAAAACTTACTAGATTTAGTAGCATCCGCAATATCATCGGAAACACCTAACGATTTTTTTAATTTACTAATCCAACCTGTTTTTTTACCTGATTTTGAAGTTAATGATTTTATTTTTTTTCCAAGAGCTGTTCCGCCTATTAATTTTCCTAATTTAGTATCACCGAACCACTTAGATATTTTACCTAGACCTTTACCTGCATCGTCCGAGTGTTCAGCTGCTTCTCTAGCCATTTTTTCTAAAGCTTCTTCAGATACTTCTTCAGCCGCTTCTTTTTTTAGTTTATCATCAACATCATCAATTATATCATCTACTACATCATCTACTACATCGTCAACAATTCCATTTCCAACGCCGTCCAGAATACCACCAACAACATATACTGGTGTTGAATCAGATAATAAACCATTTGCAACTGATGCAGCACTACCGGCTTTTCCTAAAATTTTGCTTAAATTCTTTTTACCTTTTTTAGTCCTATTTTTAGCTTTACCTATTGTGTTCCTAGCCCAATTTATAGTTTTTCCACCATATTTTTTCAAAACACTGCCTAACTTAGGACCGATTACTGATAATATAGTAGTGCCTATTGTACTTAAAAGTGAGCTTGCTAAATTTTTAACTCCACTCACAACGGCATTTAATGCTGTAGAAGCTACAGATTTAATAATGTCACCCATAAATTTAAATCTATTTTTAATACGTTGAGTTATAGTTTCTTTAGCTTCTTTAGAATTTTCATTACTTTCATCTGTATCTTCTGCGTCATCTGCATCTTCTTGTTTAAATTTATTTTTCATGTATTGGTATCCAGATTTTTTAGGTTTAATATAATATACAGTGTTATGTATACCCGTTAATGTACCGCCTTCAATATAAACATCAAATTCTTGTTGTCTCACCTTACCTAGAAAATCAAATATTTGATTTCCAATAGTGCTGAAAATATTTTTAGCATTAGTCCATATTTTAGATCCTGTATTTTTAAGTTCCTCCCAAACATCTGAACCTGTGTTTTTAAGTTCTTCTAATGCAGTAGTAGCAACATTTTTTATTTCAGCCCCCGCAGTTTTTAATAAATTAGGAAATGTATTTGCAAAAAAATCTTGGCTTACTGAAAGTACATTTGCTAAAATATTTGAAACTGCTCCAGATGTTCTGCTTATATTATTCATCATGTCGCCTATGACTCCTGTTATTGTAGATACAGTTTTATTTCCTAATTTTTTAAAAGAGTCAATAATCGGTGTTTTAGAACCTTGATCCGTAAGTTTATCTTTAATTTTTTCTAATACATTTTTACCTTTAGTTATTCCTTTTTTTAGTACACCAGTTACTTTTTCAATTGTTGGATTCTTAGTATCATCATCGTCATCTTCATCATCATCTTCCCCAGATTTAGCTTGATTTAACGCAGATTCTATATTAAATATTAAATCTTGAATTTCAGTAGATAATTTTTGATATTCAATAAGTCTATTATTAATATTTTCAGCTGAATTTTGGTCATCAATATCCATTACATGAGCCTTAAGATTTTCATGATCAGTATCTAATTTAAATTTAAAATCATTCATTTTTGAAACAAATGCATCTCCGTCTTTTAATACTAAAGCTATGGATGTAGTAAAAGCATCTATAGGACTAACTAAATCAGTTCTTATAGATTTAACCATATCTAAAATTCCCCTAGATACAGATTTGTCTAATTCCGTATATTTTTCCTCATTTTTCTTAAATTCATCTGTAATTTCTTTACTTGCTTGATTTTCATTAGTTTTTAATTCATTTTCAGTTTTAGCACGTGAGACATATGAATTTGCTACAGTATTTTGTACTTTTAGTGTATTATATTTAGTTTTATATTCATTAAAAACTCTTTTTACAGGTTCAGTAATTGTCGAAAATACATTTTTAGCGAAATCTCCTATTTGGCTTGCTTGTTTTTTAATAGGATCAGTTACTGCATGTTTGAATATTTTAATTATCGGATCTATAAAATCTTCTTTTAATTTATCAACTAATTTACTTTTATTAGAACCATTATTATTTAAATTTCCACCTTTAATATATTGTGAAGCTTCTTTAAAAAGCCCTTTTATACCAGTTACTAAACCGGCATTTTTAATTTCTTCGATAAAAGGATTTTTTCCAATTCGTTGTTTAAATTTTTTAGATAAATCTTGTATGTGTTCAGATAAAGGCTTTGATAGTATGTAGTTTATTTTTTGATTTAGCTTACCTATAAATGAATTCTTGTCAATATTATCATCAGGATCTGACAATAATGTTTTTGTGATAAGGTCATTACCAGCTCTTAAGCCTTCTACTATATAATAAAATGGATTTAATTTACTTAATTTATTTTCACTTCTATTATATGCATCTCCCTCTCTAACATGATCTGCTAATGTATCCATTCCTTTTGATTTAAAATAAAGATATAATTCTTCTCGGTGATCTTTATCATATTTCTTTTTAATATCGTCATATCCAAGAGGATCAAATATATTATGATAAGATTCATTTTGCTCTAACCATTCTTGAGGTGTTGTAAGACGTGTTACTGCATTAACAAAATCAACCTTTTCAAGAGGAGTCATTTTTAAAAAAGTTTCAATAATTGCTTCGTTTATTTTATCATTTTTACTATATTTTCCGCCTTTTATAGGTAGCTCTTTATTTTTTAACATTTTATAAATTGATTTATCAATTTCTCTACGAGTTTTCTTACTATTTTTATCAACACCTAGACTCGCAGCTACATTACTCATTACCTTATTTTTATATTTTTCAATATCACTTTCAAACCCTGCAGTCCCTCTTATTTGTTGCTGGAATTGCATTTCGCTGGCTTTTTTAATATCTCCTTTAGTTCTATATGCGCCTGCTTGATAATCATAAACTAGTTCATCACTATCGTTTCCTTTTCGCATAGCATTTATGATTTTTGATATTAACGATGGTATAACATTAACTATTGCTCGTCGCGTAATACCGTCAAAGCCTACGGCTTGATTTTTTATTTTATAATTAGACTTACCATCATTTAAATCTTTATGAAAAGTGCCACCAATTAACTGGCTTAACGAATTATCACTATTTTTCATATCTCCGAATTTTTGATTTAACATTATTGGTAAATTTTTAATTATCTTATTAGTTTCAGCTAGTGTATCTTTAACCACTGGAGGCATCGCAAACATTAAAGCATGTTTAATACCATTCATTATAGGTGATAATGCACTTTTATTAAAACCGGTCGGTTTTAATTTGTCTATATAATAACCTAATGATAATAGCTCTGAAGACCCTAAAAGTATATTAAGCTGATTAAACGTATTGCTCTCTTTAAGTCCGCCTAATTCTATTTTTGTTAATTTTTCCGCATTTCGATAAAATGTATTAATTGTATTATTAATTTGCATAAATTGATTTGACATACTATTATAAAACTTTAAAGTAGTTTCAGTTTTAAATAATAGCATTTCATTAAAATTTCTGTTAAGATTATTAAATGCAATATTTTGATTTTTTGAAATTACTTTTGCTATACTTTTAAATGACATATTTATTGCATTCATATTATCATTTATAACTAATGTACTTCTATTAGTAGTTACAGTAACTTTATTGCCATTTATTTCTCTAGTTTCAGTTTTAATATCATTGTTTATACTATCTTTATCTGAATCTAGACTATTTAAAAAACTAAAATCTATACCAAACATTTCACTAGCTGCAGCTTCCATGTTTTTATTAATACGATCTTCATTATAAAAATTACCTGTTTTAAGATCTTCAACTGCATTAGCTATTAATTGCTTTCCAGATTTATATACATCATTTGATGTAATATCTTTTAAGGAAATTTTCATATTATTATTAGCTTTTATCTTTTTTGCAAAATCTTTATTAGTGTCGTAAATTTTTACAGTTTCAGGCATATATTCACTAAATATTTCTTTGCCCATAGTAGAAACTGTTCGTACTAAATTTTTAACAAATTTAGGTTTACTGAAATTATTATTCGGAGTAAGGTTTACAGCCATAGCGCTCTCCTTTCTGAGGGGCTACTATAGCCCCTCTACTTGTTGTAGATGTAGTATTAAATGATCTTCAAGTTTTAATATAGTTTCTATATTCACATCAATATTTTTCAATAAATTCACAATTTCAGATTGTAATTTATATATTGTACCTTCTCTTCCATATAAAGTTGTATCTTGTCTTTGTTGGTTAGTCAATTTTTCCAACGACATATCTTGAATTTTTCCTTCAGTTATATTTTTAACTGGTGATGCATTGCTTATTCTTGTTAGCATACTTGACATATTATTATCGTTTTCAGTAGTAATTAATGATGATGGAATTGGTTTAAGTTTTGTATTATTAGTATTTTTAAAATCAAGTATAGCAGGATCTCCCATATCCTCATCGGCATTTTGTGCATTATTTTTAAGTGCGGCATTAGGATCTACATTGTTTACTTCACTTGCTGGTAGTCCTGCACTTGTAAGGCCAGTAAGTGCAGTGTTCGGATCATTAAGAGTATTATCTACCATTTGATCTGGATCTATAACTCTTCGACCCATGGTAAAATAATTAAATTTTACTATATTTTTAAATTTAGGGTCATTTTTACCATTAGTTGGTCCACCAACATCGATATAGTTGTTTGCACCAGCATATAAACCAACGTGACCAGATTTCCATAAAATATCCCCTTCTCTTAAATCTTCAACTCTAGACACCTTAGTACCAGCATCATCTTGTTCTCTTGAAGTATTACCTGGATTTATGCCTGTAGTAACTTTATAAACGTGTCTTACGAATGAAGAACAGTCAGCTCTGTCTCCCTGTTTATCTATTTTGTCTCTTAATGGTTGTGAGTAATTTATTTTACCTTGAGGTAAAAATGCTAACGCATATCTAACTATTTTTTCTCCAAGACGCATATTACCTGATGGCCAATCTATTTTACCTCCTGGTAACATTCCTCCACCTGGACTTCCTCCACCTGGATTATCATAGTCATCATTATAATCGTCTTCGCCATATGAACTACCATTAAATACGTCTCTTCCAGTTAAATTACGTCTAACAACCATTTCAGCATCAATAAGTGTCTGTTTATCTTTAATTAAACTTCTAAACTTACTAAGCTGAATATTTTTAGCTAAAACGTTAATAACTCCAAATATTATACCTCCTTGCATAAATCCTTTTTGAAAATCATTAAGCATTCCTTTATAATTAAATCTTTCAGCATTTAATTTATGGTATTCAGATGGATCTTCAGTTTTACGATAAATACCTTGAATCCCTTCTTGAGCTAACATTATTTCTTTATCTGATTTTTTTAATCGATTATATAATAACGATTTATTATGTATTTCAGAATCTATATTTTCTTTGTATATTCTTTTAAGTTTATCAGTCGATGTATCAACATTTTTAAATGTTTTAGTACTGTTTGGAGTAGCATTAGTATATGATAATTTTTCAATATTACTGTCAACTGAATTATCATTAAAATTATTTTTAATAATTATCTCAGCTTTAGCTGTGTCGTTATTATTGACATCAGATATTTGATTAGGCTGAACTGTAGTACGATTTAAAGTAGTAGATATTGGTTTAGCCGAAGATTCTGTTTGAACGGTAGATTCGGCTTGATCTGAAGGCGATTCTTTTAATTCAGTTTCTGTATTATCAACGTTATTTTCTTTGTTTTCGTCATCTTTATTTGTCTTATATAAAATTCCACTAGCCACTGCAGCTGTTCCCATTATCGCTGCTTCTTTTTTATGTTTTGAAAGAAACCCGCCAATTTTTTTAAATATTGATTTAGATTTTTTTGAGTTTTTACTACCGTTAGTAATACTGTTAATTAATCCGCTATCACCATCATCTAGACTACCGCCATCAATATATACTTTTTTAACATTTATTTTATTAGCTTTATCGAGACCTAAAAATTTACCAATTTTACTATTTCCTACAGTGTGCCATGCTTTGCTTGCTACATTGGCTATACCAGAAGTAATAGTCCCTCCCATAATAAATCCAATAACATTATAAAAAATTCCTTTTAAAATATTGATGGGCTTAGTTAATAATTTTTGAACTAAGTTATTTACTATATTAGAACGGTTTTCTATTCTTGACGATATAGTTCCGGTAATCTTATTTGCAGTTGCTTGCACTTTTGCAATATCTTTTTCATCATCCTTTTTCTCATCTTCATGTCTTGAATCTTTTTCAACAATTTCAGCAGTAACATTTTTAACTACATAGTCTAAATGTCCTTTAATAATATTAGCATATTCTAGTCGATTTATAAAAGGATCACGTCCGCTCGAAACATTTCCCAATATTCTACTTCCAATTCGTAATACTTGTTTAATATAATATTTACCTTGAGTCATTAATTTATTAAGCGAATTGCCTAATAATCTAGCTGTTAATAAAACACTTCTTATTGCTTTTCCCACAAATTGAATTGCAGAACCTACACCATCTATTAAAATTGAATTAACCTTATGTATAATAACCGTAGTCGTTGATACTATAGCACCCACAGCTATTGTTGGGATTTTTGATAATTTAGATTTTAATAAAGTAGATATTGTGCCTGTGAATCTATCAATAAATTTTAAAGCAGCTGGTATTTTTTCTGTAAAGATACTAATTATATTACGCACAAATTTAGTTGCTTCTTTAAATACGCCAACAAAAGCATCTGTTATATTACCTAATATATTAAGTGCCATTCTTTTTAATGTTTGAAAACCTTTAAATAATATAGTCATAGGTTCTATTGATTTAATAACGTCTTTAACAAACATTTTTAATAATGTCGAATATTTAATAGTCGCTTCAAGCCATCCATATGTTGGAATTTTAAGTCTATTTTCAAGTTTTTCAATTTTATTATATTTTTTAATATAACTATCTATTATATGCATAAGATCATATATCTTATTTGAAATAGTTTCTATTATATTATTAGATGGAAGTAATTCTTTATCAATTGTTAACATATTGAACTTAACAAAATTAAAACTATAAGGATCATTAGTTAAATCAATATCAATAGTTTTTTCATTTTTAATATTTGCATTTGATATATATGCTGAACCTTTTTTAGCTTCTATTCTTTTTTTAATAGATTTAACTACTATACGTGATTTTTCTTTTATTTTTAAAAGAAGATTAGTTTTTATATCATTTAATTTAGTACCTAATGGGATAATTATCTTTTCAGTTAAAAATTTTTTAAGTTTTTCGTTAAATCTAACAGATTGATTATTATCTGGTTTTTTAAATGCAGTAACTATACTATTTACTGCAATTTGATACGTCTCTTTTACATAAGTTTTTACAGACGTGATATAATCACCAAATTTTTTCTTAATAGGAACTATAATTGCTCTTTTTATATTTTCAACGCTAGGCATGCCAGTCGTACTATCAAATAAGCTATCTACAAAACCTAACGTTTTACTAATAACTTTTGACAATTTAGAATCTGGATTTTCAATATTTAATACTGCGTTATCTATTTTTAAAATAGACTTTGTAAGTATATTTCGTGGCGCATTTCCTATATTATTAATATTATTGGTATTTTCATTATATTCTCGTTTTTTATAATCAACTGTATTTACTTTATTAAACCTATCTTGATATGATAATAAATTTCTAACAGATTTACGTTTTTTGTTTGCATCGTCCAAATTATTTATACGTATTTGAATTTTTTTTGTATCTTTTGATTCAAGTTTCTCAACGGCATTCTGTGTGGTAAATCCTCCATTATCATAGTCATATATAAGTTCATCACCGCCGTTCTTGTTTTGTAACTTATTTAATATTTGTGATAATAAAGAGGGTATTACATGTGTAATTGCGCGTTTACTATATGTATCAAATTTAGCACTTTCTTTATTATAATTATCGCGGTATATAATTTTAGTGTCTCTTTTTTCAGGAGCAAATTTTTTTCCTAAAAATTTAATAAGAGGGTCATCACTGTCTTTAAAAGAATTTAATAACATTGCAATATAGTTATTAATATTTTTAGGAACTGAAATTACATCATTAAAAAGATTACTTTTATTTTTGTCAACAGTAATCGTAGTTAATAAATTTAGTAAACCAAAAGCCGGTTTTTTTAAAGCTAATTTTATTAAATCTTCAATTTCATCTTCATCAATACCTAATTTTTTTAAAGATTTTTTAACTACATGTCCTATTTCTTCTAGTGAAAACATTTTTTCAACTCGTATTAACGATTCTATACGATTTTCTGTATTATCACTTTTAAGCACTGATAATTTCTGTCTAGAAAATTCCGCAAAACTATTGTTACTATCAGCTATTAATTGCAGTATAGTTCCGGTGTTAGCTGTAACATTAGTATAAAAATTTACTTGAACGTTATTTTGAAATTTAACTAATAAATTTGCATTTGCTGATATTATACCTAATGATTTAATAAGAATATTATTAGAATTTAAAAATGCATGTTTAACAGATTTCACAACATCGCTTGATATAAGATCTGCTTTTACAACTTTTAAATTTATATTAGTTTTTTCAAAATATTTAATATTATTATCTGTAACGTCTTTAACGTCTTTACTAAATGAATAGTGTTCACTTTTAAAAGATTCTTCGATATTATCAAGACTCTTATCATCATAATATTTAGGTGTTGTAAGTTTGTCTTTTAATTGTTTGAATGTATATTTAAAATCTTTAATTTCATTGAGTTTATTGTATTTGTCATATACCAACGAGGATGTAGAAGGAAGGAGTGTATCCTTCATTACATCCCTTCCCGATTTTGCAAACGAATTTATAACATTTCGTATATATGGGCCATTTAATTTTCTATTAGTATTAACATTCAATTTATTTGTCACCTCCTATATTCCCTGTAATATATTAATTAAATTTGGATCTATCATTCTTAGTTTATCAGTTAGAATATCATTTTCATCTAATGGTATATTTTGTATAGATTGAGATGGTTGATCATTAATTATACTAAGTTTTTTATCTTTATCTGCATAAATTTCCATTAATTCATTAAATTTTCGTAAAAGTTCTATAATTTCATTATATTTATTTTCATCGGTATTATGCTTTATATTATGATATTTCATATTACTTACGGCTTTTTTACTTCGAATTAATTTTTGTTGTTTATATTCGTTAAGATCTGTAATATTAGATCTTACAGAATTAATAGTTGACGGCATACTACTTAAATTATTACTTATAATTGAATTGCTAGGTTTGTTACTTACAGATTTACTATTTGTAGTCGGTTGTGTGGCATTTTCAGCGTTAGTTCTATCCTTATCAATTTCTTTTTTAATATTAAATGCATTTTCCATTACGTTATTAAATTCAGTTCTTCTAATATCATCACCTTCAGGGTCAATTACAGTAGGTAAATTATTGTATGATTCTTGTGTTTTTCCCATTTGTGGGGGTACTATTAATTGTATAGAACTTCCGTTTTCATTTTTTAAAGTTCTATCGGCGTTTCCTCCAAAAGCTATAAATTGGGACGGATCATATGCTGTACCGTTTATTCTAACTTCGAAATGAAGATGTGGTCCACCACTAACACCCTCATTACCTATATTTGCTATATGTTGTCCCTGTGTAACTTTATCTCCTTTTTTAACATACATATATTTTGAATTCATATGTGCATATCGTGTAGTGTATCCATTACCATGATCAATTATTATATAATTTCCATATCCGCTACCAGGCCCCGCATATGTTACAGTACCTGCTTTTGATGCAACTATAGGATAACCGCTTGCATCTTTTTTACCTCCACCGGATATATCTATACCTTTATGATTTTTAGAAGCTCCTGGTACACTTATATTTCTAGGACCAAATTTTGAAGATATTTTTGAACTACCAGGAACTGGCCAGGCAAATCCGGTTACTGAGATGTTTGAATTTATATTACCACCGCCACCACCATTGCTACCGCCATTACTACCACCATTGCTAGTTCCAGGAGATGTACTACCGTCAGATGATGTACCGCCATTAGAGCTACCACCATTGTTACCACCTATGTAAATATTAGTCTCATCAATACCACATAAACTACCATCTACGTCAATATTTTTACTCTTATTAAAAAAGTTTAAAATTCCGTTTAGCATTCCAGTGAATGGCTTACTTATAAATCCAAATATATTGGTAACTGCTTTTGATAAGAATCTTGAAGCGACTGTTATACCTTTACCTATACCTGATGCTATATTTTTTATTAGCTTAAATCCACCAACTACTATATTTTTTAAAAATTTAAATCCATTTTTTATAGCACCAATAATACCTTTACCTACATTTAAAAGAAAATTACCAATTGTTCCTAAAATACCTTTTCGTTTATTAGCATATTTAACGGCATTGTTAGAGAATAATGGATTTACAAAAGGACTTATACTTTTTTGAGAATCATACATGCTTCGTTCTTTTTTATTCATTGAGTTATACAATTCTTTTTCTGCAACAGTATCTTTAATTATATAGTTACGATAAGATGCAAGCATGTCTTCAATAACTATTGTATTCTTTTTAGGTTCTACTAATTTTGTATTTATACCTATTGATGTCGTTCCCTCTTGTTTATCTAATTTATGTAAATGTTGTATTTTGTTAGCATCTTTTTTCTGTTTAGCATCTTTTTTCTGTTGTAATTGATTAGTATTATTTAAATTAACAGTATTAATATTATTAGCGGATGTATTAGCCACGGTATAATTATCTGAACCCGCTAAATTGTTACTAGAATTTGTATGATGAACTAAGTTTACATTTAATAAATCATTTTTATACGAGTCAGTATTAGTTTTGTCAATATCATTTTCAATTATTTTACTATCTTCTCGAGTTGTATTATTATTACTAGTATTGGTATTGATATTATTATTTTGCGTATCATTACTATTTTCACTGTTTTTATTACCTGTAGTTTGTCCACTACCTGTATTTGCCAATTCGATTGTTGATTTTTTTAATTTATGCATATCAAGTTTTTCTTTATTATCATCTTTAATTATTTTTGATCCTATGTGTATTGTCGCTAACGCAGCGGTTCCTGCTGCAACCGATTTTTTATGTTTTCCAATAAATGAAAATAATCTAGATACAATGCCTTTCTTTTTAGTTTTACTTGTTGAACTTCCACTATTACCTACATCAACTTGTAAAACACCATTTACAATATTACCCATTGTACCGCCGTTAACAGTACCACCAGTGATAAATATATTTTCATAACCAAAGCTTTCAGCATCTTGTGTAGCTTTTCCGCCTTTTTCAGCTATGAAAGTACCAATAGTCCCTCCTAAAATTAACGACATTACATTTGTAAAACCTTCAGTAAAAACATCTAACGAAGTATCTATTGCTTTATCAATAAATTTATTAATAAATTTATTAACAATATTTAATCTTTTGCTAATACGATTAAATATATTTCTTTTTGATTTTTTTGCAGTTTCTTCGTTTTGTTCTATTTCATCTTCATCATCGTCATATTTTATTTTAGACTTAATTTCTGCCATTTGAATTGGATCTTCTATGTAATCTAGATATCCACCTATAACGTGACCAATATATCTAGGCGAATTATTTAATAAAGAACCAGTTCTATGAAAAATTTTATTTATAAGGTTAAATCCAAAACCGGTCATTTTAGTAATTAAAGAACCTGCAACATTTACTGTAAAACTGACGGTCTTAAATAAAGCTTTACTTGCAAATTTAGCTAAAGAACCGGCAGTTTTTATTAATTTTGAGGTAATATTTCCTATAAAATGTATTACGCTTGGACCAAATTTATTAACAATGGTATTCATCATTGGTAACAAGTATTTAGTTCCAAGTTCTAACATTTTTAAAGTTGCTCTAGTTTTAAATGTTTTAATGAAATTAAATGTTTTTACGGCAAACCCTGCAACTCCAACAATGTGTCTAACTGTATTTATACCAGCAACTGCAATACCTTTTGCGGTTTCTTTTGCTATAAATTTAAGTCCTTTAGAAATAGCGCCTTTTAATCCGTATTTCCCAAGTACTAAACCGGTTGCACCTAAAAATCTATTAACCGTAATATTATTTATAAGTTGAGTCATATTCCATAAATAAATATCGTCTGCATGAGATTTAATTAATGAAACATCATATGCATTTACAACTTTATATCTTTCAATTATAAGTTTTAAATTTTCTAAAGTTGTTTGTCTTTTAAGTTCTTCTTCAGGAGTTAATCCTTTCCATTTAGTATCTGTAAATTCTTCAGAAAAATTATATTTAGCAATATTAGTCATAAGTTCTATATATGCACTATGAATATTTCTAAATTTGTTAATATCAGTTATAGTTCTATCAATAAAATCTTTAGCTAATAAAGTAGCCTTGCTATATCTTTTTATTGGTAAAGTAACAATTGTATTTTTCTCAGGTGTTGTTAGTCCTAAATTGATTTTAAAATTAACAGATTTAGGAGCATATAAATTTTGATTTTGAGAGTGACCTATTCCAAAAAAAGAAAGGTTTTGCGGACTTGTATTGGCCAATTTCGCTGTATTATGCACAACATTATTAAAGTTATTTACCATATTTTTATTTGCTCGGATTTTATTAGTTTCCTCATTTACCCATTTAGTTACATTTTTGACATATTTACTAAATTTTTGCAACGCGTGTTTTTCTATTTCTTTATATTTATCTTTAATAGGTTGTATAAATTTATCATGGAAAAAATTTTTAACTTTTTCAATCATATCAGATACAAAACCTTTTCCTAAATGTGTACCAACGATTGGATATATCTGTTCGTCTAGTAAGCCTATGGCTCTATTAAATAAGTTTCCTATAACAGTTCTACCTTTTTTTATAAGTTTTGCAGCACCTTCAATTAATGGTAAAAATATATTATCCATTATTTTATTAAAAGCTGATTTAGCTATAATTTTTCCACGTTTTACCAGATATGTATCTTTTAATTTAAAGAACTTATCAGCGGAATTTTTTACTGCATCCTCTATATCCATACTTCCAAATAAATATGCGTCTATTACATTTAATCCTTTATTCAATTTATCAATAGCTTTTTTAGCAATTCCACCTTTTTTTAATTTATATTTATTTTTAGATTTTTCTGTAATATTATATGATAATTGAGATGCAACATTTTCAAAATATTTATTTTGATCTTCTTTACCATTATAAATATGTGAATATTCATCTATTAATTTTTTTGTAAATTTTATGTCATTTATTGAAAATCTATCAAAATTTTTGGATTGTTCTTTTAAAAGTTTAGTTCGTTTATTTGCTTCTTTTAAATTAGTTATTCTTTTATCATATTTAAATTGATCAAAATATTGTCTAACTCCACTTCCTGTTACAAATCTACCAGTTTCATAATCATACACTAATCCATCTTTATATTTATCAGGATCAGCTGCTTGTAACCAATACGTAAGAAGTGTAGGTATGTTTTTAGTAATTGCATTTTTTGTAAATAAATCAAAATTAACTATACCTTTTTTATACGATAATTTTTTACTATTTTCGCTGCCAGGCATAAGTTTATTACCAATCCATGCAATTAATGGATTATCCGAATTTTTCATTTTATTAAATTCAAGCCCTAAAGCCGTGCTTACCATTGTCGGTATGGAATCTATGCTTTTAAATGCGTCTTTTATTTCATCAGGGATTAGACGTTTAATTGAAGCTGTTATTAACATTGAAATGGGGGAAGAAACTCCTACTTTTATCATAGATTTTATCATATCATATTTCATTCCCATTGTTATTGATTTTGCAATATCACTAATTTTATCTTTTAATGATTCCATTTTAAACATGTTTTCTACATATATTAATGATTGAAATTTTTCTTTAAATATATTGCTTTTTAAATCAGTTAATGTTAAATTAATATGCTTACTAAAGGCTTTATTTAAATTAATTAAATTATCGTTAATTACAGTTAAATTATTTTGAGTATTATTATAAAAAGTATTATTGATTTCTCTGTCAAACTGATTTAATTTAGAAATAACATTAGTTGTAGCATTTAGGTTAAATAATGTAACATTATGAATATGCCCCATTAAAACCCTAGTAACTATAATAGTAGACTTAACCATAGCATCAGTTTTAATAATATTAATATTTAAACCATTAATATTTCTTTTAATTGGAATTTCTGATTTTTTATCTTGATTTATATTAGATTGATTTATTTTTAATGAATTTAAGTTTTTTGTATCTTTTATTATATCATTTGATTCCAATGGAATTTCTATATTATTTACTTTATCATTAGTGAATGATTGTCGAAGTTCTTGTTTTTCGAATTTTATTTTACTTTTAGTAATATTTTCTTTTTTATTAATATCATTTTTCAATACAAAAGATTTAATTGCTCTAGTAACTGTTGCTTTATTAAATTTACTGTTAACGTTTATTGAGTCACCGTTCAATGCTGACACCTCCCTTTGTAGGTAATATAAGTTTGTTGGGTTGGACATACAAAAAAAAGATAACTCAATTAAGAGTTATCTGATAGGTTATACCCATCAGCTACAAATACTTTAACATTAGTTCTATCATTTTTAGAACGTACTATTATCATACATCTATCTATATTAAGTTTATCATAATTATCCATAATAACTCCACGTGATATTGTTAATTCTTTAGCGGCTAAATTTAATAAATTTAGTTCAAATTCATTTAATGAATTAAATTTTGACTGACTAACTCCAAATTCCATAACTAAAATTGGATCTGATTCATAAGGATTGGTTAAATACATATAACAATCTGCAAATGAATCTAACATTAGTATAGAACTAAAAAGTGATTCAGCTGGATAAGTATTACATTCAATAATTGACTCATCTTTTTCATTATTATACCATACGTTAATTCCATTTATAATATCATCAGGATAAGACAAATCATCAATCATCCAAGTTTCTGGACTCGATCCTAAGTATTCTAAATATTCGTCTTCTTCTTCAGTGTCATATGATACATGTGTTCTATCTAAGATTTCTTTAACATTAAATTTAGAAATTATAACAAATTGAATTGAACATAGTATTAATAATAAAATTATAATCTTAGTTTTCATATAAACACCCTCCTTTAAATTAAAAAAATAAATTAGAGAATGTGAAAATACACATTCTCTAATTTTATTATTGTTGTACGGCTTCTCCGTTTTCGTCGATATAATAAACATTTCCTTCTAAGTCTGTAAAAGTGCCATCTTCATTTTTAGTTCCTTTTATAACTGTCTTATCATTAGGTGTTCTACTCCATACAAATGCTGTATACTTGTCAGTTAATGTTGCGTATTCTGAATTTGGAGCTTTACTTATTCTTGCATTTCTTTCTTGAGGTTTAATTTGATTTCCTATAAATGTTATTCTATATCCTTCTTCTAGTGCAGATAATATATTCTTTTCTATACTGCTCATTATTATTGACATTCCTTCTAATGTCATTTCATATCCAGCTTCGTCTAAATCTCTTATTACATCTTTTAATAATGAATCTCTTTTATAAACATTAGATTCAGATGTTGTTTGTTTAACAGGTTTTGATTCTCCTTTTTTCTTCATCATTTGTTTTTTACCAGATGACACTTTTGATTGTGATTGTTGCTTAGGCGCAACTTTAGGTGTTGTTTTTGTTACTGCTTTAGGTGTTGATCCTTTAGCTGTTACTGATTTAGTTACTTTCTTAACTGGTTCTTCTTCAATTTCTTCTTCATATGAATCTTCAGCTTCTACTTCATCATAAACTTCTTCTACTTCTTCATCAGTTACTTCGTCAAATTCTACATCTTCTTCATAAGCTTCTTCTGGTGCTATATCTTCTATTGTTGGTTCATCAAATATTACACTTCTTTTTTTAGTTTCATTCCCACCGTTTAAAGTTTTAGCTCCTAATTTTTTTATAGCCATAATAACTACCTCCTAAATTTAATTAAATTTTTTATTATTAATTCTTTATTACCACAAATATAATATACTTTTATATCTTTTTTTGTTTTTTAATCTATGAAATCCCAGTCATCTAAATCATCACATTTAGCTGGTTTAATATTCGCTTCAATACTTTTTGATTCGTCATCTTCAAGCGTTTTAATAAATCCTTGTTTCTTATTAAGTTTAGCATTTATGAAATATGTGTCATTCATGTCAAAATTTATATACATTCTTTTAATAATCATTATGGCAGCTTCCATATATGTTTTAATAGTTAATTTACTTCTCATATAATAATCTATCTCATCAGGATTAAATGGTTTATGCCATTTTCTTTCTGGATACATTCTTCTTACATCCATTAATTTATTAATTATATCTTGTACCGTTGGTACATCTCTGTACAGTGTATCTGAATCTAAATATAATGTTTCTAATTCTACTGATTTGCTAAACTTTGGATCTAGTTCATAAGCTGATATTGAAGATATTAGATACATAAATGAATCTATTGTTTCTTCAAGTTTTTCCATTGGACCAGGTGCATTTTCAGATTCATATAATTCTTCAATTGTATGAAGCGTATAATTATTGATATTCTGAATTGGAGAATCTGGTAACTCAGCTCTCCATTTATTAAATATAACTTTTTGTGTTTCATATAATTTTTGCATGTCCACAACTATCCATTTTCCATCCCCTGTTAATTTCATAAATTCTATCATAATATTACCTCCTTAAATTTAATTATATAATATCATCAACCATATATCTATTATATCTAGAATCTAAACTTACTAAATAATCTTTTAATTCTTTGTCTAAACTAAAATTTTTAGTGTCTATCTGTTTCGTTCCTTTAACTGCAGGAAGCTCCATATTAAGTGTCAACTTAGAATTATCCATAATTCTTCTTGAAAGATTGGAATTTACAATTACATCTAAAGATGACATTACTACATTTCTTTTCCATTTTTTATCAACAACAATTATCTTTAATATCTCTTTACAATAATCAATATATAAATCAATGTTAATTGAAGAAATGTAATGTGCGTTATAATAACTAATTGAAACTATTAAAAATCTTAATTTATCTATACCTGTAAGTGTATTAGATAATAATTCCATTCTAGCTTTTTTATCTTTCTCAAATTGTGCTTTATCATCATATAATAGCATTGAAAGGTAGAATGGACTTACTTCTTTTTCAATTATACCGTTATTATAATATAATTTCTTTAAATTTTTCATAATTACAGTTTGTTCCATAATATCGCTCCTTTCAAATTAGAAAAATTAGAATTTTTAATATATTCCACTAATTCTTTATCAACTCCTGATTTTTTAGCTATGTTAAAATAATCTTTTAAATTTTTTAATTCAATTTCATGTTCCATATAAAGTGATAACATATAAAGAAACTTTTCTTTAACTTTTGCATTTACAAATTTATCGCATTGTAAATTTTTAATTATTCGTATTATTGAGTGTGTCTTAAATATGGATTTAATTATTAAGTTATCATTTAAAAATTCTTTATAATTACTATATGAATAAACGTAAAACATTGTAACATCAAATGAACTCATTGATAATATTAATAGAGCTTGTCTTCTAGTTGGAATTCTGTAACGTTTCTTCATAACATGTTCACAAAATTCGCCTTTACTAATAATTTTATTATAATAACTTATAGTTAATTCGTCATTTGATAACCATTGTATATCGCTTATTGGTTTTTCCACATGAATTACAGTTCTTAAAGGTTTAAAGTCGCTATAATCAAGTAAGAATGATAATTCTTCGTCATTTAAATTCTCAATTATATCATCTATAAAATTTTTATAAGGAATTTCATACATTAAACTCGTTAAAGATCTATGATTCATTAATTCTAAATTCCTTCTAATATTCTTAAGATAACCATCTAATGATTTATCGTTAAGATCTGGTTTTCCTAATAAATAATATGCACCTATAAAATAATCTTCAATATCTATTATATCCTCATTATTAGAACCCATTACTATTCTAAAATTTCTATCTATAAATTTAAATATGGTTTTTATTATATTAATTGATTCTTTTCTAATTTCGTCATAAATAATATCATCATCGACTCCATTTGTAAAAGAACCATAAAAACCATAGGATGATAACCCTGCAATAGCTGAATTGACCCTTTGATTTCTTCTTCTTAAAATTGTATGCTTAGCGGGAAATACTGAAATACGTTCAGTAAATATAGCATGATACAATATTGTAATTACGTTGATCATTGCGTTCTTACTCATAATATTACATTTACGAGATATATACTCAAATAATAATCCTTTGTCTATTGAACACCATAGAAATGACGTTAAAGTTCTAATCTGATTTGGAGTAAGATATTGTTCTATTAATAAATCAAAATGATCTCTTACAAACTGTTTATATGTTGTTTCTGTAACTGCTCCGTAAAAATTAAATGTATGCTCAAATAAATTAAAATGTTCGTAATTTATAAGCATTCTTATTGCACTAATTTCTTCTTTTTTAGTCATATCCGTTTTAAGTTTTAAACCTATATCTTCAAATTTATCATTAAAAGATTCTAATTCAATGTTGTTATCAATACATACATACTTGTATACTTCTTTACATTCATCATCTACAACCATTACAAACCTAGTAAAGATATCCAATTTAGAAGTTTTTATTACTCTGTACTTATTAGCGGGATATATCGCTTTATATATGTCTAAATCTTTTTTATTAAGACTTTGTAATTTTTGAACTCTCTTTTTAATACTATATAATACATCGTTAATATCTTTTTTTATAAATCTTATAGGATGACCATATAAATGAAGATTCTGTCTACTTATTGAATGTGCCACTAATATAATTTTCATATATTAAACCTCCTCATATGGAATTTCAATTTCAAATTTTTGATCTGGATAACGAGTATTATGCCATTCTATTGCATTTTTAAGTTCGATTTTTAATGTCTTTTTATAATTAGTTCTAATATTGGAATCGTTAATTTTATCTAATATCATCTTTGTTACTTTTTTACATTTAGTTTTATCATATATCTGATGTATTAAATATATCATATTACGGCCTTCATCTATATAAGATATATTGTGTCTAAAAATTTTAAACTGTAATATTATATTGACATACTTATAAAATTCATTAATTGGTATTAAATTTATAATAGCAATTATTCTATCTTCATCGTAGCCTGCATCTAAGAAACTAGGAACTAAAATATAAGAATTTAAAATTTGTATAACTTCGTCATTATTAGTTTTACCTAGTTTTTGTAAATAACGGATAACTGAATTTATTGCAGAATATTCTACTTTAGTAACATATAAATTTCCACTTATAATAATCTTAGGTAAAATTTTATTAACTAGTATATCAATATATTGATCATTATAAGACATTGATTTTAATAATAACTCCCATCTACCTATTGCTGATCCCCTGTAAATACGACTTTTAAAATTTTTAATAATTTTAATTTCATCTGATCTATTAAAAGTGATTTCATTAAAATCAAATATATCACCTGTTTCTTTTAATAAATTTATAATTGTATCAGATGAATTTGAATGCATATTCGTCAATATCATTTCAGATTTTAATTTTTCATATATAACTTTTTTGACTGATGAACGATCTATAGACCATATATAATTATATCTTAATACTCCATTAAGAAATATAATACCTGAAATTCCATCCATGAATGATTTTTTATTAGTAATATTAAAAATCAATTTTATAAATGGTGTTGGAATTTCTTCTAACCATTCTTCTTCAGCCTTTATTAAGTTTACTAAAAAGTTTGGTATAATTTCCCATCTTTCTATCGCTTGTTTGTAACAATCATTTTTCAATAATGGAAGTATTACATCTTTTTCATTAAGTCTTCTTTCCATAGCATGTGAAATTAATGTAAATATATTCCTATGGCCTTCGGCATATGGTAATATCATGTCTATAATATCAAATCTTCTAGGATCATTTTCTTCATATAATTCGATTGAATGCCCACAGAATGAATTAAGATTTATATTCAAAGTACTTAACGGGCTATGATTGTAAGCTGATATTGAATCTACAATTTTATCTTCGTCATCTATTAAGACAAATATAGAATTATAATCATCTTTTTTAATTTCAGAACTTCGTATATCGATTAATTTAGTTTTCGTTTTATCAACTTTCTTTAAATTCATAATACATCCTCCTTTTTTAACTTAATCTTTAACCAATATTATAATATACATTTAAAATCGGCAAAAAAATTAAGTAACCTTTATATAAAGGTTACTTATCTTAATATCAGCTTGCATCTGTTCTACCTAATGCTTTTTCTTTTTCTTCACCAAATCGTTTATATAAATATTCAAATGCATCTGTTCTTTTAAACATCCAACAAGTCTTAGTACTGCCATCTTCACATTCAACAATTTTCTTTCTTTCATATCTTAAACCATTATTCTTAAGGTATCTATATAAATTAATGCTGTAGCAGCAGAATATCTTGCAATCATTGTTTAGATCAGTATAAAGTTTTTTCATTTGGCTCGTCTCCTTTAAATTAATTTTTATTACATTTTCCGCTCCTTATTATAAAATTTGGAGAGAGAACCGGATATGAATTTCATATCCGGTTTTAATTATTATGCTAAAGCTTTGTCGACAACTTTAAACTCTATTGCAGTTCCTTCTGCATTCATTACAGCTTCTATATGTTCACCAGCTTTAACTTCTCCTTTTAATATTGCTATTGATAACGGTTTTTCTAATTCTCTCTTAATAGCTCTTGCTATTGGTCTTGCACCGTATTCTAAGTCCATACCTTCTTTACTTAAGAATGCTAAAGTTTCATCAGCAAGGAACATAGAAATTTCTTGTTCTCTTAATCTTGCTTTTACATCTTTTGTCATTATTACAACAATTTCTTTTAATACTTCTGGTGTTAAAGCTCTGAAAGTTACTATCTCATCTATTCTGTTTAACAATTCAGGTCTTAATGCTTTCTTTAATTCTTCTCTTATTGTAGCATCTAATTTAGTATGTTTATCATTTTCTAATGATTTTTTGTCTTGTTTAGCATTGAATCCTAAACTTGTTGATTTAGGATTTATTGTTCTAGATCCTATATTAGAAGTCATTATTACTATTGTGTTTTTGAAAGAACAAGTTACACCTTTACTGTCTGTTAATCTTCCGTCATCTAATATTCCTAATAATATATTAAGAACGTCTGGATGCGCTTTTTCAATTTCATCAAATAATACTACTGTGTAAGGATTCTTTCTAACTGCTTCTGTTAATCCTCCACCATCTTGGTGTCCAATGTAACCAGCAGGCGAACCTATTAATTTAGATATAGTATGAGATTCTCTAAACTCAGCCATATCTAATCTTATCATATTGTCTTCACTACCAAATTGTATCTCAGCTATTGCTTTTGCTAAAGCAGTTTTCGGATTGTTATTAACGTATGGTTTTTTATCCATACCTCTGGAGGTTTCCCTCATTTGCATCGGTTGGTCAATTCCAACCCAGCCTAGCGTACATTTTCACCCTCGTTCAGAACGTTAGGCGTTTAGGGGAACGACTTCCTAAACGGATATTCCTATAGAATATCGTGCCGGACACTCTTGGTAGGATTATATTCTATTATACATTTGTCAAGTATAATAGGTTCACCTACTACGCGTTACGATGGTATGAGTGCTTTAGTTCTCATACTTATCTCGGTATTAGCATATCTCTTATGAGACTTAGCCTTCACCGATATTGCCCGGTAATCATCCAGATAGTTACCTAATCTGGACGGCAACAATTTTTATACTTGTTATACTTTCTGTCTAATACGCATTGTGGGGATGCGTATATCCAGTCTAGAAATTTAATTGTTTCAGTTTGTTTATACAACCTTAACATTGGAGCTTTGCTTTCTCTAACATCAAGATAATCAAAATAAACATTACAATTTTCTTTTATAACAGTTTGTAGACTTTTTAAACTTTCTTCATACATTGAAGTAAAACCTATATATCTTATATGATTTGATGGATTTAAATCGATACTACCATCTCCATCAAAGAAACCTCTAATAAATGATGGCAGAAATTGTTTGTCTACAAAATTGTTAAAATTAATTTTTTCATAAGTTTTATTAGGTTTTATTCCTAATTCTATAAGTCTAGTACACATATACTTAGAACCTATTATAATTCTATAAACAATTGAACCATTAGATTTTACAGTTCGTTTAGAAATTTTATGGCTGGAACTTAGAAAATTTCTAAACTTTTCAATATGTTCTTTATCTTTCATACACAATTCTAAATAATGTGATTTTTTAGAATCATTTTTAATGTGTACTGAACCATCAGCCAATAATATGCCTAGCCAATATGCGCTTTCATCATTTATAACATCAAATGCTTTTTCATTAAAAGATTTTGCATTATTAGCATTTAATGTCGGAAGATTTAATTTTTTAAATCTTTCACACAAATTAGATTTATCTACATGATTTTCTTTACAATAATTGGTTATTGATGTATTATTGTCTTTTATATAATTATACATTTTGATTATATCATCATCTGAAAATTTGCCTCTCAATTTAAATCCTGCTTTCTCCCACTTTTACTAATTACAAGTATAAAAATTAACTCTACCAGTTCCTGTTGGCCCACAGAATAAGAAACTTCCTAATGGTTTAGTTGGATCGTTTAATCCAGCTCTACTCATTCTTATTGCATCAGAAACTTTTAATAATGCTTCTTCTTGTCCTACAACTTTCTTTCTTAATGTATCTTCTAAATGTAATAATTGTTGAGCTTCATCTTCTAAAACTTTATCAACTGGTATCTTAGTCCACATTTCTATAATGTTAGCTAATACTTCTTCATCTATCATTAATTTTCCGTCTTTGTTTTCTTCTGCTAATTTTATTATCTCAGCATCTACTTCTAATAATTCGTCATACTTCTCTTCCATTAATAATTGCATTTTCTTTTCTTCTTTTTCTTTTATTGCTTTTTCAAATGCAGAATGACTAGAGAATATATTAACTTTAGCAGCAGCTTCATCCATTAAGTCTATTGCTTTATCTGGTAAATGTCTATCAGTTATATATCTAGAAGATAAATCTACCATTTTTTCTATCATTTCGTCACTTATGAAAACTTTATGGAATTTTTCATAAGTTTCTCTTATTCCTTTTAAGATTTTTATTGTATCTTCTTTAGAAGGTTCTTCAATGTTAACTGTTTGAAGTCTTCTTGCGAATGCTGCATCAGGTTCTATGTTTTGTCTATATTCTTTTATTGTTGTTGCACCAACCATTTGCATTTCTCCTCTTGCTAATGCTGGTTTTAACATGTTAGACATATCTAAGTTTCCATCACCTGAAGATCCACATCCCATTACTGTATGAGTTTCATCTATGAATAATATTATTCTTCCTGGGTTAGCTGCAATTTCTTTCATTATCTTTTGTATTCTTTCTTCAAACTCCGGATTGTTATTAACGTATGGCTTTTTATCCATACCTCTGGAGGTTTCCCTCATTTGCATCGGTTGGTCAATTCCAACCCAGCCTAGCGTACATTTTCACCCTCGTTCAGAACGTTAGGCGTTTGGTGTATAACTCCAAACGGATATTCCTATAGAATATCGTGCCGGACACTCTTGGTAGGATTATATTCTATTACACATTTGTCAAGTATAATAGGTTCACCTACTACGCGTTACGATGGTATATGACTTTTGGATCATATACTTATCTCGGTATTGGCATATCTTTCGACTTAGCTTTTACCGATATTGTCCGGTTATAATCCAGATAGTTTCCTAATCTGGACGGCAATGTTTTAAATATCTCTCAAATTTTCTGTTCAGATATAACTCTGAATCTTTGTACAGCCAGCTCAAAAACTTCTCTTTATCTCCATTTTTATAATTAGACAGTTGATAATTACCATCATCTCTATTATAAATTTTAAACTCGATATCAAGTTCTCTAGAAATTATATCTTTTAATTCAAGTAATATGGTTTTATCATATGATGTAAATCCTACTTGTTGTAATACACCATCACTACTTTCAGATATATGACCGTCACCATCAAAGAAACCTCTTATAAAATCAGTTAACATTCCGGAATTAACAATCTCTTCTGGAATTATATAAGGTTTATAAGTCTTTAATGGTTCTATTCCTAATTGAGCAAATCTTTCTTTTATCTTAGCTGAATGAAATTTAATTTTGTATAGTTTTGTATCCCATCGTTCATCTAACTTTTCAGTTATTGCATGTTTAGAATCTAGGCTTTCTTTAAATTTCTCAATGTGATCTCTATCTTTCAAACCTAATTCTATACTATTATCTTCATTGGATACATAACCATCAGCTAATATAAATCCCAACCAATATGCATTATTATTGGTTAATACATCAAAATAATCATGATTCAGACTTTTAACTTGTTTACTAGTGTATGGTAAATTTAATTCTTTCATTCTAAGAGATAATGTACTAAGAGAAATACTATTCTCATCACAAAATTCTGTTAAGGATTTACCATTTTCTATTAATTCATTATAAAATTCTTTAATGTCTTCGTCTGAATAAGTTTTTGATATATTAGGTGATTTTTTAGAATGCTCGGTGAAATTCATTCTTCTTAATTTTCTAGAGAGTGTACTTCTATTGATACCTAAGTCTAATTCTTTTATCACTTGATTAAGTGTCATTTCTGGATTTTCTGAGAGAAGTTTTATTACCTTTTGCATAGTTTCAGAAGGTATATCTATACGTTTTGGCATAAATATTCACTTCCATTTATTGATTTGAGATATTAAAACTATCTACCTCTGTACTTAGCTCCTGCTATTAAAGCACCTACATTTAAAGACCAAATTTGTTTGTCTCTTAATTTAACTGGTACATTTCCGTCAACTATTCTTTGTGCTAAACCTTCTATGATAACAGTTTTACCAACCCCTGAATCTCCTAATAGTACTGGATTGTTTTTAGTTTTTCTACATAAGATTTGAGTTATTCTATCTAATTCTTCTTGTCTTCCTATAAGTGGATCTAGTCTTCCTTCTCTAGCTTCTTTACATAAGTCAGTTGCATACTTAGGTAATTCAGTTACTTTTATTGATGTTTTACTAGCAAATACAGAGTTTCCTAAATCTACTCCTAAATCCATTAACATGTTCATTATTAACTTATTATCATCAGTTAAGTTACTTATAACTTTATGTCCTACTGTATCATGCATTAACATAGATATTAATACATGATGAGTTCCTATCTCAGAATCATTCATTACTCTTGCTATCTCATCTGATGCTTCTATAACTTTAACTGCATTAGGAGTTAATTCTCCTTCTTCAGCTGATTCTTTATATGTGTATCTTATTCCAGGATTTGTACTCTTCATCGCTTTAATTTCTTCTTCAACTTTTTCATAAGTTATTCCATTGTCTTCTAATACTGTTCTAGCTAGAGAACCTTCTTCAGTTAAGAATGCTAATAATATCATATCATCACTTACAACATTATTAAACTCTTTAGATAATTCAGCAGCTTTCTCTATACTCATTTTAACTTCTCTACTTAAACTTAACATATGGCAGTACCTCCTAAATTTAATTTAATTTTTTAATATATTGAGTCTACACCTTTTCACTGTCAAAATTATAGTATATATTTGAAAAACAAATTGATTTTTACATTAATACGACAAATCTGTCATCATTAAAATTTTCAGATCTATAAGGTGCATTATCCGATTTATCCGCATATATTAACAATAAAGGTTTTTTAGATTTAGTTGATTCTACGAAATATAAATAGCCTTCATACATTTCTTCATTGAATTTTTTAATAAATTCTTTTCGATTTTCATTATTAATTAATTGATACATTACTTCTCTTTCTTTAATATCTATTACATTAAATCTGTAAATATTAATTCTTCCGCATCTATCTTCAATTTGGTCTATTGTATACTTTAAAGATTTTAAAACAGGACTATCTGTATCAAACAGTAAGTCCTCTCTAAATTTAGTAATTGTATACTTTTTAATATTAACTAATTCTTTATTGTTTGTTAGATCTAATAAATATATAAATTTATTAATTCTTAGTTCAACGTCGTTCATTTTCCTTCCTTTCTTCACTTAAAATGTGATTGTTTTAATACGTTTTGCACGTTTAGTATATACTACTTTTTTCTTATTAAGTATACCTGGCATTTCAGGAACTCCCACATCTATTACATCAAAAAACCATACTTCTTTTCCTGGTAATTCTCTTAATCTTCCTATCATCTGTTCGTTTTTAGTAGCACTTCCAACTGGAACTAAGTTTATAACCACTTCTAAACCTTTTATATCTATTCCTTTATTGAACGTCATGTCAGTAGTGATAATTATATTCGAGTTATTCAGTATCTCTTCCCTATCAGTTTTTACAGTGCTGTCAAAACGATTTATAATTAAATCTGGATACTGATTTGTTAATGAATCATAAACTTTTGAAACCATATTCAATGTGTGTAAAATTATAGCGATTTTTCTATTAGTTGTTTTATTAGCAAAGTCAATTAGTCTAGTTATCTTTGATAAGAAGAATTCATAATTATTGTCTTTTTCCATAAACGACGAATAACCATTAAGATTAAATCCATACTTATTATTAAATTTAACAGTATCATTAGTTTTGGGATTACTGTTAGTCATGGCTAAAAGGATATTAAGATATGGCTCTTTTTTAAATATTCCTTTGTCTGTACTAAATACCTTTGTCTCTCTTATAGCAGTTTTATACATTCCATTTTCTTTAGGATTACTTCTAGATGGAGTTGCAGTAAGATATATACTATTAACATCTGTTGCTTCATCTATGTTAAACATTGACATAATTTCAACATGAGCTTCATCAAATATCTTAACACCTATTCCAAGATGTTCCATTAATTTATTCATTTGATTAAAATTTTTTTCCATATAATTAGATATAGTTCTATGAATAGCTATAAAGAATTTATATTCTTTTATATCTTTTTTCTTTTTAGATAAAAGAGAATTTATACTTGATTGTCCTGATATATAATAAATATTGTTATCTGTACAATCTGTAAATTGTTTTATTGCGTCTATCCATTGGTTGCCTAATTTTTCTTGATCTACAAATATCATTGGAACCACTCTATTACTTACACAATAATTTATAGCACAATATGTTTTGCCTTCTCCAGTTTTAAGAGATAATAATTTTTGATTAGCATTCTTAGCATATTCTGTTTTATTAGATAAAAATCTAATAGCTGCTTTTTGTAAATCATCTCTTGGAGGAAAAGTCATATTAACTTTATGCATTGCTCTAGGTTTTAAACGTGTTTCTTCTGAAACATCTATCAATTCAAATGGAATACTTGATTCATAAAATAAATTTTTTAATTTATCCAAAGAATATCCGCCCGGTACATAGAAAATTTTCTTATCTTCATCATAGTAATATATTGGCATTACATACTTATGATATACTTGATCCCACACTGACAACGCCCTAACAAGAGCTTTGTACAACTGACTGTCCTTTTCTACATTTTCGATTATTATTCTCGTCGCACATTTTTTAACTATCATTTTTTAGCACCTCCAATTTTATCTAAAATAATGATAATGTGTTCTTTTAAAACAAAAAAAGTAAAAAGTACTAAACAAATAGTACTTTTTACTTTTATAATTTTTAGCTATTGAAAACTTTTAATAATTCTCTATATGCTGTTTTACAAGCATTCTTATCTTTAGTTATATATAAAGGAATTTCGTTATTAAGTGTTACTGCTAAATAAGTGTCTTTACCAACTGTATATTCACATTCTGCTAAGAATGCTTGTCCATTTAATACAACATCTTGTTGTAAAGTGTTTTTAGGGTTTGCTATTCCTTCACTTATCCCTTCAAATATCTCAGATAATCTAGTTTGTCCTAATGATAATAAGTCTTCTCCCATTTTAGGTGCATTTATTACAATTTGATTATCAGGAGTTTTTTCTACTAAACTTTCTGTTAATTTTACACTGTTTAAAGATTCTTTTTCAGATAATAATGCATCCATATAACATTCAGCAGATATTATCATTTTATCTTCTTGAGCGTAAATTGCATCCCCATCTTCTAAATTTTCTATCTCTTCAGATGCTTTTAATCTAAATGTTACATCATAAGTTCCTAATTTATTCTTTTCTATTATTGCTTTTATTAATTTAATTTCTTTTCCATCATTAGTTACTATAACTGCAATTTCCATCATATCTTCTTCTTGATACGCTACAACTACTAAGTTTTCAGTTTCTCTTTCTAATATATCACAAAGATTTTCATAATCAGGATTATCAGTTACTGCTTCACATAATATAGGCATATCATCTTCTGGTCTTTTAGGTTCATTTTCTTTATTAGTTATAGAATCGCTTAGCAGCTTATAATCAGATTCAGAACCTACATTTATCTCATCTTTAGAGAATGAACTAGTTAATCCTTTGTTTATAAAGTCATTTTTATTAGGTCTTTTCTTTTTAGCAGCATTTAAAGTTTTATTCTCTGCGTCTATCATTAACTTTCTTGCAGCAAATTGTTTATAATCAGTTATTCCTTCTTGTATTACTTTTTCTGCTATCTTTTTAAGTTCGTACTTGTCAACTTCTGGGAAGATTTTTATTAGTTCATTAGTACGTTGTTGTATTGAAAATGAATTTAATAAATCTCCAAAATTGTTTTTAACTTTATCTAATCTATCATCTCCAAATTCTCCTGATAGAATTATATTATCTGTTTGTGAAGTTATTGATTCAGCTTTTTTTGCAGATTGTGGCTTCATTCTTTTTAATGTGTTAACTACTGTATCTATATCATGCATATTATCTGATTCAAATACTCTTTTCTTACCATTAAGTCTATATACTAATTGATACTTACCATTTTCTTCAAATAATTCAGCTTTAACTCCGTCACATACTAATACATTTTTAATTTTTTCCATAACAAGTACCTCCTAAAATTTAATTTAATTTTTTATTACCATAATTATAATATATTATTATAATTTTTTTAAATTTTGTAGGATATTATTAATATATAATTATATATTAATTACAATGTCAAATATATATTATATATTTGTAGTAAAAATTAAATTTAATTAAATTGGAGGTTTCAATATGTCTCTATATTCAAGTTATAATAAACAACTATCAAATTCAAATCCAGAAAGATTTAGTAAAGAATTAATTGATGCAAAAGCAAATGATAATGTATTAGATTACATTGATGCTATATGCAAATCACTTGAGATAATACCTGGAATAACCTATTTAGGATCTGAATATATAGTCAATAAAAAATTCTATGTTCCTAACATTGATACTAAAAAAGATATAGATATAACTAATTCTGTGTTAGACACAATTAGATTTACATTTAAGTTAGAAGCTTTAGGTCAGAATGGAATAGAATCAGAATATATAACTAAAGATTTATATTTTCCCAGATTATTAAAAAATCAATACTTTATTATAGATGGTAATAGGTATATACCTATATTCCAAATGGTTGATGCAGGAACTTACTTAAATGATAACTGTTTAACTCTTAAAACTTTATTAATGCCTATAAAAGTTCGTAATAAAGTAGTAACAATAGAAGATATAGATGGAAATTCATATACTGGAATGAATTTTGAATTAGATATGTTTAAGAATAAGATAAATGTATTTATGTATTATTTCTGTAAGTTTGGAATAGATGAAGCATTAGAATATTTTGATATGGATGCAGAAATCAGTTCAAAAAAAGTAGCATATGAAGGAATAGATATAGTAAACTTTCAGATATCTAAGAATATATACGTAGGGGTAACTAAAGAATATTTAGAAGAATGTGATGAACACGTTGATTTAGTAATAACTTTATGTAATTGTTTGAATAATAGATGTAAAATTGATGATCATGAATTCTGGTTAAGAAGATTAGGATCTCATTTTACTAAAAACACAGTTCAACAAGAAGAAAAAGCAAAAGGAATATTATTGTCATTAGAACGTATATTAGATGAGATAACTAAAAAAGTATTAAGAACTGACGAATCTAATAAACAAGATGTATATAGTATAATAAAATGGATGATGATGAATTATAGATTATTATCTAAACAAGACACACTGGATATAGATAATAAACGTTTAAGAGTATATGAGTATATATTAAATCCATTATTAATAAGATTTAGTAAAAGTACTTATAGATTATTGAATAGTAAGATAACTGTTCATAATTTAAAGACAATATTTAGTAATATTCATAAAGGAACATTAGTAAAAGAGATAGTACGAAATGAATTAGTTAGATATAAAAACACTGTTAATACTTATGATTTATTCTCTTGTTTCTTAAAGATTACACAAAGTGGTAAACTTGCGTGCCACCTTGCATAGTGATATGCATGTAAAAACCTCTCTAATTGCTGGGAACTCCCACTGGGACAATCAGCAGCCAAGCTCGAAAGAGAAGGTTCAACGACTATCGAAACCGTTAATAAGGAAGTAGAGTACACTCTTTGAGTGGAAATGGGAGGCACCAGAGATGGTGAAGATATAGTCTGATCTGCATAGTAATATGCAGTTAACATAATGCCGCAAACCAATTTTGCCAGTGGTAATATAAATCCTAAATTTAGAGATATACATGTATCTATGGTTGATCGTATAGATCTATGTTCAACAAGTAACGGAGATCCCGGAGCGAATGGTTCATTAGTTCCATTCTGTAAACTATATAAAAATCTTCATTTCTCTGAACAACCAACTTATATGAGTGAATCTGAAATGGAAGATGATATTGATGAATAGGAGGTATAACCTAATGAATTTTGAACCGACTGTTTATTCTTTTAATAATATTTATAAAGTCGTTGTAAATTTTAGATTCAGCGATATACATGACAGATTTATAATGTACAATACTAAGTATATTGAATCTAATGGAATTAGATGTTGGGATACTATAATTTATGATAGAAAACTTAAAAAACTTTGGTATGACTGGACTTATCTTGATTTTTATGATTATACTCCCAAATCAAAAAACATTTATTACGAACCTCGTGAAGTTACATGGAATGCGCGTTATTATATGAAATCAAATCTATTAGATAGTCTTGTTGCAGAATTCGGTTTTGGAGGATTTAAAACTGTAATTAGCAGTAGAATAGATAAACGAAAACGTTATAATAATGATGAGTTTAAAGACTTTTTAGAAAAAATTTATCAAAGAGAATCAGTAGAAAGAGACTTATAGTCTCTTTCTATTTATTATATGGAGGTGTTTATATGAGTTATAAACCTGCTATTTATTCATATGGTATATATGATATTATTCTTATGTTTAAGTATAGCGATTATAACGAAAGATTTTTATTTTTTAATATTAAGTATACCGAAAAAAATGGAGTAAAGTATAATGAATCAATAATTTACGATAGAAAACTTAGAAAATTTTGGTATGATTGGAAGCACACCAATTTCATTCCATTAACTAAAACAGAAGAAACATTTTATAGATGTGTAAACTATAATGGAGACGGAGATATAGAATACTATATAAAATTGAATATATTAGATAGTATTATTGATGAAATTGGATATAGTGGTGGATTTAGTTTAGCAATAAAAAGTAGAATTGATAAAAGAAAAAGATATGATAATCCAAAATTTAAAGATTTTTTAGAAAATGTGTATAAAAGAGAATGTATAGAAAGAGACTTATAGTCTCTTTCTTTTTTTGTAAAAACAATATCATATAATTATTGTAAAGGGGTGATATGCATGTTAACAATGACAGATACTTTAAGATATATTGAAGCTAATATAGGTTATAAATTTAGAGATATTGAAATAGACGATAATGAGATAATGGATGCTATAAAAAACCATACACTTCCAGTATTTAGTTCTTTCTTCCCTTGTCAATATCGTAAATTTTTAAAACCTGAAGATAGAGTACCTGAAACTATGAACCAATTTTTCATAGATAGCACTAATCCTGAAGAACCTTATGAAATATTAGGTGTATCTCAAATATATACAGGAGATTATAATAACTTAGGATATGATACTTCTATGATATTAGGATATAATTATGCATCAGGTTTTTCTAATATATTCTCAAATTTAGGACGTATGGCAATAAACCCAGTTATATTTGAGTTTATACCACCTAATAGAGTAGAAATAAGACCAAATGCATATAAAACTACATTCTTAATTGAATTAAAAATTGTTCATCCGCCACATTTACGTACTATACATCCTGGTATGGAAGAATATTTTAAACGTTTAGCTTTATATGATATACAAATATATTTATACAATATACGTAGTAGGTTCCAAACATTAAATACGCCATTTGGACAAATAGACTTAAACTTAGATATATTAAATGATGCATTTAGTAAAAGAGAAGAATTATTAGAATTATTTAGAAGAAATATGGGTAAAGGATTTAATCGTAAAAGAGTTTGGATATATTAATAATAAAAGAATATAAGATTTTACTATATAATTAAATAATCTAAATACTGTCAAAATTTGACAGTATTTAGATCTTCTATTATATCATTGTAGTACTTAGATTACCATTGTTGTCTATAATAATTTTAAATTTATTTCCATTCGGAGACATTAATATAATTTCATCTACTTTTTATTATAATAATTCTCCTGGTTGGATTTCTACTCCATCTTTAATTACTTTACCATAAAATGTATATTTTTCTGACTCACTTGCAGTTATTGAACCTTCAAATGTACAATTATCGATAATAATTGTTACATCAGAATCTTCACTTAATAATAAATCATATAATCTCATTTTAAATTCGGATGTATTTTTGAAATGACAATTTCTGAATACTATTTGACCATTTGCCTTAAGTTGGCTACCATTACCGCTTATTATACATGTTTCCGTAGTAGAATGATTAAAATTAAAATTACAATTTTCAAATTCTATATCGTATGTGTTAAATGCATCTTTTCCTCCATATTGATATGGACAAATTAATTTATTTCTATTTGTATAAGGATGACTTGTATCATTCATTTCAAATGTAGAATTTTTAAATTTAAAATCTGCTAAAAAACCATAATCATGAGAATATGTATTCATATCAATCATAATATTTCTCATATAAATATTTTCACCATATATACTACCCACTATACGTCTAATACCGTCTTCGCCGTCAACACCAGTTGAACGAACCATACATTGACCTAAATCGTAAAGTTTGGCATTACAAATCTTATTGGAAAGTACTGTAGTACAATCTTCAGTTGTAGATATATTTTTAACAATAAAATTTTTAGTATTTTCATTAGATATAATATCAAATTTAGCGGTTGAATTACATTTACCTTCTAAATTGACAAAAACATTCTCACAATTAGAAGCGTCACAGATTCCTCCAATATATGTTGTATCATCAAATCTAGAATATGTCATTATTATATCTTTAACCGGTATTCCTGTAGAGCTATTAATAAAGCTGCAAGTACCATTCATAGTTATTCCCGATATTTGATGTACTAAGTTATTAGTATTTCTTATATTGACACTACATTGACCTATATAAATATTATCTCTCATAATAAGAGTTCTGTCATATACAGAACTTCCAGTAGTACCTACTCCACCAGAATTTATCATTGTGTTATTATTAAAAAAAGCAGTTTCACAATTATAAATATGTAAAGCTGATCCAGTAACATTATTGTATGTGTTATTTTCGCAAGTTATAGTACCGCCTGCAAATAATATACCATGAAATGATTCATAAAAATAATTATCTCTTATTATTATATTTAATGGTAAGCAATCTTCACAGTTTATACAGTATCTAGTACTATCTCCAAAAGTAGGAACTCCTTCAAAACGACCTAGCCCATTATTATATATTTTATTTTTTTCTATTATTGTGTTATTAACCATGTTAGCTATACCACCTCTATGGTTTTCAGTTATCTCACAGTAAGATACAGTACAAAATTCACCAGCTTTAGGAGTTATTTGGAAACCTTTATTAAACCCTACTGTAGCGCCTTCTTCTCTATTTATCATTATTCTTAAGTATTTAGCTTTTTCTGGAACTATAAAGTTTTGTAAATATCTGGTTCTAGTATTTAATAAATAATTTTGATTTTCATCATAGAAAAATACATAGAAAGTTTCTTTATGAATATCTGGAACTCTATAATATCCTATATTAGTTCGCATTATGCCTTCTTTACATTTCCATCCACTTATATCTAGTAAATCAGTACAGAATGTAGCACCTCCACCGTCAACAAGGTTACCAGTAGATGTATCTATACGATTTGCATTATTAAAAGGTGGATCATATAATGTATTACCCATTGCAGGGTCATGATCAGTCATTGAAGCTATACCGTCTGCCATAAATCCTTTAATTTTCATATTTTCTATTTTTATAAATGAAGAACCTTGCCCAATATTAATTCCAACTCCAAAGTCAAAATTCTGTTCGCTACTTACTTCATTTTCACTGTCTATTATAAATGCTCTATCGTATAATGTTCCTAATAATGTACCATTTTTTATAGTTGAATTATAACATGCGTTCATTGTTATAAGATGCCCATTCATTCTATATATAGGGTTATCATATGAATGTTGTGATTTATCATATGGATTTAAGTTTTTAGAGTCAAATATAACTTTTATAGTAGAATTATTCATATCAAATATTAAATTACTAGGCATTACTATATGTATTTTATTATAACCATAATAAGCATTAGTTGAAGTACTAGGATTTTCCCAACATACAAATATTTCAGAACCATTAGGTAATACTGCGCTGTTATATCCATTATCCACTGCATATTGTAAAGCTGCATTTAATCCCTCTTTATTATTATGCGCAATATCATATTCTTCATCTGTATATTTTGGAAGATATTTTCCATCATCACCTAATACATAACCGCGATCTTCTATAAAACCATTATGTATTCCCCATTTTTCAAGATCTATAAAATATGAATTAGATCGTGAAGTTAATTCTTTGTCTTCAGCATCTGTAATATTATACACTATATCGTCCATATTTTTTTCATCATCGGATAATAAATCGTATTCTGCTTGAGTTAAATATCTTTGTTTTTTACCATCAGTAAAATCATTTACAATTTCATCAACTTCTTCTTTCGTATAAGCGTCAACGTTTCCTCCACCTATACTTTCAATTTGCTGATTAACAAACTCTTTAGTAGCTAATCCTTCTATAGATGGTATTTCTGATTTATTTGCTTTACTATCTAATAGCCCTCTCAATTCAGTATCATCATATGATAATATCAGTTCTTTGTAAGTATCTACAGCACCATTTTCTATAGTAGTTAACCCAGAAGTTGAATCTTTTAATGATAATACTTCATATCTTTTTCCAGTGTCTTTAACAAACACTTCCATACCGATAAAAGGTTTTGGAATTGACATTATATCAGCTTCAGTTTCAACTCTAGTTCTAATATCTAATGGTGTATCTGCATTATTAGGTTTAAATCCTCCTTTAGTTGATAAAACATTTTTATTAAAATCCGTTGTCACTAGTTTCAACTCCTTATAAATATTTTCTTAAAATATGTCCCATTATATTTATTCCTTTAATTATGTTTTCATTTGCAACATTTGAAAAATTTAATCTAATATAATTCTTTTTTTCCATTCGGATAAAGGATTTAATCGTAAAAGAGTTTGGATATATTAAAAATATAAAAAGTATCCTTTTAAAGGATACTTTTTATATTTATTTTATTATTTCTAAACCTTCAATACTTACACTTACATTTCTCTTGGTAGATACTATACCTATATCTATAAATCTAGCATTAGATGGTATTTCAATTACTTTAGTTTTATTTTTATTATTAAGTGTTGCTATTTTTCTACCATTAACGCGCACTTGTATTTCAGTATTTTCTGAAATACTATCTGCCGAAATAGTTATTTTTTCACCTTTTTCTATAATAGAAGTATCTTCTAACCAAGCTCCTTTCGAAGATTTTTTAGATTTAAATTGTATTGATCTTTTAGCAGGATATTTTATATTCGATACTCCTCTGTCAAAATCCCATACACCTTCTTTAAAATCAGGTAATAAAGATTTTTCTATTGGAGGAACTGTCTATTAGACTACTACTCTCAGAGTAAATTATTTTTGTACACACAAATAATAAAAATGTAATAAAAATTATTAATACTCTTATTTTAGTGTGTTTATAACTCATTATCATCTGCTCCTTTTTTATTTTATTTTATATATTTTTTTAACACTTTTCCCATTTTTGTAATTCCCTCTATAATTTTTTCTTTTGAATTAGACGAAAAATTTAATCTAATACAATTCTTTTTTTCTTTATTAGGGAAAAATGAATCACCTGACATAAACGCTACTTTTTCTTTTAAACATTCTTTAAGCAATTCTGAAGCTTCTAAATATTCTGGAAGCTCTAACCATAAAAATAATCCTCCGTCAGGATTAGTATATTTCACTTCAGACGGAAATTCTTTTTTTATAGTTTCTACCATTATATTTTTTCTTTCTTTATACAAATTATTTATTATATTTATATGTTCATCTAAATCATACATTTCTATAAACTTGCTTATTTGCATAGGCGCTAAAGTAGAAGACTGTAAATCAGCTCTTTGTTTTACATACAAATATTTTTTGAATATCTCCTCTGATGCACACACCCATCCCACTCTAAGCCCAGGGCATAATATTTTAGAAAAAGTTCCTAAAAAAATAACTAATCCTTTAGTATCCATAGATTTTAATGAAGGCAGTATATTTCCATCAAAATTTAATTCACTGTAAGGATTATCTTCTATAACTGGTATTTCATATTTATTTATAATTTCCATAAACTTAATTCTTCTTTCAAGAGACCATCTAATACCTGTAGGGTTTTGAAAGTCTGGTATTACATATATCATTTTTATATTGTTAGTTGTTTCTAATACTCTTTCTAGCTCTTCCATTATCATGCCGTTTTCGTCAGTAGGTATTTCTATAAATGTCGGATTATAAACATCAAATGCGTTTATAGCACCCGTATATGTAGGACTTTCACAAAGTATTACATCTTTATCACTTATAAATACTCTTCCTGAGAAATCTAATCCTTGTTGTGAACCATTTGTTAACAATATTTCATCTTTAATTACATTAGTTTTATTTTTTTCGTTCATCCTATCAGCTATTTGTTGTCTAAGTTGATCAAATCCTTCTGTTGTTGTATACTGTAAAGCCTTAGTTCCGAACTCTTTTAATACTAAATCTGTTACATATGTTAATTCTTCCATAGGGAACGATTCGGCGGCTGGAAGTCCTCCTGAAAGTGTTATAATATCTGGTTCGTAAGCTAACTTTAGAAATTCTCTTGTAGCAGAACCAGTTAAGTTCTCTATGTTTTTTGAAAATTTTATATTCATCAGCATTAGTCCTTTCGAGTTTATAAGGGATTGTTAGTCCGGATCATACAAAAAAAAAGAGAATACTATGCAGTATTCTCTTTATTATAAATATTGTCACTTCAACATTTCCGAACACTATAGAGATAAAGTATTGGATCATCTTGTATACTTTATATCATTTATTAATTTTTGAATCCTTTTAATTTCTTCTAAATATTCTTTTTTAGCATTTTCGTCGTTTTCATTCACCATAGCATTTTCTATAACTTTTTTAAGATATAATAACCAAGATAGCATGTCAATCCCTCCATGTAGTATAATATTAATGTCTTTCATTTTTACTTTCTGATTCTCTTAATTCTTTTCCGAATTTCTTCATTTCTTCTTGTGCATTTAATATCATTTTTACATAATTCATTATACCTTCATAATCTGTTGATTTAAATACTTTAAAAACATGGTCATTTTTCTTTAATTCGTTTTTAGTCATATCATCTATCTTTTGAGATTGTTCTAGGTCTTGTAATCTTCCTTCTGTTTGATATTCTACTCCTTCTCTATCTAGTAAAATATTAATATTGACAAATCCTGAAAAAGTAGTATTAACTAATTTCATTAAATCCGTTCTAAATTCATCATCTGGAAGGTACAGAGATGCATACACATTAGTTAATAATAAAGGTCTATCTGTAATGATAATATCTACTTTATCATTTACTCTAAACATACGATGATGTTGTTTTGCAAAGATATATAATTCATCTTTCATAGTTTCTTGTCTTTGTTCGTATACTAAATCTTTTGCAAATTCAGAAACCATTTCAGTATTATAACCTTGTATCTTTAGATCAGCAAATATTCTAGCCATTGTAGTAGATTTTCCACATCCTGGTCCACCAAATAAGTTTATAACTAATGCTTTTTTCATATAAATACCCTCCTATAATTTAATTATACTAAATATAATAATACAAGTATATAATGCAATATCTGATCTGTTAGATAACTTATTGCTTTAAATCTGGCTTTTGCAGCATCTATAATTATATGACTTATTATTATAAATATTGTCACTTCAACATTTCCGAACACTATAAAGAAAGGTGTTGCATATAAAACTGAATGTACTACTAAGTGATACCAATTTTCTCCTTTAGTTTTTGCTAAAAAGTCAGTTTGTAAAACATAATCTCCTACCATATGGCACATAACTAAAATTAATAGTTTTTCAATCATATAGTGCCTCCTAATTTAATTAAATTTTTTTAGAAATTATAAAATCGTGATTTATATTAGTCGGTTTATATCCTATTAACTTGTATACGTACTTCATTACTACAGGAGTGCCGAAAGTTAAAAATAATGTAAACCATGTAACATATTGAGATGCTAATATATATGCCGCCACTAGAAATACAAGTTCTATTATAGTTCTTATTACTAACAAACTTTTACCAGTTTTATTCATTAAAGCTTTCATTAGTATATTGCTTCCAGTTGCTCCAAATCTAGATTTTTCTAATAAACTCCAACCAATTGGTATTAATACAGCACCTAAAGCTAATAGTTTAGCATGTGGCAAAATATTATGGAATATGTTTATCATTATAGCACCATATGATCCATTTACTATAGCTGCCCAACCTAAACCTTCTCCATAATACGTTGCAATAGCTATCATTATAGCTTCACACATCATTCCTGCTGCAAATAAAGGAATACCTAAATTAATAGATATTCCCTTGTTTGTTGCAGTTTCAACAAAACAACCTAAATCGCTGTTAAGAACTAAAGCAATTCCAAATGCTGCTATTGTAACACCTAAAAATAATTTAAATATTCTTTTTAATTTATCGTTCATAATTATATTCCCCCTTTTATTGTATTGCATAATGCTATTAAATTATTCATTGCGTCAGCATAATTAGTATATATGACTTCCTCAATTTTGCCATCATCAAATTCAGTTTTTAATATATATTCGTTTTTTTCATTTTTAATAACATTTACACTTTTTATCAACATAAAATTTACTCCCTTCTTATATTAATAATATATGTTTATTATTAATAATAAATGTGATGGCCCATTTATCAGCTACATACTCTCCATAAATTTGTCTATAGGCTAAAAAGTCGTCGTCTTTTACGTTTCTTAATTCTTTTTCATATTGTTTTTTGTCAATGTTATCATACGTCATAAAATGACCAATTTCATGCAATAACGAAAATATAAAAATTTTATCTCGTGGTATATCAATGTTAAATTTATCTTTTAAATATCCTTCTAAAAATTTATTGCCCTCAATTTCATATTCGTCCATTATTACTGCATACTCTATTACTTTATCATCGGGCACATATACAAACATGTCACTTTCTATAAATTCAATCTCCTCTAATTCAGGAATTTTAGATTTGACATAATTTATAATTTTATAAAATATAGAAGGATCATACATAAATTTACCTCCTTAAGATATTAGGAAATAATAAATTTTATCATATATATTGAAAAATTGTTCTGGATAAAAATATATTGGTATAAATAGTAATATTAATAAAAATAAAAATACAATTATTAATTTTTCTTCAGCTGACACGTTTTTAAATTTATATAATAATTTCATAGAAATTACCTCCTCTAATTTAAATTAATTTTCTTCTTTTTCATCATTATTAAATTTTTCTTCAAGATCTAATTCAATATAATTATCAAATATGTCGCCAATAAATATTATAAATTTTTTTATCATTTCTTTAATTTTATTCATATTACTACCTCCTATAATTTAATTATATTCTTTAAACTTAATTATAATATATAATTAACCTATCTTTTAAAATGAATTGTAATTAAATCATCAATCAATACTAATATGAAGGCTATAGTTAATAAATATATTGGTAGGAGCTTCAATATATTAATTAATTCCATATAATATACCCCCAATATTATTCTATTCACTTATATAGAAAACTACCAATCTTCCATCCTTAACTGAATAGTCGCAAGTTATTAGTGCTATTATATGAGAATTTTCATTATACTTAGGATTTTCTACTGAATAGTCGCAATGTACTTTTAAATAAGTTACAGCTTCATTAGTTGACATACTATCAATTTTTCTATAAAATGGTTCTGATGCTGGAAATACTGTATATGCAAGTGGAGCATAAACTTTTTCCGATTCTTTATCGTATATTGTTAACTTAGATTTGTTAAATCTTTCTATGTCTTGAGGAAAATAGTGTAAATTGTTAAACATTGTTCCGTTTCTCATTGAATGTCCATACACTACAGTTAATAAACCATTATAAGGTCTATCAGTTGCATCATAATATATAGATCCTGCTATATCGTATCTTCCTGAATAATCATGGTTTAAATAATATTGATTATCAGAACCTAACATTAAAGGATAGTCAATAGCTGTCTCTGTAACTGTTATCCAATTATAATCTTTGTTATCTAAATATTCATTTATATTATCAAATTTATCTTTTTCTGACTGAACTGTATTATACGTTACACTACTTTCAATGTAATTTACTTGTTTCTTACCCACTTCCCAACAACTTATAGATAAAACTGAAATCAATATACAGTTCATACATTTTTTTAATTTTTTACGCATAATATCCTCCTAAAAAAATAAAGTAGAATAGCTAGAAAGCTATTCTACTTTATATTAATTTTTATTCTTCATCATCTTTTTTCTTGTTTAACATAAATAATCCAGCTGCAGAAGCTATTGCTCCCCCTACAAACATCATTACACTTGCATCCCCTGTTTCAGGTTCTTCTTCCGGTAAGTTTGGTATTACTGGTGGTTTTGGATCTTCTGGCTTAGGATTTTTAGCGTCTAATTCTTCATCAGTTAATGGTTTATTAAATTTAACATGTATTACTTCTATCTGTTTATTATCTTTGTCATAAATTTTAAATTCTATCCAACCTTGGCTTGGTCCTTCAGCTTTATCTTCCCAATTCTTTTGTTGCGCTTCTATTCTATAATCTGCATTAGCTGAATTAAATTCATTCATATAAGCTTTCCATCCATCAACTGTTACATTTTCTATCTTATGTTGATTTCCATCATGTATTCCTCTTAATCCTGGTGCTTGACAACCATCATTGCCGTTACCTGCCGCAAATACATTTCCGCTCATTCCAACTACTAATAAACCAGCTATTAATAAAGATCTTAATTTTTTATTCATATATAAATCCTCCCAATAATTTATTTTTTTTTTTTGATTTAATTATGATTTATTCCTTCATGTCAATATTATAATATATTATTATAATTTTTTTAAATTTTTAAATAATTATTATTGCTAATGACGCTACTAAAACTGGTATTAATAAATTGTCGTAGTCACCTGAAACAAGTTCGACAATGGCCCCAACTTTTGATAATATAAATAATTGAGGTAAGATTAATAATGGATTAAATTCCATTATTAAACAAACTATGCACATCGCTATTAAAGAAGCATATGCAAATGATACTGCTCCAAATATACTTTTCTTATTAGGAAATTTAAGATTCCATTTACAGTTTTTAAATTTAACTCCTACTAAAGCAGCAGCTGCATCACCGACACATAATGAAGATATTCCCAATCCATAATATAACCATCCTAAAGGCATTGTGTATGCCATTACAGATAATACAAAATAACCCAAACCCATTAAGAAAGTTGCTTTTCGATTATTCATACTAGAATCTTCTCTTTTATCAGCAACAAGTTCCATTTGATCACACATAACTGCTGCAACCATATATAAAAATGCAACTATTGGAACATGAATTGTATCTTTTAGGAAAATATAACTTACCGTCCATAATATAGTTCCTGATAGGAAATGTCCCCACTTTCTAGCTATCTCTTTATTCTTTAAATTATCATGTAACCATTGTTCTGTAGGAAGTATTAATAACTCAAGTACAATAATTAATAAATAGCCTAATAAAATTTTCATGTATAAACCCCCTCTAATTTAATTATAATTTAATTATAGTAAAAAAATTAGGGAATGATTGTTCCCTAATTTATAACATTAATTTAGAAATATGACTCATTTTTTTCATCTTCTTTTTTAGTAAATATATTCCATAACGCTTCAGCTCTTTTAAAATTATCATCTTTATGATTAATTGAAATTTCTTTTATACAATCTTCACAATCAGGCGTAAATAAATTAAAAGTAATTTTAGTGGAAAATAAAGTATAATCTTTAAAAATTTTAATTATTCCTCCATTTTTAGTTTCTACTTTATAGTAGTTAACAACAATTTTTCCATATAATGGGATACAAATTCTATCAAGTGATTTATATTCTTCATTTAGTATCATTTTTTCTATATAATCAAAATTTAATTTACTCATAATAAACTCCCCCTTAATTTTACTTTATCTAAACTATAGTATATATTTAAAAATAAATTTAAATTTGAAGAATAGCCTAATAGACTATTCTTCATTTTCATCTTCTTCATCATATATATCAAATCCTGCACATTTAAAGAACTGTCTAGCTATTCTTGCTGTTTTAGATAAATGTTCTTCCTCGTTCATATGTTCAGATATTCTTGGATTATATGGATCTTCTAATAATGCTTCTAATAATGCATCAGACATTACTTCATCAGTTGCATAAGATCCTAATAATTTTTGTGTTACATCTGATTTTGTTAATCCTAAGTTGTTTACTTCCATTTCCAGTTGTGTTAATCTATACATTTCTGTATAGCTCAGACTATATCTTCGCTATCTCTAGCGCTCCGCATTTCCCTTTTGGTACTCTACTCCCTTACTAACGGTTTCGATAGTCGTTGAACCTCTTTCAAGGCTGCTGATTGCCCATATAGGGTGTCCCAGCAATTAACGGAGTTTATACTCAGCCAAATATTAACCGAGTCTCAAAGGTGTTGAAGACCATGGAAGTTTATGATCTCTATATGCTTTTGATTTAGCAGGTAAACCATTTATGCTGTTTAATGAAGTACTTCTTACTGACATTTTACCTTTTGTATCATGTTTTAGTACCATCATATACATTTCAGCCATTATTATTGGATTATGAACACCTTCAAATTTAAATTCTTGAATTTCAGGATAAGTTTCATATAATTGTGTCATTTGGTCTAGTGTTATATTACCCCAAAATGGAGGTTGTAATACTGGTATTCCCTTTTCAACTAATTCATTAAAGAATTGCCATTTAGAATTTTCGTCTAAACTATTGTAAAACTCTAATGTATTATGATATTGTCTATTATCTAGCTTTTTGAAATAATCAAATAAATGCTTTTCTTTTCCTTCTAATGTTTCTTCATTTGCTATATACTTACGAATATGCATACCTATGAAATTAAGTTCTAACTCATACAATGCTGCCTTACATTAAAGCGAATTCGCAAAATTCACCCCACAATCATTAATGTGCCATATATCTCTATATGGAGTAGACTATATCACTCCGGTATACCGGATTCTCCATTTCCATTTAAGGGATTTTCACCCACCGCATTAACTTCGGCCGTACTCCTGTTGCTCATTTCAGAGCCAAAGGGATAGTCGTTGAACCTTCTCTTTCGAGCTTGGCTGCTGATTACCCATATAGGGCGTCCCAGCAATTAAGAGAATTATTCATATATACATTACTGTATATTGCCGCCAATTGACGGAATTAATCTGTTAAGAACTCCTAATGAGTTTTGAATTAATTCTGGTCTTTCTCCTTTAAATGGACCACTTTCTATTATAGGCATTTCATCATCAGGCAATATTCTTGATACAACACCTTTCCCGCCATCAATATGTTACGATACAGTTCGCTAGACTGCACCTTCTATACATTTCTGTATAGTTCAGACTATATCTTCACCCTTTTCAGGGGCCTCTTGTTTCGAATCGCTTGATTCTACTCTACTCATTAAAGTTATATATTCGGGATTTATCATTGAATAATACATATAAGAATTACTAGAATAATATAACTTATAATTTTCGATAGTCGTTGAACTTAAATTATAATTATTATTAATTAACTCATCCAATATAATAGATATTTCGTTGTCTTTAAGTTTGTAATGAAGACGTAAAAGTTTAATTCCATGAGTCAGGCAATAACTATTCTTTATTGAGTCTCTCAGTATAGTATCCTCAAAATCATATACTGAATCAGAAAATCTCATTGGAAAGAAATGTTGTTCTCCATCAAACTCAATCAATATATTTTGAGATTCAATATAGAAATCAAATGGCAATTCTCTGCTATGTTTACATTCACTAAAGCGTTTTTCTAATTCATATTTTATATTCTTATTATCTAAATATTTTTTGATATATTCGACTTTTTTACTTTTAATCTGTTTACATATAGGGCACCTACAATTGTTGTATACAAAATTTCTAGGTAAGATATTCCATTCATAACCACAGTCATCATGTCGAAGTCGAATTTTTGTTTTTTCATCAATATATTCAGATATAAGAGTATATGAATTATCTGTATTCTTTATAATATCTCTGTACTGCTCAGTAGTATAGTGAATTGCAAACATGCATTTAGGACATTGACGTCCCCTTCTAAAATTTTCACCATCAGTTTTCCATTCATAACCGCATTTTTTATGTCTCAACGTTATACCTTTCATATAACCTTTGAATTCTAATAGTTCATATTCTTCATTATGTTCCATTTTGCTAAATTTATATCTAAATTGTTCCTCAGTCATATTTTTTGCTGAAATTTCGCAAAATGGGCATTTACCTTTCTCAATATTTCTCATTATTGTATGCGGTTTTGTATCCCAAATATTACCACACTCATTGTGTTTAAACTTATGATATTCTTCATATCCTTTATATTCGCCAATTAATTCATATTTTCCATGATATTTACTATTAAGCTTTATTACAAATTCATTATGATTCATAAATATATCATTCCTTTTCAAATTTAATATATTTATGTTTTTACTTTTTAGGTTTAAAATTGGCGAAACGGGTGATTAATTAATAAATGTAATTTAAGCTGCTGATTGTCCTTTTAGGAGTTCCCAGCAATTAAAGAGGTTTTTCATCAACATTTCTGTTGAAGCAGACGTGGCACTCTCATCTGTTTGCTAATTTAGATCCAACAGTTAAAGGAAAATATTCTAATATTGTAAACTCAAGAATGTATCCTTTGAATTCATTACTTTCATATACCCACATATTACGTTTACTTTCGTCATCTTTACTTTCGTTTTCTATAACTTGCTTACATTGATTATACAATGCTATTAACTCAGGATGTATACTTTCATCACCATAAGTTTTTCTATACTCTTCAACTTTATCAACTATTCCTTTTCTATACTTTTTGTCTTCTACAACTAAATCATAAACTTGATTGTTATATCTTTGTGTACTTAACACTTCTTCTGTCATGTTTGAATATACGTTAATATCTACAACTTGTCCGTGAATATAGAAAGATGTATCATCAGGTTCTATCTCTTTAAGTTTTTCATTCTTTAAATTTTTAAGCATTTTATTATAAGTTATTCTACGTCTTACTGCTAATATTCCACTTTCATTTACATATTCACCCACATCAGGAAATGCTTTATAAGTTTCTTTAGTTGTGAATAAATCGTCTTCTTCATCTGATTCTCCACCATAAATGTTTAATAATAAATCATTGTCGTTTACGCTTATCTTTACCTTATATACATTGCTGTATGATAGTTTTTTTGCTGCACTTTCAGATATTACAATTGGATCTTCATAAGTTAAATTCTTATATGTCATGTAACAAGTTTTCATATTACGTCCATACATAAAATTTCCATCATTATCATATGAATTAGATCTATATAAAATTTCATTGTTAATTTTATCTCCTGGATACTTATTATCTATTACTTCATTGTCATACTTACAACCATAATGTTCTGTAAAATGAGAACATTCACTACGTCTTACAAAGGATATTATGCCAGTTTCATCATTACGAACTATTAATAAATAATTCATTTTGTTCTTTGGTATCTTAGATAATACGGTATAAGTTCCTTCTAATTTTTGATAACCATCTATTGTGTATTCTCCTACTTGAGCTTCAAATCCAGATTGAACTAATGGAATATCAGCTTCGTTTAATACAACTGCCTGTGCTAATTCTGATATAAACATTGTAAGTCTGTTACAATCGGTTTTATTACAATTTGGAACTAGTAAACTTTCTGCTAGAAAACTATGATTTTGATCATGCTCGGATAATTTTTTAATTCTACTATAATCCTTTGCCACAATAATACCTCCTAAATTTAATTTTAATTACTCACATAATAAACTTAATGCTAAAAATAACATTGATATAAATATAAATGCGCCCATAAGAAATTCTGCAATTATACATAATCCTGTAAGTGCTAGTATAATTATAGCTGCAAAGAATACAAATTCTATTACAAAGCCTAAAGAATTTGATTGTGCTATAAATTTAAGGCTCATAAGTTCTGCACTGATCATAAATAAAAATAACAGTCAATGCATATATTATCCACCTCTTTATATATTACAATTTTTAATTTCTTCTTCAAGTTTATCGATATTAACATTTTTAAATTTATTCCTAATCTCCTTATCCCATTCTTTTTCTTTTACTAAACATTCATTCCAACCTTCATCAGTTGCAGGTCTAAATACTAAATACTTTTTACCTTTTCTACCAGGAACTGGAACTTCTTTAGAAACCCAATTATTATATCTATCATATATCTTATAATAAGATATTCTGGCATATGTTTCACACCATTGTTGTGCTTCTTCTACTGATTTAAATATTAAATTCCATCTTTCTTTTGTATTGAAATAATCTTTAGTTTTACTGTTCTTTATATTAACATAATAACCATAGAACACATCGTATTCGTCAAATCTTTTGTTAATTGTAAAATCTAGACAATATAATTTTCCTCTATAATAGTGTTTATCACTATCTTTACAAGTCCTAACATTATTCCATTTCATATTAGTTACCTCCTAAGTAATTTAATTTTATCAATATTATAATATACACATACAAAAAATTTTAGTGAGTAGGATCATAGAAATCCTACTCACTTGATTTTACTCTTCAAATTGATCTGGGTTTTCTTCTACTTTATCATAAGCTTCTGGTTTGTATATAAAATCCATATACATTTCTTGACAAATATCATCAAACATAGCTTTAAATTCTTCATTACTATCATACTTTTCAATAAATGTTTTTTGAGTAAACTTAATATCAGCTAATTGCGGATACTTATCAGATTTAATATAGTATGCTCTACCGTTACCACCTAACATTCCGGCTTTCTTAATAAAGTTGAAGTTAGATAATGCATTAGAGAATCCTCGTTTTTGTTCATATACTAATTCAACTTCTTGTCCAGCTTCATTAGATCTAGATTTACAAGTCTTAACTTTAACCATAAAGCCTTTAACTCCAAAGTCTTTATCTGGTTCAAGTTTAGAACCTGCTGTTAGTTTGTAGAATGTATCTGCAAGGTATATACATTTACCACCCATAATGTTAACTACGTATTTCTACGTAAATCAGACTATATCTTCACCATTTCTGGTGCTTACTGTTTCCACTTCAGTTGAAGTGTACTCTACTCCCTTATTAACGGTTTCGATAGTCGTTGAACCTTACCATTTCTGGTCTTGGCTGCTGATTGCCTCAATGAGGGTTCCCAGCAATTAAGTAAGTTTAAAGCGAGCAGTGTGTTACGCAAGTTTACCCGCTATATTCTCATCTTGTCCTAAGTAGTTGATTTGAGCCGCTGTTTTAACTGGCCCCGTTTCAACTTTTTTACTTATATGAGCAACTATAAATAGAGATATTCTAGCTTGTTCTAATACTGGAACAAGTGAGTTTAAGATATTATTATTATCTTTAGCTTGTGTAGCACCAGTCATGTTGCTTAAACCTAGTTCCACGTTATCAACGTCTATAACTTTATCAGAAACCATTGTAGACCAAGAGTCTATTATAATTATAGTCGGAGGTAGTATCATAAATGGATCTCCATTATCATCAACTCTACCGCTGTCTATTGCTAAAGCATCAAAATTATCGCATTTTATCTTAGCTAGTCCTCTTATCGCTTTGTACATTTTTTCTATACTAATTTCACTATTAAGAATCATAAACTTAGATTTAATTTCATCAGCCGATGCTCCTGTCATAGCTTCTATTCTGGAAAGAGTATGAGATCTTTCATAGTCCCATATCTGTACTGTTGCATTTGGTATATCTTTAACTATATTCCAAGCACCTTGTACTAGCAACGATGATTTCGGATTGTTATTAACGTATGACTTTTTATCCATACCTCTGGAGCTTTCGCTCATTTGCATCGACCAGTCAATTCTGGTCCAGCCTAGCGTACATTTTCACCCTCGTTTAACGTTAGGTGTTTAGGGGAACGACTTCCTAAACAGATATTCCTATAGAATATCGTGCCGGACACTCTTGGTAGGATTATATTCTCTTTCGAGGTTCACCTACTACGCGTTACGATGGCATGAGTCTTTTAGTTCTCATACTTATCTCGGTATTAGCATATCTTTCGACTTAGCCTCCACCGATATTGCCCGGTAATAATCCAGATAGTTACCTATTCTGGACGGCAATTAATTAAATCATTATAAATTTCATACTTACGGTCTAAATAAATTGTAGCATTCTCATACATCCATTTTAGTAATTTAGTTGAATTTTCTTTATTACCTAATAATTTAGGAGGTTTCCCTTCATAATGTCTTATATGAGTATCGATGTCAGTTGCATTTTTAATACTTGTTTTAATAACATTGAGAGACTCCTCGTCATAAGCGGTTATCTCAATACAATTTAATAATAGTTTATTACTAGATGTTCTTTTTATATGGCCATCTCCATCAAAATAACCTCTTATATAGTGCCTCAAATTGTTATTAGTAATTTCATCTGGAATAACAAGTTCTTTATAAGTCTTTCTATTAACTATCCCTAATTCTATTAATCTATTACAAAGATATGTTGAGCCTACAATAATTCTATAAGTCATTGCGCCGTTAGATTTGACGGTTCTTTTAGAAATTTTATGGTCAGATTCTAAAAAATCTCTAAATTTTTCTACGTGTTCCAAATCTTTCAAAGTTAATTCTACATACTTTGCATCTTTACTAACAGAACCATCAGCCGCTAAAAAACCTAACCAATAAGATGATTCTTCGTTTATATTATCAAAAACAAAAGGATTAAGTTTTTTACGATTACACAATGTTTCTGGATATATTCCTAGCACATCTTTTAATTTTTGTGAAAATCTTGTTGCATCGATATGTTTATAACTTTTAAATTGAGTTAATGACATGCCAAGATCTATCATTTCATCGTATAATTTTTGTAAGAATTTGGGATCGTCATATTGACCTCCTAATTGATGGCTTTTATTCAGTTTAGTTGAAACTACATTTATTTTTCTTAATTTATTAGATAATATATGTCTGTCAACATTAAGTGTTTTTGCAACTTCTGTAATGGATTTTCCTGATTCTACGAGTTCTTTAGCCGTTTGCATGAATTTATCATCATACTTCTTCATACAATCACCTCAACTATAAAAGTTGAGATTATAAATTTGATTTAATTATAATCTACCAGTTCCTGATTTACCTGCAGCTGTTAATATTCTTGCATCATTTACACCAGTTAAAACGTAGCCATCTTCAATTTTACCATTTCTATAATCTAATATGTCTAAACCTAAATTATTAGTTATCGTTATAGTGTTTTCTTTACCTAATCCTTCTTTTTTCATCATATCTCTCATCATTCCGTTTAAATCAAAGCTCATAATAATACCTCCTAATTTTAATTTAATAATTTTTTTGTTACTACATTTTTATAATATAAATTTATAACATTTTTTCAACTATGGCAAATTTTATAGCTTTTAGTACTTCAGTTTGTACCACCTTATCAGGTAATTGTTTTAAATTATCATATTGAATACACGGATTAATTCTTTTTATTCTTTCTCCAGTAATTGGTATGATCTCTAATAATTCTTCATCGCTGTAGCCATTTTCAACTATATTAGTTATAAGATTTTTAAGTTCTATTCTATCTTTATCATCTAGATAATCCCATCCAAAAAATATAGTTTGCACTGTTTTAACAGCTCCTGCTGTATCAACCCAAATAATAGGGTTGGTTAGATCTATAACTAACCAGCCATTGTCAATATCTATATGAGTTATTATAGCTCTTATGTTATAATCTAATGTAATTTTCATTTGTTAAATCCTCTCTTTAAATTTGATGGTCTATCATTGCAACTCTTATCATTTTTATAAGATCTTTTTTAGTTTTTTCATCAGGTATATCATTTATTGTAAACCTCGCATAATTCATGCATCCTAAAGGTAGTTTTAACATCTCTTCATCAGTAATTTCGTTTGTTAGTAATTTATCTATAAGCATATCAACTTCCTTACAACTTTTAATATAATCTTTATCATCGTATGGTATATGACTATTACCTTCATCAGCTTCAATTCTAATATATATCACTGTTTGAAGACAATTGTGCAGATCAACCCACACAAACTCGTTATTAAAAACTAATTCTAAATAAAAATACTTAATACCGAATTCAAATTTATCATCGTATTCATTGACTGGATATACTACAACTTCTTCTATATTACATTCGTATTCTAAATTAACTTTAACTTTCATGTAATTACCTCCCTAATTTAATTTAAATTTGGTAGTCTACCATGGCTTTTCGTATCATTTTAATTAGTTCTTCTTTAATTTTTTTATCTTTAATATCTTTAATTAATATTGGTTCTCCATTATCAAATGTTAATATTAAATCTTCAATTTCTTCGTCTTTTAAGCTTCCAATTAATAGCCCTCGAATTATATGATCAACATATGCTGAATTTTCTTTCCAATCTTTATTATTGAGTGAATAATCGTAAATATCTGTATTAATTTGAATGTAATTGTCATTTAATAATCCATTATCTTCGGTAATAAAGTACAAAGGTTTATCAAATCTAATAAACAAATCGTCGTAATATGGCCAACTTTCTGTAGGCTCATACATAAGTCGAACATCATTTACATTAACTTCACATTCACAATTAACTGTATACCTCACCTACATACCCCCTTAACTTAAATTTGTTTGTCTATAATTACAGTTTTCAATCAATAAAAATGAGTACATACTTATAGTATGTACTCATATTAATTTTTATTCTACTTCATTATCTATCTCAATAAAATAAATTTCATATCTTAAATCTACATGATCTAATTTAACTTGCATTTTATCTCCAATTCTAATTCTTCTTCCTGTTGTTTGTCCTATAAGTTGTATTCCTGTATTATCTAGTTCATAGTAATCATCGTACATATGTTCTATGTCAATCTTACCTTTTATTATTCCATCTACCATTAAAGTAATTTGATTATTAGACACGTTAAATACTGCAGCTTCAAACTCTTCATCTGCATGGGCTTGAATATACTTAGCTCTATAGAATGCATGTACATCGTCTTCTGCTTTTTCAGCTTCTCTTTCCATAGTAGAAGATTGTACACATACATCATTAAGAATATTCTTATAATGCGTTATACGTTTATCATTAAGTGTTCCATGTATCCATTCTTTTGCAATTCTGTGAATTTGTAAATCAGGGTATCTTCTTATAGGAGAAGTCCAATGACTATAATAATCAGCAGCTAAACCAAAGTGTCCTACATTATGAGGCATATACTTAGCTTGTTTTAATGAACGCAATAACGTCATAGAAATTGCATTTTCTTCTGGTCTACCTTTAACTTGATCTAATACTTGTTGTAACTGTTTAGGTCTAATGTTTTCAGTATCTCCTTTTATAGTTAAATTAAATGCAGCTAACATGTTACTAAATATCTCTAATTTTTCTTCACTAGGGTCTTCATGAACTCTGTATACAAATGGTAATTCTAACCAATAGAAATGCTCAGATACAGTTTCATTAGTTATAAGCATAAACTCTTCTATTATTCTATTAGCCGTAGTTCTAGGGTACGGTTCTACTCTTTTAACTTCTTCGTCATCAGTTAATATAATTTTATCTTCAGGAAAATCAAAATCTATAGAACCTCGTTTAACTCTTTTCTTATTCAATATAAGCGCTAATTCTTCTGCTAATTTTAAATCTTCATAAATATGAGCATATTCAGGAACATCTTCTCCATTTAATACTCTAGTAACTTTATCATAAGTACATCTACAGCAACTGTTGATTACAGATTCTTGTATATCATAATTTTTTACTTCTCCTTTTTTATCTATTAACATTTCAACTGTTAATGTAAGTTTATCATTATTAGGATGAAGTGAACATGCACCATTAGATAATTCTTTTGGCAACATTGGTAATACTTTATCAACTAAATACACTGAAGTTGCTCTTTTTAAAGCTTCTCTATCAAGTTTAGCATTTTCTCTTACATAATGTGTAACATCTGCTATATGAACCCATAGCTTATACTTATTACCTTCACGTTTTATACTTATTGCATCATCAAGGTCTTTTGCATCATCGCCATCTATTGTAAATACTTTATGATCTCTATAATCGGTTCTATATTCTAACTCTTCATTTATATCTTGTTGAGATACTGATAGAGCTTCTCTTAAAACTTTTTCAGGGAATTCATCTCTTAATGCGTATCTTTCAATTATAGATTTAAGTTCTACAAATTTCTCTCCATGAACACCTATCTTTTCTCTTATTCTACCTTCAGGGCAGAATCCAGGGTCTCGTGGATATGAAACTATGTCTACAATTACTTTATCTTTATCTTCATAACCAGTATAATCATTAATGTGTATATCAGTACTTATAGCTTTATTATCAGGAACTACAAATGCATGTCTTAATCTATCTATTACTAATGTTCCTATAACTTGTCTTACATTGTGTTTTAATATCTTCGTTACTTCAGCTACATACTTTCTGTTTTTACCTCTTGGCGATTTCTCGTCTTCTATTAATTCAAATTCTACAATGTCTCCATACATTGCACACTTAGTTTTACTAGGAGGAACAAATACATCATCCATACCTTCGCCTATCTCAATAAATCCATAACCTTTACTAGTACTTATAAATTTACCTTCCATATTGAATTACCTCCCTAAATTTTTATAATATAGATTCTATTATTAATTTTTTAGCATCTTTTTTAAATTGTAAATTATCATAGACAGAATTTATTGCAGACGATGAATTTCTTATAACGTCCCACTGATCATTGAGCGACTCTTCAGATGGTTCTATTACAGCCATTAAAGTATTGATATTACTTGTATAATAATCTATGATTTTTCCATATCGGTTTTTATAATTTGATGATGCCATCATATTATATACTTTATTAGTTTCTATATCAAAAAGTATAGTTGCTTTAGTTGTTGGTTCATTATTATTACTTTTGTTGATTACATTTATTACATAATAACGATTGTTGACGTCAGATGCATAATTTATACAACAAATAGCTTCCCACATTATAAATCCCTCCTCATATCTATAACATAGATTCAACTATTAACTTGTCTAAAGCTTTAACATTTTTTTCTTTAGTTTCGTTGTCTAAACTTTCCCACCAATCAATTACTTCTTGTTCATCTCTTTCAGGTTTAAGGCCTACTAATATAGAATATGGACCATCGTCATATATTGGACTGGAAAGACTAAATTCATCAATACTTTCAGGTTTTTGTTCTGAATTTGAGTAATTCCACCCATACAAATTATTACTTACTGAATCATATATAACTCTTGTAATCTCATGCAAAGATCCATCATCGTTGAAAATTTTAAATACAGCCAACCAATAACGATTGTCTTTATCTGATCTTGAAGCATCTATTCTTGTTAATTTAATATTCATTATATACCATCCCCTTTATATCATAGAATCTATTATTAATTTTTTTATAAATCTTTTATCTTCAGTTTTCTTCCATTCATTTTTTATAAATTCAAATAATCTATCATTTGAATTTATAATTATTCCAATTTCTTTATCATCATTAGTTACAAAGTGATCAATGAAAATATATTCAGATCCAGACAAATACCACACACTAAAATTCCAATCATAAAATTGTAATGTTTCTGTATCAAACACAACTCTAGTAGTAATATCATATATACCAATATTAAAAGTACCTTCAAATTCTATCATAAAATATCTCCCATTTTTATCACTTCTTTCTGAAAGTACTTTTACATTTTTTATATATGGCGAATTAGTCATATCCTTAGCCTCCACTAATTTAATTTTATATCATTGCGTCTATTATTGCTTTTTCTATATACTTTATATTCTTTTCTTTATCATTTTCAAACCATTTATATATTGGGTCGTCAGACTCATACAACATTAATTTATCGCCTGAATTATCAATATATTCACCTATTAATCGTTCTTTATAATTTTTAAATATAATTGGTGAAACTGGCAGTATCCAATCATATAATTTTTTGTCTACTTTATCGTAAATCATAGATCTTGAATACGTTAAAAAATCATCAAATACAATCCAAAAATATCTTTCATTCGGGTCAGAGCACTGCATCAGTACATTTTTTATTTTAAACAAAGTTATCCCTCCTGTTAATTAAATAAAACTATCAACTATCGCTTTTCTTATAATTTTGTCTCTGTTGTCTTTGTTACTATCCCACCAATCAATTATATCTAATATAAATCTAAATCTCGTATCTGATAATGGCGCAGTTTTAACTTTGACTCCAAAATTATTAATAAATGTATAGTCAGTTGCAGTCAAATCAGTGCAATACCAATCTAATAATAGTTTTTCATCTTTATCGTATATCACTGAAAACGTCGCATTACTAAAATTTAAAGCATAATATCTTTCATCCTTATCGGAAAGTTCGTAATTCACATTAATATTCATAAGTAAATCTCCTTATAGCATACTATCTATAACAATTTTTTCGATTTCTTTAAGTGACTCTTGATCTGATAACCAGTTTAACATTTTAGTTCTGTTACGACATATACCTAATTCAAAAACACCCACCAGCATATCAGTGTTATCAATATAGCTATCGATTATACTTTTATTATATTCTTTCTTATATTCCAATTCTATGGTTGTTCTTAAATTCAGTAATAACCAATCATAAACTTTCTTTGTTTTTGAATCATATAAAATCGGTATACTAGAATCTTCAAATAGAATCCAAAAATATCTCCCGTCTTTATCAGAATAATCTTTTGATACTTTTTTAGGTTTTATCATTCAAATCTATCCCCTTTTTTAGATTAATGAATCAACTCTTAATTTTTCCACAGTTTTTGCCTTATTATCCAATGATTCCCACCAATTTGAAATCTCTTTTGATAGAACAGGCGTAACAGGTAGTATGAAGATATTATTGCCACTGTTAGTAATAACTTCTTTTAATTTAAATTCTTTATGTGGCTTAGTACAATAATTATATAAAGAATTATTATGTTTATCATATATAAGTGGATGTGTTAAACTACTACCAATTTTAGATGTTAATACAAATATAATACACGTATATCTTTCATCTTTAGATGATAGTTCTAAATTTGCATACACTTTTAGTTCATTAAAAAATGGATCTTCCATTTGATTGCCTCCTTAAAGTATAATGTCTACAATCATTTTATCAATAATATTACAAATTTCTTCTTTATTATTATTCCACCACACCATAAAAGCATCTCTATCTGAATATAGCGGCATATTAGGATTAGGTGCATCCATTTCCATTACCCATATAATTATATCTCGATCATCATAACTTTGTCTAATCTGATATTCATCTACAACACCTTGTGGCGTATAATTATCAAATTTAACTCTCCAGCTAAAAATATCTTTATTAAGTGAATCATATATAAATATCCATGTATAACTATCTTTTTTAATGTTAATCCAATAGTATCTTCCGTTTATATCCGAATTTTCTATAATAATTCTAGATATACAATATTCATCCAATGTTTTCACCTCATATAATTCATATAATTATATAAAAAAATTAGGGAAATTTAACTTCCCTAATTTAATATAATTTAGTTAATAATTTCTATAAAATTTAAATCACTTTTAAACAATTTGCCTTCAAATATAAAATCAACTATAAAATTTCCTTTAACTTGTATTATATCAACTTCTTCATGTTTTTTAAGATTTATTAATCTTCCTTTACTATCTTCAAAATATCCTCCGTTTAATATTATTCCTTTTTTCATATTAACATTCCTCCTCATCATTTTTATTCTTTCTTTTTTCTATAAAATCATTTACAATTTCAGAGATTGTAGATTTACAATCTCGCCCTATTATGACTCCATTTTCTAAATCTTCTTTGTATATTACTTCATCTTCATCACTATATATAATTTCATTATCATCGTATATAATTTCATCGTTAACATTGTTTTCTTGTTGTATTAAGTCTTCAGGACTATATTCTAAAAAGTCGTCATCTATAAAATTGTCAGATAATCTTTTGAATGTACTTCTATAAGCTTGGTAAGCCGCAGATTCTATCTCATTAAATTCTTTTTTAGATAGTTTTCCATTCTTAGCAATTTGACTTCTAATAGCATATTCAATTTCATCGTCAGCTCCCATAATTAGCTCTTTTATTATGTCACTTATAGCTCTTAATAATTCCTTAGCATTCATATCTTTAAATTTCATATCTTATTCCTCCATCATAATTATTATATTCAACTTCTTCGTTGTACTTTTCTTCTGTGTCTTTAATTGATATTGAGGAAATGACACCTGAACTAATTCGTTTTAGATACTTATAATTTAACATAAGCTCTGAATTAATTTCATATGCTAAATACAATTTTTCATTTTCTGTTAGTGTATTATTAACTAGAACTGTTACATATAGGTCGTTATATAAATTATCAAATTTGATTTTTTCCACTGGAAGATTTTTAATAATAATAGTTTCTAAAGCTCTTATCATATTAATTTCCTCCTTTAAATTTAATAATATTATAAACGAATTGTATTAACATACCTAATTTAATTGTAAATCTTCTATATCTATCCCTAATATACATCCTTCGTATTCTCCATTTTCCATTTGAACGAGACAATATTGATCGTATTCATCATATTCTTGATATATTCCAGTGTCTCCAACTTTTAAATGAACACTATCACCATCTTCTTTATTAACAAATCCAAATCCATAAACTAACGTTCCTTTAAAACATTTAACTGCATTAGCAGGTCCTGATATTGACACTACATCTCCATAATTAAAAACATTTTTCATAAACAACACTCCTTCACATTTAATTTTATTACCACCAATAAAATAATATATATTTAAAATCTGCATTAAAATATTGAGAACATACTTATATAGAGATATGACTAATCTCTATATTGACTAAAATATTTTAAAAGAAAGGGTGATTAGATTGTCAAGAGACTATTCTAAAAGTGAATTCTCTAAACATAGAGCAGCACTTAGAGAATTTGAGTCTGTTTGTGACAAAGTTGAAGATTTACAACAAGAAAACGAGTTTCTTTACAATGACAGAGAGTTAGTTGCAGAAGAAAGAGACGCTGCAGTAAAGCAAATAAATAAAACAGTTAAAGAAATTCGTGATCTTAATAGCAAGAGTAGATATTTTGGTAGACATTCTAAAACATCTAGAACTATGTATGCTGAAAACTACTGCGAAGAAAAACAACCAAAAAAATTAAATGGCAGATTTTCTGATTGGGCATTTAAAGGTTTATATGCAGTAGTTGTTGCAGCTGTTATTCTTTTAGCATGTGGAATAACTCCTGAGTTAGGAAATTTTGCTGAATTGTGGATCGAATTTATATGTGATCCATGGAAACTATCGTTAGTTGGTATTGTGCTACTTGGCAGCTATAAGATATTATTCAAAAAGCAGTAATTTTTTTGAAAAAATTATTTAAATTATTAATTACATTATTAGTATTGGTTGGAATAATATCAGTTCCAACCAATATTTTTGCCGAGAATCAGTATCTTACTAATAGATTAATACCTGTATCAAAGTATAGTATTAAAGCTCCATATGAAATGAAACCTAAAGGTATTTGTATGCATAATACTTGGAATACCGCGTCTGCAAGGAATGAAGCATCGTATATGGAAAGTAACAATAAAAAAGTAAGTTTCCATGTTGCAGTTGATGAAAACGAAGCTTTACTATTAATACCATTTAATAGAAGTGCTTGGCATGCTGGAAATAATTATGGAAACAGAAATTTTATTGGGATAGAAATATGTAGATCTCGCGACTATAGTACTGACAATTTTGAAAAAGCAGAAGAGCGAGCAGTACAAGTTGTAGCGGCCATATGCATCGAATATGGGTGGGATAATGATGTTGATACTTACGTTAAAGCTCATAGAGACTTTGCCAATAAAAATTGTCCTCACCGAACAGATATGAATAAGTTCAAAGAAAAAGTAAAATCTGAAATAAAGAGACAAAAAAGTTCTATGACACCAATAGAAACACCAATTATAGACAATAAAAATGAAATTGAATTACGTGGTGGAAGAACTGTCAAAAAAATAGAAAAATCAGATAATGATAGAACCATTAGTAAAATTAACAATAAAGTGGATAATGGCTGGATTTTAGTGGATAAAAAATATAAATATAAAAATAATGGAAAATTTATAGTTGATCAAGTTGTTAAAATTGATGGAAAAATTTGTAGTTTCGATGATAACGGTTTTTGTATATTAGGTGGACCTAATATGAATCGAAATAAGAGAGGAGTAGATAAGATAAAATATATTATAGACAAAAACAAGTAGGAGGTATTCATGGAAATAAAGGAGATGAAGTACAATGAAAAAATTTATAAAAATTTTAGTACTAATCTCAGTCATTATTTCCACAATATTGTTAATTTCTGATGTTGATATAGATATTGAATTTGACACAGGGAAATCAACTACATATGCTTATCATGAAGGCGGTAGTAGCAGAACTAGCGATAATGAGCTGATTGCTAAACCGCCTTCAGCTTCCTATGATCAAATTTATCAATGGGCAGTAAACAATAATGCTAGTGACTTATACCTTGAGGTTTTACCTATTATATGGGAAAAATCTGTTGAAAAAGGTGTAGACCCAGTTGTAGTAGCAGTACAGTGCGCATTAGAAACTAGCTTTCTAAGTAAAGGTAATGCTATGTCTGGAGGACATAATACTTGTGGCATGAAATCAGCAAAGAATACTAATAAGTATGCAGTTTATGACAGTTGGAGTGACGGATTCCAAGCACAAGTAAATCATTTAGCATTATACGCAGGTATTAGTGGCAATACTAAATCTTGGTTATATGGAAGATGTAAGACAGTTAAACAGCTTACAGGATTATGGGCTGAAGATCCAAATTATGATGTAAAACTAATGTCTATGATAAATAAAATTCATGATACTAAAGTTTCTAAAAAACTTAATATTTATAACGATCCAACTGAAGATAACAACGATAAAAACTTAACAGTTAAGAAAAAAAATAATAATAAATCTTATAGAACAATAGAAAAGATTGTAAAAACTCAAAATAATAATAATAGGACAAAAGTAAATAAAGTTACAAATACTATAAAATCTAGTAAAAAACAAAATGCTACAAATAAATTAAATAAAATAGTTAAAAACCATAATAGCAGCAGAGAAAGTATTGACAAAATTAAGAAAAAAATAAAGAAATAGTTCCTTAAGGAACTATTTCTTTTATATATCATATCCTAAACCAAAATAGTTACCTATAAGCTCTAAAGTTATTGTTATATATTCTTTAAATCCTTGATTGTTATGTGAAGGAACTTTCATGTATCTTAGATATACTTCATTTATATTATTAATAAATGCAAATGCTTTTATTACTTCTTTTTTATCACCATTGTATCCTAACAAGAATTCAGAATACTTTTCAATGTTTAAAATAGCTTTAAAATCTCTTACATCATCTAAATTAAGTTCAACTATATATCCATTTTTATATCTTAATCTCATAAATTAACCTCCTATTGCTCGCTTTCAAATTCTAAAACTAAATTAAAATAATTGGCTATTAAACTTAACATACTCTTTATTATGTCTATAGCTTTATTATGATTTTTAATTTTTTCCATATAAAATACTTGTATCTCATCTATAAAATCGAAAGCTTGTATTACCTCTTCATTATCAAATTTGTTACCTAATAAAAATCTACTATAATTTTTAATATTGACACAATTTTTTATATTCACTTCTCTATTACTAAGTTCTATTGTTATCTCTGCTAAAGATTCACCTTTATTAGTTCTTAATACAAATATACTTATCATATTATAAACCTCCCATAATTTTATTATCCTCCTTAATTTATTATCATATGTTAATTATCTTTTTTTACCTCTAAAAACTCCTATTGTGTATATTGCAACAGCTACAATTACTATAATCGCTAATATTGGTAGCAGCATTACTATTAAATTTATTGCTAAATATAATAATCCTAAAACCAATACAATTGCAGTAATCCATCCAAATATCTCAATTACAGTTCTATATACATTTTTTCTAAACATATAAAATACCTCCTAAAGATTTTTTAATCCAAAGAATATTATTATGGAACATAGAAAAATAATACTTACAATAATACCAATTTCGCTATTGAAAAATTCTTTTAATTTTTTCATAGTACCACTCCTTTTTAATTTATCTTTCTTTGGTTTAGGAGATATATATCTTTCTATAATATCATGTGCATCTTTTAAATCAAGTAAATATATGTGTTTTAATATAGCAGTTACTTTGTTTTCATCACTAAAAGATATTCCATTTTTCTTTTCTAAGATCTTTAGTAATTTATCTTGATCTTCACTAGACATTTTTGTTATAGGATCTTTTAATGATGCTTCATAAATACTATACATACAAATATATCCCCTTTCTAATTTACTTCATTTTTATAGTATATAGTTTAAAAATCTTTCAAAAAAATAGAAGGTAATACCTTCTATAATATAATCGTTAAACTAAATTTGGTTTTACATGGTTTACCGCTCTATATATAATTAATATTATATCAGCTATTAAAGATATTATTAAAACTTTAAGAATGATATCTATCTGTAACATATGCCATATTATATCTACTACAGTAAAAATGCCTATAGCTTCTGCTATTCTATCCGCTTTTTCTTTTATGTCTTTTTCTTCAGTTGGCATTAATTCTTTAACTTCTTTTTCTTTCTTTTTAAGTTTAGTTAATACTACGTTAGCAACTTTATTACAAACTATACTTACAGCTTTACCAGCTTGTATAGCAATTTCTCCCATGAATTTAACTAATTTAATAAACATAAATTTACCTCCTTTCCTTTTGAAATTTAAAAGATATATAAAAGAGGTATACCTACTAATTAATAATATACTCAAATCCCCATATCAGTCGAAACCAATATAAAAATTTCAATATACTATATAATTTTCAATATACCTCTAAAATTTATCTCATGTTGAATAAGAATTTAGCAGCAGCTTTTATTGGTGCTTTACCTATAGCTATTGCAACACCTACTAATAATACACCTGTTGCAATTTTAGCTGCTGTTTTTACAACTTTAGTTAATTTCTTTTCTTTCTTAGGTTCTTCTTTAACTTCTTCTTTCTTAGGTTCTTCTCTTTCTTGTTTCTTAGGTTCTTCTTTCTTAGGTTCTTCTTTAACTTCTTCTTTTTGCATTGCAAATTCAAAATTATATTGTACACCTTCATCTTCTTCTAATAAAGGTAATTCAAATTCATCTACTTTGTTTATTACATTTTTAACTTTTATATCTTTTACTTCTTTTTTAGGTTCTTCTTTGACTTCTTCTTTCTTAACTTCGTTTTCTAATTTAACTTCTTCTTTTTCTAATTCATTTAATAATTCTTTAACTTCATTTCCTAATTGTTTTAATTCTTCAAAATTAGGTTTATTGTTTTTGTCCACAGCTATCTCAGCTTCATATATTAGTTCTTCATTATCGTTTAGTTGTTCTTCAGCTATTAATATTAAATCTTTTATTGTTTTATCATAATCTTTAGCTGCACATTTTACTTCTGCTAATTTATTATAGTTTACGTCTTGTAAAGTTAATATATACTTTTCATTAACTCTTTTAGTTTCTTTTACTCTTATTCTACATCCATTAACAACTTCTACAAATTTAACATTATTATTCTTTTTCATAATAAATACCTCCACAAATTTAATTTTAATTTTTGAAGAATAGAAATATCATTATGATATTTCTATTCTTTCACGGTTATAATATATACTTTAAAATTTCACAAATACAGTTTAGACTATGTCTAGTCTTTTTATAATATTGTCTTTTTAATATATTCCTTCGTAAATTAATTCTTTTATAATGTAAGTTAATGAATTTATCACGTAGCCGTTGAATCCAGCTTCAATTAAACTACGTTGAAATTTATCTATTGAACTACTTGCCATATACATTAAATAAATTATTCTTATTAATGCTTTTTGATTATATACTTCAGCTTCTCCACTATACTCATTAAATTGAGCTACTACTAAATTATATCTGTATATCCTAGCAGTTAATTGCTGGAAGAGTTTTTTATGGTCAGTTTTACATCCACAAGCATTAGCTATAGAGTTAGTTCTTTTAATAGAATAACCTGCAACTTTAAATCCTTCTATTGCAGCGTCAAAACCTTTATCTTCTGTTAATACATAAATTTCATCTTTAGATTTTCTAATATATCTCATACAAATACCTATCTCTGCTATTAATCTAAAGTCTGCTGCATCATGTCTTGCTACTTTATTAATTGCTATCTTCATAGGTATAGCTTTTGCTAATTTCTTTACTAAATCTATATTAATTCTGTTTGTTGCATTATCTGATAGTACTACTATTAGTTTATCGTCGGAACATAGTTTTTCTATACCCATTAATGATAAAGAACCTACATTTTCATAATCTACAAAGAAATATCTTGACATACAACCACCCCTTCACGGTATCACTAATTTATCATATTGCAAATACATTATAACGTTTCATAACTTCTCCATACTTATCTTGTAAATCCATTATTGTATAAACTATTGTTAACGCAATTTTAGCAATTGTAGTTATCAATGTTTTTATTGCAATTTCTAACATTGGTATTAATTTTATTGTTCCTTGTATTAGATATGCGAAACTTCCAGCTAATACAGTAGCTGCAGCTCCTACTAGTGCTTTATGTCTATCATGAGCGCTTTCGCTAAATATTCCTTTTGTAATACTCTTAACTCCTTTAATTGTGTCTTTAACTTTTCTTATTATTGCTGTTGCTGTATTAAATACTCCTAAAGTTGCATTTTTAAATGCATCAAATAAATCATGTAAACTTGGAAGTTGTAACTTGTTCATTATATCTTTATAAAATGTAACTGCATTATCTTTTGCATTTATAAATTTGTCTTTAAGTTTTTCTATCATTCTTCCAAGACTTAAAGGTTCTTTAGTTTCACACATTGTGTGTTCTAACAATTTTTCTTCAACAAATCCTGTAAAGAAATCACACATTCCATATATAGCATTTGTTACAATCATTCTAAAATATGCATTAAATGCTAATTGTTTAGTTGTAAACGTATTCTTTAAATTGAATTTAGCTAATTCAGCAATTTTCTTATCTGCTAATTGTTTGTCTTTAACATTGTAAGCTTGTGCATATTGTTTTTGTAATTCTGGCCATATCTTATCTAAGTTTTCAGCATTTTTTGCTCCATAATTTTCTCTTATATCAGCTCTACCGTTTTTCTTTCTACTAGCATTTATCCAATGGAATACAGTTACTAAATTTTCTTCATCATTTACTAATTGTACAACTTCTTCAAGAGTTCCATTTTCTGTTGCGTCTAAAAACATTCTTAATACTTTTTTATCTTTAAATAGATCTTGAGGTGTATATAAATGATCTTTATCTAATCTATACTTGTCACTAAGTTCTTCGAATTGAGGACTTGTTTGTCTTGCTCTTCTATATGCTCTATTATAATTTTTAATATCTTCTGCGTCTGTTAAATTTTTAGCAACATCATATCCTGGTTGTTCTATTCCCATTTGAGTGTTTTTATCAACATGACTTCCATCTTTAAAATTATGATAATCAAATTCTTTGTTTTCAACTCTCTTCATTTCATTTTCAATACGTTCTTCTCTTTCTTGTTTCTTTTCTTCTTTTATTGCATTTTCTTTTTTAGTTTCTTCATTTTCATTTATACTTTTCTTAAATTCTTGTGTACTTCTTATTATATCTCCTGTAAAAGTTCCTACGTTTATATTGCTTTCAGCATTTATCTTATTCTCATGTATAATTTGTTTAAAAAACTTTTCTTGGTGTTGATATATTGGATCGTGTTTACTATCTAAATTAACTGCATTTATAACTAGATTTCTACGCTTACCTCTTTTACTTACATCAATCTCCATAATAATATATCTCCTTTAAAATAAATTAATATCTTTCTAATAGTTGTATTAATTCTTTTTCTTTTAATTTATTGTCTTTAGCCGTATAAGGATTTAACACATCCACAATATCATAATTTTCTTTCATTTCTAAAGCATATAAGAAATTTGCAATAACAGCCCTAGCTATATCAGGATTAACATTGATTTTACATTCGTACTTATCATTTTTAACAAATTTTAGTTTTTTAGTTGTAACATCACCATCTATAAAAATATTAAATACTCTATAGCCCATTATAGCGTCATATCCTTTTTTGTTTAAAATTAAATTTTCATTATTATTAATTATGTCAACTATAAAATGACATACTCTATAAACATGCCAGTCATTTATAAATTCTCTTTCAGTCTTAAGTTTGTTATTCACTTTTTCATTTTCATTTTCTTTATCATTATATCCTTTTTCGTATACAGCTTTAACTCCTCCAACAGCAGTTGTAGCCACGCTCGCGGCCATAGCTCCATTAGCCAATAACCAAGCACCACATGCGAGAGGACATATTGGTGCGAATACTAATATTGCATTTGCTGCAGCGTAGCCTCCCGCAGTTCCAATAAGTCCTTTACCTATCATTTTCTTTCCACTGTTTTTCTTAGCCATAATATCAATCTCCTTTTTTTAATTTTTTAATACAACTAATTCTAATTTAAATTAATGTCTATATAATTTGTGTTTAAATCTAACTATTGCATTGTCTATATCTTTATAGTTTATATTGTCAAATCCATTTTTTATCATAATATATAAATCATGATTTGTTATTCCATTTTCTTTTATATAATTATAAAGAATTCTTCTGTTTTCTGGAGTTCTTTCTAAATTAGCTTCTGCAACACTATTATCATTCTTAAGTTTAGGTTCATTAACTTCATCATATCTAATATTATCTAAGAAATCATAATTTATAACTCTTACACCGTTAGTTTTATGTTTAACTATCAAACCTTCGCAGCCGCCAGTGTATATTGGAGCTATAGTTTTTTCCATTAATATATCGCGGTCTTTATCAGTTTTTACATTTTTAAGTTCTTTCATAAATTCTATATAATGTCTATTAGCAAACGGATCAACCACAGGAGTGCAGTTTAAATGATTATTAATGAATTCTTCTACTCCTTCTTTTGTAAAGAACATTTTGTCATGTATTATCTTTCCAAATCTTTTTTCTCTAACTATAACTCTGTAGTTTAATCCAGTTTTATTGTTAGTTAATTTATAAACTTTAATTAATAATCCATTGTCTAATTTTTCCTTATTCATTTTCTTTTCCATTTTTAATTTTAACATAAATAATACCTCCTAAATTTAATTTAATTGGTGGAACATAGAAATTCTCATTAAGTTTAATATATTGTAGATATACAATATTAAATAAATTTGTAAGTTAAGTTAATATTGATATTAATATCATCCATATATTAGTCGAAACCAATATATAAATAGCATTAATATTAATACTAACTTATATCTTATAATTTATCTAAATATATATCTACATTATATTAAAGACCTAAATCAAATTTTTTGTTTAAAAATCTTTTGAAAAGTTTCTTAGCTATAAATCCAACTAATACTCTTATTGCAAATATTGCAGGCACAGCTATTGCTATAGTTTTTATCTTTCTTGTAAATATTATTACTGCTAATATTGTAGTTAATAACTTTTTAAGCATTTTAATTGCTTTTAATTTTAGTCTTTTGTTTTTAAGTTCTTTTTCTGTCATTCCATGTGTTTCAAAATCTATTCCTAATTGTAAAGCATCAAATAAGTTATCAAATGCATCATCAAGTTTTTCTTCATTAGGTCTATTATCATTATGAAGATTTTCCATTCTTTCAAATAATTCATCAGCTCTCTTACAATATTCTTTTTCATCTTCTTCTGTCATTGTAACTGCTACTTCTTCTTTCTTTTTTTTTACCAAATTTTTCATTTAATTTTCTATATATTCCAGTTGCAGTTCCTATTCCTATCATTGCATCACCTACAAACATTCCAGCTACTCCTAATCCTTCTAATGCTAATGCAGGTGCTGTTATTGGTAAATTAGTTCCTACATTTGCAGCTATTGTTCCTACTACTCTTGTTACTAACCCATTTTCTAAAGTTTTCTTAATATTTAATTTTTTCATATAAATACCCTCCACAAATTTAATTTAATTTTTAGGAATAATAAGAAATATATTTCCTATTATTCATTGTTATAATATAAATTTTAATTTTTAACAAATACAGTTTAACGTATATTATGAACTACATAATCTATATAAGCATAAGTTCTAGGTGTGTTGTCTTTTAATCTTTGAGGATTCATCATATACTCTGCAAATGAATCTGCAAAATACTCAGTTGTATTACTTGTAGCATATGCATAGTTATTATCGGTTACAAAATAATCTTTTTCGTCGTAATAAATATCTGTAAATTCGACATCTCCACTTTCATATTCTCTATTATATCCATAATCTATCATATGTCCGAATTCATGAAATGTTGTACCTTCTATATCAAGTTTTGTAAACCAAAGAGGTTCTACATCTATCTGAATTCCACATCCTTCATTTGAATAAGTGAACATGCCAACAAATTCTAATCTAGGTATACTAAAATGATCATATATAGTATCTACTTCAAGTAATTCACAATCTAAATCTTTAAAAAGTGTTTTAACAGTATCTGGTAGTCTATTATATGCATTTTTAATTTCTTCATTTTCTATATGTTCTACTTCAACAGGTACTTCTTTAGGTTCTGGTTGTATTGGTTCAGTAGGTTTAGGGTTTTTCAATGTTTCTAATTCTTTTTTTAATTCTTCATTTTCTTTTTTAAGTTTATCTATCTCAGCTTTTGCATCTTCTCTTTCTTTAAAAGTTTTTTCGTATTCGTTTATTAGTTTATCGTTTTCTTCTCTTAATTCTTTATTAAGGTTTTCATATCCCTCTATCAATATTAGTTTCCTGTCAATCTCTTCTTGTAGTTCTTTAAGTTTTTCATCGTATTCATCTTCTGCATTTTCATTTTTTTGTAATTCTATTGATGTTTCTGATTTTGGAAGGTTTATACTTTTATCTTGAGTTGAATCATCAATTGCACATCCTACTAAGCCTAGTACAAATATTATTATAAATAATTTTTTCATAAAATATTACCCCCTATATTAGTTTTTATAGCCTATCTAATTCAAAATACAATGCCGCCTGAGCGTCTAATTCAAATAAATAATACTTTAATATAGTTTTATATTGACGTATATCATGTTTACCTGATACAATTTCAAGTAATTTGTCATATCGATGTTTGGATTTAATAGAGTTCTCCTTAGATTTAAATTTTTTACCTTCGCTGTTACCAGTATATATAAATCCTATATTCATTTCATATATTATATCTCTTTCTTCATCTGTTTCTGCTTTTATCATATTAGCTACTGCTTTTTTTCGTTTCATTAAATTCTCTATTACTATATCATTATAACTTCTTCCAGTATATATACTTTCTCTTATCATTTTTAAGAATAAATCTTTACCTTTTTCAGTTCTAAAGGATTTATCATGTTCAATAACACCATACTTAGTAACAATTACTCTATAACTTAATCTTTTCTCATCTTGCTTTAATTTATAAACTTGAATTTGGTTCATATAAATACCTCCTAAAAAAATAAAATTTAGAGGATGTAAAAAACATCCTCTATTTAATTTAATTGTTTTTTGTTACTAATTTATGCCAAATATCTCTTAAGTTTCTTACATTTTTTCTTAATTCTCTTACTGTTTCTTTCATTTTATCTGTTTCATTTTCTTTATACCATTTTTTGATAGTCCATATAAACTCAGGTATTCTTTCTATTCTTTTCATTCTTCTGTAGATTTCATCTACATTACTTACTTCACCGTAATACTTTTCTTGAAATTCAGCAACCATCATGAATCCTATCATAGCTCCATCTTTACCTATATTGTAAACTATATTATCATCTGCTCTTTTTTCTTGATAGAAAATTTTTCCTTTTTTACTTGCTAAATATCTTTCATATCTATATTCATCATAATCTAATTCTACTTCTTTTGTATCTCCATTTACTAAATGTCCTAATTCATGTAATACTATTGTTTCTATTGCTACTACTGGAAGATCTAATAAATCGTCTGTTAATATTATATCGTCATCACAATTTGCTGCCATTTGTATTCCATATTGATTGTCTTTATCTATTATAAATACTCTAGTTCCTTTATACCATACATATTGATCTCCATATTCATCAACATTAACTCTTTGACCTAAAAACATATCTAATTTTTTCATAATAATACCTCCATTAAATTTAATTTAAATTTGAGGATCATAGATAATCCTCATTGGAAAGAGGCTTTAAGGATAAACCTCTTAGAACCTTTATTGTTACTCTTCTTTTTCTTCTATACTTTCACATCTTTCTTCATAAGTTTTTATCTGTCTATATAAATCTTTTAATAGCCATATTACACCTGATGCACATAATACTAATATACTTCCCATTACTAATACTTCATATAATCTCATATCTAATACCTCCAATTTAATTTTTTTTATTAAAGAAGAATGCTAATTAGCATTCTTCATATTCTTCTTCGTCTATTATTCCTACATATGCTTCATTTACTATGTCTAACATATCTTCTAGTTGAATATTCATTATGAATTTAAATTTATCTATATCAAATTCTAATACATCTTCTTCTGGAAATTGTTCTTGTGCTTTATCTTTTAATATGTCTAATTTATTAAAAAGATTTTTAATATTATGTCTTCTTTCGTATAATGCATTTAACTTAAGCCCTTTGTCTTCTAATACTTTAATTTCTTTTCTAGCATTATCGTATTCTTCATTAACTCTTACAACTAATTCATTTACAGCATTGTTTAATAAATTTTTCATAGGGCAATTACCTCCAAATTTAATTTAATTTTTTATGAGAATTTAATATTCTCATTGGAAGGAGACTTTAAGGATAAATCTCCTAGAACCATTTTATTACTTATTATCTTTGTTATGATCATAAAGTGTTTTAACTGTTTCGGTTGTACTTCTAGCAACTCCGTAATTTATAGCTTTAGCTACTTTAGGTATATTAACTTTTTGAGCATTAGCTGTAAATGTTGTTACCATTTTAGCTCCTTTACCACATTGATTTAATTTGTATGCGGTTTTAGCTACTTTTGCACCCGCACCTACGCCTGTTACTGTTGTTGCTACATCAGCTGTAAATAATGCTACTTTCCCAACAGCTTTAGCTTTATCTAATGGTGTTCCATACTTAATATCGAATGCTATATCACTAACTGTATCTTTAACTTTATCTATTAATCTTCCAAACATAAATAATGCCTCCAATTTAATTTTTAAGAATCTTTTAAATTATATCAATCTGATTTACATTTCATTTATATACTTTACAATTTCTTCAGCTGTATCTATACCAAAATAATTATACATTTCGTCTGCATACACCCATAAATCTATATTGTCATCAAATAGGTAAGAATACATATAATGCCATAATGTGTCATTTAACTCATTATGATCTTCTTTATATAATTTATCAATTTTTTCATAAGCTGCAATTTCCATTTCTGTAGGTTTTTTACCATTATACATTTTAAATTCCATATTAGTACCTCCAAATTTAATTTAATTTTTTTTCGAGGATCATAGATAATCCTCATTGGAAGGAGACTTTAAGGATAAATCTCCTAGAACCATTTATTACTACTCAGGTCTTACTTGATAGTAACAATATTCATTTGGATTATGCTGATTTAGAAGTTCACAAGTTTCACAAGCTTCTGTTTCTGGTAGTTCGGTTATTATTGTTTCCTCTGTAATGTTTAATCCTTCTATTAACATTTTAACTATTCTCATAAATATACCTCCAAATTTAATTTTAATTTTTTATTACTTAACCAAATTTATTAATGTTTCCATTGATTCATTATATTGATCTTGTGGACAACATATCTCATCTATACGTTCTTTGTTTTTATTCATTAGTCTAAGTCTAAATACATTATAGCATTTTCTTATTCTAATTTCTATATAATAATTTTCGTTTATTGTATATACTAAGTCTGTTTGTTTCATGATATCAATCTCCCTTTTATAATTTATTATTCTTCGTCTTCTTTTTCTACATTTTTAAGTTCTGCTTTATCAATAAGTAATTCTATTAATTTAAATTTTAAAAATAGATCAGCTCCACCAAATAATAATAGTAATCCTATAAATAATTTCATACACATTACCTCCAATTTAATTTAAATTTTTGAGAATTTAATATTCTCATTTGAAGGGAGCTTTATAGATTAACTCCCTAGAACTTTAAATTTTTATAATTCGTAATTCATGTCTATTATTAATCTTTTTATTCTATTAGATTGATAACTATTACATTCTTCGTATTCTTGTATATAAGATTCATAATCTAATTTATCTTGTATAGCGTCTAATTCATCTTCATCTATAGTTATTATATATTCTTTTTCATTTTCATCATATGAATATTCATAACCAACTTCTTTTGTTATTGAATATAATAATTCAAATTCCTCAGCTTCTAAATACATTGTATACATTTTAACTTCATTTATTCTCATAATAAATACACCCCATTAATTTAATTTTAATTTTTTGAAGAATAGAAATATCATTATGATATTTCTATTCTTTCACAATTATAATTTAATCCTCATATAGTTCCCATACATCTCTTAAATCTATTGGCGTTGGTTCGTTATTGCCTGATTGGTCTACTATTATACCGCATCTAGAAACACGAATATACTTATCTTTATCCCAATAAGTTTTTCTTACTTTTTCACCATTTTCTAAATAAGGTAATATATCTACTAATTTCATACAATCTACCTCCAAATTTAATTTAATTTTTTAGAGGAACATAGAAATTCCTCATTGGAAGGAGACTTTAAGGATAAATCTCCTAGAACCATTTCTATTAATATCTTTTGTTTTTGTTTGTAAATTCTTTACCAAGTTTATCTGCTAATTCTTGAGCTTTCTTAGCAGTCATATCTCTATCATTAGGGTAATAGTGTGTATCTTTATACATTTGTAAATCTAAGTTATAGTCAAAGTATTCTTCTTGTTCTTCATAAGTTAAATACCTAAAGTATTCATAAGTTTCATTATTAGTTTCTTTTTCTTCTATTACTACTTCATTACTAAATAATCCTGTTCCTACTTCTACTAATACTTCAGCTATACCTTTTAATAAATTTAACATAATCAATTCCCCCTATAATTTAATTTTATTCACAGATATATTATATACTTATAATTTTTATTAATACGGTTAGAACATATACTTGTTTCTAACATGTTCCATTAGATTTCTTACTTCAATTTTTAGTGCTTCACATTTTAATACTAATTTAAGATTATTATATGCTATTGCTTTTTGTTCTATATCATCTATATGATTTAATTGTTTTAATAATTCTGCTTGTTTTTCATGCAGTTTGTTTCTCATCTCAAAATCTCTTAATTTATCTTCATATTGTAAATCTATCATTATAATTTCAATTTCTATTCTTTTCAATACTTTTTCTACTTGTGGCTTTAATTCATCAAATTCCATTTTTAATCCAACAGCGTTAATTTGATTTTCTATTCTTTTATTCATAATATTACCTCCACAAATTTAATTTAAATTTTTTTGAGGATCATAGATAATCCTCATTGGAAGGAGACTTTAAGGATAAATCTCCTAGAACCTTTATTATTAATTTAATATATAATTTAATACATCTATTCTTTGATCTGTATTATTAAGATCTGTTATTGCTGCTAATGCTAGATCTCTTATAAATTCATCTTTAGTAGTATCTATTACATCTAATAATTTTATTATAACTTTATAATCTTCCATAATAAATACCTCCATAATTTTTATTATTCGTTGTCATTCATTGTAACTAGTTTATATAATAATGCTATTGCGGTAATTGAATAAGTTGATACTATAAATCCTAACATGTCATACCTCCTAATGTATAATATTTATTATATTAACTTTTTTATCTAAAGCCCAATTATTTTTTAATGCTTGGGTGCATAAATTTCTTATTGTTACTGTGAATGTTTCATTATTAGCTACACTTTGTAACATATCATTTATTATATCTTCATATGCCATTCTTGCTTCCTCAGTTAATTTATAGAAATCTTGACTCATAATACTACCCCCTATTTATTAATTTATTTTAATTTAGTTCTAGTATTAATTTAGAACTAATTTTTTAACTTGTACATCGTTAAATCCTATTACTTTATAGTCATTTTTTAAGAATGTTGCATCATACATTGCAGCTTTTCTATCTTTATAAGTTTTAGCATTTATAAATTCATTAGTTTCTTGACATACCATATATTGATTTTCTCTTTCAAAATACATTCCATTAACTTTATTAACTAATACATATAACATAAAAATACCTCCACAAATTTAATTTAATTTTTATATTTTTATTTAATCTTATCTTTTGTGTATTAGCAATTTTTGTCGAATGTTTTTATATGATTTGTCTTAAATAAAGATAATATTTTATCTTTATTCACAGGTATAGTATATATTTATAATTCTTATAAATACGGGCAGTTATATTAATTTAAGTATATAATCATTACAAAATATGTTACTACAACCTGTTAATGGTAAATGTATAGGTATATTATCTACATCTATATCTTTAATCGCTATTAATGGCGCGTTGCAATGAGGACACTTTACTTCTAAATATACATTGTAAATATTACCAAATAATTGAGTTTCTATTTTGTCTTCTAAATATGCAACTGGTTCTAATTTGTTTTGTATTAGGTATAAATCATTCATACTATATTATCTCCTTTTCATTATTTTATTTTTATTCACAGATATATTATACATTTATAATTTTTATAAATACGATTTATAAAAAAAGCCAAAGCCTAAGGTTAAAAGCTTTGGCTTAAATATTCAGTTGTAGGCATTACTTTTTATACTTTTTAAATTCTATTACTTTACCATAATCTTTTAGTAGTGTTCTTTTATAACGTTTATTATTCTGTGGAGTGTCTTTTGCATAATTTTTTTGATAAAAATAGATACACACATCTTTGATAATTCTGTATCCGCCATAAATTGCTAAGATTGCAATGATATCATTCTTCATAATGGCACCTCCTAGTGAATCTTAACTATATCACAATAGAAATATTCTTTAGTTAATCCATCTTCAAATTTAACTTTGAATAATGTTACTGGAGTGTGTATAAAATTTCTAGCTTCTATTATAGTTCCAACTCTACCATTAAATTTATCATTATTCTTAACAACTTTAACTTTATCATTTATTCCCATACAAAATACCTCCATTAAATTTAATTTTATATTAATCTTAATTATCTTTTTCTACATTTACAAATTCATATAATTTAAGATATCCTTTTTTACCTAATGTTAAAGAACCTAAATAAGTTAAAAGCATAAATTTAAATACATTGATATCTTCTCTATATATAGCTCTTCCATCTTCATCTATATCATATAATTTCCCAAATACAAATGTTACCTTTTTACCAGTTTCTCCTTCTTTATAAACATGTCCCATCATAAATTTTTACCTCCCAATAATTTAATTTTTATTATACATATAATATACGTTTATAATGTTTTTATAAATTTTTATCTACAAAAATTCGAATTATCTCATCATGGATAAATTTTGCTAGTTCTTCGTCTTTTAAATGTCGTAATGTAATATTATGATTTTCGCATAAATTGCCTAACATAAGTGGCATATTCCATACTTCATCAGTTGTTAGTGAGTAATTTTTAATTCTGTCATACTTAGTTCCTATAAGCATATCTCCTGAAAAAATACATTCAACGTCGCAAATTCCTATTACCATTGCAACGGGAAACTCCATTTCAGCTATATCTTTTCCATAAATGCTCGCAATTTCTTTTCTTACTTCAGGACATACATTTTTTAATTCGGCTGTAAAACGATTTTTAAAATATGATTTTATGGTAACTGCATCCATTGTCAAACCTTTTACATTAATTTTAGTCTCTTCAACTACAAATTTTTCTAAAGCTATTACTATTGGCGCTCTATAAATATATTCTCCCATAATACAGCCTCCTAAATTTATAATATTCTAATATTATCATCTTTTGTGGCTGTGTACCAAATAATACTATCTTTTTATAAAATTTTTAATATAATAGTATATTAAACTTCCAGCTCCTAACAATATTAATGTAGATAAAAATGCAACTAAATGTTGTAATAAGTATACAATTATACAATAAATACAACAAGCTACAGCAATCATTATCATGCTCATTAAAGAAATTATAAAAGTTACAACTAAAACATCTATAGCAAAATCTAACCATTTTTTCATATATACTACCTTCCTTAATACATTAATTTTAAATAATCAGCAACACTATAACATACCACTTCTTTTATGTCATCATCTATATTATCTAAACCTCTAGAACTTAGAACTTCTTTTTCTTCATCTATATATAATTTCCATTCAATTGTATTGTTTGTAGAAATTACAACTGATCCTGTTACTTCAAAGATATCTTCAACATTTGATACTTTATCTATACATACTAATGGTTTCATATAATTACCCCCTATAATATAGTTTTATTAAGATCAACTTCAACTACTTCTACTGAAAATACTATATCACCATGCTTATCAGTTATATCAGTTATAGACGTTTTTAAAGGTTTACATTCTGTATAGGTTTCTTCAATTGTATAGTTCATACTATATGATTTCATTCTCATATAGCTTTCTAAAAGTTTATCAACACAAGCTTCAGCTTTTTCTCTGTTTTTAAATGTAGTTATTGCTATATCATTAGGATGAGCAAAGCAGTTATCATCTTTATTCCATAAACCGCCATATACAATATATAAACTATTCTTCATATAAAACCCCTCCTAAAATTATAATTTTTATTATGTCAAAAATATAATATGTAAATATAATTTTTATTGTTCGTGGAACATACAAAATCTTAAAGAAAAAATAAAATATATATTATAAATGTGTAATAAAAAATTATATTTAAATGGGAGGTAACGCCATATGAAATTATTAGGAAAATTAGTTAAAGGAGCTTGTATATTAGTAGGGGGATTTGTATTATTATGTGTATTAGCTGCATCTTGTGTTGACGACGAAATTGATCAAGAAGTAGGTTATCAACCAGAACCAGGAGTAGAACAAGAATATGAAGAACCTGTAGCTGAAGAACCAGAATATATATTTACAGAAAATCCTTATTGTTATAACGATGGATATTGGGATCATATTGTCGGTGTTGTTAAGAATAATACAGGAAAAGATATGGATTATATGCAAATTTCATTTACATTATATGATGCAAACGATAATGTTGTAGGAACAGCTTTTGCTAATGCTAATAATGTTAAAAATGGCGGAACTTGGAAATTTGATGCAATGATAACTAATGACGGAGTAGCTAGATTTGAATTAGATGAAATTACTGGATGGTAATTTCATCTTTAAAATAGTACCTTTTTAAGGTACTATTTTTTTTGGAAATTTATTAGAAACAAACACATATGAATTAAACCGAAAGGAGAAATTAATATGGCTAAAGAAGTTGCAAGACAAATAACGGCTAAAGAAAAAGAATATTTACTTTCATTAAAAGAAAAAGATATAGATTTAAATCTTTTAAAAGATTTATTTGCATATAGAAAAGATCAAAATCCTAAATTTCAGCCATTTGATGAATTTACATTAAATCCTAACGAGTTTTATAATAAAAATAAAGAAGAAACTACAGTTGGAAGACTCATATTTAATAAATATGCTTTAGGAGAAAATTTATTAAAGAAACTAGGGTATCAAAATATGACAATGGGTAAAGGTGGCATAGGAGATTTAGATGATCTTATGTCTAAATACTTACTTACTGATAAAATAACATCTGAAGATATGGCAGAATATATAGATAGAGTTCAATATTTTGGATTTGCTACAGCTAAGTTTATGAATGCAGCTCTTACAATAGATTTATTAATACCACCTGAAAATGTTGAAAAAAGAAAAGCTGAACTATCAAAGCAATATGCAAAAGAATTAGAAGCAGGAAATGTATTAGTTGCGGATAAAATGGAAAAAGAATTACTTGGATTAGCTAAAGAGACAGTCCAATATATACCAGATCAGCAAATATACGATAGTGGATGTAGGGGGTCTTATGGAAATAACTATAAAAACTCTACAGTAATGCGTAAACAACACTGCGCCTTAGTATAGAAATATATTAAGCAAATTGCTTTAATTGCTGGAAAATCCTATAAGGACAATCAGCAGCCAAGCTTCAATAGAAGAAGGTTCAACGACTATCCCTTTGGCTTTGAAATAAGCAATAGGAGTACGGCCGAAGTTGATGCGGTGGGTGAAAATCCCTTAAATGGAAATAAGCAAAATCTGAAAAGATTGTGATATAGTCTGATCTATACAGAAATGTATAGCGAACGTATTTTTGCGAAATACGATTAACATAATGGGTGCAATTCGTCATCTTAGTGATGATAAAATAACTATAAGTACTAAATCATTAGTAGATGGTATACCTCAAGAAGAATTTGCGGCATATGCCGACCTTATAACTCAAGCTTCTTATAACCGTGCAATTGGTACTCGAGAGGGATCAAAATTTATCGGCTCTCTATAAACTTTCTTAATTGCTGGAAAATCCTAATAGGACAATCAGCAGCCAAGCCTAGAGATAGGAAGGTTCAACGACTATCGAAACCGTTAATAAGGGAGTAGAGTACACTCTAACGAGTGGAAATGGGAAGCACCAGAAATGGTGAAGATATAGCCTGAGCTATACAGAAATGTATAGGTTAACACTATGGGATATGAAGGTAAAAAACTTATGGCAGCATTTCAAGGATGTCAGTTAGATGAACCTGGAAGCGATTGTGGTTCTAATGGTTATCTTGAATTAACTCTTACTAAAGATTTAACTAAATTCTTCCAATACAGATATATAATTGAAGGTAAAAAACTTGTATTATTAACTCCTGAAAATATAAAAGACTATATCGGTAAAACTGTTAAATTTAGATCCCCATTATATTGTAAAGGTGATAAATATTGCAGTAAATGTTTTGGTGAGTTATATTATATGTTAGGTATAGAAAATGTTGGAATACTTACAAATCGTATAGCGTCTAGAATACTTAATATAGCACTTAAAGCATTCCATGACTTAACATTAAAAATAGTTGAAATAGATATAGATAATTATATAGATTGATCGTAATATAATATTTTTAAAATATATATTATTTTTGTGAAGTAAAAATAAAATTAAATGTGGAGGTAGTATTATGTTCAAATTAGAAGAAGCAGTAAAAACAATAAAAGGATTAGGATTAGAAGTAGGAGAATACTTCATATACATGGGTGGAAGTATGTTAATACATGATTTAAGAGAAGAAACTCATGATTTAGATGTAGGATTAACAACAGAAGCTTTTGAAAGAATGATGAAGAGAGCAGACGCTGAAAATGGCGGATGGGGAAAAGCGTGGAAAGAAAGAAGAGGAACTATAGAAACTGAATTTGGAGAAGTGGAATTCTTTGACAAAGGAGAAAAATTAGACGAAGGAATAATAACAATAGAAAAAGGAATAGCATGTCAAAAACTAGAAGATATTTTAAAAATGAAAGAATATCTGAATAGAGAAAAAGACCAAAAAGATATAATAAAATTAAGAGAAAGATTAAACAAGAACATAGGGTAAAACCTATGTTCTAATTTTTTTAAATTTATAGGAGGTAATGATATATGAAAAATTATGATGAATTAAGAAATGAATATATAAAATTTGATGAAAGATTTAAAGCAATAGAAAGTAGAAGATTAGAAATGGTAGGACAATACCCAGAATATAATGATGAATGGAATAAACTTCCTTGCAATAGAAATTGGAAATTTACGTATTATGACAAAGAAAAAGAAGAATGGGTAGAAGAAGTACCTAAACCTATAGTTCTAAGCGATGAAGAACTAACTAGATTAGAAAAGGAATATAAAGAATACAATATTGAGCATGATAAAGTTTTAGATAAAGTTTTAGCAATAGAGCAAGAAAAAGAAGATCTTGAAGTTATATACAACGCGTGGAAAGAAGAAAATGATATATTTGAAAAATGTAAAGAATGGGGCAATGAACTTTTCGGACATTATCCATGGAGAGATGAATATGATTATGAAGATTGGGCTTCAGATCCTGAAACTGGAGCTAAGGTTGATAAATCTATAGCGGAGCTAGATGAAAATGAAGTTGCCAAATTTATAGACAATGCAAGAAACGCATTGAATAGTATTGGTTATACACGTGATGAAGATTATCGCGAAGTTCATGATTATATAGATTATATAGAATATATAAATCGTGATATGCGTCACGATATTCCAAATGGATGTATGTCAGTATTTTCATTAGATATATTAGAGAATAGAGGTCTATGGATTCCATATAAGGAAGGATTTAAGGAATGTATAGAGAAAGTTGCCAAGGAAGTAGATAGTGCGTTTTTACATTGGTTGAAAGATATGGAATATGAAGAAGAATAAAAAATAAGGATGGAATAATCCATCCTTATTTTTTTGAAAATTTTCTATATTCCTACAATTTTTTTATAGCGTTAGTTAAATTTAATGGTGAAGCTGGAATTTTACCATAGTCTTTTAAATAAAGTAAATAGTTCTCACCTAAATCAATATTAACTTTATCCACTGGGAATTTTACTTCTATAGTATTATCGACTCTACCTTTTTCAACTTCACTTATTAAGAATGTAACTACGTCATATTCCATTATTCTAGATCCGCTGATATTTATTTTTTTAGTTTCAATTTTATCAGCAAATCCAATTACAACAATATCTGATTTTTCACTTAATAAATAATCAGGAATAGCATCATAACTGAATGAGACTGTTCTTAACATATCGTTATCCCCTCCAACTAGTTTAGTACTACTAATTTTATAACCGCTTCCTAATTGTAAATCCGTTATATCTGATTCAAGACCATACATGTCTAATAATGTATAAACATCTGTAGGCTGTAAAGTGTTACAAACTAATTTGTCTCTATAATACGATAATATTGTATTTACATTTAATTCATTTTGATCTACATCGTCTAAGTCATCAAATCCTAATACATGTAAAAACTCATGAAGTGTAATATTTTTAAGTATATTTGTATTATCGTCATTAATTTCAAAATTTTGGCGATTTATATACATATTAAACGTATCAACAAAACCATATTTATTAACAGTACTTTCAGTTAATCCATTCCATGTATCAGCATATCTGTCTTCTTCTACAATATTTTTAGAATTTTCATCTTCTATTAACTTAAAATTACTATTAATTCTTGATAGTTCGTTTCTAGCTGTATCAACTAAACCTTCTGTAAGATATTGATTTTTAAAAGTAATTTTTCTAATATTGCCATATCTAAAATTGTATCTAGGTATTAAATTAGTTGAAAATCCTGATGTAGGTTGTTTCCCATCACCTATTTTAAATAGCGACCTGCTATATTGATTAGTTAATCTTAAATATTTAGTAACACCATTATCATCCAGTTTAATATAGTCTCGTTCATTAACATCATATGGTAATTCAGAGTAAAGTAAATAACGTTCAAAATAATCATCGTTATAGATAGTAGCAATATTGCCACTAACTATAATGTCATAATTTTCATACATTGTATCTTTATTCACAACACGAATAGTTGCGGAAGTTGTTATAGGGTCATTATCCAAAGCATCATATGTTATAAAAATAGAAACAATTCCTTCTGTTATTCCTGTAATATTACCATCTTCTATTTTGATTACGTCTTTATCATTATCATCATTTTTAACAATATCATAAATTAAAGAATTTTCGTCAAGTGCAAAGTTATAAGGGTCGCATTGGAATCTTAATTTGACAGTTTCCCCTTCTAATATTGTTACCACACTTGGAACTACATTAAAATCTTTAAGATAAGTTCCACTATCGTTTACAAATAAATGTAAATTAGTGCTTTTATTATTTTCAAATTTACTTCTAATTATTGTAAAACCATCTACATTTTGACATATAACTGTATTACCATTAACACCAGCCACAAATGGATAATCTGATTCTGTAGATAAAGGATTCAGAGTTTCAGCTAATGATGATGGAACTGTTTTAAAATCTTGACTAAAAATATTGTATGCTGAACATTTTTTTGTATATCCATTTAACAGTGAAACACTACCTATACTAGAATCATCATCTTCTGAAATTACATTTATTTCGACGGTAGTTTCAATGTTACTGGCTTTGTTATAAGCTCGTATATAACAACTACCTTCTGAACGTCCAAATACTAAACCATTTTTATCAACCACGGCAACTAAATTATTTGATGTGCTCCATAATATTTCTTGATCGGTAGTATCTGTAGGCAGTATTTTAATTCTTAATTGCAATTTTTTATCTTTAATCACGTTTAATAATTGATTTTCTATTCTAATAATATGAGCTAATACATCGTTAATATTTTCAACAACAGTTACAGTACAAGATACACTTTTTGTTAAGTCAGATTCACTGGTTGCAGTAATTTCACATACACCTTTCGTCAGTCCTATTATAGTTCCATCTTCAAGGACAGTAGCTATAGTATTATTACTTGATTTATATTTTAATTTTTTATTACAGGCATCCGCCGGATATACCACTACCGGTAGTTTGTATTGTTCGTTGACTAATATTTTTTTATAATTTTCATTTATAAGCAGTGATACAGTTGATACTGGAACCTCTGTACCAGTTACTGTTACAATACAGCTAGAACTAAAATTACCATACACTGAATAACATGTAATTGTTGCTACCCCATATGATTTTGCAGTTAAAACACCTTCTGAATCAACTGAAACTACTGTATCATTGCTACTTCTCCAATAAACTTGTTTGTTTGTAGCAACGACAGGTTCAATAGCACAATTTAGTTTAACTGTTGGTCGCTCATCTTTATTTATTATTAATTTATCTATAATTTTAATTGATGTTACAGGCACTTCAATGTCTTTTCCTAGTATTTCAATATTTTTAATATCTGAACATAAAAAATTATCATTTTCATCAGTTATTGTAATTTTAATTTTTGCAGAGCCAGGGTTTATTGCAATAAACCTATATTCTCCATTATCACATATTTTTTCAATCTGATTTGAATCGCATTCAATTTCTAAATATTCTTTGTAGTTATCTGCGTTTATAGGGAAAATATTATAAAAAATATCAAATATATCTCCTAAATATTTATTATCTAGTGGTTGCAGCTCAACACTTTCAGCGAGAATTATAGGTTTACGTACTTTTATTTTTAAATTTCCATAATTTACTTTTCCATCAGCAGTTTTTATATTTAATAATACATCGCCAATTGATTTTGCATGTAAAGTACTATTATCACTGTTTACATCCAAGATATCAGTATTACTTGAAAATAATTTAATTTTATTATTACTAACGTTATCAGGAATAATAGTATAATCTAACTTATAAAAATCTCCAACAAATAACTCAGTTTTTAAATTATTTATTATTAAATTTTCAGAATATATAATTTTTTCTATCACATTTATTAATAATGAATCTTTTAATGCAGTACCGTCGGTAGTATATCCAGTTATATAACAATTTCCAGGAGTTAGTCCTGTTACAACTCCATTGTAATCAATAATAGCAGTACGTCTATCTGATGTTACCCAATATAGTTTATTATTAATACCTGACGGTGTTATTTCAACTTTTACTGGTACAGAACATCCAACTGTTACATCAAGCGATTCAGGTTCATTAATTTCCATACTATCTGCAATTGTTTTACTTACCGTAACAGATATTGTCTCGAAAACTGCAGGATTATCTTTAGCTCTAATTGTTACAAATGTGTGTCCTTTTTTAAGACCTTTAATTTTACCATATCTATTTATCGATATTATTTCTTTATTTTGTATTTCATAATCTAGCATACGAAAACTAGAATTACTTGGATGGACGCTAGCTCCAATCCAAGTTTCAAACCCTGCCTCTACATTGAAGCGTATTTTATCTAGTACTACGCGTTCTACAGGGATGTATCTGGGTAAGTATCCCCCTAAATATGGCAATTCTCCAAAATATATACCAACTATAGCATCTTTATTTTCAGCTACACCTGTAAGTAGATATAGCGTGTTTAAATCGATATTACCTTCTCTAAGTCTGATATTATATTCATCATTAGGTAAGCTTTCAATTTTATATTTACTATCAATTAAGTTTAATTGAGTTTGTGTAACAAATCTATGGTTGTCGTCTTGTTTTATCATTGAAGCTGGATGATTTTCTGGATGAACGTATTTATTAGCATTAGCTGCAATACCATTCAATTTAACTTTATCCTCTTTTTTCATAAAACCATCTTGGATTTCAGTTACTGGATTGTGAGAATGTTCTACTGGAACTGTAGCTTCGCCTTTTCTTAAAAAATTAGTATCAATTTCAATTTTATTATATACTTCTGATTTTGTTGCATATACTTGCTTTAATGATTCTCTAAAATATTCAAGTTGGTTATTTGTAATATAACCATTAATTGCTGACATGCTAAAACCTCCTTATAATAATTGATTTACATATTTCTTCATAATTTGTTTATATTTTCCAGGATTTCTATATTCTTCTAATCCGTTACCTACAATAACAATATATTCACCTCTATAATTATCTTCTCTAGAATAAAATAAATCTCCTCTCATTCGTACTTCGCTGTCTATTCTAATATATTTACTAGCCAAAGCATGTCTTTCACATTCAGCATTTATTAATTCTAAGAAAGTTGCAATAGCCTCAGGTTTGTTATCAAATTCTTGTATTGATGATTTTTTTCCATATTCTTTAATTACTATAACTTTATACATTATGATCAACCCCTTTTATAGTTTAATATGAATATGTTCATATAATACGAATACACGAAAAAAAAAAATAAGAATGAATATATATTCATTCTTATTTAAAATGATACTAGTTTAATTCTAGTATCTCATAAATCTCTTCTGCAAGTTGAGTACTTACGTATTCAACCTGTTCGTTACTTATTATCTTTTGTAATTCGTTTACATTACTGAAGAATCCAAACTCTCCTAATATGTTTATCATACCACCTGTTTCATTCATTTCACCAATATAACCGTCATTTATTCTATTCTTACATTGTTTAACACTACCATTACATATTGCATCGCTCATCTGTTGTGCGTACTTCGCATCTTTAGCATTTCCTTGATTTGTCATAAAGAAATAGCCTTCACTGTTTTCTTTAAAGCTATTATGATGAACACTTAGATACATTTTAGCACCACTTTTACTTGCAGCTCTACCAGCAGCATTTAAATCTTGATACTTGTTTTCAGCTACTTGAAATTTAACATTTACACCTTTAGCTTCTAACTTAGAAACTATAGCTTTGCATAATTTAAAATTGATATCAAATTCTTGTATATAAAATCCTTTATCATCCACTTTAACAGGTATGTCAGATGGTACATTTACTAAATTAGGATTTATATATACTCTTTTACCAGGTTTTCCATCATACTCACCTGGTCTTACTACTATGTCTGGTGTATTACTTGTTTCTACAACTTTTTCCGGTTCTTCTTCCCCTACTGAAAATTTTATATATTGTCTTTCTTCACCGTGACAATTTAACATAGAACTTAATACTGTTGTTCCCATTAATACACTACTTATAACTTTTTTACCCATTTTCATAATAATTTATCCTCCCTAAATTTGACCTTACAAAAGTTGAATTGCGTCTTATAATATTTAACTTTAGTTATTCAACTTTTTTATGGTTATTATATAAAATTAATTAAATCTAACTTTTACGTTGTCTAATCCATCATATAGACTACGTACTTTTTCTTTAACATTTTTAACCATTTTATCATGATTTTCGTCAAATTGTTTGTTGACTATCTCTTCAATGTCTTCATATGTTAATATAACTAGTTGATTCATGTTTTCCTCTATAGATCTGCCTTTGAATTGGTTAAAGAAGTTAACATCTGTCTTAACAATTGGTTCTGCTATATTGATACAATTTAATTTAATTTTACTTGTGTCAATATCTACAAATGTTATTCCACGTACTTCACAAACTTTAGCAGCTTTACTTAAATCAATAGTTGCATTATATGAGTAAGTAGTAGATAATTTACTAGTCACATTTATCCAGTCGTTTGTTCTTAAAGTTCTTTCATACTTAGCTTCTGAAGATTCATACACTAAAAGTTTAATATTATCTTCATTTATCTCTTTTACTTTATTATATGATGATTGTGTTTCTTTGCGTTCAGACTTTAATATTACTGGGTTTTCATTAATTTCATTGTTTAATTCAGGTGCTTTTGTTTTAACACCATTAATTAATAAAGTTGTTCCCACAGCAGTACCTATCATTGTAGTTGCTATTATAGTTACATTTTTCTTTAAGTCCATTTGAACACACCCCTTAAGTTAATTATAAAAATAAGTTACCGGAAAAGTTTTTTAATATATCATCGTTTACTAATTATTAATTTATATTGTTTCTCTTGCAAATATACATGAAACTTCATATACCATTACTATGGCATCTGGATGTTTTTTATGATATAATCTAGCTCTTTGTAATAACGAATCTCTATCATGAGATTCAATTCTTAACATAGTTTCATTTTCTTTAGTTATCTCCATAGCATATTTAGTTTCCATCATATTAAATTACCTCCATTTTAATTTAATTTTTTTCACATTTTTTTAACTTAAATGATAAAAATTATATTTCTATCATAATAATAATATGTATTTAAAATATTTTTTAAGATATAACCCTTATAAAAGGGTTATATCTTTATTTTTCATATATATCTTTTATTTGTCTTTTTAATTCTATAAGTGCCTTACCTAAAAACATCGCATTGAAAACATCTGTAGTCATACGCGAGTTTATAGATAGTGGAGAAAATACTGCATCTATGTCTTCATTAGGTCTATACTCACTATATGGTTCTTGTCCTTTAGGTATAACATCTGATATGATAGTCTTTAATGCTGTGTAGAAAGTAATTTTGTCTCCGACACCAGCTTTATCCATATATTCTATATAGATTTCTATTAATAAACCATCAACGTCTTCACCTTTTATTTTACCAGGTTTTTGTTTGTTAATTGGTTTCATACGTATAGAACTAACATCGTTAGACCCAGTTGCAGTTTTAACAAATTGCTTTTTAAGTTTTTCAGCTTTAATATAATCTTTTAATATTTTTTGTACTGAAGGTTGATATTCGCTTATATCTCTATTATAATAAATAACTATATCAACTATTTCTCCTGTATACTTAGATTTAAGTTTATTTTTAGAGTTTTCTCTTACATGCTCATTAAACTCATCACCTAAAGTAGCAAGTAATGCATTTATACTTTCATCTTCAAATGATTCTTCGAATATCATTAAAGATTGTCCTGTTTTAATCTTATCTCCAACTTTAACCATCTGTTCTATATTTGCATTTACTCCTAGATTGATAGTTTTCTTCATAGTTATTTTAGAAGTAAGGTCTTCAGCTAATGCATCAGTAACCATAGAACTATCTTCATCGTTTATGTTGCGATATGATTCGCTACATCATACCTTCTATATATTTCTATATAGACCAGACTATATCAACATCATATATGATGTACTCCATTTCGAACCGCTTGGTTCTACTCCCTATCGGGATAGTCGTTGAACGTTATATAATATCATTTTCTTTTTGTTTATTAAATTATACATGTTAAAGATATTATATCTTCGCTGCTGATTGTCCATGTAGGATTTCCCAGCAATTAAAAGTATTTCGATATATTATTTCTAATATAAAGCCCTATATTAAGGTATAATCTGCACTTGTAACGGCAACTTTAGTCATACGCCCTGTAGAATAAGTTACATTATCAGCATTATCTCCTAAGAAATATTGATCATTCTTAGCTATAATTTGTCCTTGCTTAAATTTATCTCCTTCATTAAGCATAAATCTCTTTTCATTTTTTAAGAAAACATTTGTGTTAACTATACATTGCTGTATAGATCAGACTATATCTTCATCATCTCTGATGCGCTCCTTTTCAAAAATATCATAACAAAGTGAAATTTACTCTACTTCCTTATTAACGGTTTCGATAGTCGTTGAACCTTCTCTTTCGAGCTTGGCTGCTGATTGTCCATATAGGATATCCCAGCAATTAAAAGCGTTTAATGTGAGCTATTTCTTTAACCCACCGTTTGAGTTTTTAGACATTACTGGTGCTAGATCTATTACTCCTCTAGTACCATCATCATATTTAAGAACAGCTAAGTTAATTTTCTTATCTATTCTTTCTACAACTCCTGCTTTTTCTGCTTTATCTACGAAGTCATCTGATAGTAGGTACGGTAAAGTTTTTTCAGCCCCTGATCCAAATAATGGACGAGATGCTTTCTTTATAGGGATTATATGTTTTTGTTGCATATGTTAATCTATACATTTCTGCATAGTTCAGACTATATCTTCACTATCTCTAGTGCCCTCCATTTCCCTTTCGGTACTCTACTCCCTTATTAATGGTTTCGATAGTCGTTGAACCTTCCTTTTCAGGATTGGCTGCTGATTGTCCATATAGGGTGTTCCAGCAATTAAAAGGGTTTTATAGACAACCCAACAATTAAGTTGTCTGCATTCCGCATTATGTTAAGCTGTATATTACTATACAGATCAGACTATATCTTCACTATTTCTAGTGCTTCCCATTTCCACCATTGTTGGTGTACTCTACTCCCTTATTAATGGTTTCGATAGTCGTTGAACCTTCCTTTTCAGGATTGGCTGCTGATTGTCCTTGTAGGGTGTTCCAGCAATTAAAGAAGTTTAACGAGAACCAGGTTATTAATTCTCGGTGGGTCTGCGTGTTGATTCAGTTATGTTAATCTATACATTTCTGCATAGCTCAGACTATATCTTCACTATCTCTAGTGCTTCCCATTTCCACAGTTAAGTGTACTCTACTCCCTTATTAACGGTTTCGATAGTCGTTGAACCTTATAAAAATAGTCATCTAATATTTTATTTATTTTGTCAATTTCATCATATCGAATTCTCAAAAGATTAATATCATGTATTCTGCTATATTCATTTTTCATATTATCATGCTTTTGAGTTAGTTCAAATCTATTTTGTTTTTCAACATCATCTTTTCCAAATGTTGGTTCAAAATGTTGAATTCCATCAAATTCTATTAAAAGATTGTGATTGTAATTTTCTATATAAAAATCAAACCTAAGATGTTTTTCATCAATTAAATTATCAAAAATTTTTTCTCGTTCATATTTGATATTATTAGTATCAAGATAATCTTGTATTATAAGTTCTCCTTTACTTCCACTACAATATCTACATCTAGTATTTTTAACTGAAATATCATTAAAACTAATCATGCTAATTTTACCACATTCCTTATGAAGTATTGGCAATTCTTGTTTATTATTTATATAGTTTATATCGTATGCTAATTTGCATGATCCCTCAGTTATTTTATCAATCTCATTCTTTATTTGAGACAATGTTTTTGTAGTGTTATTAGAAGCTCTTAATTTTTGCGTATAACTACATTCTACACATGTATTACATCTAATAACATTATCTGGTTTTCTTTTATATTTATTACCACACGGTTTATGTATAAAATATATAGGAGTATTATAATCAACATACTCATTTTCGTTTACAATTTCATAATTGTTCCCATGTTTTTCAAATAAACGTTTTTTAAATTCATCCAGACTCATTTTATTATGATGTTCAAATAAACATCTGCATCTTTGAGCTCTTTTTCCAGTAAATTTTCCATATTGAATTTCCATTATTCGTCCACATTTATGTTTTATTTTAATTGGAGTTTTACTATTTATATAATGTCCTATTAATTCATATTCTCCATTATCTATCTTACTAATATTATCTCGAACTTCTTGTTCTGTTAATTTTTTAGGCATTTGTTAACTCCTCTCAATAATTTTTAATAGAGATTTGTTAAAATGATTTTTATATTGTTAGATGATTATTTTATCTTGGCTGCTGATTGTCCATATAGGAGGTTCCAGCAATTAAAGAAGTTTTAATTCACCAATTAATTTAGTGAATGGGTTAAGTAGCTCAGCTGGACCGAAATAATCTATAGCCGGATTTTCTGATCTATCTGTGTCTACGAATCCTCTTGTATTAAGTATATTAGGGTTATAAGTTAATTGTCTAACGCATTTATGTTAACTGTATATTGCTATACAGATCAGACTATATCTTCACTATTTCTAGTGGCTCTTGTTTCCACGTGCTTTCGTGTACTCTACTCCCTTATTAACGGTTTCGATAGTCGTTGAACTTAATTAAATGGGTTTATGAATCCATTTTCTTCAGCAATCTTTCTTCTAAATTCAATAGCTAAATTTAATGCCTCCTGATATCCATACTTACTAACTGCAAAACATTTAGTATATTTTTTACCATCTACATGTATTTCAGCTGACCATCTGTTTCTACTTTTTTCATATCGTATACCTTTTATACCAGATGTATTGTCACTTCTCAATGAAGAATTTTTACAATTTTCAGCTTGAGTTACTTTACGTAAATTAGTTTTGCAATTATTTAAAGGATCTCTATCTATATGATCAATTTTTATATCTACATCTTCTTTTTTGTTAAACCCCATTATATATCTATGCATTTTACCTTTATCTGTATTCTCTACGTAATATTTTTGAGATCGTTTAGAATAATTAGGTCTCCATGTACATTTAGATAGTTTAGGAATATCTTCATTATCTACTTTAGCTTTTATTATGCCATATGCTTTTGAAAACATAAGCAAATATGAAGTATTGTCATCTATGCATTCATAATAATTATAACACATATATCCGAATTTCTGTGCTTGTTCATATAGTTTTAATCCATATCCTTCTGGATAACTTTCAGTATTTATATTATATGTACTGCCATTTAATTCTAATTTAAGATTCATTTATATTCACCACTCCTACTTTTATTTATACATATTTGTTATAAAATAAAAGTAAGATTAATTAAGCTGCTGATTGTCCTCATGGGATGTCCCAGCAATTAAAGAGCTTTTTTATAGTTGGAGCCATTAGATTGTCTTTCTAACCCCAACTTTGTCACTATCCATTTATGTTAACTATACATTTCTGCATAGTTCAGACTATATCTTCACTATCTCTAGTGCTTCCCATTTCCACTCATTCTGAGTGTACTCTACTCCCTTATTAACGGTTTCGATAGTCGTTGAACCTTCATCTTATAGATGCTTGGCTGCTGATTGTCCATATAGGAGTTCCCAGCAATTAAAGAAGTTTTACACTCCCAATAGTGTTTATAATAAAATTCCCATTTTAGGAGTACTATAACTAAATAATCCATTCATTGATTTATCATAACTACGTATAGCAGGTGTATATGCACTATCAAGGTTAATCATTATGTTACCTATATATTTCTATATAGTTCAGACTATATCTTCATCATCTCTGATGCTTCCCATTTCCCTTTCGGTACTCTACTCCCTTATTAACGGTTTCGATAGTCGTTGAACCTTCTCTTTCGAGCTTGGTTGCTGATTGTCCATATAGGAGTTTCCAGCAATTAAAGAAGTTTTACTCACATATGCGAGGTGGCATTATTTTACCACTTAAACCTTTATATGTTGCACCTGAACTACGTTCTATTTCAAGTGATGGATTAAGTGTAGAATATTCATCTACTGTTGCTAGCTCAAGTATCTTTTTAATTACTATATCTCTAGGCATACTTATTCTAGCATTATTATTTCCTGCACGTATTTTGTCTTTATATTCTCTTACATAGTTAGCTAAACAGTTATAAGCTAATGCTGGTATTTGTTCTGCTCCCCTTATACGATAAGTACTCATATCATTCATTTTCTTAAATGTAACATCTTCAAGTAATGTATTAGAATAAAGTAATATATCATATATATTTTCTGGTAAATGTAGTTTTCTTAATACATCTAGTGTTAACGGGTCTATCATTAAACTAAGGTTATTATGTATACCTTTACCAGCATTTCTAGAACCAGTTAATTGATAGAACATGTCTAAATATGGTTCTATAGTATCCATATCTTCAAAACTATATTCTTCACAACCTACTGCAGAAAGTCCATTTAATAATAATGAATTACGTAATAGGCTAGAATCATATGTTAAATATCCATCTAAGAATCTAATTATTTCTTGTTTGTTAGTTGCTGCATACTTAGGTACTTCTTGAGAGAACTTATATTTTATTTCATATCTTTCAAGAACTTTTGATAATCCTAGTTCATAACCAAGTATACATATTAATGGCATGCGTTTACTATTTATAGCTATTCTACTGTACGCGTATGATTTACCAGGTTTTTTATTAAGTATAGAAGCTACAACTTTTTTATCTACGTTAGATTTATTTATTAAGCCTAATACATAATCAAATAAAGAATCTGCAACTTTATCATTTTTACCATTTATTTGGCTATATACTTCTCCAGATATTCTATCGAACATTATAAGTTCTTTACGCGAATATCCAAATAACATAAAATCTTTATCTTTATCTCCGAATTCATTATATACTTTTTCATTGAAATCTGGTTTATTAGGATTAAGCATATTCATTATTAAATTATAGTTAAATTGTAATTTAAGGTCTCCAAAGTTTATTTCAGAAACACTATCAGAGAAGTCTAAATATTCAAGGTTTGTTTGAAGTTTAGAGTTAACTCCTTTAGCATTACCTTTTTTAACTTCTATATTAGAACCTCTTAAAGCATCAGATATGCATAATCTCTTTAATGCATCTAATCTTGATGACATTTTTTGTCCAAAACGTTCAACGAAGAATTTATTAGCATTTGATGTAACTTGTACTTTATCTGGATGCGTTTTTATTATAGGTAAAAGCATTATTTGTTTTTGTATAAGTTTTTTACCTGAGTTTAAGTACATAAATTTACCTTCTTTAACTTTAGGCAAATCAAATGTTACATTATGTTTATTACCTCTGTCGTCTTCCATTGTAAGACTGTATGTTTCTTTATTAGATAAATCATCAGAACTATCAGTTTTTTGAACTCTTGTTGTAAATATTTTAATATCTGTATCATTGTTAAATGCTGTAAATATACTTGCTATATCTTTTTCTAACACTTTCTTTTGATAAGAACTATCAAAGTTTTTAACTGATGATTGCTGTATTTCTTTGTTAATAGTTCTAGCAGGAAGTATTATTGGTTCTAATTTAATTTCTTCAAAATCCGCTAGTATATCTGCTATTGTTAAATTATCTGTAACTTGAACCAGCCCTTGTTTTTCTTTAAGTTTTTGTATACGTTCTGTTTTCTTAATAGCTTCGGCATTGTTCATACCAACCTTTTTAATTTCAACTAATTCACTAAACATTTCTAAGAATTCAGGTGATTTATTAAGAACCTCTTCCACCATTTCTTCTTCTGATTTAGTTTTAATTACTTCTTGTACCATATCTTGTAAAGCAGATACCATTGGGTGTAAATCTGATGGAACCTTATCAACTTTCATGCCTATTTTATTTAATATAGGCTTAAGTTCTTTATTAACTACAGTTTCTGATACATCTTGAACTACTTCATCATCATTAACAGTTTTAATTTCAGCATTTTCTTCAGAATCTTCGTCAACACCATTAATACGGTTTTGTAAACGTCTTATTATTTTCATTGATTCATTAGCTGTATTTTCATTACCTTTAAATAATGTGTATATTCTTGAAGCTGGTGCAAACATTATAACCATTTCATCCTCAAGAATTCCAGATTGTAACATGTGATAAATATATTGACTCATTGAATTTGCAGCATTTATATTAGTATATGATTCTTCGTTTATACTCATCGGACATAATATTATTACATTTTGATAATGAGCTTTAAGTTCATATAAACGAGTCATTATCATTTTTGACATTATCTCGTATTTACGTTTTCCTGAAACTTTTATTATAGAATTTGTAAATTCAATTTCTTGAGACATATCATATATTAAGTTTTTACCTTTATAAGCTTCTATAGTTGTCAATGTAAAACTTATATTTGCAGCTTTGGATTTTATAACATCATAATAATCTTTTTGCTTAACTAATGTTACTTTATTTGCGTGAACTGTTTTTATTTTACGTGGTATATAAAAAGATCTAAAATTCATAGGACTTACTAGTCCGGCATTAAGGACTTCAACTGTTTCATTTTGATTTTTACCTAAAACCATTAAACATGTTCCATTACGCTTATCTTGAGCTGAAGCATTTATTCCCGAAATTGGAAATTTATTATAAAGCTTATTCTCTTTTAATTTATCCAAATAAAACATTATTTTCTCCTTTCTCGTACAAATCAATACTAGTTTGTTACTGTAATTTTCAAAAAATAAGGATTACACTACGGTATTAGCATAGTGTAATCCTTAATCTTATAAATCAAGCGCTTCTAACGCTAATTCTCTTAAATCTTTAACAACCATTTCTTCTGTATATGGTATTTCTAAATAATCAAGCAATTTTTGTAAATCTGCTTTTTTCATTCTATTTATTTCATTTCTAGTTATCGGTTCATCGTCTTCATCTATATTATCAGGCTCTTCGTCATTTATTGCCTGTTGCATCAACATATCACCTACAGAACTTATATCAGCTATACAATTATCTGGCATAACTGATTCTATTGTAGGTTCTTCAATTCTTTCTTCAATCATATTTATTTTTTCAACATGGTCTACTCTAAATTCTTTATTAACAACTTTTTGATAAACAAGAGGAGCTGGATTATAATATTTTCCTAAAGGCATTACGTATAATTCAGATATAGGTATTTTAACTATAGGATGCCCGTTTCTTACCAATGTCTTGAAATTTTCTTCACTCATACGTACAGGAATATTGGATTTTACAAAGCCCACTAATGGCAATTTGCAACTATATTTAGCTTTGGCCCATACTTCGCCCTTGTGTATAAATATATCATTAAACATCATACAAAACCTCCTTATTTAAAAATAAAGAAGAGGACAATATTCCCCTTCTAATTAACAATCAAAATCGTCTAAGTCTAAACTTTCTTCTATTTCTTTTATAACAGCTTCAACACCTAATATTAATTCATCATCAGTGTCTATTCCGTCTACTGATACAGCATCAACATTTCCTACTGGTTTTTGATGTTGTCTTTTTGGTGCACATTCATCTGGATCTCCACCTTCATCATATACTTCATCTTGAAGGTCTACTCTTGTAGGGAATACTCCATTGTCATTTCCATCTCTTCCAAGTTTAGCTATAGCATCATCAACTACGTCTTCTTGTGTACCTTTCCATATTTCTTTCTTTTTAGCTTTATAAGCTCTTTTAGCAGCTCTTGTAGCTCTTATATTATCTCTTAATCCTTCATCATATATTTCTTCATCTTCCATTAACCATTCCATAGCTTCTTCTAAAGATATTCCTTCTTCATAAGCTAATATAGCAGCTTCAGTTTTCATATCATGTCCAGAACCATCACCAGCACCAACGAAATCTCTCATATCAGGATCTTGAGATACTTTTTTATTAAGTTTAGTTTCAGGTTGTAATTCTACATTATCTTCTTCAAATATATCTTCTCCATATATTTCTTCATATCCAAAACCTTCATCTAATAAATCTTGTTCACATTCTAATACAAAATTTAATGCTTCATCTAAAGAAACACCTTCTTCGACTGCAACTTGTCTAGCTTTTTTAGTTCTCCAAATATCTCTTCTTCTAGCATTAGAATCTAATTTTATATTAACTCTATCATTTTTATAATCTCTTTCAATACCTCTTTTATTAACTTTGTAATTACGACGTTCAGCATCTACCGCATGGCGTGAATCTCTTTTTATATCTCTTACAGCATCTCTTTTTCTTAGCCATTCATCATCTTTAGCATTTAATTTATTATATTTTGCATCTCTTAGTTCCATTTTTTTTCTTCTTCGGTTATCTACAGTTTCTCCAACTTTAGCAAATAATCCTTCATCATATAATTCATCTGTCTCTTCAGTTTTCATATCATGTCCAGAACCATCACCAGCGCCTACAAAGTCTCTCATATCAGGGTCTTGAGATACTTTTTTATTAAGTTTAGTTTCTGGTTGATATTCTACATTATCTTCTCCATATATTTCTTCGTAATCATATCCTTCGTCTAATAAATCTTGTTCACATTCTAATACAAAATTTAATGCTTCATCTAAAGAAACACCTTCTTCGACTGCAACTTGTCTGGCTTTTTTTCTTAATATTTGATCTCTTTTAATGTTTCTATATTCAGCTTTGGCAGCATTAATACCAGCACGTTTATCAGCAGCTATGCCTCTTCTTACTTTTCCTCCACCAAATAATCTTTCGTCTGCGCCTTTAGCAAATTTATTGTAAGCGGCTTTTCTTTCAGCGGATAATTCAGCATGGGCTTGTCTTCTGTCAGCTCTTTTATTAAGGAAAGCGTCATTTTTAGCATCTTTAGCTTTATCTTTAGCTTGTTTTATTCCTTCTTTACGATCTCTTTTAGCGTCTTTAAGTTCCATTTTATTTAATTTTTTGTCTAATCTTTTTTCACGCATGTTAGCCATTAAGCCTTCATCCATTAGTTCTATTTCTTCCATAACTTCTTCCATTATTAAATCGAAAGATTCAGTTTTCATATCATGTCCAGAACCATCACCAGCACCAACGAAATCTCTCATATCATCATCAGCAGATACTTTTTTATTTAATTTAGTTTCTGGTTGTAATTCAACGTTATCTTCTTCGAATACGTCTTCTTTAAGATCTATAGTTTTTAATCTACAAGCAGCTCTATTTCCTTCATCCATATTGAATTCATTTGTTACTCTTTCTATGTCAGCGTCATCAATTTCGTCTATATTTATTCCGCCTAAACCCCATTCATCTTCATCGTCTTCGTCATCAGCCTCAAAAGCTTCTATTTCAGAATCATCAACAGGAGCATTAGCTGCTATTTGTTTTAGTATATCTTCATCTTCTCTATATATTCTATTTCTCAAACAATCGAATAATCCTTTCATTTTTCAGTCTCCTATCTATATAATATTTTCGATTTTGTATCATAAGTAATTGTTAATTATTTTTAAGTAATTAATTTAATTATTTTGTGTTTTCTTTATACCTGATACAATTTGTTTTAATATATAAATTATCAAAGGTATTTGAATATAGTCTTTAAGATAATATTCTACCTGAAGCATTTTTAAATCTTCTAAATAACTTGTATAATCCGTACTTCCAGTTTTCATATATACATTAATAATTCTTTCAGAATAAGATAGTGATTTAATATTTGTCGTTGTAAATGCGAATTCGCTAAATATTGGAAATTTGCCATTAGGTACATGATCTATTTCTCTCATATGATTTCTTCCCATACTAAATACATTAAATATATTAACATCACCTCTACATCCGCAACGATGTCTACTATTTCCAATATCATTCATAGGATGAATATGTACTCTTTGTATAAACTCTTTATCTCTACGACTAATTATTCTTTCATATACACTGTTATCGTACATTGTAGCTTCACTAATATTAAAAGGAATTATAGGTTCTACATGTATATTTTTCATAAAAGATTTTTCATGTATAAATAAATGTGTATCATGTATAAATCTATGTAAAAATTTATCGTAACAGTTATTAAATATAAAACTATTATATTGCTTATTAAAAAATATATTTATATATGATACTTCTATATCATTTAAGATAGCATTCAATGCATTAGCTATCTCATTTGTAGCTCCATCAACTATTATATTTTGGTCATAGTCGTAATATAAAGTATTACCAGATTGTGCGTTTAATGCATCAAGGCTGGTTGAAGTATTGCTCATATTTATTTTATAAAATACAGCACTAAGAATGTTAGTAGTTTCAACGTTATCAACTTTCAACATTATTTTTTTAGAACCATATTCTATATACACAAATTCATCAGGTCTAGGTTTAATCGTATTAGGAAGTATAATACCGGTTGTTTGTATTTCAGTATCTAATCCTGTAAATTCATCATAGCTATATGTTGCTATCATTTCTTCCAAATTCCATATAGGGACATTCATAATTTTATCATATACTAATGGCGAATCAGCACCTACAACTTCAACTATTCCTCCTAAAGAAGTATCAATTGTTGATTTTTTTCTATTAATTCTAAAATATGTGACAAATGTTGGTGAACCTTCTAAGTATTCGCTATAATCTTTAATACTATCAGTATAATCTTTTACAGTATTATCTATTGATGATTGAACTCCTGACGTTCCATCATTATCAATATCAGCACCACTCGCATTATCACTCAAACCACTAAGTAAACCCTCATAATTAATTATAGAGATTTTATCGTCTCTTATATCCATATTATTTGTCCCAGGTTTTAATATAGATATGCCTGCTAAATCTTTATTAGTTATATCTTCTGAATTAAGTGGTAATTTAGTGTCTTCTAAACCTCCTATGTCTCCACCGCTATCTTGATTGCCTCCATCGCATCCATAATTAGGGTTTCCACAATTATATGAAATCAGATCTCCCGTTTGTGGATCTATTATAAAGTCTTTATTTTGCTCATAAGTTTTCTTTTTATCTTGCGACGGTTGTTTTTTAAATTCTCCCACTTTCTCACCACCTTATTATAGAGATTTTAATAATTATCAATATAAAGTTGTTAATAAATTGCCAAAAAAAAGGAGATTACTCTCCCAGATTTGGATCCCTTTCAATTATAGATAAGCCATCATCACATTGTTGATTTGGCTGCTTTTTAACTAATACTAATTCTAAATTATATCCTAAGAAATCTATCCATTGTCTAACTCTTTCCCACGATATTGCCGGTTTTTTCTTTATAAGAGAATATATCATATTATAACCTAAACTTTGTCCGAAATGATCATAAACTTCTTTATTAGTTATATTAGCTTCATTTATAATTTTTTTGATGAATAAAACTAATTCGCTGTCAACTTCTGGGTTTATTGGTAAATTTAGTACTTCTTCTTCAAATTTACGCCCTCTATTAGTCATTACACGATTTTTTTCTTTAAGAGCATTTATCTTTAAATCATCTAATCTTTCAATTTTTTTAAAAAGATCATCTTTTTGTTCCATCATATACATCCCTCTCTTTTTATATGCTAATTTTGTGTTTTAATTTTTTATTTATTTTAATAATATAAATAATACTAAACAAATAAGATTTTTTAAAAATAATAAAAAAATAGGACAATCATTTAGATTGTCCTATGATTATATTAAAATTCTATATCGCCATCAACATCTAGATTTAGATCATCTAAACCTTCTCCAGCTGCCATTTGAGCGTTTATATCGAATAATATATTAGTGTTTTGATTTTGTTGATTATTATTGTTTCTTCTACTTAATGTAGAAGATTGTGAATTTTCTTCTTCCCCCATTGTAAATGAAATATCATCATTATTATCTACTTCTATGTTTGTCATAGTCGTTTGTCCTTTTCTACTGCCGCCTGATAGTGTAGGAGATTGTCTTCTGTTTAACCCTAAACCTCCACCACTTCTTCCACTATTAGAATTATTACCCAATCCAGTTTGTCTTCTAGGAGTTGAAGATGTATTAAATCCGCCTGATGCATTAGATACCGGCGCATTTCCAGCTCCCATAGTTATCATTGTCATTTGCATTAATAATGTTGCTTGTGTTAATAAGTCTATAGATTGAACTATATCTGCTAACCCTGCAAATGTATTAAGATCTAAATCTGCTATACAATCGTCACTACCTATAACCAATGTTACACAATTTACTAATGAATCATTTCTGTTTATAACACTAAAATAAGCTCCTAATTTCTTTCCACCAGCTAATGGTTCTGATTGTATAAATATCTCATTTCCTTCTGCTGTTAATTCTCCATTCTTACCAAATATCTGAGTACTTTCTAATACACCCATTACTTCTTGGAAAAATGCTTTACAGTTAAACATATTAGGATACGATGCAAATACTGACATATTAGCTTTTCTTTCCCAATCTTTATATTCGAATGCTAAATAATCGCTGGATCTAAAATCAACTGTTGTAACTGTATTAGAACCTTGTTGATACTTATTACTATCATAGTCTCTTCTTGTTACGGGGTCTAGTTTGAACGAATCTTTGTTTTTATTATTCCATAATGTTAATATACTCATTGTAAAATTTCCAGATTCCATTATTATTCTTCTTGCTTTTTCAACCATTTTTATATTACTCATATACACATACCTCCAATAAATTTAAATTTAATTTTTTACATTAGAATGTTATTTATTTTATAAAAATATAAAAAATATAAATAACAATCTATACCAATTTAATAATATGTATTTGTATTATTTTTTATTTATTTGTCAAAAAACTTAAAAACAGACAAATATTAAATGAGGTGATTTTATGAAAGATATATATGGAAATATTATTATAGGACATGCTCAATTAAATAATCAATTTATTGGAACTATAATTGATTTAGAAGATTGGAATAAAAATTACATGGCTAAAATTTATATTAAAGAATTAATGCCATCAGTTTCGTTTAAAAAACCTATAAAAGAAACAATATATAATTCGGATATTAAAAATAGCAGATATTCTAATACAAAAATAGAAATGACTATTGACGCGGGAATTTTATGTAAACAAATGTCAATTAACAATCAACTAGTAAAACCTAAAATAGGAGATACTGTAGTAGTAGTTTTTATTGATAATGATGTTAAAAAACCAATATTTTATAATATGTCATATACATATAACGAAGATATTGAAATTATAAATAATGAAGATAATGAAGAATACGATGTTAGAACAATTAAATCTAAAGTTGCTAAATTAAAAAGGGGGCGTTGTAATTGTATCAAATATGGAAGAATAAAGAATTTAGGCCAAAGACGGAATATGTGATACTATGTCAAGCTAAAAATACTAGAGAAACCAGGTTTGCTCATTTTAATCCTCTTTTAATAAAGAGTACAATGCAGTATACATGGGGTTATTGGCAAGAATATTATATGGAAGATTTAAAACGAAGAAAATTACCTTGTCATTATTATGTAGAATATTTGGACAAAGACTATGTAATATTTCAAGGATTATCAGAAGAGTATCCTAGTTATTTTATAAGAGAATTAGTTGAGGCTGGAGTGGTAAAATCAGAATATAAAAATTCGATATTAATAACTATAGGAGAAAACTATAATTTAGATATACCTGAATTTAGAATGTATGAACAACTGTGTAGTAAATGTATATGTAGTTTAATGAGACGATATAAACTTAATCAAGAAAGAATTATTTATTTTGATGAAATACTAGATCCTAATTGGCAAGTTATGCTTAAACAGTCAGATCTAACTTATGATATTGAAACTACGTCAAATTTTGATAGAGTTATACTTAGACAATTTTTAGATTACTATAAGCATAACTAAAGGAGTGTGATGAATAGTGGCCAATAATGAAGAGTACAGAGATTATGATGATATTTATTCAGCTAGATCAGAAAATACAAATACTAGTATACGAGATGCTAAAAGAAATAGAGTTCTTTTAGATAACAATATGAACTGGTATATTTTTGAAAATAATTTATTAATGGGGCTTGATTATTTAGATAAATATAAAAATACTATCTTTCAAATGGTTACTAAAGTTAGAATTGGTAATGAATATTTTATGAGGCCTGAATATGTAAGTTATTCATTATATGGAACTACTGATTTATGGTATTTATTATTATGGCTTAACGACATGAAAAATCCTAATGAATTTATTAAAAATGAAATATATGTTGTTGCTGCAAATAAAATGTCTGAACTTCAAAAAGTTTTAGATCGTGCGCGTTCATACGTATATAATGTTTATAATCCAAAACCTATACAAAAACATTATATAAAGCATCCCAAATTGCCAAGCACTAAATTACTTCCAGATTCATATAATGAAAAAATTTATGACTGTGGATTTGTTACTTATCAAGATCTTAATTTTTTAGATAATATGTTCTATGTACATAATCCAAATGAATATTATCATGGAAAATCTAAAATGATTGAAACTAAAGAAAATGTATTTACTAATAGCTATAAAGAATTATCATTAAGATATATGGACGGAATACAGATTTCAAATACAACATATGATCCTATATTTGATAATACTGGAGAGATAAGAGAATACAAATTTACAGGATATATGTATTTTCCATATAGTGGAATTTATGATTTTCAGTTCAATGGTATAAACGGTTCTGCATATTTAATAGTAGGAAATGATTATTGCACCAGTTCTAATAATGAAACTATTATAAAACTTTCAGAAGTTGATAAAAAATTTGATTTTTTTGAATTGAAAACGAAAAATTCCGATTTTAAAAAACGTAATTGGAATGGTTGGACTTATCACAATGATAAATTAAGATTACTTACGGATATAAATAAACGTAAACCTGTTGCAAAAACAATTATAAATAATGATTTCTTTGATGATGCTCATAATATAGTTACAAATCCTGACAGAGATAATATTATTGAAAAAATCTATACAGATGGTGAAACTAATTTTATAACATATAAAACTGAAAGCCATAATTTATTATTTTATAATAAGATGTACGCTGAAGATTTAAATATAGATTTGGAACCTTATAATAATGGAAATGATGGAAAAATAGTTTTTACGTGTGAAATGTTAGCTATTGATGTTAGTAATGTTGAAATTCAACCATATATAAAAATTAATTATACTGATGGAAGTAGTGAAAATTCAATATTAAATCATTATAATATTGGAGCTTTGTGGACTACTAACGAATATGAGACATTAATAGTATCAATAAATAAAGATAAAGATAAAAAAGTGTCAACAGTTGAATTTGGAATTTTTTGTGAAAAAAGAAATATATATGACGATTGTCATGCTGATTTGTCTATAAATCAGGTTTCAATAAATTTAACTGAATTTGATATAGTATCTTGTGTTATAGATGAAAATAATAAAGGAAAATGGTTACCATTTGTGTGTTCATATAAATATAATGGAAATATACTAAAAATGTTTTATATTAAACGAAGAATGCGAATAAAAATCGATAGTGGTCGATACATTATTGATAAAGAAAAAAATATAATTTCCAGTAAAGCTTCAAATAAAATAATTTACAAAATTGGAATGTCTGATGATGAAAATAAAAAATATACATTTAGAAGAAATTGGCTTAAAATATTTAATGATGAAATAGATAAAAATGAGTTAGAAAATCCAAAAAATACATTAGAAGATTTAATACATAATGAAAATAAAGATATTATAGTTCTAAAATCAGGTGATATTGATTTTCATGATGATACATTTTATTTGATAAGTCCATATGAATATATCGCCAGAGACCAAATAGCAATAGTTCCATTTGCTGGTGAAAATTCATTTAATGAATCGGTACTTGTTACAATTAGTGATAAATACAATAGAGAAGCTTGTTTTTTACAACATAATATAAATAAAGAAGTAATAGTTTATAGCGAAGAAGAATCAACAGTGTCTTTTAAAACGTGTTTACTTATTGAAAATAATAAATCTAAATACAAACTTCAATTAGAACAAGAAGAAGATGTTGAAATTTATTTAGATAACAATATAACTCCGTTAATCAAAGGCACGGGCTCAGTTTTTTATTTTACACCAATAAATAATAACACAAATGAAATGGAAATAAAAAATAAAGGTTATAGATTAGGCAATCTTGAAATTTATATAAAAAATACTAAAAATAAAAATATTAAAGTAAAACTATCAATGAGCGAACGAAATGTATTTCAAGAGTTAAATGATGATTTTTTTATAGTACGACCTCAACATCTGTTTACATATTCAAATTTATCTTTTAATTGTATTAATCTTGAAGATGATATTGGAATTATAAACTCAGAAGATATTGAATCTAATAAATTTAATTTGCACAATTTATTATTAGAAGAGAATCATAAAAAAGATACCATTACAATAGATAATAATGTTTATAAAAAACAGTTATCAGTATTTAAACCTGGTATTATTACATTTGAAGAAAAAATATCTAATAGAGAATGCACTAACTATGTTTTAGAATTTGATATAAGCATCAATTCAGATCAAAATGGGCAATTTATAATTAACTTAGATAGGCAGACTGATGGCAAAAAATATAGCATGCTATTTAATTATAAAACATCATATTCAGATAATCCTATTTTTGAATTGCATAATGGACTGTATACCAACACTTCAAACACTTTAAAAGAATTATCAAACATCGACAGAGGTATAGATTTTTATAAACACAAATACGAAGAAGTTCCAATATATAAAAATGTACTTTCAGCAAATCATTTTAAATCATTAAAGAAATTTGTAATCTATAAAAATACAAAACACCATATTAAAATTAAAAAGAAAAAAAATTTTATTAGTTTACAAATAGATGATGAATATGTAGCAATATGGCATGACTATGAAAAAGTATATATAAATGGATTATGTGGATTTACGTTTATAAATTTAAATAGTGTATCTATTAGTGATTTAAATTTATATTGTTAGGAACACACAAAAAAAGAGATAACCTTTTAGGTTATCTCTTATATCATTTACTTATTAGTAAATGATATTACTCTAGATCTTAATGGAAGTCTATCACCTTTTAATGATAAATCTTCTTTCTTTTCAGTCAATACCCAAAGTGTACATTGATGATTGTTTATTATGTCTCCTGCTAATTGATATTCACCATATCCGTCAGTCAGATATATAAGCATTGCGTCTCTTTTATTATGTTCTTGCATCCATCTAAATACAGGTGAGAAGTAAGTACCACCTCTTCCTGATACTTCTGCTTTTATATCACTAACTTTATCTACTTCATAAACTCTACCAATTTCACAGTCACATTCTACTATTGTAAATTTAGTTTTCATGTGTTTAGTTATCGCTTCTATCTCAACCATACATTTTGCTATAACATCATCTGACATAGAGCCTGATGTATCTATTGCTATAACTAAATCTACTTCTTTATCTCTTAATTCTCCACGTAAATCTAGTCTATCTTGTTGTCTTCTGTTTCTTCTCATTATAGTTCTTTTTCTACCTGCTGTTAATGAACCTATTGCTTGTGCTAATTCTTGTTGCCAAGTTATTACTGGAGGTGTTGTTAATTTTTCTATTAAGCCTGCTAATCCTGATGGTAAATTTCCTCTTTCTTCACTTGCTGTTTCTATTATGATGTAATCTATAATTTCTCCTATTAATAATGGATCTGTTTCTCCATCTGTCATTGCAGTTTTTTCTGTATTGTCTATGAAAGTTCTGAAATCATCATTTGTATTATAAAGTTCATGTAAATCAGTTGCTAACTCTCTAGCTTCTTTCTTTTCTAACTTACAACCAAACATTCCATTTATCTTAGCCCTTGTGTTTAACTCATCTATTAACTGTATTCTACTTTCTTCCATTACATCACTACATTCTAACTCACAAGCTAGTTTTGTTACAGGCCAAGGATGTAAATCTCTGCATTCAATTTGTAATGTGAAGTGCTTTTTAATTAAATGTATTGCTTCTTTTATCATCATTATAGTTAGTTTTTGAATTCCATAATCACATATTAATGCCGGGTTGTATAATATTACAACTCCTGTGTTTCTAACTTGATGTGCTATAGGTCTTTTTATTGTATAAGAAGCATAACGTTCACCTTTATTCAGGAACGTACCAAAGAATCTAGAACCATTTGTTGAAGCATTTGTTAATAGGGACATAGAACACATTGAAATTAATTCTTCTGAACATTTCTTGAATAAAGGATAGTCTGGATGTTCAACACCTTGTTCTAAAATTTGTTTTTCGTCTCTTAATTCTACCATAACTTTTCTTATCTCATCAAAACTCATCATACTTATATCCATCATATATACATACCTCCACTAATTTAAATTTAATTTTTTTATTACACTACCAAATAAATAATATATTATTAATTTTTACTTTAATTTTAATCTTGCTTTTTTCTTTAAATGTTTTGAAATTTTACTAGGAATTATTATCATAATACCATATATCGCAATTGCTGCTACAATCATACCTAAACTTGCTATTAAGCTTGTTATCATAAAAATATTCTCCTTTTAATTTTAATATATTCTGATATATCCACAATTTGGACATATATCATTCGGATATACTTTGTATAACCTATCATCTTTATCATCGTCTAAAAATCTTACTTCCATATATTCGTCATAAATATGAATTACCCAAAGACCTGAATGAGTTATTGCATTATGCATATCTTTTATCTCAGCTCTTGTCATATTATTACCTCCTAATTTAAAATTTTTAAGACGAGATATTAGAATATCTCGTCATTTCCTCCTAAATCAGTTGGGAATATACCGAAAGATTTTTCTATTATATCGTCGTATTCTTGTACATCTCTTTCCATAAATTTATAAGAATTTTTTTGTTGAGCTATTAGTTTAAGTTGTCCCAATAATGCTCCTAAATCAATGTCTAAATCAATTTCCCCATTCTCTTGCTTCTGTTTAATTACTTCCATTAATTCCTCTTCAGTTAATTCTTGTACTTGCTCAAGCGCATCTTTTATATCTTCTTCAGATAATTCGATTTCTTCTTTTATATTATTCATATTACTATCTTCTAAATCTTCTACAGTAGCTTGTGCTATTCCAAATTTTTTAAGAGCATTGTTCTCTTCAACTTCTTCTATCACATCTGTTTTTACATCTTCTTTTTCTTCTGGCATATCATCTTGTATCTCTTTAACCCATTCTTGTATTAACGGCGTAACATTTTTTGCATAATCTTCAATTTTTTCGTCTTCTACAGGTACATCTAAATCATTAGCGTCTATAAGTTCTTCGCCTTTATCATTAGTCATTACAAATCTTTCACAGAATGCTGTATAATCATCAAATGTTTCTATTGATTCTTTTTCTTTTTTGCATTTACAATCATCACCACAGTTTCCGTCACACCCACAGTTACCTTCACACTGATGTTCTTCTTTTTCTTCTAATTTAGCTTTAAATTCTGCTATAAATTCTTCATCGTTTAATAATACTTCTTTAAATAAATCATACATTTCACCAAATAATTTATTAACTTTATTCATCATATACATTACCTCCATAATTTAATTTTAATTTTTTTATTATTCTACTTTTCTTCTTGTTTACTCTTAGTTAATTCTTCTTGTATTATATTGTAGACATCATGCTCTGAAAATATAATGTGATTTTCTTCTATAACTTCACAATATTCTTTAAACCATTTTATTAATTTTTCTTTTATTCTTTTAAACATAATGTCCCCACCTTTCTTATAACTGAATATATCCTTTTTCCAATATCTCTTCTGGATTTAAATCTCCTGATGATACCAGGAACATACATTTTTTGTTATCTTCACTTATTATTGTAAATAGTGTTAGTTCATCTTCATTATGATCAAATGTAGTATCATATGCTAATAGATTCTCTCCAAATCCTCTTAAGTCATCTTCTTCTATTACGTCAGGATTTATTATCTCTTCTTTTTCAAAACTAAAACCTTCTGCAAAGTCTTCTGGTAGTTTATACTTTCCATTTAATGCTGTTGAAACTTTTTTCATTATATCTATACTTTTCATTATTCATTTACCTCCATAGATTTAATTAAATCATATACTTTTTTTATTAAAGCTTCTTCTCTTTCTCTTTCGTCTTCTGCAAAGTTAGGATGTTCAGTGCAACACCAAGATAATATATCAAACATTGCTTCTAGCTCATTTAATGTAAACATAAGAGAAGAAACCTCCTTTACTTAATTATTGATTCATCTTCTACTAATTTTAAATTAATTCCTAGATAATTTATTGGTTCGTCAACACCTGAAAATTTAACCACATATTCTGTATTATTATCTACGTTTACAATAACATCTTCAATAACACCTATTAGTCCTACAACTTCAACTTTCATTCCTTTATCAAATATATACATAATATTACCTCCTTTAAATTTTAATTAATTCAAAAAATTAAGGTGTAGAATTTTAATCTACACCTTTAATATTATGCTTTATCTAGCTGACTTTTTAATTCTTTGAGTTTCTGTTACGAATTTTTTGTAGTATGCTTCATCATCCATTAGTTTTTGATGCATCTTATTATGTTCTTGTTTACAATATCTCATTACTTCAACTACTCTATCTGCTGGAAGATATTCCATTAATTCAATGTATAGTTCTTTAAACTTAGCATTGAATTTAAGTGTTTTAGATGAATCTTTTTTATCTCTTACATTTCCGTTCATTATCTCAACTAACATGTTAAGTGTTGATTTAACCATTATAGATTGTCTGTTAGCTGGTTCATCTAAGAATCTCTTAACTAATTCTGGGTCATTTCTATACTTCTTAGTTGTTGCATCTTTCTTAACTTTGTCACTAAATAAGAATTCGTCTCCTGTTACTAACTTAGATTTATTACTTTCTGTGAAGTGGATATACTTTTGATAAACCTCTGGTGATATAGTACCTACTAGTGCATGTTGAAGTATATTAGGTCTAAATGCATTTTGATTTAACTTATAAGTTCTTATTAAATCAGATGCCATTTCCCAAGAACGTGGTGATACTCCTATTAATGATGATACTGATTGTTTTACTAAGAAGTCAGAGTTCATTGATAAGAATTCTATTATTGAATCGTCTATATTAGTTTTATATAGAGATTTATTAAGACGTTTATATTGAGGGATTTCGTCTTCTGATCTTGAGCTGCCTGGTTTTGCTAAAGCCCAATCTAACCAACTAGTTGTGTCTGGATCCATTTCTATTATAGTTAGACGGTCTAATTGAGCTGGGTCAAGTTCATTTGTACTATAGTTATTAACTCCGTCATTAGCTGATGGGTTCATAGCGCCACATACATATACTCCTTCTGGTAATACTATACCATTTATCTCTCTGTTTAGTATGATATTCATTAGCTCTTGCATAACTGCATTATCAGTTCTGTTAAGTTCGTCTATGAATAGTAGTACAGCTTCTCCGTCATCAAGATACTGATTCATTAATCTCATCTTATTGTGTATTGCATATTCTGTTACATATGTTGTATCTTCTTTTCCTGTGTTGTTTTTGAATTTTCTTTCTTTAACTATTGGTAGCCATATATTAAAATGAGTTCGCAACACTCATTCCACTTTAAAAAGTGCTATACATTTCTGTATAGAGTAGACTATATCTTCATCTCATATAAATGAGAGTCTCCCATTTCGATTTAAGGGATTTTCACCCACCCCATTAGCTTGGGCCCTACGCCTATTGTGGAGTCTCACCACCCTCGGGCTAGTCGTTGAACGTTCATATATACCATTATAAACCTCTTGTAACGTCCGCATGTCTTTTACCAGACATTATATTGCGAACAGTTGCTTGACTACATTTAAACATTTTACTTACGTCTTTAGTTGTATATCCAGGATTGTTTTTACAATATAGATACAATTTTTTAACAGTGTCTTTGTCCATTCTAGTATGATCTGATGGTTTGGAGTTATTCAATTTATTCTGTCTAGCTCGATTAATATTCTCTTGAGGCGTTACCCATTCAAGATTTTTTAATGAGTTATTATCTTTATTACCATCTATATGATCAACTTGTGTTTTATTAACAGGATCATCATTATAAATCCATGCAAGTGCAATTAGTCGATGTAAAGGCATATCACGTTTAATATTACTGCTATCTGTAATTTTTCTTATATGATATCCTTTTCCATCAATAATATCGGCTACAATTGAACCTGTTATTAAACAATGAACATTTCCATATTGTGAAACTTCATAATTTTTAAATCCTGGTATTGGCTTAAATTCTTCATCATCTTTCAATTTTATATCATTAATCATTGTAAGTTTACTAAGATTCATTTTCTTACATTGTCTTGAAAGATTTTTAGCATTTATTCGACTATCTTTTTTGCTTAGAATTTCAGCCATCTCAACTAACTTCATTGTATTATAATTTTCTTTAATAAAATCAACGTCCCAATTAATAGCATTTTTATTCTTTGCCATATTATAACCTCCATTGCAATTAATTGGTTTATAATGGTATATATGCTTCGCTGCTGATTATCCAATCCTATCCATTTTTAAACATTCACGCTCATCCTTGCGGATCACGTTGTAGTTGAATAGGCTCTAAGGACGTCCCAGCAATTAGAGAGATTGGAACACAAATCACTTTGTGAACGAGCCTACATTTGACCCCCGATTTCTCCTTCTTTTAGAAGACCTCCCTCTATAGTTATTAGTTTCATTCCTAAATCTCGTACTATAGTTTCCATCATTTGAGACTTACCAAGCCCGTGAGCACCTTTTATAACTGGAACTCTACCTGCTAATATAGTTAAAACTACTACATCCTTAACATCTTTGAAATTTGCCATAATACCATACCTCCAATTTAATTTTAATTTTTTTATTGATAGAGAAATATCATATGATATTTCTCTATTACCATATTAATAATATATATCTAAAATTCTTTTTAATTTTCAGCAGTCTCTTCTATTCCACCACCAAATGACCATCCATTACTTTCTACAAATTCTATAAACTTATTAAAGAATACTTCATCTGTTACATCTTCAGGCACTTCTATACATCCACTAATTTCAAATACTTTAGTCATATAATACCTCCTATAAAGTTTTATTAACATAAAGTTTTTGAATTACTTTATGATTTGCGTTACAAAAAGTCATATCGGCTAAAGGTGAATGTGCAACAGTAATAATACTGCCTGGTTTTAGTTCTTTATATTGATGAACTACATTGTTTAAATACTTTTCAATATGTCTTTTGTTGGTATCTGTAGCAAGTTGATCAAATAATTCAGTCGCTATTATCTCAAAATTTTTAACATTAGTCATTATTATTCTTTGATAACTAAAACTATCATTTTGTGTGAATACTTGAGACAGGATCATAGAAGCCACTTCAGTTTTTACGTTTTCAACTTCTTCCATTGTCATAGCGTCTATTGCTATACTTAGCATTGACATTTGTGGGTATAAATTAGTTTTCATTTGTTTAAATCTTCTGATACCAGGAGTATCTAATTCTGTTGTATCACTTAAAAGATCTAGTAACTTTTTAAATTCTTTTTTATGCGAATACTTAAAAACTGATGTTTTAGCCATAAGTGCCACTTCAGATTTATTAATCTTTTTAAGATCTTCTTTTGTTAAATAATCAATTACAGTTTCAATACCTATCATATAATTACCTGACATTATATAATCTTTATATTGAGTTACTAATGTTTTTAAATCTTCTGCATTAGTAATACTAAATAAAGATTTTGAAGTATGAGAATGTAAATCGAATAATTCAGCTAATACTTCATAATTCTTTTTAGATTTTGACTTAAATATAATTTTAGCAAAATCTTCAATATCTAGTTTTTTATTATTAATAAGATCTAATAATAAATTATATGTTGAAGAGTCAACTTTCGTTTTTGTAAGAGTTTTATAATAATTTTCTATAGTTTTCAATATATAATCTTTATCATCTAAAAGAGGTAATAATACTAATGAAAATGTATTAAGTTGAGATACATTTTTCTTTAAAGCTTTATTATAACCGTAGGCTAACGCTTTGAATATTCTATTAGTAGTGTTTACTAATTTAATTCCGTACTCTTTATCAAGGTCTCTAATAATTTCGTAATATATATTAATAGGTCTAGTTTCATAATTATAATCACAAAGATCTTTATCTATAAATTTGATGTCACCATTATAAGTTACTTCAAAAGCATCATAACATGCAATTATTGTATTGTCTATTGTAATTCTTCCTAATTCTTCATCAGTTTTGTTTATTAATTGTACAAATGTATACATATCTTGAATTACTAAATAATCAATTTCTTTATGTTCATTGAAATAATTAAAATAGCCATCAGTATCAAATAGCTCGATACTGACTTCATCTGCATAATCTTTAACTAGAATTTTTTTGTACTTATATGGGTACCAACTTGTAGTTTCTTCAACAAGTTGCATACTAGCTACTGATACTCTTATATCTTTTACACCTCTTTCAGAACACCATGAATTATTAGTTGTTCTATGATAAGGTATTGTAGCTAGATAATCTTCAATAGTTTTTCTATTAGGTGTATATGCTTTTCTAGTTAAACTTGAAAAGAAATTCACTGTACATTCTCCATTAGACCATAAAGAATTGCTAGTTATTCTATCCATATTATACATTAATAATTTTTTCATATACAATTACCTCCCTAAAATTTAATTTAATTTTTACTTGTTTTTAACTTAAAGTCATTTCCGTATATGCTTTAAATAATTTTTTATTACTTGCATCACATAAACTCATATCAAAATAGCATGTATTAGAAAATGCATTATAATTGTGATCTGGATATCTATGTCTACTGTCCATAGAATTAAGATAGTTTTTAATAGATCTAATGTTTTGAGTGTTTAATATGTTAAACACCTCTTTTGCAATTATCTCATGATTTTCAGGATTTGTATACATTATAGTTCTAGAAGAATAATAATTATTGCTTCTTAACATCCATTCAACTACTATGTTTGCTATTCTTACTTTGTCTTTTTCTAGTTTTTCTTTATCTGCCATATCTATAAATGCAAATAATGCTTTGTATCCTTCATTGTTAGAAGATTTATTCATTCCACTTGATACATAAGTTAAACGTTTTTCCCATTGAACTTGATCTGGTGTTTTATCATCAAGTTTGTTTAATTGATCAATCCATCTTTGTGCTGTATCTTTTCTTATATAACTATTGCTAACAGCTTTATCTAATACGTTTACATCTAATCTTTTTAATTCTTCATTTGTTAAATCATTTGCAAATTTTTCAAGCCCTAAATAGACTTTGTTGTTTAGTATATAATTTTTATATATACTATCATTTAATTCATATCTCATTACATGATTAGAATTTGAATATCTATGCATTCTATGAAGTTTTTCAAGTTTATTATGATTTAAAATACTCTTAGAAGAATATAAAATTTCATTTACATTATGCTCATCTAATATTCCATTTGCTATACTTTCTGTAATATTACTTAGTAAATAATAATCTATATGATCTTTATCAACATTTCGCCATATATATCCTAAAATTGATTTGGCAGATTCTTTATTACCAGAATAAGATGCCATTGCAGCTAATAAATAAGGATTTTTAACTAATAAATGACGTTTTTCTAATAATTCTTTAAATAATCTATTATTACGTAATGTTTCTTTTTCTTCATCGTCAGCAGTTCTACACATAAATAAGAATAATTTTGACATAGTGTCAGATGAGTACCAAGTTGAAGTTGCTTTGATTTCTTTAGATTCTTTATTGTATACGTTTGTACCTACAAGTATAATATTATCAGCATGTATATCACCTAACTCTTCTTCAGAAGATGTTAATATTCTATATAATGACAATCCGTCTGATACAACCAATTTTTTATTATCTGGTAAACCTTTGTCTATTATGTTAAATAATTTCATTATATCTTTAATCTCATATGCATGTATATCTTTATAAATAGCATTTTCATGTTTTTTACCTGAATTTTTAGGTACATCAAAGTCATTATATACTGAAACTTCAGGTTTATCGCTAATATAAGAATTTTTTACATATTCATATATATCTTTTCTATCAGGAGCTTCTGTAACTTGTTTACAAAGATTATTGTTTATACTATATTGACTAAAATTACCGTATGAACTTCCATATCTTTCTGTAGCTAATTCATAAACTGTAGCATTTCTCCATCCACTATTAGATCTTGATAACCCTATAAATTTCATATAATTACCTCCCTAAAATTTAATTTAATTTTTAATAATCTTAACAATAATATCTTGCTTTTGATTCTAAATCAATTATTACTTGTTCAGTAAGATCATCAAGTCTTACTAATTTGCTGATAAGTGTTTTTTCGTTTTCATTATCATAAAGTTCAAAAAGTATATTATTAGTATTCCCCTGCGATATTGCATACAATGTATTGATTCCTGTACTAAATACTGTTACGACTGAACCGCTTCTTTTTAGAAATCTTATATTCTCTTTTAAATCTTCAGCCATAATACATTCCTCCCAACATTATATATTCTATTACCTAATAAATAATATGTCATTAAAAATAATATTAAATTGTAGAATGACCATTATATGTTAGGTCATTCTACAAATTTTTAAACTATTTGGTCTTCATCTAAACCATCTAATATATAAAGTTCCTTATCATAATCTCTTTGAGAATCTTTTATTTCAATAGTCTTACTGTTTAATATATCTGTATTAAATTTAAGAGTTCCTTCCATCATTCGTCTAGTATTAGTTTCTATACTTTGTATGTAATTTCGATGAAGATCTATTATATATTCATCATATTCTTTCATAAATTTTTTATATTCACCATGGACGAATGTACTAGGTATAAATAATTGCCCTTCGTGAACTAACTGATGTACTGTTATTGTTAAAGGAACTAATCCAATCTTATTTTCAAAATGAAGTTTCATAACCTCTTCAGCTACTACTAATTCATTTAATATTCCGCCTTCAGCATCTATTTTATCTGTAACTATTTCAACTATATCATATAAAGTAAATGGATAATGATGCATCTCTATATGTGTTTTCTTTAAATTTGATATATCAACATTTTCTAAAAATTTGCACTTAGTTAAATTTAAATTAGTTTTTAAAAATCCTATATACTTTCTATATTCTAAACTTCCTCTAATCATTTTTTCTACATTTTTAATAAAATTAGTTTTTATAATAGCATTATTTAAATCAGGTACTATCATTGAAACTTTATTTGATGAGTCAACTTCTAATATTTCTTTATTTATAACTTTTAATTCTGTAAATTGATTTTTAGGCAATTTCATTATTTATCCTCCCTTATTATACAAATACTATACTATAATATTATGTTTGACTATTTAATTTAAATATTGTAGAAAATACAAACAAAAAAATAACCAAACATATGAATATGGAAGGTGATTTAAGAATGCCTATCAGAATATTAATGAGTGATTATTCAATGAAAGGTTTGAAAGAATTTATTAAATATGATATGTCAGTAACAGTTTTACCATATTCAAACTATGAGCATTTAAAAGATTTTAATAATTACTATAAGTTATTTGATAAACATGTAGGAACTGAATTTTCGGATATAGCAAAAGCTTATGCTCAATATGGAATACCAAAAAATAATATTTATATAGTTAATCCACATGAAGATAGTATAGAACTTATTAAAGATTTAATAAATAAATCTAGTATCATTTTTTTAAGCGGCGGAGACCCTCAGATGTTTATGAGTACGTGTCCTGATGAAATCAAAGAAATTATTAAAAATTTTGATGGTATTGTAATGGGAGCTTCGGCAGGCGCTATGGTAATGCAGGATTGGTTTTATATGTATGATGGTGTAGATGATTATATTGGCTATAGCTATACAAAAGGTTTAGGAATGGCTCCTAATTATAATTTAATGGTACATTTTGTAGGTAGTGAAAATCAACTTAAAGCAGAAATGTATAACATATATACCCCAATAATACGTTTACCTGATGGGGATAATATAGTTTTAGTATAATACAAAAAAAAGAGAATAGTCATATGACTATTCTCTTTTTTTATTCCAAATTTTTACTTTTTTCTCAATAATATCAACCGCCATACTGTCGCACATTTCTTGATAATAAACTAAATAATTATCTTCTTTTGTTGTTGATTTACCTTGGTGTCCTCGCACCCAATTATATTGTATATCATAGTTTGATTCATTAATTTTGCATACGACTTCCCATAATTCTTTATTCTTAACAGGTCCGCTCGAATTTTTCCAGCCCATTCTTTTCCATTTATTAACTCTTTGACTGGCACCTTTAATAACATACTCACTATCAGAATAAACGTTTATCTGTTCATTTGGATAATTATTAACTGCAAATATTAGTCCATCAAGCATTCCAAGAAGTTCACAATAATTATTAGTTTTGTCTTCAAAAACTTTTACATTTTTATATAAAATTTCATCATTTTCATTAATTACAATTACTGCAATAGATCCAAACATTGGTTTAGACTTATCCCTATAACCATTATTATAACTTCCACAATCACTAAATACTTTAATTGACATAGCAGCCCCCTTATATATTAGTAATATTAATTCCCGTGCTAGTATACTGATAATGTTTGTTATCATCTACAATACTTCCAATTTCAACTAATGTAACTTTACCTTGCAAAGTTGCTTCAGCTCCATTTGTTGTAAAAAACATTTCATTTTTACTAACTTGAAAGTAGCTATTAACATATCTGTCAAACAGTATGTTTTCAGTTTTTATATGAAATCTAAAACGATTTAGCGGGCTCCACATACTTAAATTTGCACTATTATAATCAATGGTTAATGTAACTGGATTTTTAATTTCATTAAAATATTGGTTTACCACTGTTGGATTTTCTATTCCATTCCAATAAATTTTTAATTTATCTTCATTTGATTTATTAATTAAATCATTAGTCATATTATAGGTACCGTCTAAATTTTTGCTATAAACCATATACTTATTCCCATATAATTCTTCTAATGCAATTTTATTATCGTCTATTAAAACTTTTTCCAATCTAGTATAGTACTCATATATATTCAATTGTGAGTTCAATTTTGTTCCTTCTCCATACAGATTAAAATTTTCTGATATGTTTTTATCCACAAATATTCTAACATTGTTTATATTACGATTATTAATTTTTGGTGTATTAATGCTATTATAACGATTTTTAAAACAAAATAAATTTCCTTTAAACCACATTGAAACTCCATTGTTATATATTCCATATTGTTGATGCAAAAATTTCAATGACATAAATAAATTATTGGGGGGTAGTATAATTTGTGAGTACTTGGTATTATTATGCGGTTCTTCATATATAACTGGAATTTCCATCTTATTCAATAAATATAATAATACATCATTTACCGTAGCATTATTATATATTCCATTACACATATATCTATTATAAGTTAATACAGTCTCAGGAATAAAATCCATAATAACCTGTATATAGTCGTTTCTATTAGCATTTTCACTAGCATTATCGGATTTATATACGGTTACCGGAACGTTAACTGGTTTAATTTTAAAATTTTCTAAATAATAGTCTTTGTAACTAGTAGTTACATTTTGTCTTGGACTAGTCTCATTACTAGTTATTGATATTGAGTAAGTCATTTTAGATGCCCTTAGTTCTAATTTATTATGCATATCGGGGTTTACAAAAAACCCTACTTTAATGGCACTATTCACGCTATTAAAGTAGTCATCTAATATTGTTACAAATGTTATACGTTCACTATACTGATATATTACGTTATCTATATCTTTTATCATAAAATTGATATTATACTTATAATTAATCATACAATTTCTTCCCCTTCATATAAATATTCAAGTATTACTTCATTTTTACGAAAATACTTATTACATGTATCTTTAACTATCGATATCCCAGGTTTATTAATATATTGATTTTCTAAATTAATTTTATTAATATCATTTATTGACTGTTGTACTAGATTTTTGCTACTTATTATTCTATAATTATCATATAATTGAATATCTGATGTTAACATTTTAAGCGTTTCCGCATTATATTCTATTCCTGGTTCTAATGTTCCTTTAAGAATCATTTCATTTACAGTATCTACAGCTGCTGCTATTCCTTTTCTTCCTGAATATGTTATGTTATACTTAGGATGATTCATCATTGAAAATAATACCGAAATTAATTTATTGTCTGGTTGGACTCTTTCTTTTTTTAATTTATGAGTTAATTCACTAAACCAATTACCTTTATAAATATTCTTACTGTATGGTCCTTTATTCTCTAAAATAGACACGTCAGTTCTATATCCTAACATATCATAATATAAAATATTATTAGTTATTATTAAATTATATTCGTTATTATTACAATTATCAATAGATAATCGTACAAATGCACGCGGATCAATATTGTTAGTATTAATAACGTATGCATTCGGAATATATTCCATGAATGCTTTAACCATTTCAATGGAATTCATTATAATTTTTATAGCAGGTTTTTCTTCATTAGTTCTCATATACTTATTATAATATTCATCATTGTAATTTGCATTAATCGACTTACAATATTCTGCTTCTTTATCACTATAGTACATTATTATATTAGTATACTTTTTCAATCTGGAAGCAAAATAATGTCTATAATGAGCAGCTATATTAATAATCTCGCTAATAATCATATATCTATCTACTAAACTTAATCCAGATAATTCTTCGTGATATAGTTTCTTCAAAACAGTAGTTAAGTCAATATAAACATTGACAGTGTCTTTACCATTTAATAATCTGTCAGTATGAATTAATGTATTAAGTGCAGTGTTTAAATAATCATACTTAATTTTTGTTGAATGTAATGAAATTTCAAGTGAAGACATTTGATACTCATAATTCATAGAAAATCCCCCTCTCAAATTATTATTGGTTTACTTATCTTAATTTTATCTTTAGTTGTACCTGTATCTTTACTTAATTCATTATAATATATTGATGCTCCATTTAGATTCAATAACCTGTTATTCTGTTTTATCTTTCTATAGAATTCAACATCAACATCTCTGTCACTATAAATATGGAAATTGCAATTAACTATACCCATTGATAGTAGTGTATTAAATATTAATAAATGAGATTTACCATTAGCTGCAACAAATATATCAGTGTTAGAATGATTGTTAGGAACTACATTGTTGTATACTCCTATTATATCAAATACTCCTTCAGTTATATACACGTTGAATATTGGTTCTTTCAAATCTATATCATTTGATATTACATATATCTTTTTATTACTATCCGCATCATCAAGTATTAATCTTACATTTCTATAACGAGGTTCATCATTATAAACATTTCTAAATGTGATAAAATTATTATCTAATGCCATAAATCCTATAAAACGTTTATCTACGTCATTCAATATCTGTTTTTGAGACTCATACTTAAAACGGGTAGATATTAAATGAGACATTTTATTGTTATTAAGGAACTCTGTAAGGTTTAACACAATTTTATATCTATTCAGTACTTCATTATAATTATCATCTGTAATATCTAATCCAAGCCTATCTCTAAAATATAATAGTTTATCAACATGACTATCAGTTAATTCATTGACAGAATAATTATATCGTTTATTGGATAAGAATTGTACGTCAGTTGTATACTTGTAATTTTGCTGTTTCTTATATTCAATATTACATTTATTGATATAAGTTAATACCGACATATCTGTTATCTTTAATTTCATAGCAACATTATTATTAAATACGCCTTTCGCGTTACAACGTTGGCAATAATACTTGAACGGTGGTTTATTAGATATATAGAAGTGTGCATGAGATTTATCTTTTACAGAATCTCCACAATAAGGACATCTTACCGGACTATAGTCTCATCTTTAGACGAAGTAAGTCTACACACTTTTAATTGCTTTTTAAGTTCATTATAAATAGAAAAATCGTACATTATATCACCCTTTCTCAAAAAATATAAAAAATAAGTAGTATAACAAAAATGTTATACTACTTTTATAAATGTTAAAACTTCTACTATGAAATCATTTGCGTTTATATCTAATATGTTACCATTTCTGTCTTCGAAAACATTACTTTTTAAATCAATTAACGAGCGTATCATATTATTGTTTTCAAATATTGTAGAAACATCACTATACTGTAACATGGCATCCATATATAATGGCGTTATTGATATCTTTTCAACTGTACGCTTACGAATATTAATACGTCTACTAGATGTGTTTATGCGACTATACAATATTCTATTAAATATATCAAGATTATTCTCTAAAAATTCTTCTCCTAAACCAGCCATTAATATATACTTACGTTTTATGTTTAGTGATTTAATTTTAAAATTATGATACTTTTGTTCTAGCAAAAATAATTGAATTGAATTAACTTCTCCTTGACATACAGCTTCAAGCTGTTCGATTCTTTCATTTATTAATTTTTTACCATAGCGTTCATAAATTTTTTTACATTCTTGTATTATTGCCATTTCATTTAATTTTTGAACTCCTTTATCGTACTTTAAATGATGAATTTCCAATTTTTCTTTATCTTCTAATTCTTTATTAGAGTTAACTTTAATTGATTTATAAGATACACTATAATCGTATTCAAATAAGAATTTAATTTTATTACGAATAACAACATCTAAAAATGCTATTAAACTTGTATTGTTTTTAGTTTTAATTAAGACTGTATTAACTATGTTTTTTGTTATAGCTAATGATGTTATTGATACATCATCTGATTTCTGTCTTATATAACTCCATATAACACGATTACTATACTTAGTACGGACTAATCTACTAAATACTATCTTATGCAATTTATTGATAATCGATGAACTTCCTCCATTGAATTTAATAAGACATTCACAATAAATATTATAATAATCATAATTTTCACCATTTTCAAATTCATATAGACAAACAAGAGGCGTTATAAAACGCATTAATGATATTGCTTTTAAAAACGTTTTATTAAGTTCATCAGTTACTTGTAACTCGATATTAACATTTGCACTTGCACCTTTGTCCAATGTAATTGTATAGTTTTTATCAATATTGTCGCTTATACGTTTCATTATTATTGGATTTTCATCAATAAATGACATTATTACATTTTCAATATTAGCTCCTTTGTTTTCAATTCTTATATCATATATTAGAGCTAATAACTTATAATAAAGTTCGACATCATTACTCATAACAATTTGCCAATCTTCAACAATTAAATCTGTTTGATTGATTTGTATACGTTTAATTAACGGTAATGAGTTGAATAATTTCACATCATCTCTTTTAAAAATTCTATCAAATGGTACGTTTATACCTCTTTCATCACCTGTAATAAAGCATGCTTCAACTTCTTTATTATCAGATTTTAATACTGACTCATCTTTCAATTCAATTACCTCCCTATAAAACAAATATTTTTTGATCTTACATTATAATAATATGCAAATGAACGTTAATTTAATTGTTTATGGAGTTTTGCGTCTTTTAGGTTTTTTAGATTCTACTTTTTTCTTTTCAATTTCTTTCTTACGTTTATCAGCTGCCTTTTTAGCTTTCTTCTCAAGTTGCTCTTGTTTTTTATAGCGATTATATTCATTTAATTTGCTTTCAGAAGTTTTTATAGGTATCATACATTTTTCAATATCCATATTTTTATGGTATCGTCCTTTTGCTTTAGATTTCATAGTATATCCTTGATCCACTATATACAATAATGCAAAATATACACTTTTTTCAAAACCATAACTTTCGTTAGGATTTTTAATTTCAGGTTTATCAGTTAAGCACTTTTCAGGTAGTTTAGTTATACTCTCAGGAATCAAAATTCCATCTTGGTTATATACGTATGCATACGTATACATAAAATTCGGAGAGTTACTAAACACGTTAATTCCATAACCATTTAATGTAGTACTTGTTTTCATCAAAGTTGGGTTGGAACATACAAATTTTATTACTACATCATATAGGCATTTTTTACCGAATTTTTCACTAGGTATTTTAAAATAAAAATAAATATGATCATTTTCTTCCCATACAATCATTTTAGGATGACCATTTTTTTTAATTAATTCTTGGTACCTCCATTTCATACCTTGAATAATTAGATCTCTTCTGGCGAATCCGGCTGAATATGCACCAGTAGGATTTTGTAAAAAGTTTTTTATCGTCATGAACTTACTTACTTTTGCCAATATTTATTCTCCTTTCATTAGATTAAAGGCAAGGTATCAACTATATGACACCTTACCTAAAAATTTTAATTATAAGTTATTTTTAATGCTTGAACTTCTCCGATAAATTGATTTGAAGTAGCTAATAATGATATCATTGAGAAACACGCTTTCATTATCTGTATATCTGTCATTGCAGAGTTTATTATTCTTGTTTTTCTCATATCTTCAAATCTATGTTCAATTAAATTAAAAATTTTATTGTTATTAACACACTTTTCTAATATTTCATTTATTTCTTCCGAATCTTGTATTTTATTATTAAGAACCGTATAATACGATTGCTTAAATGAAGTCGTAACCGAATCTAGTAGCGTTTCTATAAATCTTTCCCTTTCTTCCCCTTTAAGCGATTTGCATATCTTTTTATTTTTATTTAATAATCGTTTATAAGTTTTATATTTTTTGTGTATGCAGCTAGGTATAATTAAGTTACCGCCACAAATATATCCGTTTTCTATAGTAGATTTACATGCATATACAGCGTCTTCCATTAAGAATTTTCTAGTTTCTTTTTCCGTATAAGATTGTCCCCCAACATATAAAACTGCTGTTTTTGCTTTTAATATAGCAATACGTTTTTTAAGATCATAAACTTTGCTATTAGATAAATCTCCGTCAAATTCGTCTAAGTATTCTTCAAGTTCACATATTCTATTATCGACCTCTAATGGTAAATTTTCTTTAACTATAACTGTTTTAGTATCATCAGCTGTTATCCTATCACAACTCCCTAATATATCTTTAGTGATATCTTTAGGAGACATTCCAGCAACTTTACTATATATTTTAGCACCTAAATATATAGCCATGTCTTCAAATCTATCTTCCCATTCCATTGAAGGTAATGGAAACATTAATGGAAGACATATGAAATTTTTACCACTTGGTTGAGTTCTGTTTATTTTAAAGAAATTATACATTTCATGATCATAATTTTTAGCTATAATTATTAAAGGTTTTCCCATCCCCGTACAAACTTGTGCATATAAATTACCTATTGATTCCATATCCGCTCCATCAATAGTGTCATTACATAATAATACCATTGCATCTTCATATACTGCTGTAATACGATTTTTTTCTGTTGCGAATTCTCTAGCTAAATAACCGCCTTTAAATTCTATTCCATTTTGTATATCTACTCTGTCTTCTGTTGCTTTTTCATTTATTTCTAACGATATAAATCCTTCTACTCCGACTTTTTTATATAATTCATATATTATATCCCCGGCTGCATCATCGTTGTTATTAGATATTGCAGCTATTGACTTTAAAACCTTAAAATTTTCATCTGTTATTGGTGTTGCTTTTTTAAGTATATCAGTTTCTAACAATTCTGCTAAATATGTAAGTGTATCTATTATTTCTTTAGGTGCAATTTTAAACTCATTTTTAATATTTAATATTTCTTTATATAAAGCCGATGCTACAATTATTGAAGAGGTAGAACCGTCTCCAACTTCCTTTACTAAAGTTTTACTTATTGCTTTTATTAAATTTAATATAGTAGTACTAAACTCATTATTATAAGATATTTTTCCAAGAACTGTATAGCCATCTTTACATAATGTTGGCCCGGCTAATTTATTAGTTAATATACTATTAGTTCCATAAGGACCAAGTGTGTTTTTTAATACTTTTGTTATGTGTTCCAATGTAGCATCTATCATCTCATTTGTATCTTTTTCATTATAAACATTGCACATTATGTTTTCCTTCATAATGTTACCTCCTATTATTTTCCCTTTAAATTCATCTTAATTCGATCTATTTTGTTCTTCTTGTAACTTGTTTTTATATAGTGATAACGTAATTGCATATTTTTTGTCTTTATTTATTCTCATAAGTGATTCCACGAAGTATATTGATTTAGACTCTGGTTTTAATTTTTTCGCTACTATATTTACCATATCCTTCGCTATGTTAAAACTAGAAACATGTGTATGTGAGCATTCAAAATCTCCTCGTCTATTTACTATAAGATATTTCTTTTTATTATTATAAATAGTTTCCATTATTAAAAACTCATCTTTCACTTTGCTCATATACCCGGATTTCCAAATTTGTTTTGCCATATTTAATCACTCTCCATGTAATATTGATAGACTCGGTAATTTATATTATGGTTAACACATAAAAATTCGATATTTTAGTTAATTTTAAAGTGCTGTTAATGAAATCTTCAATATTATTACTCTCACAAACAAAATATACTACTTTAAATTCTGAAAAATTGTTGTTATTTTCTTTATAATCGAATCCTTTAATTATATGGTATTCTATATCAGAATTAGCTAATTTTTTGAAAAAATTAGCCATAGTTAATGCATTATCGATGAATTTTAGGGATTTGAGGAAATTTTCTGTCGAATTAGTATTATGTTTTGTAAGTTCATTAACTATATCAACTATATCTCGCATCAAATCTCTCCAGTCTATCTTAATAATCTGTTTGATAAGGATTGCTATATAGCAATCCTTATTACAGATTAGATGTTTATTTAATCAAAACGGCGTTTTCCAGTATTTGTAATTATACCACCTTTATTATTATTGCGTTGCGCCGCAACTTCTCGTTGTTTAGCAATTTCTCTGTTTTGTTTTTCGATTTGTTCCTCTTTTATTTTTTGCATTTCTAGTAGTAAATTTATAGGTATTCTATCAAGTATTTCAGTAGTAGATATTCGACCTTCAAATAATTCAAGCAGATAAACTATATGCGTAGCATCTAGCTTGTTTTTCATTTTTAAGTCCATTTGTCCATCTACTGAAGCATGTTGAAAAAAAGTAATTTTTCAATATCTACAGGTATTTCTCCAAGATCTTTACCACATTCTGGATTAGGACATTTATGATTTTTTAATTGATATACTATACCATGTTTATCTGATTTATCTTGTATAACTTTTCCTAATTCTCTAGCGTCATTTATAGTTAAATCTTTTATCAGTTTACTTACTGATGATAAATCCTTTTCCATTTTGTAATAGCATGGTTTACCCAGTGTTACAGTTTTATTAGTGTCTAACATGTATATATTTTTAATAAACATCATTAAAGATATGACTTCTTTATTAGCTTCTAGTAATTTAGGATTAACTCTACCTAGTAAATCTAAATTGTCTTTTAAACTAGGTATAGCCACGTCTACTATAACTTTACTATCTGGCAGTATTTTTCTAGTAGTTTTATTAACAATAGAATTTGCTAATGCAGTTTCTGGATTAGAGCATGAAGCTATAGTATCTTGTATATTTTTATAAACTTCTTCATCTTTCACAGCGATAAATTCTTCATTTTGAAATTTCATATTATGTTGCATTCCGCAAGAACCACATTGAACTTGGAATTCAGTAGTGCCTGGAAATGATTGTTGATATATACCAAACATTAATGTTTCTGCATCATAAAATGAAGTTATTCTTAAGAAATCATCAAAACTTATTCTTCCTACTGAAAAAGCTTCACATTTATCATATAATAATTTATATATTCTACTTCTTTCTTGGTATGCAGACGCTGAAGAGTTAGCTATAGCTATAGCATCTCCATAATTTATAGCCTTCATATTAGCTACGTAACAACTTTGGTTACATACAACTTGATATGTAGGATTTGCAGTGGAACCCATTCCAAGAGATATATTATAATCATCGAATTGAGTTAAACCTTTAGGGTGCTCAACTATTTCTATTTCATCTACATTTATTTCTATATTAGCTAATTTATTTTTAACATTTCTATTTTTTTCTTCTAATTGCTCTGCAGCTGTTTTTTGTTTTTCGACTTTCTTTTCTTCTTTTTTTACAACTTCGTCTTTAGGTTTTTTTTCTTCATGAACAGTCATAGGCTGTAATGATTCTTTAAAACTTGGAAGTTCTTGTATTTCTTGTTTTTTAACTTTTTTCTTAGCTGCTTGTTCAGCTTTCCATTTAGCAAATTGAGCTGCTTCATCTTCCTCATCGTTTACTGGTATTTCTGGATCGTATTCTATACCTAACATTTCATGTAATGTATCCATATCATCCATCATTTTATTTTTTATATCTTTTTCATTCATAACAAAATAACCTCCCAATTATTTTTATTGTTATATATAAATTGTAGATAGTATTTTGCCGTCTTTACGGCTTTTATTAAATAATATTGCAAAACTAGGTTCATTTGTATCTATTTCATTATATTTAGATAGATAAACAAATACAGCCAATGCTGTTTTTTTACCATTAACTAACATTTGTTCTACTTTAATATCATATGAATAACTAGTTGGAGCGAATTTAGCACATTGTTTCTTAATTTCACTTTGTATTTTATTAAGAGTATCAGGATCCATTAACTCAAATACATAATCTTCAATTCCTACCCCTAATTCGGGTTGATTAGGAAAATCGCCTTTACGAAAAAATATAATTCTTTGAAATATTACAGCTAACGCATCCATATCTGAAACTATTTCCTGTTGTTCAAAATTAGTAAAATTAAGACGATATTCGTATCCAAATTTGCGTTTATTCATATTTGAATTTGGAATGGCCTTCATTTATATCTCTCCTATATTGATTAGTTTACTTTTTAAATTTTTTAAATAATTAAATTAATTATTTTCTGCAAATGCATTATAATAATGCTCTATTATTCTATTGATTTTGTCTAATAAATTTTCACACGTAGTAATTAATAATTTATTAGCATACGCCACATATGTGATACATCTAGCAGTTAAATCATTTTTTTGATGATATGTTGTAGTTGATGATCTGTCCATCTTATTTTTTCTCATTATAGTACTATAATGAGAAACTAAATTTTCAAAAGATTTATACATTTTTGTTATCATAACATTTAATTTTTTAGTAGCTATTAACATATTACGTATAAAAGGAACTATATAGATTCTAAATGTTTTTTCATTAGTTACACGTATTGATTTCGTATTGCTGGCAGCGTGTCTTGCAAGCTTAGCTTCTTTAGAATTCATTTCCCCTTTCATAGTTTCATATAATGCATGCAATTTTTTAGCATGTATATTTCCTTTATTAATTAAATAAGTATTTACTAAATTTATATTTCCTGAATATGATACAACATTATTCGGGCCAAAATGTGCAACTTTGTATGTTGTTGTACTTTGTATAAACCTAATCAGTCTATTAAATCCAGAAATGTCCTCTAAAATTTTTACATTTCCTTTACCTCCGCCGAAAGTTCTTATACCAAATAAAGATTTAATTCTTACAATTATTTGTCCTAATTTCTGTTTTAAACTAAATTTAGCCGTATTTGCGGATTCTTGTGCCCATCTTTGCACTTTAGCAGATAAAACTTCTTCCTCTTCAATTAATAAATCGAGATTATTAATTGATTGGAATGAGTTATCTGAGTCTTCAAATAAATATTTCATATTTTTTAACCCCCTAACAATCTAATATGAATATGTTAAAAAGGAGTGAAATAATGAAATGAATGGAAATAAAATATTTAAATGCCCTTTTTGTAAATCAAAATATATAAAAAAAGAATTATTATATAACCATATATTAAAAGAACATACAGAATTAATACCTCAAGGTATGTCAGTTCAACAATTTTATTTTAATACAGTTAATCATAAATCTAGTGGTCAATGTGTTATATGTAAAAAAGAAACTAAATGGAATGACGCAGTATGTCGATATGATAGATTATGTTCGGAAAAATGTAAAGAAGTTTACAAAAAACAGTTCAGAGAACGTATGATGAAAACTTACGGTAAAACTCATTTGCTTAATGATCCTGATCAACAAAAGAAAATGTTAGAAAATCGCAAAATAAGTGGTAAATATAAATGGTCTGATGGAACTATATTTACTTATACTGGAACGTATGAACATGAGTTCCTAGAATTTATGGATATATTTATGCAGTGGAGTAGTAAAGATATAATATCTCCAGCTCCTCAAGTATTTAAATATGAATATGAAGGAAAAGAGCATTTTTACATTCCAGATGTATATATTCCTTCGCTTAATCTAATTATAGAAATTAAAAGTTCAGATAATAAACATTATAGAGCAAGAGATATAGCTATAGAAACTGTTAAGGATAAACTATTAGAAAAATCTAATTTTAATTATTTTAAAGTATTTGATAAAAAATACGATGATTTTTACAATTTTATTTTAAAAATTGTAAATAATATTTAACTATATATTATTAATTTGGTATTAAAATTAAATTTAGGAGGTATTTATTATGGAAGAAAACAAAATGAATGAAGCTCAAAGTATGGATGTCAACAAACCTATTTATTTTAGTATAGGACTAGGAATAAACGGTCACCCAATGCAATCTAATATAGTTGCAGATAGCCAATTTAATGACTGGGATTTAATGCAAGCTGCATTTACATTAGAAGGATCAATAATAGAAACATTATTTCAAAAAGGTCTTACTAAAGAACAGATAATACAACAGATAATGAATTATAATTATTATAGAAGAGAATATTTAGGAAGATACGTTGGAGTTATAGCAGATGATTATGATAAAGAACATATGGAAGAATATATGAATGCTATGACTGAAGTAGATATGCTTAAAGATTTAGAAGAAGAGGAAGCTCAAGAAGCTGCAGAATTTAAATTAGTTAAACCTAACAGAGAATAACCTTAAGGTTATTCTCTTAAATTAAATTAGGAGGTATATTATGTTTAAATTTAAAGATATTAATGATAATTTAATGGTTATTAATGCTAAAGAAGTATTGTCGGCTATATTAGTAACAGATGTAACTACGAAAAAATTTTCAAATGTATGTATACATTTTAGACATTGTAATTCTAGCGTAACATTTAAATTTAAAAACGAAGATGATGCTAGAAGAGTTATAGAATTAATATATAATAATTATTAGGAGGGTATGAATATGAAATTATTTGGATGGTTTAATAGAGTTGTTAAAAAAGAGATAGTAAAAGATGCAAATTTAAGAATAGTAGATGTGTATTATGTACCATCTGAAACAGTATTAATTCCAGATTTACTAATAGGCGACATATATAAAACTGCAATGATACCTTCAATATGTGATATAACTTTTGAATACGATGGTGAAGAATATGTTATATCAGATCAAAAGAAATTTTATCTAGAACATCTACAAAATGTTGAATTCCCTAATGATAATATATTTGTAAAACATGATATACTAATCAAAGAATATAAAAATGGTAAAAAAGAAATTAGTTTATACGAACCTTACAGATGTAACAATAATTTTTAATTAAATTAGGAGGTATTTTATGAGATTTGGAAATTATGATTTGGTAGTTGAAGATTGCAATAATGATAAAACAGTATTTGTAATAAAGTATGTTAAACTTAGTGAAAATGGATGTGCTTTATGTAATGGATATATAGCATATGTCCCTGAATCTAAGATATATGGATTAGAAACTTATCTAACTGAAAACGATGAATTATTTTGTTATGAATATACTACTGACACTATGGGAAATGGAATGTTAGGAATTGTTAGGAATAATATAGAAGTAACTGATTCTATAGCCAGAGAATTATCGATGCAAACATCTTTATTTAAAAGTTATACTGAATTTATTAATTCTGTAGATGACATACCAAAATTATTTGATAGAGTTATAATAGATTATCAATTATAATTAACTAAAGATAATTTTTAAATTAACCCATGATTATAATTAAATCAATGGGAGGTAATAATTATGAATAAAAAGGTTATAATAGTGGCTGGTCCATCAGGAAGTGGTAAATCGATGATAGAAAAATTATTATCAGAAAAATTTCCAAATGAATTTCATAAGTTGCAACAAGTAAGCACTAGGCCTATGAGAGAAGGAGAAAAACAAGGAGATCCGTATAAATTCGTTACACAAGATGAATATGATGAAATTAAAGATAATTTAATAGGTCGCACTAATATAAATGGAGAAAGATACGGTACTATATTTGATTTGGTTGATGGTAAGTATAATACTATAATTCTTAACAAAATGGGAATTGATGATTTTATAAATCAATTCCCATTAGACAAGTGTGGAATTGATTATATAATTGTAATGATAGATAGTAGACAATTAGTTGAAAGACAGAACAGAGATATCTCATATATTATGAATGAAAGATGGAATATAATGGAAGTAATGAATTTATGTTTTGTCCATAACCCACCTGAGTATAAAACTGTTGAAGAAGTCAGAGATAAAATTATAACATTCTTCAATAGATATTTTAAAAGTATAAACAAAAACTAACTAATAATTACAGACAGAAAGAGGACTGATTCCATTGATAATAAAAGAAAGTAAGTATACGTACTTACTTAATGATGAACCTATAACAATCGATATGAAATTTTATCATTTTGATAAGGGGGAATATGAGGACAATTATTTAATAATGTTTAAACCATTTATGGTAATAGTTTGTGAAGGTAAAGCTGTTATGTTATCTCATATCACATATAACGCATTTAATGGTAGAGAAAAATGGATAGAACAGATAACTGGTAGGGAGATACCACTAGAACTAATAAGTGACAAATTAAAAAAACGTTTAGCTGCTGAAATTATATTAGATTAGGAGGTATAAAATGGCGAGTGTACTGTATCATAAACACAATTATACAGCACCTGTAACATTAGTACGTAATATTAGAATTACTGAATACGACATGAAAGAAGGTGGATACAGTATACTACGAGAAGGAAAGTATTTAAGTAATTCTGAATTACAGTTATTAGAATCAATGAGTAAGAAAGATAGAACTATTACAATAGGTAAAATGATAAAAGATAAACCACAACTAGGTAGGCAATTAATGAATGGTTTTATAGAAGCTAGACAAGCATTCTTTGAATATAACGATATACAAGATGGAGATATTATAAGTATAAAGAAAGATGCAATATTTACAACTAAAACTTGTAAAGAAACTAAATTCGGAGATTATATTGAATTTAGACCTAAAAACTCATATATATTTTATGCGAATATATTAGGTAAAGAATTTTACTATGATCCGATAAAGGATATATTAGATGTTAAAGGTTATAATAAGGATGCAGTTGAACATCATATGAATTACTTAATGAAAGATTGTAAAAAGATATTTAGTAAGATATTAAACAGTGTAGATGATTATATAGACGATTTAATATATTTGAAAAGTGAATTTACTGAATTTGAATTGCCTGTAGGGTACTATAAAGATTTAGTATTTAATAGTTATATAATCAATACTTATAATGACAATTTAATGGAAATTGACAGTATTGATGAATCAATGATGAAGTATTGTATACACAATAATAATCTTAATCTTATATTAGGATTGCTGTCAGTATTAATATAGAGAATAACCTTATGGTTATTCTCTATTTTTTTTTTAGAAAGGATCAGATGCAAACTTAAGTTTTTTAATAATTTCAGCTGATAGTTTTACAGATTCTGCTGTTTTTTGAGTGATAACTTGTATTACAGCTGAAGTATTTTTAGCTCTCATTACAGATCCATTGTCTTGTTTACCTTCTAGTTTTCTTTTCAATTCTTCACATCTTGTAATTATTGCTTTTGAATTTGATTCAAACGTCTGAACTGATTTTTCCATAATTTCTAATTGTTTTATAACTTCAGGTTTCGCATTATCAAAACCTACTATTATTTTCACTTCATGACCATCTTCTATATGTTTAGAAATTTTTTCTTCTAAATCATTTATATCAGCAGATCTATCTTCTGTAGAATTAGCAAGCTTTAATATTGCATTCGGGTTTATTAAACTATTAGCTATATAATTTAACCAAGTAGGATACTGCATTACTTTTATTTTTAAATTATTCATCATTTCAGCATCTTTATTGTCATATTCTTGTTCAGCCTGTATTTTTTCTTCTGTAGCTTTAGCTGCTGCCACTTTATCATCATGTTTTTTAAGCAATTTTCTTCCCAACTTAGTTTTTCTAAGAAGGTTTGCAATAATTTTTCCTATACGTTGGAAAAAAGGTATAACTGTATTTCTAACCCAACCTATAAATTTCTCAATCATTCTAACTACAGCGTTGTATACTGAACTTGCAACATCACCAATTCCTTCATTATATATACCAAGATTTGAAAGACTCATTTCTATATAAAATGATTCGTTTAATATTTCCTGAATGGTCATACAATTACCTCCTTACATAATCCAAGTAGTTGGTAATTCAGACATTTCTTGATCTGACGATTTTATATCTGCATCAGCTTTAGCATTAGCATTAGTACTGTCAACATCAACTTTTTCAGCAAATGCTAATAATTTATCTATCCATTTTTGTTGTTTAGCTTTAATATTATTATCTGATACCCCATCAGATTTTAATTGAACGTATTCTGCAGTATTTCTTAAATGGTCAGCTAGTTTTACTCTTTGATGGAAGTATGTAAAACATATTCTTTTAACTGCACTTAATAAAAGATAAACACCAGCAACTCCTAATCCTATTCTTCTAGGAATTTTAGTAGAGTTCCAAATATTTTTTACGCTATTTGTAAATGATTCATTTTTAACAACTATTGTATCGTTTATCATACGTAATTTATTACTTTTCATTACAGCATTAGCACTTTTTAGTCCTTCAATATAGTTAGATTTTCCACCAAACGATCTATTACCTACAGAATCAGCTCCATATTTTTTAGATTGTATTATTTGTGTATTTAGAGATATACATTCACTTATACCAATTATAAGTCCTGCACATATATTAAAATATGATATTACTAAAACATCATTACCATATTGGAATGCATTTTTAAATACATCTTTATTAGATATTAATAACCCTTCAGTTTCTCTTAATACTTTAACTTTTTCACTTAACCCTGCATTATTTTGTGAGTTTGCAGATTCTTCAAGAAATCTTAAAGCTCTGCATAATTCTTTATAGTTTGGGTGCTTAGAAAAATCTCCTTTAGTTTTTTCTATATCTTTATCATTCATTTTTAAAGTTTTATTTTTAATATCTTTGAAAAGTTTAGTAATTAATTGATCTGCAGCTTTTAATTTTTCACTTTCAGTTAATACGTCATATTTAATATCTGCATAATAAGTAGTTACCATACTTTCAAGTAATATATCATGTTCCGATCTATTATCATACATAATTCGTTAACCTCCCTATCTCATTAATGAACGTTTCATAGCTTGTTCTGGTGTTAATAAATCATCTTTAGCAAAACCTTTTAATTGTTTTATACTATAAGTTACATATCTCTTAGATACTTCATCATATAAATATACCATTTCAGTTGCATCATCTACTATCATAAATGTTAATAAATAAAATCTATCCATAAGCGCTCTTATATCTCCTTCTTTACGAAGTAAGTCTATACCAGTTTTAGCTCTTATTTGATCTACTTCTGATTTACTTATAACTAATGACATAGTAGGTATTGGTACTCTATCATTTATTAATTGAACTGCTTTTTTACCCCATGGCATTTTACTAGCTATATGTGCCCAAGATTTTCTCATTTTAGCGTTATTTGCCATAAGAGATAATTTTCTAAACCAGTGAGCGCCTTTTCCTTTAGACGTAGCTAATCTTTTCATATCATCTTTTTGCATTATTAAATCTGTAAATAAACGTTTTTCACCTGTAGTCCATTCTATAAATTTAACTAATAATGATGGATCATTAAGATTATTAGATAAATTTAATACTATTTCATCTGAATCTAGTAAATGAGCTACTGCTTTAACAGCGAAATGTATAGGTTTTTCAACAGCAACAGATGCACCTGGTAACATAACACTTATATTACCTTTTACAAATGTTGGAGACATATCGTTTAATTTTCTGACATCTGAATTTACTAATTGTGCTGTTTTTTTGTCATTTATTTCTAATTCCATTTTTTTCATTTTAGCTTCAAATTCTTTATCATAATTATCAGCTTTTTTAATATTCATTTTAGCAATAGCTTCAGCTGATCTACCTTTTGAATCTTGATTAGTATCTTCGTTAAATAATTTCATTTTAACGCTATTAACTGTTAAATCATTTAATGACATTTCATTAAATAGATTTTGATTTGTTTCGTTAAGTATTTCTCCATTAACTTTATTAAGAACTGAAGATGGTAAATTTCCAGACTCTAATACGTTATTATGGAATCCTTTAAGATAATCACTAGTAGATGGGCCTCCATCTAAATTTTGGTCGCTTATTAATAATACCATATGGTTTGCGTAATCATGTTCTAATGCTCTTGTTACAGCTGATACTGTTTCTTGAGATAATGTATTTGAAACTAAAACTGGGTATTGAAGAATTAAATCTCTAGCTCTTGCTTTTATACCGTTAGTAACTTTATTCATATCTTTAAAAGACTTTATGTCATCTTTTATTTCTTTACCATGTAATAGTAAATCTAAAAAGCCGTCTATATTCATAGTTTCTTTAACCTCCATTACTTTATAAAAAATTTTCAATATTAGATTGTTTGTTATACTATCACTTTTAATATTACTAATTTATTCTTTAGTATCATCCGTTAGATCAATTATATCTTCTTTCTTAAAAATATTCCAAAATTCTAATATTAATTCATTTTTAATTTCATTTTTTAATTCTTCTTTTAATTTTTCTATATTAATAATATTTACAAATCTTACTTTTTTATCCATAATTATTGTCTCCTTAAAAAATTATTAGTATGTTAATAAACCTTAAATTTGTAAAATATATCGTAACAATCTAATATTATACAACAACATTATTAATGAAATTTTTGGGGGTGATTTTTTTGAACGATATTGATAATAATGGGGCTGGAAAAGCTCCAATTAATAACGAACTTAATTATAAACATCCTGGCACTACAACTAAACAACCATTAGGTGAAAGAAATGGTGAAGATGAAATTACTGATGACGATTTAATTGGTTTAAGAGAGTCAGTAGGAAATTTTGATATAGACGAGGTTGCATTTATAACAAATTTTAACTTTCAAAGGTTACAAAATGATAATATAAACTTTTTTGTTAAAGGCATACCATATGTTTTTATGACAGGTCCTGTGTTAAATTTGTGTGAAGCTAATGTATCGACAGACAGTTTTTTAACTTATATGGCAACATCCACTAACGAAAATAAAGAAATATTAAGACATCTTACAAATGAAAATTATACTGATACATTATTTGGTGATCTTGGAGGTAAGAATTGCGATTTAATACCTCTCATAACAAATACTGCACTTAGTATTGATATTAAGGACACTGTTGCAAGAACTAAAGAAGTAGGAGAAACATTTTACGGTTACAAACAAGTACATCCAGGTAGTTTAGTAGATAGTATTGTTGGAGATGAAATTAGTATTAAATATTTAGAAATGACAAATCTTCCAATATTAAAAATGCATAAAGCATGGCAAGATTATATTGAAAAAGTAAGAAGGGGTCAATTTATACCTAGTCGAAATGCATTAGACGATGGATTTATTGATTATATGGCTAGTATTTATTATATCCTTTGTGATTTTGATGGTGAAACTATTAAATACTGGGCTAAGTATACAGGTGTAGCACCATTAAATGTGCCATATAGTTCTTTAGGAGGAGATCTTACTAGTCATGAAGTTCCTGATATAACTATAAATTACTCATATTGTTATAAAGAAGATATGTCTGTAGCTATATTAAGAGATTTCAATAGAATAGTCGGTTCAGTTCCAATAACTATGGATTGGGATGAAAACGGTATGAATGAAAAAGCGGATGATTTAATATCTGGCAGTCTTAAAAGTTCAGTATGTCCAACAGTAATCTCTTATCAACCTGAAACTGGTGGCTATGGGTTTAAATTGGTGTTTGATACAGATAGAACTATTTCAGAGCCTACAAAAAGTAATTACAGCGATAGTAGTTCAAGTATATCATCAAATTCTACTCAAGAATATTTATATGGGAATAATGCAACAATTAATGATGTGACAGTTATACCTAATGTTCAAGATAATAAAAATGAAATAGTTACAGGCGATGTGTTACCACCTAATATCTCATTGTGGCAAATGTAAATATAATTAATAACTTAATTTTGAATAATAAAAAGGAGGGAGTATTATGGCAAATATTAAAGTAGGGGCTTCCAGCTATCCCATTCAAGATGAATGGTTTAAAATAGCACTTAAATATTTCAGAATAGATCCTGAAAATGAAGTAGCAGTTAATATGCTTAAAGCTGGTTTATTCGGTTACAATAATGAAATACAAAGCAACGAAATTAAAAATAATGTTTATCATAGAAATGTGTTATATGATGAACATTTTTTAAATACCGCATCATTTCCTGAATCTATTGCAAATTTTGCTAAATTAACAAATGTTGATATGGAATTAGCTATTCCTGCAAAAATGAGAGCAACTCTTGCAATTCGTAGAGATGATATTATAAATTCACCATTAAAAAAGCCAATACAATCAATAGATACAACACTTGAAGGTTTTGCTAGAAAAGTTTATATATTAACAATAAGTAAAGATTACGTATTTTCAATAGAACAAATACCATTTAGATTACCATATGATTTACAATTTATAATAAAAGAAAATGAAATAACTGGATCGTATTCTATATCTGTAAAATATGATACTGATAAAGACGTATTCCCATTTTTAAAAGTCACAAATAATCCTTATTTAAAAACTTGGAACGAATCTACAACTGATGGGGATTATATTTTTATAGGTATAGATCTATATCAACTATATAAAAAATCTACAACGTTTTCAATAACTAGCAATAATTATTTAGATAACTTATTCTTAACTACTTCATTTACTGGACAAATTGCATATATCGAGGTTTATTACATATATAATGGAGTAAAAACTAAAATTAAGAGTTATCAAAATAATCAGTATTCTGATTCTAGCGGATTACCATTTTGTCATTATGCTATTATGGGGTCTACTTTAGAAATATCTTTTGGAGCTGATAGCAACTCATTTAGACCTCGTAAAAATAGTGAAGTTGAAATAGTAATGTATACTACATATGGAGAAGCTGGTAACTTTACATACACTGGAACTGTAGACGTAAATTTTTCAAGTACTAATGAATTTTCAAATATGGGCGTGCAAGTAACTCCAATAACAAACTCTGCAGGTGGTAAAAATAGGTATACAACTACAGAACTAAAAAATAAAATTACAGAAGCTATGCTTACCCGTAAAAATATAATAACCGATACAGACTTAAATTATTATTTTACAAATTTTAATACAAATACATCAGTCAATGGTTCTAATGTTGAATTTTTTAAAAAAAGAAATGATATATTAAGACGCATATTTACAGGTTATATTACTATGAGAGAAAGAGGAGGTAAAATAATACCTACAAATACAGCCCCTCATTTGTTAATTAGTAAAAAATATTTAGACGAACCAATTAAAATACATGAAAATATGGATGACAGATTTGCAAATATTTTAAAAGATCATGCTAAAGGTATGATTAGAGATAATTCTAAAGTATTATATGACAGAGTAAATGACAAATTTATGTTATTTGAAAATAATATGATAAGCGTTGATTTAGACAATAAATTTATAATAGAAAAAACATCTCAAAATTTAGATTTTATGTATGATTTTGTAGAAGGCGTCTATAAGTATTATGAAAAAAATAAAGATGATATGTTAGTTGAAACTCAATATAAAATAACTATAGACGGAACAAGAATAAATCGTCGAATATTATTACACGATACAATATCAAACCAAGTTGATCTAATAAAAGATGATTTTTTATTAGAATGGCCTATTATAAAATGTAACAAAAATGAGTATACAATTTATATAAAAAATTCAAATTTAAATTTAGGATTAAATAATAATATTAATATAGAAGATGCAGTTATATGTGAAGCAAATAAATATTCTTTTATATGCAATTCAGATGATTATCTTTTAGATAAAAGATTTATAATTTATGCCATACCATATACATTGAAAATAATAGATTCTCCTATACTTAAATGTAATTATTATATTACTTCAATGTATGAACTATATAAACTACAACTAGTTCATGTTAATAATTTTGTAGACCGAAATTTTACATTTGGTAATATTCAAATAGACAAAAAACCAAATGTTGATATAAATTCCGAAATATACGATATAACTGTAGACCTTAATACAAATTTAACTATCGATGAGTTAGATGCAAAATGTAAAGTCAGAATGATAGTATATGATAAACATGGTGAAGTTCAAGGTTGTTTAGAAATGGAACGTATTGATGACTCTTTTAAATATGCAGCTGATATTGTAACTTATCGAGATATTATAAATAAAAATGAAGAGATTATGACAGTTGGGTCATTATATGAGCTTGAGAATCCAAAAAATTTAGAAGGCGGCGAAACTGCAGCAGTTTTCTTAACAGACAATATAAATATAGAAATAGCGGTTTTATATAAAGACAATGCAGATATTACTAAATATGGAAATTTTGATTATATGAGTGATGTACATGATTACGCAACAGCATGTGTATATAGCAATGTTAAAGAAATATCATTATTTAAAAATTTAGAAAATTATACATATAGCGATATATTACCTGTTAAATTAAGAAATGGCGATGGAGATGTGATTTCTGAATATTATGATCTTAAACAGGTGCCATTAATAGAGTATTCATATTTTCAACAAAAATATGATGAAATTTTAGATATTTTAGATGCATATGATACGGTTTCTTATGATTTAATTAACACTTTAGAAAATAATAATTCATTAGATTTAAAATTTACTAATACATATGGATATTCAAAATATTGGGTAACGGATACAAATAATTTAGATTTTAAATATGAAAATTTTGATTACGTTGATGTTACATCAATTCCTTTAAATTTTACTATTTATACAAATCGTATAATCGACAATAATGAGGATAGTATAATTAAAGAATTCATTAGTGATTTTGTTGAGGCGAGTAACCATACTGGTTTATTTGCAATATCAAATCTTTTAAGAGAGCTAGAAATTAATTTCGATTCAATTCAATATGTTGAATTTGGAAAGGTCGCAGGTGAAGATACACAAAAAATATTCAATGCATTTGAAGGTTTTAATAATATGACATCAGATGAAATAAATGATTATGTACCAGAATATTTAAATATCGAAAAAATATTAAAATATGATGATAGCCAAGACGACGGAATAAATCTATATTTAAAATATGATTATAATATAAATGTAGTTTACAAATAAAATTATATTGAACAAATCCATATGTTGTATTAAGAATAATTAAGATGCGGAGGTTTAAAACTAATGAAAGAAAGAGATATGAAATATAGAGAGAGACAATTTAACATGCAAAATCGTATGGCTGAAATGTTTCAAGAATCTTTAGATCTTGCTAAAGAAAATGAGTTTGACCCTAATGATAATTTAAATATATATACTGAAAGTGCAAGACAATCATTTAATTGGGGGGACAAAGATAATTCTAAAGAATTATTATTTGAAGAGTACCAAGAAAAGTTACAAGAAGTAACTAGAGACTTATTTATAAGCGCTGTTGTTGAGGCGTGTCCTATAGAAAAAAATATAATAAGATTAAATGAAGCTGAAATAGAAACTCAAATCGGAGATATGTACGATGCAATGTTAGAATCTGGTATAATAAAAAATATGCCTGATGGGGGAGCTTGGGATACAATAACTAAAGTGGCAGCTAAATATGCAAGGGTTTCAGCTAATAGCTGCGACAAATGTTTTAACGAAACAGTAGATGAATGTAAACTTATACTTAATGAACTTACTTCAATGGTAAATGAAAAAGTTACTAAAGCTATAAAATTAGAAAATTTCAATGTTACATTAAAAGAAGATGGAAGTTTAAGAAAACATGACAAAAAATCAATGTTTAGAATGTTAATAGAAACTAATTATAAATCAAATATATCAGGAGAAGAGGATCAATTAGCAATGCTTAATGAAGATGTTAAAGAAAATTTAACAATGACTTCAATGATACAAGCAACTATAGATTATGCTATATTAGAAACTTGTAATACTGCTAGAATAGTTGATTTTGATAGAGATTATGTAGAAAAAGCTTATAGATATGTAGGACGTTAATGATTTTAAATATATATTATAAATGTGATAAAACGATAATAAAATCGTTTTATCACATTATTAAATTAAATTGGAGGTACGTTTATGGAAAAAAGAATTAAATTTAATGGTGAAATTTTTAGAAATGGAAATGAACTAGCTGATTATTTAAAAGATATAATGTTTACTAGTAATTGTGACGATCATTTAACTAATCTAGCTAAAACAATTGCCGTAAAATTCAAGTATACTAAAAATCCGGCATTGGTTTGTGTTGGAAGCAGAAAAGTTAATTTTGACATATTTGGTCCAATAATATATGATGAATTTTTAAAAGAAGGTATAACTGAAAAACATTTATACTGGTTCAATGGCATAAATGCTGAAGATGTTATAAACGAGATAAAAAGAAACAACCATGATTTAATAATTGCATTTGATGCGGCATTGGCATTTGATAATAATATTGAAATGCTTAAACTTAAATTTAGAACTGGCGGAGTAAAACCCGGAGCTGGAGTTAATAAACATATAACAGAAGTTGGAGACTTTTCTATAATTCTACCAGTTGGTTATAAATTTGATATTAAAACTATAACAAACATAGAAAGAAGTAATGAGTGGTATAGAGTTGAAGATATTAGGCATGTAGCCGCAAAATTTACTAAAACATTCATGAATGAAGTAAAAAATTTTTACAATTTTTTAGAAGATAGTAACAAAAATTTAATAGTACCTAATTAAAATTAGAGGGGGTATTTAATATGATGATGAACTTAAACAATAAAAGACATAGTGATAGAGTGAAAATTAAAGAGAATATAGAAACAACACTTAATAATTTTTGGAGCAACGTAAAAACAATAAACAATTATTCAAAAAACAATAAATCAAGTAACGAAATGTTTAGACACTTTATATTTTTAGAAAAATCAATGGCATTTTTAGCGATGGACTGGGGGATAAATGTAAAATTAGTTATATCAAATGATAAACTTGTAAGATATGAAACAAGTTTAGCAGAAGGAGGTACATTTTGTACTATAGACACTATATATTTAAGAATATGCGAATATACTGGATTAGATTTTAATAAGATAAGTAGTAAAGAATTTATAAACATGTCATTGTTAAATGTTATATTAAATGGAAACAAACCTAAAGTATATTCAAAACTAGATGCAGTTGATGGAAAATTTAAAGACTGGGTATGGTTATATGAATATAATGGTAAAGTTGCGTTATCTAATCCTAAAGAAAAGATATTTAGAATAGAAGACCAAACTTACTTTGAGCAATCTTATTTTGTAGTAGAATAGATCCACTATGTGGATCTAATTTTTTTTAATATTATTACTTAGGAGGATATAAGTATGGCAAAAAATAATAAGGAAGCTCTTTTTAAAATACATTATAATTTAGATGTAAATTATGACGGTTTTATGGGAGAAACTATAAATTTCCTATCAGATATAGATGTATTAGCGTATAAATATAATAATAGTATTTATATGGTTAATGAAATAATGTACCCAGATAAAGCTAAAAAAGGAATACATATTTCTAAAATATTACCATTAAATGAAATGAACGATGAACTTCGTGAATGTATAAAAAATTTTGTAGAGCATGACAAAGATTTTAAAGTATCTATGATAACATATGCTTCACCAAAAACAATAATAGTAACTCTTAACGAAAGCGATGAAAATTTAGATGAAACATATGAAAAAATGTACGATCAGATAATGGATAACATAGGTATTGAAAGCGAAAAAGATATAGACGACTATATTTTATGTGAAATGAATGATGAAGCTGGAAAACTTAGAATAATAGGCGATGATATTGGAGGATTTACTTGCATAGGACTTTATAAAAATTATAGTTTTAAAGATTTATTTATAGAAAGAAATCCCGATAAATTAAAATATGATATACTTGCAAATGATGAGAAATGTAAACTTTTATATGAAGATTAATACTTATTACGAACATATATTATATTATAGTGTGAGATGATAGGATAAATCCTGTCATCTCATATTTTTTAGGAGATGACAAAATTGAATCCGTTTATATTTAAAGACAGAAAATATTCTGTTGACGTAGAAACTTCAGAGGAGGGTCTAGAAGGCTGGATTTCAATAAAAGCGTATGAAGACGACTCTAAACATTTTTTATATTTAGTATTTTTATATAACATATCTACGAGAGAATTCACAATAGATTTCGAAGCTACAATAAAAGAAATGTTATACACAAATGAGGCAATATTAAATGATTGGGTCTACAACGTAACATTTCACAATATGCAAAAACCGACAGTATGGCAGCTCGCAATTTCAAAAGTTCCTGGACTATTTGCAGTTAATAAAGTAATGTACGATGCGGATGTTAGATTTTTAGAAAAAATTAAAAATGAAATTGCAGAAGACCCAGAAAAATTCCATGAACATGTAGAAAAAGCAATAATTGATTCAATGATTTAAAATTATAATAAGTTAAATTAGGAGGGTGATATTATGGCACAAAACATAATTCCAATTGAGATAAGAGAACTATTAGTAGATTATATGAAGGATTATTATGAAGAAATTATACTTCATAGGGGTATTCCTGATACTCGTGATGGTTTAATAGAAGCTCAAAGAAGATTATTATTTGGATCAACGAATAGAAAGTACACATCAGATAAAGCTCACGTTAAATCTACAAAGATAATTAGTGAAAGTATGAGCTATCATGCGCACGGCGACGCAAGTTTATATCAATGTATGGTTAATATGAGCCAATGGTGGTCTAATAATATTACATTGTATGACACAAATGGTTCTAACGGTTCAATATATGGTGATGAACCAGCGAAACCTCGTTATCTTGAAGCACGTATGCATAAAAATGCTGAAAGATATATGGTAGACAATTTAAATCAAGAAACTGTAGACTATATAAACACATTTGATGATAGTGGCAAAGAACCAAAAGTAATGCCAGCTAAACTTCCATTCTATTTAATAAATGGAGCATTTGGTATAGCTGGTGGATATAGTGTAAATGTTCCAGCTCATAATACAAAAGAAGTATTAGAAGAAATGATTAAGTATATTGATGATGAAAACCATGAGATAAACTTAGTTCCAGATTTACCAACAGGTGGAATAATAGCAAATGATGAAACATTAAGAAATGCATATACAACTGGTAGATCTAAGTATACTATGAGAGGTGAAGTTACATTAGATGAAAAACAACATGCAGTAATAATAACTTCATTACCTTGGATGACTAACTTAATATCTTATAAGAAACAATTATCAACAATAATAGAAAAACGTAAAGACCCTAAAGGTAAAAAAGATTTACCACCTATAATAGAAGGTATAAGTAAAGTTAAAGACGCGTCAGCAAAAGATGATATTAAATTAATACTTTATGTAAAGAAAGATTATGATTTACAAGAAATTGAGCAAAAATTATACAGATACACTAATCTACAAAACACTATACCATTTATAATATTAGGTGTTGTTAATGGTAAATTTAAGATATATACTCATATCAAACAAGTGTTTGATGAATGGCTTAATTTCAGAGTATTTACTATAAGACGTATTAAACTTAATAATGTTAAAAAATGGAATTATAGAATACACATTTTAGACGCATTGATAAAATTAGTTGAAGAAGATATATTAGATGAAGTAATAACTAAGATAAAAGCTTGTAAAGGTAAAACTGAAGTTATAGGAATGCTTGAAGACGATTACAGTTTCTCTCATAAACAAGCAGAAGCTATAGCTGGAATGGAACTTTATCGTATATCTAATACATCTTTAACAGATAACAAGAATGAAAGAGCCAGTTTACAACAAAAAGTAAAAGAAGAAGAGCAATTCTTTAAAGATAGTCGTAAGATAGAATTACTAATAAAAGATGAATTATTAGAAGCGTTAAAAGATAAAAAGATAATACAAGAACGTAAGACTAAGATAGTTAGTTCATTATCATTAGATTTAGATGAAATGGACGTACCAGATGTTCAACGTGGAATAATAGCAACTCACGAAGGATTTGTTAAGAAAATTGCTCCACTTAAAACACAAAAACGTAATGGTAAAGGAATTAAACTAGGGAAACTTAAAGATGGGGATTATCCAGTATCAATAAACAACATGAATGAAAGAGATGATATGTGGGTAATTACTAAAGTTGGAAAAGTTTATAAGTTCCCAGTGCATGAGTTCCCTGAAAGTGGACAAAACTTAGGAACTAGTATAAGGAGTGCTATAAACAATGAAGGAATTAGTAATGTAATATGTGTACCTAAAGATATAGATATGGAGAACACTAATATTCTTATAGTTACTAAGCAGAACCGTATTAAACAATCTCCGCTGACAGAATACACTAATATATTTAGTAGTGGTCTTATAGCAATTAAGTTAGCAGATGATGATGAAGTTGTAGGGGCTATGTTAATTGATTCTAGAGAACCAAAACAAGTAGTACTAGGTCATAGCGGTGGAAATGCAATAGTAATGAGTAGTGATCAAGTTCCTACTGTTGGTAGGGTAAGTATGGGTGTTATAGCATTTAACACAGATGTTATAAAAGAAGGCAATGTTATAGTAAGTATGGACTATATAAGAGAAGATACAACCCATATGTTAGTAGTAACTAGCAATGGTATGGGAAAACTTGTTGAAACTGAAGAATTCTATAGCACTAAAGCCGATGGAAGTAAACAGCTAATGAATAGAGGAGTTAAAGGTGTTATGGCGACTAAGTTAAAAGATAATTATTTAGTATCTATAAAACCTTGTAATATGGAAGAAAGAGTAACTCTAATTAGTTCTAGTAATATTATAAGTATACCAATATCAGATATACCAGTTTATAAGCGTCCTACATTTGGTGCTGGAATAATGAATTTAAATGGAAATGATGAAGTGATAGATGTAACAATACCATAAGGAGGGTTCGTCTATGCATATAGATAGTTTCGAAAGATGTGACAACAAAGACAAGTATTATATATTAATAAAAGGTTTTAACGAAAATGAAAATGATTGCGCTATAACTATACTATATGATACTGATAGTAACGAATTTGGTTTTGCATGGCGTGTATTTGAAAATCAAACTATTGACAATGATGATTATTTTAAAAAAATTTCTTATTATTTTAAATTTGAATATCATGATGATACTATATTTGCATTGGACGAAAACTGTATACTAAATCAAGATTGCGACGACGATTATATATTTAGTACAGAATATCTTTATAACGAATATATTAATAGAATACACCCATGGCTATCAAAAGATGACAATAAAGAATTAAAGAAAGCATATATAAATTTTATGATATAAAGGAATGTCTTAAGACATTCCTTTATTTTTATTTTTAGGAGGTCATAATGTGAGTATAATAGGAAAGCCAGAAATGAATCTAAAACATGGTTGGTTTAAAGTTAAAATTGATAATGAAAAAATTATTGATATAGAAATTGATGAAGTAATAGATAATCGTTATATAGATCATGTCATACGTTGTTATAGTTGTACTGACCTAGAAAAGAATTTTGCTGAGGTTTCTGTATTATTTGATATAGAAACTGGAAAGTATGGATATTGGTGGACTACTAGGAATCTAAACTCATACAACTCAAGTTTTAAAAAACCAGTTATTGAGTTTAAAGTCGGAGGAGGAATAATTGCGTTAAGTCATAAATCATTAGATGGATGTAGAGCTGAAACTTTTAAAGACTATGTCAATTATATTGTTCCTTGGATAGAAGAAAACTACAGCGAATATAAAAAATTTATGTTTCAATATATTGTAGATTTAGCATTATAAACCCTTAAGGGTTTATTTTTTTGTCTCTTGATAAAGAATAAAAAACATACGATTATTCGTAATAATTTGAACTACTATAAAGGAGGTTAGATAATGGGAAATAATACGTTAGATAGTCAATTATTAGAAATGATTAAAGCTAACGATTCAGTGATCGTGAAAAATAAATTCCGTAGAGAACTTAATGCATATATAGATCGTAATAATGAAGTTCTTTCAGCAAGTATTCCAGCTTATCGTTTATTATTTAACGAAAGTCAAAGAGATAAAGTATTTGATATATGGAAAATAGATAAAAAATTAGTTAATGACGCTAAACTTGCAATAGATTCGGATAAAGCTGTAAGAAAACCCATAATGTATACTATGGTAAGTACTCCTCATAATTATTTAGTAATAGAACTAATTAAATACTATGAAAAGAAAAAAGATAAAGAAGCTGTAAAAGCACTTACGTTACATTTAATATTCCATTTTTATAGTATAATACATCCTAAATACTTTAAATTCTTACCAAATCCTGATATAATGGAATTTACAATAAATAGAATAAGTAATAAATTCTTATTTAAACAATATGGGGTATTAATGAAAGTATTAATGCATATGGCAGATGTAAATCATGATGCGATGAAAGATGCATTATTAAAAAATGGTGATACTGGTGCTTTAGACTACTTAGTTTCAATGAATTCACGTTTAAATAGTTTAATGCAAACTTTCTCAAAAGAATATTATACAGATTATGAACAAAAAAATGCAATATTTAGTCAGTCTGATAATTATGACAATGATAATTTTATATTAACTACAAATCTATCTGGTACGATAGAGAATAAAACTAGAAATGCAGCCGCTGATTTTTTTACAACTAGAGTTAGTGAAAAAGATGCACATTTAGCAGCTAAAGCGTCACAAGCAGATTATAATGTTTTAGTGGATGCAATATCTAATGTTAAAAATAGTAAGACCGAAGAAATAAATGAATTAATGAGAAATATATTAATAACTTATTTAAGCGACCCTGAAAATACAGAAGCTTCATTAGGCACTTCTGCATTTGTGGTAAGATGTATTAAAATATATAGTAAATCAAATACTAAACAGAAATCAATAATGGAAATAAAACGAATACTTGATGAATTATTAGAATCTAACAGTAAAAACTATCAAGAGACTAATAGAGAAGCTACAAAAATTAATTATCGTAAAGCATTATATTTTTATATAGTATTAATAATGCAAAGATCAGTTAAAGCATAGGAGGTTGAATATGTATAAAATAGATTATTATAATGAGTATATAGAAGCTACTGAATTAATAACTGAAGGTAGTTATATATGTACTCCATTTCAAAAAGATGCATCTCAAGTATTTATAACTCCTAATGAAAGATTAGGTGAGTTTATAACAGAAGATAGTATTAATTATAATTGTCATTTAGTTAAAGTTCCGGGTGTTGGAATGAGTACTATGATGATGTTAGAAGCATGTAAGAATATATTACCTGGTGAAGAACTTATAATGAAACCAGATTCATCTATAAGATTAAGAACGCTTCAGGAAGGTATTAAATCATATAATGAAAGATTTTATGGAATACCTGATAAAAGATTATTTAGATTACGCAATGTTTCAGATGTAATAATTGCCAATGAATCATTAGAAGATATAACTAATATGAAAGATAAACTAACTTTAATAAATTCATTAAAAGAAGCTAGTAAAAGATACGGATTGGACTTAGGATTAAATGAAGATACAGGAGAATTAATGATATTTACCGAAGCTGCTAATAATTCTTCTAATTCTAAGAGAAAGAAAATAGAAAGTCATATACTTACTACAATGAGTAAGTTAGATAAAACTGGAACAAATACTGAATTCTATAAAAATGCATTTAAAGAGATGACAGACCAACAATTTGATAAATGGGTAAGAAAGTTAATAGACGACCCAGAAGAAAATCTATATATGGAAATATTGCCATATAAGAACGAGCCTACTCTTAAAGACATTAAAGATGGATTAGACTATTTAAAAGTACCTACTAATGAATATGTATATTTCAGACATGATGAAAATGGTAAAGAATTAAGAACTAGATATCCCGTATCGGTAGGATATATACAAGTAAAACGTTTACAACAAATACTATCTAAAAAGAATACATATTCTACAAGTATAAAATCTAGAAACATGAAAACAGGACAAGTATCCGGAGATGATAAAATCGCTAGACTTTTGGTGATGTAAAATGCCATTAATTGCTGGAAACTCCAATTTGGACAATCAGCAGCTATTTATTATTTTTAATAAACATTCTTATATACGATAATGAGATAGGAGTGTTTATGTTATATGAAAATATATGAATCAAGAAAAGAAAAAAGCCGTAAAGAATTTGAAAACTATATGAAAGAATTGAAAGATTTTGAAATGATTGGTGAGTATAAAGGGCAAAATACAAAAACTGAGTTTATACACAAACCTTGTAATTATAGATGGAAGACTACTCCATATAATTTTAAAAAATCTAAGCACAAATGTCATGAATGTGCTAAAAATGCCATCGCTGAAAAATTAAAGTTAGATCAAGTAGAAGTATTTAAAGATATAGAATCAAAAGGCTATACAGTTTTACCAAATGAAATATATAAAAATGAAGATACACATATTAATATAAAACACAATAAGTGTGGAACTGAATATCCTGTAACTTATAATAATTTCAAAAATGGTAAAAGATGCCCTAAATGTGCTAATGATATACGAGGGGATAAAAAACGTAATACTAAAGAAGAATATATGGAAACAATATCACATTTTTCAGATTTAAATGATTATATATTAGGAGATTATATTGGAATCGATGAAAAAATGGAAGTAACTCATAAAATATGTAATAACACATATTTAGTGACACCTAATATGTTTAGGAGAGGAAGAAGGTGTCCTTATTGCAAAGATAATAGTATCGCAGAGACACGAATAGCCAAAAAATTAGAGGATATGTGTATAAAGTATCAAAGAGAATATACTTTTGATAATTTAGTAAGTTCCGTTAATAGCAATTATAAGCTTAGATATGACTTTGCAATATTAAACGAAAACGACTCATTAAAATATTTAATAGAGTATGATGGAAAGCAGCATTTTGAAAAAGATTCTTATTATACAGACGAATCATTTGAGAGATTGAAATTACATGACAAAATGAAAAATGAATATTGTGAAGTTAATAATATAAAACTTTTTAGAATTCACCATGATTGTTTTAAAAATCTTGAATCATATATAGAAAAAATAGTAAGTAGTTCAACGACTATCGAAACCGTTAATAAGGGAGTAGAGTACATTCAAGCGAATGGAAATATGGCAAACTAGAAATAGTTAAGATATAGTCTGATCTATATAGAAATATATAGTGTGATATGATGTAGCGAATCATATTAAAACATTTATGAGAATATCTGACTCAGAAACATATGTTATGACAGCTGTTGGATTGGATCATGCTCTTGAAGAATTTCTTGGACCTAGAGCTGATGGGACTACTAAGCAAAGACTTTATTCACAAATAGCTACATATGGTTATTGCTCACTTAAAGATTTAGAACCTTATAAAGATATTACCCAAAATCAAACTGTTAACACAATAAGTACATATTTATTAGGTGCTGGTATTGATAATGATTTATTAGATGAAAGCTATAAGTTTAAAGGAGATGAATAAATTGAATATAGATAGAGAATTAATGTCTTTATTAGAAGATTACATATACCAAGAAGGTTTATTTAAAAAATTTAAAGACAAAAAAGCAGCTAGAAAAAGAGAAGGAGCTATAAAAGCTAGAAGTGAACTTCGTAATGAATTAAAAAATTTACCAAATGAATATAAAAGAGCATTAGAACATGCAGCCCATTGTTTAAGAGAAGAATATTCTTTTGAAGGCGTATATGAGCTTATGGTAGAAATATTATTTAAAGCTCAAGCAGCAGTTAATGTAGCTAGAATATTGGAACCGGAAGAAGTTGCAGGCGCTAAAAAAGCATTAGCTATGTACGAACCTACAAGAAAACGTATTGTTCAAATGGTAAAACAAAGAGCTTCTCAACCTGAAGATTTTCCCGGAAGATGTGAAGAAAGCATGGATTTAATTGAAGCGGCTTCAATACCATCTGTTAGAAGAGATTGTTGGGAGGAAGTTGGTTATGAACAAAACTCAATAGAAGGTATAGTGGAATCATATAATAAAGTAATGGCTGAAAAACAACATCCTACTGATAACTAGGAGTGATATAATGGAAAATTATAATGAAAGTTTTGATAATTTTATAGATAAATCTCTTGTATTTTTTGAAAAACCTATAGAGAAACTGACTAACCAAACAGTTTCTCTTTATCATGGAACATTTGATGATATACATAATAAAATTATGCCAATGGGTCCAAACGTAGGAGCTACTAAATTTAGTAAACCTAGATGGTCTTGTTATTATTGGGATGATTTTGAAAGTGCTATGAAATGGTCTATTGCCTGGGCTGTTCAACGCTTTGCTGAAGTTGGGGTCATGTGGCCAATGGTTCCAGCCCATGGTGATAAACTAATGCTTAAAAATAAAAATGGAATAAGTGACAATGAATTAAGACAGATGATAGTAGATAAAAAAATAATAACTTATGTATATGAAATAAAAATAAAAGCAAATGATATTGAAATGGGATCTGTCCCTTCGATAAAAGAGTATACAGTAAGTAAACCAATGCCAATATATAAAAAACATAAAATATTAGTAACAAGAAAATTATTAGATAAATATTTTAGAACAGTTTCAGTTGATGAGTGGCTAAAAGCTAAAGAGTGCAACAAAATGAAATACATAAAATATAAAAGAGGTCCAATTCTTAATAGAATATTGGATAATCACAGAGATCCTTATAGACGATGGATAAAACAAGATGTCGCTTCCGGTAGAATAAAAGTAGGAGATGATATTAGCCATTATAAAGATATGATTAATTATGGTGTTAAAAATGATGTCCTTGGATTGAATAAGGAGGGGGTTGAAACGGATAATAACAATAGCGAACTAAATAATTTACTTGAAGAGTGCATATTACTTCATGAAGTAAATCTTGTAAAAGATATAGATGATAATTATCGTAATCTAGATCAATGGAAACCTACACCTGGGAAGAATATTCTTTTCATTACAGGACTTAGTGGATCGGGTAAGTCTACATTAGCTAGGGAGTTAGCTGCAACGTATGGTGCTAAAATTATAGAATTAGATGCTATAGAAAGACATGCCAATGCTGCAGATAGTGATGATAAACTAGGAAAATTAATAAAAAGAGCAATGGAATTCGATATGGATTATGGTTATTCCAAAGTCCACGATCAGGGCCATGAGGGTGCTGGTGCTAGGGACCGACAAAAATTTTATAAATCTACTAAAAGAATTATAAGATATATAGTTAATGAATTGTGGCATACAAGATCATTATACATAGTTGAAGGTATTCAAATAATTGAAGCTTTTAAATATGAAGAACTGCAAGATAAACCTTTTGTATTTAAACAGACATCAATGCTTACTTCTCTTAGACAACGTGCTTATCGTAGCGCTAAAAAACAAGGTTTAGAAAAACCAAATTTAGATATATTCTGGAAAGATGTTTGGACTCAGGCTGCATGGTATATGAATTCTACAACCAAATTTAATAAATTTAAAAATAGAATGGAAATGGATGATGAACAAGAAATTAATAATATAGAAGGGGAAGAATAATATGAAAAATAGATTAAAATCATTAGTAGCATTATTATGCATTATATTTATGGCTGTTGGCGGTGTTATAGGATACAATTTATTACATGAACCCACTCTAGAAGAATTATATCAAGAAGCGGAAGGTTCTCTAATGCATGCATTTACAGGAACTGCTTTAAGAGATGTAGAAATGAGTACTGTTGAAGAGGAAGATAGATTCGTAATACACGTACATTTTACTGAAGATAAATTTGATAATATAGCTGAAGAAGAATGGGATAATGTAGTAGACTCATTATTGAATGCATCTGACGCATGGAGAAAAGTTTTAGATAAAGAAGGAATTATGAAAAAACTTGAATTCAGAATTGGCACTCCTGATGAAATGCATGTATATCTTAAAATTGTAGACGGTGAAATTATAATAAATAATTTTTAATTAAATTTTTAGTAATATATTATAAATATGAGAAAAATATAAGGGGGTATTATATTTATGAATAATATTTTAGAAACTGTAACTCTTATATATAAAAACAAAATGAATAGACTTTATGAGGAACATCAACAGAAGCTGAATGACATATTTATAGTATATGGCGACAATGAAAAAGAATATATTAGACAATATATAAAAGAAGTAGATCGTTACATTAAAGAGTGTAACGATCTACGTTCTGAATTCATAATTGATTCAATAAATGCTTCAGTATAGGAGGGTTGTTTATGAATTCAATATTATCAATATTCATAATTTTAATTTGTGCTGCAGTAGTTATTTATTTAGATTAAAATTTTTAAAACTTATGTAACATAAATTTATAATTTTAGGAGGTATTTTATGATAGAAATTTTATATACAGTATTTTGGATGGCTTTTTGTTATTATTATGCTAATGATACTAAAAACAAGTATCCTGAAATTGACATAAATCCTGTTTTATATATAGCCGGAGGATTTCTATTCGGTGTATTTTCATTTATTTGGTGTTGGAATAAAAAACGTGTATTTAACAAGTACAATTAATTTATTAGGAGGTAATTAATTATGAAAGCTAAATTAATTAAAGAATTACATGAAGTAGGAGTATTTAGAGACCCTCAAACTAAAAGAAAATTAGAAACTATGAAAATTTCAGAGATATTACAAGTTAGAGATATGATAAAAGAAGAAATGGAAAAAGGAATAGTTCATGAAAGAAAACAAGGGGATTATGAATTTGTAACTGTAACTAAGAAAGTTAAAGTTGACAAAAAGAAAAGAAAGTAATTTAATTATTTAAGGGATATTGTTAATAAACAATATCCCTTATATTTTATAAATTATAATATTAGGAGGTATATATTTATGGATTTATTATTTGGTATGATGTTAAATTTTATAATACCTATAATTACAGTAATAGCATCTTTCGTTGTTTCAAAATCTATTAAGAAAGATTATCCTGGAATTAGAATAGTACCAGTATTTTATGCTTTAATATCAGCTATATTTGTATTTATGCCTATATATGGAATTATACTTTTTGGTTTTAGCCCTAGTTTTGCATTAACTGAGTTATTAGGTTTAACACCTATTATATTTTGTATGATTAAAAAAGAAAATTATATTAAAAAAGGAGAGTAATTTATATGATGACATTTACACTATCTAAATTAATTTATCCAATAATATGCTCAGTTCTAAGTTATGTATATGCTAAAACAGTGAAATCTAATAGAGACAAAATTGATATAGTTCCAGAATACTATATAGTTGGTGGTTTATTATTTGGACCTTTTGCTTTAGCATGGTGTTGGAATAAGAAAAGATTATTTGAAAAGTACAATACGAGATATAAAAAGAAAAGTAATTAATTTATATAAAATTTCAGGAGGTATATTTATGAAAAAAATTATATGTTCTGTAATGTTATATGGTACACTTTTCGGTTTTATATTTTTAATGAGTTTCCTTCAAGCCAAACAAGATATGAGAGATAAAGAATATATGATAACACAAATTAAAACAGAGATTGATTGGCAATTAAGTTTAGATGGTCAATATGTTGAAAGTATGTTTTATAATGATACGGCTAGAGAACTTGAAGACATTGTAATTAACCTTAATATGCTAGATGAACAAGGAAATGTTATACGTCAGTATAGTGAATATATTGAAGAGGTAGAACCTGATTCTTTTGGAAGAATACGAATTTTTGTAGGAGATTATGATGACTATACAACTAGAATAGAAGTAACAGATGTTCGACTTAGAATAGATAGAGACTAATCTCTATCTATTCTAATTAAATTTAAATGAGGGGGTATTTATATATGATGAAATTATTTTTATTCGGTAGTACTTTTTGTGTAGTCTACACTTTTATAATTCTTACATTATGCAAAGCTGCTTCAGATGCTGATGACAAATTAGAAGAATTATATGAACAATATAAAAAAGAAAAAGAAGAAAATTAATTTAAATTTGAGGGGGTAATTTATATGGAAAATGCATTAAATTATAAAGAAAGATTAGCTTTTGGTAAAATTGAATTTATATGTGAAGAAAGAGAATATTATGAGATAGCTGACGCTCTTTATAGTTATATGAAGGCATATAAAAAAGGATACATGTTTGATGTAGGAGTGTTTGAAGATGAGATAGAAAATTATCTTGGAATAAGAGGGCATGATAATATAGTTAATTATATCAATAATGAAGATTTTAATTATCTTGAATTAAAGAATAAAAATTAAATTTGAGGGGGTAAAATTTATGTGTAATTATAGAAAATGCCCATATAGATTAGAAGATATATATGCTAAAGACAGTTGGCAAACTTATAACGCATGTACATTAAGAGATGATGGATGGGATTATGCATTATGTAATCCTAACGCTTCATATTGTGAATTTAAAGATAATGAAGAAGAATTAACTAAAGTCTTTGAAGATAAAGAGAAACAAGAGAAAATTGAAAGAGTTCAAAATGAGATAGAAGATAAAGAAGACGAAATTAGATATTTACAAGAAAGAATTGTAGAATTAAGAGAAGAAATTGAATACATCAAGCTAGGTACAAATTTATAAATTTAAAATTAAAGTAATAAAAAAGAGATAGTGTTTAAAACACTATCTCTTTTATTTTTTAGTTAAAATGGAGAATTAATATGAGATTATTAATAAGTTTATTTATTATATACTTTCTGTTCAAACATCCTAAAACATTTTTATCTTTAATATTGACATTAGCAGGTTTTGCATTTGTAATAAGTCATCCATTTTTCTGCATAGGGATATTCTTATTCATATGTTGGATTGTAGGATGGTGTCAGGAAATTACAAACAAGAAAACAGGAAAGAAACAACAAAAGAGTTATGAACAGTATAAAGAATACAAACAAAGAAATGAGAACTCATATAAACAGAATACTAATTATAATAGAACGTATACTAAAACTAACACAAGTTCTAGTTATTTTAGTGGATGTACTAATAAAGATCAATTAAAGAAAAGACATAGACAACTATGTATGGAATTACATCCCGATAAAGGTGGTAATATAGATCAATTTAGAAAGATGCAAAATGAATATGAAATGTTAAGAAAAAAATTTAATTAAATTTGGAGGGACTTGTATGAATAATATAAAAAAAATGTTGAAGTTATAGAAATGGCTATGGCTGCTTTTGGTAACTAGTAATAATATAAATGAAACGTCTGATTAAAGCCGTTTCATTTTTTCTATGTTCCGTATTTTAACTCACCCGTATCTATCAATATTTTAAATGTATACTATATTTGTGGTTTAAAATAAAATATTGGAGGTATATATTATGTTAAAATCAATAAAAAATTTATTTGTGAAAAAAGAAAGAAGAACTGTAGGTCAAGAATATGTAGAACTAGCTCAAAGACAAACTCAATTTTTAGAAAAAACTATAGAAAATTATAATGACGATACTAAACTTATAAATGAATATTTAGACAAATTAAACGAAAGAATAGATAAAGCTATAGAAGAAAAGAAACAACAAGAAAAAGAAAAATACTCAAACATAAATGAGTATATAGACAAATCTATAAAAGAATTAAATGAACTAAAAGAAGATTTAGAATTATATAAATCTGAATTTCCAGAAGAATATGAAAAAATGTTTGGAAGTAAAGAAGAAGATTATTCAGAATATAATAATGTAGTTAGTTTATCTAATTATAGAAGAAAACATTAGGATTATAAAATCCTAATGTTTTTCTATGATCCACTATAAAAAAAATCATCAAATTAAATTAGGGGGAATTGACATGACTTTAGTTAAATATGTTAAATCAAAAAAAGTATTAAGTATGATAATAGGAATAGTTATATCTTTATGTATGGTATTTCACGATAGTGTTGGAAAGGTATATGCTGATAGTACAACAAACCGATCAATAATAATGCAACAACTAACAGAAGAAAGGAATGAAGATATAATAGACATTCATGATCATAATTGTAGATACTCCTCACAAATTCCAAAAATTAATGGAACTCGTATAAGAGTTGGAGCAACAGCATATTGCGAAGATACAATAACTTTTACAGATACTATTCCAGTAGAAGGCATTACAATAGCAGTAGATCCTACAGTTATACCATATGGATCAAAAGTATATATACCAAAGCTTAATAGAACATTTATAGCAGAAGATTGTGGTAGTGCAATAAAAGGAAATCGTATAGATATATACATGAATGATTATGATAAATGTATGGAATGGGGATTTCAAGATATAGATGTATATGTGTTAGACTAAAAAATTAAATTAAATTTGGAGGTATATATTATGGAATATAAATTAAATTATAATGGTAAAATTGAAGTTTGTAAAATTGAAGTAAAAGACTTTAAAGGAGTATATACAACATTAAGTATTAAATTTAATGCACCACTATATGTTTTTGTCAACGATAATACAAAGTTCCCAGATTTAATAACGACAGATCGTATTGATGTAAGTAGATATTGTGGACACTATGGTACAAAAGAAGAAGTTCATAATTTAATTGATAGACTATTAACTGGTTCAGCTATAGACGATGACTTTAATAAATTAGTTATTTATGAAGATAATGAAAATCTCTACAATTACAAATTAGCTGATATCATAGATAATAATATTAAATCAGATTTAATTAAAATGATACAATTAGCATTAATAGACTATTTAATATAAAAATTTGTACTCCTTAATATAATTAAATTTATGGAGGTAATTATGGCTTTTGTTAATTTGATGTATAATATAAGTATTTCTGATGTTTATACAGATGTAGGTCAAGGAAATGATTGTGTTCGCGTATATTTTGATAAGAAACTTTATTTCTTAGACGAAAATGGCAACATTAGATATTCAGAAGGTATATGTATTGAAGAAAGAACATGCCGAAATTTTAATAAAGATTTATTGTATAAAGCATTACATGGATATATAACTAAAGAAGATATTAACGATATTGTAGTATCTTGGTTTTTATATGAAGATAAGTTTGGATACGTACAAAGTTACAAAAGTGACGACCCTGTATATTTTAAAGAACTTCCTGAAAGTCTAAAAGAAGAACTTATTGAAGAATTTAATAAAACTATAATTCTTAATTTAATATAATAAAAAGTAGAATACTCCCGTAGGAGTATTCTACTTTAATCTATATAAATTTTTAATTATTTTTTTGATTATTGTTGTATAGCGTTTCCATCGAATCCAAATCCAGGCATAGTACCCCATTGTGGTACATGTCCATCGTTACCTATTATATCTATTTTACAGATTAATGGAGTGAATTCTTCTATAGTGTGACGTTTAGTCATCATAACAGATGGTACGTTATTTATTAAAGCATTTCTGTAGTCTTGTACTACGTTGAATGTATATGGATAATATTTGTAAGTTATGTATTTATTAGTAGTTGGTACGAAGAACATTAATAAAGCACCTTGTGGTATTAAGTCAGAAGCAACTACAGTATATCTTTGAGATCCTGACATAGCTCCTACAGAGTATTCAACTTCAACTCCGTTTTGTTCTTCTTGTATTCCTGAGAAAGTCCAAGATACATTTGGTAATAACATAGTATCAAGAGGGTTACCTATTATAGCAAAATATCCATTGTAGAAGAATTTAGTAGATTTCATTTTTAATGCAAAGTAATCTATAACAACTTTTAATTCTTCTCTCCAGTCTTTAGGACTTCCATTGTATCCTATAGATGGTTGTAAGTTAAATTGTCCTTGGAAAGCAGCTCCTCCAGCATATTGAGTTCTAGTGAAGCTATCTGCTAAGAATTCATATATTTCTATGTCTAGTTTTTGAGCTATAACGTTAGACATTACATCTATAGTTTCAGCAGCTCCATCTATATTGTACATAGCCATAGCATCTTGTAAGAATTCTAATTGTAAGCTGTTTTCTATATGAGTTCCAGTTCCTATTTCGATATCTCTTTTGAAGATGTCTATAGCAACGTTTACTGATTCATTGTGAGTTTCATGAGTGAAGAAACCTTGAACAGCGAATTGTACTTCTTTATCTTGTACATTTCCTTCTGCGTCTTCTACTTTAGAGAATAACATTACGCAGCATTTTTCGAAATCTATATTACCTATTATTATAACTTTTCCTTTTACTTCTCCATCTGGGTCTGCCCCATATAATGGTTTCTCAGCAAATAATCTTCCATATAAGTCAGCTTTTAAGTTTAATGGAACTATTTCTCCATCTACAACTAAATTAGCTATCATAGTCATTTTATCTAATTTATGGTGTATTGGGTCTATTTTTTGAGGATCTTTGAATGCACATTGATTTCTTCTATAAGTTTCAACATCTGGCATTAAAGTTATAACAGAACCATCTGCTACTAATCCTTCCATACCTGCACCATTAGCCATAACTTGCCCAACAGCAGCTCCAGCAGCGTCAGCAGCAAATCCTATCATTGTATTTTCAACATGTTTTCTAGAAGCTCTTCCTCCACCAACAGCGTTTATAGATTCTGGTAATGGTTTTTTAGTTCCATCTGGTTGTAAAACATATGGTGATGTGAAAGCAACTGAGAAAGCAGGAACTTTAACTGGTTCAGTTGGTATAGCATATTTTAAAGCTATTCTAGCCCACATTTTTCTTATTACTGGCATTGTTAATGAAGCATGAGGTTGTATACCTGCAACAGACTCATGTAAAGTTTGCATTTTAGCATTTTCAAATAATTGAGTCATTTGTCTAGCTTCAGTAGGATTTAATCCTTCAGTTAATTTTTCAACATAATCTTGGAATGCTATAGGATCAGTCATTACATCTTTGAATCCTTCTCCTAATATATTCATTCTATGCTCAGACTTAAAGAAGTCACTAGCTTCATGTAAAATATTGCTGAAGCCATCATTCATATTTCCGTTAAACATTTCTCTATATTGTGTAGACATGCGATCAATACTCTCCTTTTCTCTTTTTTATGTATGTTAATGGGAATTATTTTTCTCCATTATGACCTACTACATGCGAATATAAATTTGTTATATTTTTTCACATTATAAATAAAATAATAATGATTTTGTTTTACTTTTTACTTTGATTAGCTTTCATTAAACTACGATATCGTTCAGCTAATGATTTAAGTATTTTAGTTGATGACTTAACAACTTTTTCGACATCTTCCGGTTTTGCTGTATCAAACTTATATTCACGATAGAAATCAAGCAATCTTATTAATTTGTTAACATTTTCTGACGGAAAATCGTCTAAATATGATACTTTTTTAGAGAAAGCTAGTGTAGTATCATATAATTGATTTACACACGATAATAAATGAATGTGTCTAGCTTTATCTTCATCAGTTTCTTCTATAGCTCCGTCGTCTAATCCTTCGTCTCCCATCATAGAATCAGAATTTGCTAACTCATCATCCATATCAACTCCGTCTAAATCTTCATCGCTTATTTCTTCGTCTCCTAATTCAGTTTCGATATCAGAAAAATCATCTTCTTCATCTTCAACAGGCTCTTCAAAATCAGCATCAGCGTCATTCAATTCATCATCAATATTATCAATTGCTTCACTGTCACTAACTTCGCCATCACCATTATCATCAACAGTTTCATCATTAGTTTCATCGAATTCATTTGTACTAGGTATTAATTCATCATCGGAATTCTCAATATCTTTATCCGATGTTTTGTTTCCTTTAATTTCTTTTTTTGGTTTCATGTTTATTTCTTGAGACATCTCTGCAACGAGTTGTTTTGCAGATTTTGCTTCGTTAATAATATAAAGATCATCCCATATGCTCATTTATATCACACCTTTATCTTTATAATATTTTTGAACTACTTGTTTTACGTAATTAAATTGTTCTACTGAACAGTCATCAACACATTGAACTAGAAGCCTATTCATATAATCTCCTAGTTCTTTTTCGTCATAGTTTTTCCAATTAGCATTTTTCTCAATTGTTTTTTGCATATGGGGACTAGTATTTTTAAAAAGTTGCATATTATAGTGTTGACATATTTTTAACATACCGTTAACTTGTTCAAAAGTAGGGTCTAATATTAATGAATCTTTTATCATAATTTTAACTCTTCGTGTGTTACCTTCTTTAACACTATCAATAAACTTATCAGTAATTTTAATTTTTTTTCTATCCACCACTTCTTTTTCATTAGATTGGTCATTTTTATCTTTTGACATTGACTCCTTAATTTTACTGAATATATTTTTAGCATTTTCAACTTCTTCTTCTTGAACTTTCCTAGCTCCTTCAACTTCTTCTTTGCATTTATTTACTTCTTCTGCTAAATTAGATCTTTCTACTTTTAATTTATTACGTTTTGCAATATTAATAGTTTGCATTATACGACTATTATTAATTTTATTTAATAATGATTGAACTTGTGGGTTATTTTTAAATCTTTCTTTTAATTCATTTATTTTTTTAATTATTTTACTCCATATGTCGGTAACGAATTTAACTACTGATTTGATTATATTAAGTGTTATTCTTTTTATTTTTTCTAACATACTCTCTTCTAAGTATGGTCTTACATAATAATTATAACGTTTATCCAAATATATCACCTCGCATTATTGTCTTAATATGTAATTGTTTTTCCAACAAATATTTATTATATTTAAAAGAAAAAGAAAAGAAAGTAGGGAGAAAGATTATGGAAAAATTTGATGGTATATTAATATCTGAATCGGCTTTCACTGCAAAACCAAAAATATTAAGAGATACTGCAGAAGTTACTATAATAGAAACTATATTACAAGAAGCAGAAGCTCCAAATAGAAATGGTCGTATATACAGTAAAGCATCTTTATTAGGAGCAATACAAGCACCTAGAATACAAGAACAACTTAAAATGAAAACTCTTGTTGGAGAATGTGGACATCCCCTAAGCGAAGATATTAAGAGACAAACTTACATAGATCAAACTAGAATATCTCATATAATAACTGAAATGCACTTTGAAGGGAATTTACTTAAAGGTGTAGTTGAATCGGCTAGAACCCACGCAGGAGATGATTTTAGGGGATTATGTAGACAAGGTATGCAAATGGCATTCTCTATGAGAGGTTTAGGTGGAGTTGCTAGAAAAGAAGGAGCATATGATAGAATAGATGGAAAATTATACATTATAACTTACGATTAACACCATGGTCGCCTATAATAGAAATATTATATGGAAAAATTGTCTCTAATTGACTTGGACCTCCTTTATGGACGACAAGGGCGAAGGATGAAAATCCACGCTGAACGACTAAATGAGATGAATCCCTAAAATGGGATGTGCGATAGTCTGAGCTAGGCAGAGATGTCTAGATTAACAAAACTGTGGGTATTATTTCCATCACATAATAATGCATATATGACAAATATATTAAAAGAACAAGCTGGATATAAAGATATGACAGCACAACAAGTATTAACTGAATCTACAATATTAGATGTTAAATTTAATGAAGTTGCTAAATATATAACTCAACAATCAAATAATGTAAAAGAAATGTCTGAATACATGAAAATGTCTACAAGAAATGCAGTAATAGATCCATATAATAAAACTGTTGATTTAAGAGAAAATGGAGATATATTAAAAGTAAAATTAGAAAGTACTATGGAAAGAGAATTAGATAATTTCTTAAGAAATATCAAATTTTAAAGAGAATGATCATTTAGATCATTCTCTCTGTATAATGGGGAGGAAAATTATGAAAAAATGGAAAATTATTACAATAGCATTATTAGTTATAGGAATTATATCACTACCTATAATTTCTTTTGCAGCAAACGGAGATACTTATACTAACAAATCAGGATTTTGGGACTACTATGAAATAGAAGAAATATTTAACGATGGACCAGTTAAAGAAGAAGATCTAATTAGCGTACTACAAGACGAAGGTTATAATGATAATGAAATAGAAATTATGCTTAAAGAAGGTGCTGAAAGAGAAAGTAAAGTAGCAAATACAGAAGAATCTAAAGAACAAGACACGAGTACAGAAGAATCTGAAGAACAAGACGCGAGTACAGAAGAATCTGAAGAACAAAATAATAATGAAAGTTCAACAAATTCGTTTACAGCAACATTAATATTTGCAGCTTTGTTTATATTATTTTTTATATGTTATTTTGCAGTTTAATAGGTACATCAAATACTTGACAACAAACAAAATAATATTGTTAATTACTTAAATAAAGGAGGAAAAAAGATAAATGGGTAATTCAGAAAAATGGTTTAAATTGAATTTCAGTGGTGAAGAAATTAATGAAGCGCTTGAAGCTATTGATACGCTTGATACAGCTGTAGAATCTTTAAAATATACAGTAAATTTAAAAGCTAATAAAGATGAATTATTTAGCAAAAAATATAATGACTTAATTGGTAAACCTGAAATACCTTCAATTGAAGGGTTAGCTAGCGAAGAATTTGTAGTTAATAAAATAGCAGAAGCTAAATTAGAAGCAGGAAATGGTGGTAATATTGATGTATCAGGTTTCATAACAGCTGAATACGTTGATAACAGAATAAATGAATTATTAGATGGCGCTCCAAACTCTTTAAATACTTTAAAAAAATTAGCAGACACATTAAATAATAATAAAAAAGATGATGATGCACATGTAGCTAATCAAATTATTCATATAAATAATAATGAAAGAGCTAAATGGAATAACAAATTTGATATGCCATCTGAAGGTTTAGATGAACTTCATCTATCAGCAAATTTAAAAAACAAATTAAATAATATGGTAAAACAAGATCAATTATTTGATATTAAAAATGGACTTATAAAAGATGCTTTTTTACCTGTTATAGACCTTAAACCTTATTTAGAAAAAAATGTTTATAATTTATTTATAAAAGAAGAGTGGCAACCACATGTTGCTAATGATTGTCACATTCTTCCTAAAGAAAGAGACACATGGAATGCTAAATACGAAAAACCAGCGAAAGGTATACCTGCTGCGGATTTAGAAAAAGAAATAGCTGAAAAGATAGAAAATTCAGTTATAAAAGAAGATGTGTTAGATGATTATGCAATGGTTAAAAAAGATGTATTACCTTTTGACATGAAGATAGTTAATGGAAATTTAAGATTAACAATAGATGGAGTAACAAAAATATTTGTACCAGCTGAAGGCATTGACTATGATGACATAGGATTTAAAGATAATATAATTTATGGATATTATATGGGACGTGGACTTACATTAGACCCTAAAAATATATCAGTAAGAGAACTTGAAGAATCTACTACTGTAATAAATAAAGCTGCAATAGGCCCTATGGGTAAAACATCAATATCAATAGATGCTTGTCCTGAAGGAGCTACTTATTTTGTAATAGCTCCTGCTGATTGTGGATTAAATGTAACTAGAGACAACGGAATAGGCGGAAAAGTTCCATTTGATGAATCTTTACTATCAGGAGATCTTAATTTCGGTTGTAACGGTGTAGACGCTGAACTTAATGGTGTTCCTGTAAAAGTTTGGGGACAATTTATGTTATCTAGTTTACAAATGTTTATGTATGTTGATTAATAAAATTTGGAAAATGATCATAATGATCATTTTCCAATATCTTTATTGTTTTAATTTAAACATTTAATTATTATGATTAACAAGGAGGTATTATAGCATGAAACCCATCTACGATGTAAATACATCTAATCAGTCTTTCATTGAGATGTGGAAATTGCTGAAAGATAAAGGAGTAAAAAATAATAAGTTTTTTTTAATTTTGTATGATCCGGGACTATCCGGTGTTGATCCGTATGATCCTAATCTTTCAGATGAAATGAAACTTAGAATATTAGCAGAAGTGCAAAAAAATTTCTGGTACTACCTAAGAGAAGTAGTTCATATTATAGAACCAGGAGGATTTGCTAAATATGGACTTCATATAGCAAACTTAGCACAAAACTTTTGTATGCTAAATAATATAAACGTAGTAGAACTGCTCCCTAGACAACATGGTAAGACTATAGGAGCTATTTGTTTTTATACATGGGTATATAATTTTAATACATCAAACTCACAAATTATATTTGGTAATAAATCAGTACAAGATAGTGAGTTAAACTTAAAACGTTTTAAAGAAACAGTAGAAGCCTTACCAAGTTATCTTAAAGCTCATATGGATAGTAAGACTGATACTGACAATATACAATATATAAGATGTAAAAGAAACCAAAATACAATAAGCTTGCTGAAATCAGCTAATGACCCTGTATCTGCAGATAAAGCAGGAAGGGGATTAACTACTCCATTAATATGGATTCAATAGAGTCCCGTTGCATAGTGATATGCAAATGAAAACTTCTTGAATTGCTGGAAACTCCCACTGGGACAATCAGCAGCCAAGCTTAATATTAGGAAGGTTCAACGACTATCGAAACCGTTAATAAGGGATTAGAGTACACTTATTTAACTAAGTGGAAGTGGGAAGCACCAGAGATGGTGAAGATATAGTCTGTGCTTACAAGAAATTGTAAGAATAACAATACAGTGACGAGTTTAGTTTCCTTAAGCATAATGACATAATATTCACAGCATCAGCGCCAGCCCAAGCAAAGGCTGCAGAAAGAGCAAAAGTAAATGGTGTTCCATATGGTACATTATTAACTACTACTCCTTCTACACTAGATGATCCAGCAGGTGCATATTGCTTTAAAATGATAAATAATGCAGTTAAATTTAACGAACAATGGTATGATATGCCAATAGAACAAGTTAAGCGTATAGTATATGAATCTAACAATAAATTCGTTCATGTACAATACTCATATACTGAATTAGGAAGAGATCAAGCATGGTATGAAGATCAATGTAAATCTCTTAACCAAGATTTGTTTAAAATAAAAAGAGAGCTTGATATACAATGGATGTATGCTTCAAATGATTCTCCTTTCTCAGAAGAACAACTTGAAGAGATATCCAAGCATATAGTAAAACCTAAAGATCAAATAGTATTATTCGGTAAATATGTATTCAATGTATTAACAGATCTTAAAAACATTCATAATAAATCATGGGTAGTTGCAATAGATATAGCTACAGGGGTATCCCTTGACTACTCAGCAATCACTGTCATAGATCCACTCACATGTAAGCCGGTTATAACATTTAGACATAATAGCATAGAAATACCTGATTTAGTTGTATTAGTTGAAGAGTTCGTAAGTAAATATTTACCTAATGCAGTTATAGTTCCAGAACGTAATTCTGTAGGTATTCCATTTATATCATTACTTCTTAGAACTTCAGTTGCAAGACAAGTGTATTATGAAGTTAAAACTAAGAAAGCTGAAAAAACTATAGACGATCCTCGTAAATCGGGATTTGGAAGTAAAATGACTTATAAAAAGGAATCTAGAGTTTACGGTATAGCTACTAATAACGATAATAGAACTATAATGACTGAAGACATTCTGTTTGATGTAGTTAATAACTCTCCAAACTGGATAATTAGCGAAGATATATTCAATGAAATTAAAACACTAGTTAGAGACCATAAACGTATAGATCATAGACCTGGATGCCACGATGACCAACTCATGTCCTACCTAATAGGTTTACATGCTATATTCTATGGCGAAAATGTTAATAGATTTGTAAAAGTAACTTCAGATGACGCATTTGCTTCTAGAAGTGAAACTAATAAAAATACAGATGCAAACCGTATAAGAAAATATAATAATATTAATAAAAATGTATATACATCTAAAAACTCTAATTTCGGAGCAGCTCATCACATGATATCTCAATATAAACAAATTGAAAGAGAAAACAAAGATAATGAATACGTAGATTTAAATCCTATACCTAATTCAATGATGACACGCAAAGGTGAAAATTCTAAGAAGAAAGTTAGTAAATCTACTTTAAAAATGATCTTAGGTATGAATAAATAGATTTAAAATTTAAAAACTTAAATTAACATAAAAATATTTAAAAATGATTAAGGGGGTATCGCGTTTTGGGCAACATATTTAATACGATAAGAAATAATGATGTAATGAGTGATAGAATAAGAGTGGACGTAACAGAAAGTATATCAGATGATATATTACAAGACAATGTTGTTGAACAAATAAGAAATTTAAATAAAAATATTGAGAAAAATAATAATAATTTTGTAGAAAGTTTTCAAATGAGGTTAAATAGTATAAATGAATTATATTATAATGATAAAAAATTGCAAAGAATGATAAATACTATAAAAAATAATTTTTATAGTACAATACTGGACGAATTACAATTAAAATATCAATTTACAATAGACTTTAGAGATAATTTAATGATAGACGAACAACATCATGTTGTGACTGAATTATATAATTTTTTGGTAATTGACATATACGATAATATAGTAAATTATGCAGTAAATACGATACTAGGTTCAATTGAAAATATTTTGTATGAATATTCAGATAAAATAAATAATAAGAATAATATATACAAATCATTAGTAAGTAAATATAATGAAAGTACAGCTACAATATTATATCATATAAGTGATATAATAAATAAGATAAATATAGATAACATGTATGATTTTGTAAAGACTAGTACGATGAGAGATCCAGAAGAATTTACAAACATGATGGTACTTAATATATTCGATGAATTAGATACATATGTAGATTTAGGGATAACACCGGGCGAACCTAAGTTCCTTAAAGAAATATTAGATAATAACTATGCATTAAGACAAGATATAACTAATAAATTAATAGAACTATATAAAAAATAGGAGGTTAAGTATGATGAGAGTAATTTTAGTAGAAAATATGGATCAGTTAAATGAGATTGTACCTGTTGATGGAGTGTTGGTACAGGTTAAAAATAAAGGAACATTTATAATGAATGAAAGTGGTAAATGGGAAAAGATAGAAATTTATAATGAATAAAAATTCTATATAAAATTGATTCAATATACAAATCATGGAGGTATTTATTATGATCGAGAGTATACATGAGGAAACATTACATGAGTTAGTACCTACAATTTATGAAGTTACTGAATTTTTAGAAGTTGAAGAATATAAAAATTGTAAAATTGGTGATATATTATATAATACTGAAACTGGCGAAATAAGACAATACGGTATACTAGAATTAATAGATGACGAAAAAAGTATTAGGGATACTTATAAAGAGTTGGTGCCTCTGGCAGACAGCCAAGGAAATAAAGTAGCTAATGAAATTTTTGTTAAGAAGCTTCAAAATTTAAAAAAAGATATACAAACTATGAATAATACTGCAGAGACTAATAACATGCCAGTGTATATAAAAAAATTAAAAGAAATGATAGACTCAGGTAATTATAGCTTTAAAGAAGTTAAACAAATGGAACGAAAAATAGAAGCAATGGAGTCGGCTATAACATTTACATATTTACGTAGTATGAACGGAAAAATTCGTAAATATGATAGTAAATTATATAAAAAATATAAAACTGAAGCTAATAAAAAATTAAAAGATAATACTAAATATTCATTTCCCCCTATCAACGATTTATTAATAATTTTAAATAATGTAAATATAAATAATGAAAAAGAGAATAAATTATTTTTAACAAATTTTTATAAATACATAGTAGACAATAAAATGGAGACCATAGGAGTTTCTGTTTATTTTACTTTAATTAATATTTTAGGTTTAGTTAAAGAGCATAACGATTTCAGATGTTATATAATAGAAAATCTTTATAAAATAATTAAATATTTTAATCAAGGATAGATTTAAATCTATCCTTGATTAATTTAATTTGTTTATATAAAACAATACCATATCAAGAAACATAAGATTATATATTGGAGGTGTTTAGTGATTTGAAATATTCATGGTTAAAAAAAGTAGATGATGCTATTTATTTTGACGGTTATTTAATGGAAATCTACATACCTAAATATTACTTTGATAAAAATGTTGCTAAATTTATAGGTAATAAAATAAGCACATTAGGAATATTTGAGTTTAAAGTGTTAGATGAAAAAGGAAAAATTGAAAAACACACATTTAAACTGCCAATGAATGTAATATTTGAGTTTGACGATTATAGAAACGAAAATGTTACAGTTAATGAAGAAATTGAACCCAACTATGTGTTTATATTACAAAATGGTATGATGTTTTTAGATAGCGTCAAAAAAGAACAAAGCGGTGCTAATTCTAAAAACTTCATATTTGCATTACACAGTAATAAGTTACCTTCAACAATACCATATTCTGATATAATCAAATTATATTTTGACAATCTTATATTAAATAAGGTAAACATAGGTAATCCTGGGTGCATTCTTGAAATGACAGTTGCTGAATTATGCAGAAGTAAAGATGATGTATCCGTTCCTTTTAGAAAAATAATAGGTGAAAATTTCAAAGGAACTAAAGATATAGATTACAAAATGACAAATGTTAAAAATTTACCACCAATAAATAGTACATTCGCGGCATTATCTTTTGAAAATATGGATGATTCTATACTTTCATCTATACGTAAAAATATAAATGGAGAAAAAGAAATAGTCTCACCTATTGAGAAGATAACAAAATATTAGCGAAATGACTTAACAAAATCTCGAAGTAAAGGAGTGTTAACAAACATGTCAATAAGTGAAACTGGTTTAGAATGGCTACATCCCCACGTCGCTTCCACAATAACTTCTAATATATTATTTACTAATGGGGATGCTTCAGACGTAAGCTTTTTCTATGCTATTGTATCAGAAAAAGGCCTAGATAACAAAGTTCAAATTATGTCAAGCGGGGCTCAATTTATAAAAGAGTATGGTGAGCCTAACATGCGAAAATTTGGCCAAGCTGGACACAATATAATAAATCTTTTAGGAGCAGGAGCTAACGTATACGTTCTTAGAGTCCTTCCAGATGATGCTACTTATGCTCATGGTTTCTTCAATATACAAACTAAAGTAAATATTGGTGAGAAACCGGTTAAAACAATAGACGATGAAATTATATATAAAGACGATGTTCATTTAAGAACATGTACTGCTTGTACTGAACTAACTGCAGTATCTAAAGAATCTTTAGACAACCAAATAAATATAAGACGTACTGACACTACAATAGACGGATATAATGATAATTTATTATTCTGTATATATCCTATTGGTAGAGGTGAAGCTTATAACAATTTAGGTTTCCGTATAAATTTAAATAATAGTTTTGATGATATGTATGACTTCAGGGTATATACATTCGAAGTTATACAATATGACGAATATGAAAATGCATCTACTATAGAAGGTCCATATTATGTATCTTTATATCCAGATGCAATGTCTTATACTGGGGATTCAATGTTCATAAAAGATGTTCTTGAAACTTACAGTCAAGTTGTTAGATGTATATATAATGAAGATGTATTCTATAAATTAGCTACATTAATAAATCCTAATGTTCACCCACAAGTTATAGATATTGTTAGCGGTCAATCTAGAATGGTAGCAGGTCAGCCTGAAACTTATTATGATGATGATACATTAAGATATGAAGATGTACATATGTCTATTATGAAATACGATATTAACGGTGAAGTTATAGTAAATAATGGGTATGCCGCACTTAATATACCAGCGGCAGATGATGAAAGAGTACTAACTACAATTTCAATAGACAATATGCTAAGACAATCGCTTTATAATACGTCAGAAATAATGCTTGAAAAAATGAAAGTTGTTTTAGGTGAAATCTTACAAAAAAGATATGCATCACAATTAGATAGATTAATACAAGTTGGTATTGTATTGGGTGAAGGAGATAATGCAGTATTATACGATATAATAGGCGGAACTTATAAAGCTAGAGAAGATAACCTAGATGCAGCTATGCATAACACGATAAGAACATTATTCCTTAATGGAATATTACCATCTCAATTAGTTGAAGGGGAAGTTTCTTATTATTCAAGATCTGTATATGAACGAGATGAAAAAGGTTATTTCTTAGAACATGGAACAGAAGCATTATATGAAAGAGATTTAACTCTTAGTTTATGTATAGATGATTTAATAGATGTTATGGAAGATATAATTCCATATATAAGCATAATGGAAAGAAATGCTGGATATACAACAGTTGGAGCTAGCTTAAAAACTTTCGTAAATAACTGGAGATCTATAATGAACTCTACTGAATCATTTGTATATACTTTAGTATCAATACAAACTGCAATGCTTGCATTACAAGAAGAATTAATATATGCTGAAACTATAACTGACGCAAATGAAAAACTTGCTGCAGTTTCTAGTATATTTAGTACTTTCAGTGTTGATTTAGTACCTAATTTAACTATAGGTGTTAGGGGCTTAGACCCAGAGTTCAATCACTATGTAACAAATGCAGTTAAAGGTAAGGAATTATTTACTAACGTGGGTGCTGCTGGAAGAAATATGCCAAATGCAATTCTAGTAGTAGATAAAGTGATAGATTTAGAAAATTCTACAGATGAACAATTAGTTTATTATTTTATAGATAAGAACGGAAATAAATTATTAGACGCAGATGGAAAAGTTCTTGTTCAATTAGGAGATAGATTTATATTAGTAGATGATCCTAGAATTGAAGGCTTAGGAGCTGTAGTTGGAGACTATGTAGTTCCTGGAAAATATGTTGAAGTTATGAGTAATAAAGTTGATCCAGATATACTAATTGTAGTTGAAAACGATAGATACGAAGATGGCAGCTTAATAGCAGATAACTTAATATGTATAAATGATCCAATGATATTTGACAAAGGCTTTGAAGTTGGAGATTTTGTTAAATTAATGACACACGAAGTTGAATGCGACAGTGTATATCCATTTGATGAAGCTCATGACGAAATATATAAAGAACTTGACAGATTAGGAAAAGAAATAAATAGTTTAGGTATGACTTACCTAACAGATCAATACATAATAGATCAATTAAATGGATTTGAAGATGAAGATACTGGAGATTCATTTGTAGGTTTAATACCACAATTATTTGAATTGATGAATAAATCTATGAATTTAATAGCACCATTATCAGCACTTTACGCATTTAGTAAACACTACTCAATAGTAAGTAAATTTGCGTTATTATCAGCATTCGGAGCTGGATGTAGAACTACTATCGTAAAAGGTGTTTATAAATGTAGAAAAGCTTATTTAGATAACTATCATATGCCAGAATCTGCGACTACTGGAACTATGAAACTAGTATTAGAAAACGCAAATGATGCAATAGCTGAAGCTACTGCAGCATTAGAAAATTTAAAAACATATGTATTAACTAATACACTTGAAGGTCAAGGAACAATAAGCAGATTAAATAAAGGTAGCGATGGTTGTATATCTTATAATAACTCTTTATTATCGGCTACTGTTCGTCAAGCTAATATAGATAGTTTATTAGTAAAAGGATATAAAGGATTAATAGACGAAAATATACTTAATAGAAGATTAATGCCATTTAAATATCTTCTTGATGCAAATTATAATGTTTCAGTTAAACATGCAATTGTTGATTTAGCATCTAATATAAGAAAAGACTTATTTGCATGGTTAGATACTGAAATATGTGCTAATCCATCTCAAGCACTTGCATGGAGAGCTAATAAATTCCCTATAACTACTAATATGGCAGCTATCTACGCACAAGATGGTATCATATTTGATGAGTTCCAAGGAAAAGATGTAAGAGTAACAATGTCTTATCAACTTGCTAAGATGATACCAGCTCATGCTATAACTACAGGATTACAATATCCAATGGCAGGTAACGCTAGAGGGGGAGTATCATTACCTCAAATAAGTTATATACCTAACGAATTACAAAAAGAAGAAATGTATAATAGACAAGTTAACTACGTTGAAACTAATGGTAGATTTAATAAGTTCGGAACTCAATTAACTACTACTACTAAAAATGATGCGCTTGTTAATATAAATAATATGCTGGTTGCTCTTGATATAAAACGTAATGTTGAAGTTATGGCAGAAGACGTAATATTCGAATTCAACGAATCTGAAACTATAAATAAATTCCAACAATCACTTAATAGTTTCTTAGCTAAATATAAAAATAATAAATCTTGTGAAGAAATTTCAGCAAGAGCTTATAGTTCAGATTACGATAAACTTCAAAAAATATTAAGAGTTGCAATTTCGGTATCATTCTATGGAATTATAGAACGTGTAATTATAAACATAAATGTTGTTAAATAATAGAAGAAAGGAATGATAATGGATGATTTTACCTGGACATAATTATGAGGTAGATGCTAGGAATTTTTTCCATGGTGGTTTAGAACTTACTCATAATGAATTACAAAACTTTGACCCGTTAGTTACAGGTTATGCGTTTATTGTCTGGACTAGACTACCAGATTGGCTAGATGACGCAGGTTTTACTAGTTTCAAAGAACTAACTCAAAGAAACTTTAAATCTTTACAAGGTATTTCTGATATAGAAATAGATACCCAAGCTTATCAATACGGATTTGCTAATAACGAATATAATGTTGCAGCTGGAGTTACTAAGGCCAATACTGAAATTACAATAAAACATCAAGAATTCAGTGGCTCTCCAATAAAAAATGCTTATCAAGCTTGGGCTTCTGGAATAAGAGACCCTGAAACTGGTATAGCCACATATCCTGCTTTATATCAAAAAGAGTATAAAGCTGCAAACCATACTGGTGAGTTTATGTATATCGTAACTAGACCGGACGGTAATGCATCAACTCATTATTATAATATAGAATTTGCTGCATACTTTACAAATGTATTCCCAACTAGAATACCTCTAGCTCATTTTAACTTTGATCAAGGAGATAAATCTGTAGTTGAAATTGAAATACCATTAAAATGTAACATGCATATATCTGCTAAAGTTGATGCTTATGCACAAGCATTATTAAAACACACACATGGATTTAGAACAGAAGGATTATTTGATCCACCTGATAAAATTGATATCGATACTGGTTATGATACATCAAATGACTTCTTAACATATCATAAACTTAATGGTGAAAAAACTTCTATTGAACATCCATATGCAGGTAAAACTGGTGAATCAAAAGGAATACAATAAAAAAAAGAATAACCTCTATATGGGGTTATTCTTTTACTTTTCTTTAAGCAAAACAATATTATCATTTTTAGTTTTATTCATATCTATCAATCTTTGATTACTACTGCCTCTAAAAACATAATCTAAAGTCTTTAATTCAATCACAAATTTTCCGTCAACTAACACATCTATCATATCAAGTATTCCATTTACATCTTCATCATTCATCGATATTAGCTCTTCATATGTGTATCCAGTATAAAGCCATATATTATGATGTGGAATTTCTTTTTTGTATAATTTAATAAATTTTAACACTTCATGTGCTTGTATTATTGGATCTCCACCTGATAAAGTTAAACCGTCTATTAATGGATTTTCTTTAGAGTTGTTTATAAACTTCATTTGTTGATCATAATCAAACAACTTCCCTGCGTTCACTGGCCATGTCTCTGGATTATGGCAACCTTTACAATGATGTTTACACCCTTGTGTAAATATTGTATTACGTATACCATATCCATCTACTACACTTTCTAATTGCACGCCAGCAATTTTTATCATTCAGTTCTTATCCTCCCATTATCTAATGTATTCCAATTTTATAATATATATTCTAAAATTGCTCTGTCTAATAATTTAAAAATTCTTTCATCATTTTCTGTAAGTTGTATAAATTCTCTTATATCCTTCATAATGTGTCTATGGCATATATCAACAAATGCTGGATCGACTATGATACTTTTATAACCTTCGCAATCAGTATATTCCTTAATCACAAACTCGTCTATATCCTCATATTCGTCACTATCACTAAATTCAATAATATGCAATTTTTTAGCTTCAGTATCATATCCTATTGCAATTCTAGAATATGGTTCTATTGCAACATGAGCATGTAAGTCTATGATTAATTCATAGAAATCAGGCAAATCAGAAGCACATCCTAATACTTTTATATCTTCTATAGTTAATTCATTTATAACTTCTTGCATGCTTATCATCCTCCTTATAATTGATTATCTACTATACATTTTGTAATAAATTTATAGAATCCTTCTTTGTCTTTAGTATATTCATTGTATAGCAATTTAATATCTCGACTATAACACTCTAAATTGGGAGGTAATATAGCTTCAGAATACTTAACAACATCAACAGCGATACAACTACAGCCGTCAGGATCTATATACTCAAATAATTTGTATCTTCGCATTTCTAAAGAACAATCGGTCTCATCAGCAGCAACTCCCCATTCTTTAGTATCTTCATCATAGGCCAAAGTTAACCACATTAATTCATTATTACCATCAATACCTTTACTATACCATTCTAATCTAATTTCATATATATTCTCATTTAATTCATGATTATTAGCACTTTTACATATTGTATTATTAAATGTCATAATATCATCCTCCTCTTATATTAAACCATCTATCAATAATTTATTAGACTCCTCCTATAATATTATATCTACTAACATTTTTTTAACTTTTATTGGATCTACTAAGTATAAAAATGATAGTTGATTATCATCACCATTAATTTCTCTAATATATTCTGGTATGGATAATGCACTACAATTTTTATCATCAGCATCTTTATAAGTAAATAATGTCTTCAATTTATATTCAGTTATTATAACTGAATTAGAAAATACGGCTTTTCCTATGGTTTCTGTGTTTATATCATAAACAAGCATTTCGCCTGAACGAGATTCTTCAGATATTGCCCAAAATTCATAAACTCCGAATGTTTTACATTCAATAGGATCTTCAATATTAAAATCCATAAATTTCCTCCTATAATAAGTCATCTACTAATTCTTTATCTATTAGTCTTTTTACTTCGTTAATGTCTACTTCTTCTATAAATTTAATATACTCATAATATTGTGGTTCATAGTCGTCTTCATTATTAATATGACTTAATAATAATATATCAATCCAAGGAAAATCATCATTTTTTATTCTTTCTATAATTTCAATATCTTTATTCCATTTATTATTACTGTCATATATTAAAAATCCCAAGTTATTGTTAAATGTATTATAACCTATACAAAAACTCATAAAATTATCATGAGCATCATTGTCAGAAACTACCCAGTACAAATAAAGGTCTTTTACTAAATAGCTTTCACTATCATACTCTAATATCCATCTGCCTATTCTTTGCATAGCTTACCTCCAAAAAATAATGTGATTACTCTTTAATTGGAGCCGTCACATTCACACCACCAATCTTCTCCTGAAATTTTCATTTCAATTATACACTTTTCTAAAATCTTATCATATTCTTTTCTGTTCTCTAAATAATCATTTTCTATAAGATCATATCTTTTATTAACTAATGATCCATTACTATATTCTTTAGCATCAGTATACGTATTGCTATCTATCATAACATATGCTTTATAAGCAGTTTCTACATAATTATACTTTTGACTATATTCATCTACTGGTACAATAAAATATTCAATCCATTTGCATTTATCGTTCATTAGATTTACTTTCCAATTAATAAGATCTAAACTATCTTCAATATTATCTAATGGTATACATATATAATCTCTAAATAAGCTTTTATCATTTTCTCGTGGAACATACAAAACGAAATAATTTTTCATACCGTCATTTATATACTTACCATCATTTGCTAAAGCTACTTGAAACACATCTTCATTATCGATTGCTATTCCCAACAGTGCGATATTCTTTATAGTATAATTCATCATATGATTGTCTCCTCTTATAATAAAGTTTATATCCATCATTTCTTTATAATAATAGATCTACAATAAATTTTTTTACAAGTGTAGAATCAATCAAAATATCAGTTTTTTTAGATTTGTAATAATCAGATAATGGTACACAAAAACATAATTTATTATTATTGTCATAATACTCAAATGTTGAATACTTTAAATAAGGAATCATATAATCTTCATCACTTTTTACTAGCGCTTTGCCTACTTGATTTGTATTCATATTAAACACTAGTGCGCTAGGAATTATATCAATATAGAATTCATATACATATTCGGTAATGCACTGCCTTACATTTAAAATTTTCATAAATATACCTCCTATTATAAAAAATTATTAAGAGGATATACTTTTCAGTATATCCTCTTTTTATTAAAATAATTCTTCATCATCTGTATACTTGCTATGTTTTACTCTATCATGTACTTCTGAAATTTTACCTTTATTAAATTTATGATAATCTGTAGTTAAGTATCCTGTAACTCGTCTTAGTCTTTCTATCTTATCAGATTTACACATAGGACACTCGTCTTGATCTATCTCTCCTGAATATCCGCAAGATAAACATGTGTCTATTGGGAAATTAAATGCTAAATAAGTTACTCCTAAGTCCATAGCATACTTAATTATCTTAGCTATAGCTTCTTGATTTTTAACTACAGTAGATTCTAATTCTACATATGCTATATAACCACCATTAGCAAGTTTAGCAAATGGAGCTTCTAATTCAAGTTTTCTAAATATTGATACTTTTTCATATACTGGAACATGGTGAGAGTTAGTTATATAATCTCTATCTGTTATTCCTTCTAACACACCAAATTGAGATTTTAATGTTTTAGCTAATGTATGACATAAATTTTCAGCCAATTGAACCCTCGGTTTCCCGATACTTCATTAGGGGTTTAGATCATATCACGTACCAATATCACTACTGGCACCCTCGCTTTTCGGCAATAAAGCCTACTCTACTCCCTTCGTGTATACAAATTGTATACCTTATTCCAACTTTATTAATAAAGTCGGTTACATTTATTGGTTTCGATGATCGTTAGAGATTTTCCTTTGAGTTTGTTTCAAAATTTGGTGAAGTTGGATCGTTCCATCCTAAAAATTTAAAAATATAACCGCATCTTGGTTTTCCTTTAAATTTGCCTTGGCACTGTCTCATTACAGTTGTATGGGAAACTTTGTACTTGCGATCGACTTCTTTTGACGAACCACAAACTTCAATTAGATTCATATTAAGATCATAAACCATAATTGTATGAGATTGTGAATCATCAAAACTTTTTACATTTTCTATTAATCCATCATCAAATGCTTTTTGAGTGTTTTCTGATATAGTAGTCCAATATAAATTTTCAACACAATTATTACGTTTATTATTATCTTTATGACCAACTATCGTATTGATTGATGGATTAGGATTTGGTATCCACGTTAATGCAACAAGCCTATGAACTCGTCTTTTTACAGTTTTCCCATTTAGCTTTAATCCAATGTAATTATACCCAACTTTATTAATATCTAAGGACATCTTGTAAAATCTTCCCGGTTCCATTTCTCTATATACATTGCCATTTTTACTTATATAATAATCTGAATTTCCTTCGATATTAATTAATTTTATATCTTCACCAACTTCTTCTATACTTATAGTAACATACTTTCTTCTTGCCATATTATCATATCCTTTCTTAGGGTTGCGTAATTTATAAAAATATGTTATATGGCGTTTACAAACTCAAATTCTTTCCTACGGGGTTAGCTTGCCTTTAAAAAAGGTTTAGCCTTTCTTACCAACTTATTACGTTCAGCCCGTTTAACGAGGTTATTCGATAGCCCTTTCAAGCTAAAGACCCAACTGTTTAGGTGTTGCATAACAAGAGAAGTTAAGATCATTACGTTCTGCAGCTTCTTTAGTAAATGCATTTATTCTTGTTACTACTTTTAATGCAAAATCATATGCTTCTTTATTCTTAGCATGAGTATGTCCAAATAATGCTTTACAGCATTCAGCTATTCCTATATATCCTATTGCTAAAGTTTCATGTTTCATACATTCTCTAACTTCTTCATCTGGTTTTAACTTTCTACCTAATGTATTCTTAATTATACCATTAGCGTAACTAAAATGTCCAGATCTTGCTTTTTGACTACATACCCATTCATATCTATCTAATAAAGCTTTTTCTGCATCTAACATTAAAGCTTCTAAATCTCTAAAGAATCCGTTTACATCTGGAACTTCTCTTTCACCTAAACATATACCATTTTTAATACCAAGATATACTAAATTCATAGTTACTGGAGCTAGATTTCCTCTACCGCCTGGACCTATTAATCCATGTCTATCTTTTCCTAACATAGTTCTACAACCCATTGTTACCCCTTCTTCTTCAGGACAACTTGGATTAGCCCATATATCAGCATCGACATTAACTATGTTTGGATATATACGCTTAGTTAACGATTTTATTGCTAGTTGCAATAAATCATAGTTAGGTGTTCCTGGTTTATCATTAACACCTTTTTTATGTTTAAATATAGATATTGGGAATATACTTGTTCTGTGATATCTACCAATACCATCTATTGATGCTTCTAATAATGCTTTTGTAACCAATCTACCTTCAGCACTAGTATCAGTACCAAAGTTTATACTTGTAAATGGAACTTGAGACAGTTGTGTTATCGATTTGGCTTTTTATCCAAATCTTCTGGAGTTTTCACTCATCTACAGTCACCCATTTATATAACTGTATACGACCGGTCAATTCCGATCCAGCTCAGCGTACATTTTCACCCATTTTGGCACTTAAGGACCAATCTCCTAAGCGATCACTCATTTCAGAATGATGTGTCGGACACTCTTGGTAGGATTATATTCTCTTTCGAGGTTCACCTACTACGCGTTACGATGGTATGAGCGCTTTAGTTCTCATACTTATCTCGGTATTAGCATATCTCTTATGAGACTTAGCCTTCACCGATATTGCCCGATTACACTAGACTATTCCTAGTCTAGTAGGCCCTTGTCTTTCAAAAAGTTTTCAAGATTATCTTTTTTTCTAACGAGATAATAATTTGCATTATCGTACAAATAATGATACATAAGTTCTTTACTATTATTATCAGCATACCATAATTCTGATAGTTCAGTATCATCATTTTTAATACATATCTTACCTTCTATTGATAGTTCAGATTGAATTTGATCTTTAATTTGATGCATTAACTTATTAGTTCCAATAAATCCTATAAATGCATCTTTTTTAGCTATCCATCCATCACCATCCATTATACCTCTTATAAGATGTGATATAAGATCATTAGGTATATTATCAGGCAAATAAGTATTCCAAGTCTTATTAGGTACAACACCATACTTTGACAAATCATCGAACATTTTTTGTGAATGAACACATAATTCTACATGATTTTTTCGTCTATCTTCATTGAAATGATTAATTTTATTGGATGAATTTAATTGTTTTTTAAATTCTTCTAATATATATTCATCTTTATCATGAATTTGTATTCTTATTCTTGGTTGACTATTAGTTCTTTCAGATACATTTCCATCTGTTATTAAAAATCCAAGTATATAAGCTTTAAATTCAGTATCAATCATTTCAAAGAAATCTTCATTTAGTGTTGTATCTTTTTTAGAAAGAGCTGCTCTGTTTCTAAGAGGTATATTGTTTTTAATCATGATTTGTCTTATACTTTCTAAACTCTTTCTACCAGTTTTATCAGCAATATCTTGTAAACTCATTTTTTGATTTACATACATATCTATTAAAATAGATTCGTCTATTACAGTACAACCACCTTTTGTACGCATTGGGACGTTATTATCTTTTAATACATTTCGTACATGTGTTGCACTAAATTTCTTTTCAAAATGTTTAGATATTGCTTCACAACTAAGACCCTCTTTATACAATTTTATTATCTCATCAGTAAATTCAAGATTTTTCTTTTTCATTATAATCATCCTTTCAATATATATTGTACATTCTATACTATAATATACATTTGTTATATTGAAAGTGAAAACTTTAGAAACAAGTTTTTTGACCTGGTCTAGATTCAAGTGTATTAAGATTATGATATAAACTTTCAGCTCCTTGTTTAACGCTTTCTTCTACATGTCTCTTAGTTATCTTATATAATCTTTCGTTATGTTCTATTAATTTTTCATTTCCTAATCTTATCTCTATGCCAATTTCTTCTATTCTTTTCATAGTAATTTTTGCTTCTTCTGATGTTAGATCATATAAATCCATTAATGCTTCTTTATACTTTTTAGTAAATGTTTTAGCAACATATGGAGCTGCTTCATAATCAATTTTAGCTGAGCCTATCCCCCCAAATTGGCATTGCGATGCGCATTGGAATACCACTGCTACTAATTGAAAAAATGCTTGTATACCATTTGGCTTTCTTACGTCTCCATTTCTAGTTGCAAATCCTCCATTGTTTTCAAATAAATCTGTAAAATCTACTATAAGACAATTATGCATACCTGATGCATATCTGTCTAGATCATGAGTGTATAATATTCCATCTCTATGATATTGAGCTATCTTAGGATCAATCAAATTGTCAAGTGCATAATCTTTAAGTAATAATCCAGCAGCTTTTTCATTCTTACCTGAGAAACTAGCTTCGTCTACATTAGCGTTAGCATTCTCTATATTCTGTAAATTCATTATCTCGTTTATCTTTTTAGTAAGTTCATCATAGTTAAACATAATTGTATTCCCTCCCATGGTATTATTAGTTTTATTATTGTACTCCATCATACTATATACCTCCACTCACTAATTTAATTAAAATTTGATGTAATAATACGCGTAAAATTATAGGTAACAATTTGTTCATACACTCTGCTACAAAGTAATAATATATATTTGAAATTAATAATTAAATATTACAAATTAAATATTAAAATTAAGGAAATAAAATAAAATTACAAAGTAATAATAGGATAGATCAAAATGATCTATCCTATATTTTATTATTCCCAATCTCCATATATATCGATAAAGTCGTATCCTTCATTTAAGTATTCTTGTTCACATTCTAATACCCACATCATTGCTTCGTCTAATGATACTCCTTCTTCTACTGCAACTTCAGCAGCTTTTTTAGCTCTTCTAGCTTTTATAGCTTTGTTTACTCCGTATGCAGCTCCACCTAACGCAGCTGCTCCAGCAGCAGCTAATCCTGCTTTTTTAAGACCAGCTTTTCTAGCTAATTTAGCAGTTCTTTCTTTTCCAGCTTTTATTTCAGTTCTCATTTTTCCAGCTCTTAGTTCATTGTTATATCTTTGC